TGGTCGCCTGCGTGGTCGCCTGCGTTGTTGTGGTTGCTTCCATTGTTGTGGCTAGCGTGGTTGCCTGCGTGGTCGCCTGCGTTGTTGTGGTTGCTTCCATTGTTGTGGCTAGCGTGGTTGCCTGCGTGGTCGCCTGCGTTGTTGTGGTTGCTTCCATTGTTGTGGTCGCCTGCGTTGTCGCTAGCGTGGTTTCCTCCGTTGTTGTGGCTAGCGTTGTTGTGGCTAGCGTGGTTGTGGTTGCCTGCGTGGTTGTAGTTGCCTGCGTAGTTGCCAGCGTAGTTGCTTCCGTAGTTGCCTGCGTGGTCTGCGTGGTTGCCTGCGTGGTCGCCTGCGTCGTCGCCTTCTTCTTCTTCTTCCTCCTCCTATGCTCTTCTAGAGATATTTGTCTGCACATTGGCCCGTGGCCCCCTGCACGTTTACACGCAGCACAGCAATGGGTCCCCCCATTATTGGCCTGATTAGGATGCCGTAAAAACGGACAACCGGAACGCGAACACTGCATTTTTAATACTAGCATAGAATTAAAAATGAATTGTTCACACTTGCTGATCTACGGCCGGATTAGTTGTAAAAACAACACTCCTGGTTTACCGGCCCCACCTGGGCCGTTGAGGGTCCTATCACTTACAGGTACATCCTGTATTGGGCTCGGCTGATCTACAGGTACTCCTGCTACTCTCGGTAAATTATAGTAGACATTAGGGTCAAACCCACCTCCGCCACCACATGGGTTGATGCCTGAGCCTGAGAAATATGCACCACCGCCACCTGCTCCATACCCCGAGCCGCTAGCTCCTTGAAACCCTCCACCAGATCTAACACCCCCTTTGCCTTTACCAAATACATTATCGGCGCCGTCCCTGTCCTGGTCATTACCGTAAACAGTGGCTTTTCCACCACCCAACGCAACATTTGTAGAAGCAGTAGCTTGTGATATATTTGTAGTCAGATTTAAAATAGAGGCAAAACTGGGGCGTGTCTGATAAGTGATACTTGCTTCTAAAGTAATAGGGATCATACCACCTGAGTTGCCACCAGCGACACTGCCTGATGTGGGATCTACAGAGTCATTACCATTACTAGCTAAGACTCCAATACAATCAACCCTACTGCTTACTAGGGCACCAGTATCAAGAATTCTGAAATACGCATTTTTGTTATCATGGTATACCGGCGATATATTTGCGCCGTTAAGCTGTACTACGTCCATCGGAGGCCACGCATACGCTATTTGTGTCTTGGTTGTTGTTGGCTGCTTTGTCGTAGTCGTTGTCGTAGTCGTTATTGCTGTTGGTTGCGTAGTTGCCTGCGTAGTTGCCTGCGTGGTTGCCTGCGTAGTTGCCTGCGTAGTTGCCTGCGTGGTTGCCTGCGTGGTTGCCTGCGTAGTTGCCTGCGTGGTTGCCTGCGTAGTTGCCTGCGTAGCCTGCGTGGTCGTAGTTGCCTGCGTAGTTGCCTGCGTAGTTGCCTGCGTAGTTGCCTGCGTAGTTGCCAGCGTAGTTGCCTTCGTAGTTGCCTGCGTAGCCTGCGTGGTCGTAGTTGCCTGCGTAGACTGCGTGGTCGTAGTTGCCTGCGTAGACTGCGTTGACGTTGTCGGGGCATTCGTTGTTGCCTTCGTTGTCGTTGTCGTTGTTGTTGCCTTTGTTGTCGTTGTTGTTGCCTTCGTTGTCGTTGTCGTTGTCGTTGCCTTCGTTGTCGTCTTCCGCTTCTTCTTCTTCTTATGCTCTTCTAGGGATATTTGTCTGCACATTGGCCCGTGGCCCCCAGTACGTTTACACGCGGCACAGCAATGGGTTCCCCCATTATTTGCCGGATTGGGGTGCCGTAAAAACGGGCAACCGGGTCTCAAACACTGCATTTTAATACTAGTACAGAATTAAAATGTGTTGTTCAAACTGCTGATCTACGGCTTGGTTAGTTCTAAAAATAACACTCCTGGTTTACCAGGAGCAACCACGTTCGCGTTGCCAGAGGTAGGGGGGAGGGGGGTGTCATTTACAGGTACATCCTGTAATGGGCTCGGCTGATCTGCAGGTACTCCTGATACTCTTGGTAAATTATAGTAGACATTAGGGTCAAACCCACCTCCGCCACCACCAAAAAAATTGGAAGCGTATCCACCACCGGCACCTGCTCCATATCCAGAACCGCTTTTAGCCCAACCGATGCCGGGCCCTCCGCCCATGCCCTTGCCAAATCCATTATCAGCTCCGTAGCCTTGATTTGATCCACCGAAAACAGAATTTGTAGAATTAGTAGCTCTTATTCTAGTTCCATTTGTAATAGAGCTGTTCGTACTGATTTCTAATGTATAAGAGATATTTGCACTTATATCAATAGGTATCATTCCACCAGAAGCGCTACCCATGCCCGTGACATTATTTCCATCCCTACCCCTACTAACTAAGACTCCCACACCATTAAGCCTACTTGATACTGTACCGCTATTAAGAATTTGGAAATACGCCTTTGTTGCTGTAAGGTATACAGGTTGTATATATGAGCCGTCATACATTACTACTGCCGTAGGAGGCCATAGTGGTGCTGGGGTCGTGTTCGTGTTTGTAGTCGCCTTGGTTGTCGCATTGGTTGTTGCATTGGTTGTCGCATTCGTTGTTGCATTGGTTGTCGCATTGGTTGTCGCCTTGGTCGTCGCCTTGGTAGTCGCCTTGGTTGTGGTTGTCTTCTTCTTCTTCTTCTTCTTATGCTCTTCTAGGGATATTTGTCGGCACATTGGCCCGTGACCCCCCGTACGCTTACACGCGGCACAGCAATGGGTTCCCCCATTATTGGCCGGATTGGGATGCCGTAAAAACGGGCAACCGGGTCTCGAACACTGCATTTTAATACTAGTACAGAATTAAAATGTGTTGTTCAAACTGCTGATCTACGGCTTGGTTAGTTCTAAAAAAAATACTCCAGATACACCCAATCCAGAGCCAGCGCCCGTTTTACTTACAGGTACCCCCGTTATTGTATTTGCCGCTAAACCATAGTAGGCATTAGGATCAAACCCACCTCCGCCACCACCATAATAATATGCCCCACCAGCGCCACCTGCTCCATATCCAGAGCCACTATATCCTACTCCATCACTGGCCCCCCCCAGGCCCTTTCCAAAAAAATTATCTTCCCCTTTGGTATTAGTTAAACTACCAGAAGCTAAATTAGTAGAATTAGTAGTTATTATTTTATTGTTATCAGCAATACCGCTGTTAGCATCAATATTATACGAATAAGAGATATTAGCACGTATGTCAATAGGTATCATTCCACCAGAGTTACCGCCCGAATTTAATTGCCCATTTTTACCTGTACTAACTAAGACTCCAGAGCAATCAAGCGTACTGGATATTGTACCAGTATAAAAAAATTGGAAATAAGCCTTTGTGGGCGTACTGTATATCGGTGATACAAATACGCCGCTATTCCGTACTACGTTTACCGGAGGCCATGGTATTGGTGCATTGGTTGTCGCATTGGTAGTCGCAATGGTAGTCGCATTGGTAGTCGCATTGGTTGTCGCATTGGTTGTCGGATTGGTTGTCGGATTGGTTGTCGGATTGGTTGTCGTATTAGAAATAGTTGTCGTATTAGAAATAGTTGTCGTATTAGCAATAGTTGTTGCATTGGCATTCGTTGTTGCATTGGCATTCGTTGTTGCATTGGCATTCGTTGTTGCATTGGTTGTTGCATTGGTTGTTGCCTTCGTTGTCGTTGTTGCATTGGTTGTTGCCTTTGTTGTCGTTGTTGCATTGGTAGTCGCCTTGGTTGTCGTCTTCTTCTTCTTCTTTTTCTTATGCTCTTCTAGGGATATTTGTCTGCACATTGGCCCGTGGCCCCCCGTACGCTTACACGCGGCACAGCAATGGGTTCCCCCATTGTTTGCCGGATTGGGATGCCGTAAAAACGGGCAACCGGGCCTCGAACACTGCATTTTAATACTAGCATAGAATTAAAATGAATTGTTCAACTTATGGTGATACAAAATACTTTTAATATCTGGCATTAGTTATAAGCAAATTCCCAATAACCAACTGGATCTAATTCATCGGCAGCCGTGTTAAGATTATTTACAATATTGGTGTAATATTGTGTATTGGGAGGTGTGTTCCATATCGTTGTTACCCCACTAGCCACATTTCCTGAAATTGTTGTATAACCGGGGGAAGGCCACTTATATTGTTCAGTGTTTACTATAGCGCTATATATTCCAGTAGAATTAGCGTAACTCATTGTAGCAGTACAAAAACCATTTGAATCAATAGTTAATAACGCATTATTTAATGTGATTGTACCAGGAATATTATACTTGAATGAAAACTGTATTGCTGAACCTGGAGATGTTTGACGCCGTCCAGAACTATAATTATAAAAATTAATTGACTGACAAAATAGCGTTACCGTAACTGTTTTATTTGCAGGTATATTGAATGTTTGATTGCTCCTATTAGGATATTGACTACTCTTAAACATAGGTACCATTGTAGTCGTTGTAGTCGTTGCCGGCTTCGTTGTAGTCGCCTTCCCCTTCTTCTTCTTCTTTTTCTCTTCCTCTTCTTTCTTCCTCCTCCTATTCTCTTCTAGCGATATTTGTCTACACATTGGCCCGTGGCCCCCCGTACGCTTACACGCGGCACAGCAATGGGTCCCTCCATTATTAGCCGGATTAGGGTGCCGTAAAAACGGACAACCGGAACGCGAACACTGCATTTTAATACTAGCATAGGATTAAAATGTGGGCTGCGTAGTTGTAAATACGGGGGAGTCCACTTTTCTTACAGGTCCTATAATAATGCAGGGTTGTCGGTAATGCGTCCTTCAATTTCCCAATATCCGCCGCCGCCGTTAGGAGCTCTCCTAAATAATTTTTCTACAATATCGGTGGTTAATTCTGCCGGCTTGTAGTTGTGCCAGATCGGGTATTGTTCAATGGTACCTCCAATATACGTCAATGGAGGTCCTAGCGTCATGCTGCTATTTCGTGGCACCCATACTGAATTGGTGATCGGACCCGGAAAACGAGGGTCATAAAGCGGGCTGACAGTGTAAGTGGCAATGCAAGCTGCATTCTTTGTCATATCTTTATTCGATAATGTAATACTATAATCAAAGGGATTGTTATATATAAACGAAAAAGCAGAGCCTGGAAAAATGCCTGGAGGGGATAATGAAAAATTCCACTCCGCACACAGTGTAAACTTAATCATATCATCTGCTCTCATATAAAACGTTTGAACAGTACCAGAATCGCTAGTACACTTTATCACTGGCAACCGGGCTTTCGTAGTCGGTGCAATCGTCGGTGCAATCGTCGGTGCAATCGTCGTTGTCGTCGGACTCGTTGTCGTTGTTGGGCCCGTTGTCATTGTTGTCGTCGGACCCGTTGTCGGACCCGTTGTCGTCGGAGCCGTTGTCGTTGTCGTTGGGCCCGTTGTCATTGTTGTCGTTGGACCCGTTGTCGTCGGACCCGTTGTCGTTGTCGCCTTCGTAGTTGGACCCGTAGTTGATGGGCCCGTTGTTGTCGTTGTCCTCTTCTTCCTCCTATTCTCTTTTAGGGATATTTGTCTGCACAGTGATCCGTGGTCCCCAGTACTTTTACACGCGGCACAGCAATGGGTCCCTCCATTATTTGCCGGATTAGGGTGCCGTAAAAACGGGCAACCGGAACGCGAACACTGCATTTTAATACTAGCATAGGATTAAAATGTGTACCTTCAAATTATGTTAATATCTGACGTTAGTTATACGTGAATTCCCAGTAACCAACTGGATTAGTAGCGGCAAGTGTATTTAGATCATTTATAATAGAATCGTAATATTGTGTATTGGGAGGTGTGTCCCATATCGTTGTTACCGCAACAGCAGCATTTCCTGAAATCAGTGTAATACCGGCTATAGGGTATTGATATTGTTTAGATTGTACTACAGCTGTAAATGTACTACCAGTGCCACCGGGAAATGGTGGAGGCGAAATAAAACTCATTGTAGCAGTACAACTACCATCTGCAGAATTATTTAATACGATTGTACCAGGAAAGCCATACTGGAATGAAAACTGTTTCGTTGCCCCCCGGGATGTTTGCCACATTCCTAAACCAAAGTTAAAAAACTTAACCGACTGACAAAATAGCGTTGCCGTAACCGTTTTATTTGCAGGTATATTGAATGTTTGATTGCTCCCATTAGGATATTGATTACTTTTAAACGTAGTTACCATTGTAGTCGTTGTAGTCGTTGCCTTCGTAGTCGTTGTCGTTGCCTTCGTTGTCGTCTTCTTCTTCTTCTTCTTCTTCTCTTCTAGGGATATTTGTCTGCACATTGGCCCGTGGCCCCCCGTACGTTTACACGCGGCACAGCAATGGGTCCCTCCATTATTAGCCGGATTAGGGTGCCGTAAAAATGGGCAACCGGGTCTGGAACACTGCATTTTATAATACTAGCATAGAATTAAAATGTGGGCTGCGTAGTTGTAAATACGGGGAGTCCACTTGTCTTACAGGTCCTATATGCATTAAGGGGTTTCGGAAGTGCGCCCATAAACTTCCCAAAATCCGCCTTGATCCCTTCTGTCTAATAGGATTTTTGGAATACTGCTATAACCTGACGGAACATTATTTTGCCATATCATAGTTACACTACCTACAATTGTTGGAGCTGTTTGACTATAAGAATTATTTGGTCGCACCGTTACTGAGGTAGTGCCCATAGTAGCAGTACAACTATCAAGATCATTAGTATTCTTATTGTTTAATACAATAGTACCATTATTCGGAAATGTATATGTAAACTGACAACTGGATCCTGGATATATGCCTGGTAAGGTGCCGTAGGCGGTGCTCAGCCATAAAATCGTCTGCGCAAACAGTGCAACCGTAATCGTTTCACCTGCTTTCACATATAATGTTTTAGAACTGCCATTGTTGCTAGAGTCGCTATTACGCTCCACCATGGGCAATGGGGGCAGGGCTATCGTAGTCGGAGCAGTCGTCAGAGCAGTAGTCGGAGCAGTCGTCAGAGCAGTAGTCGGAGCAGTCGTCAGAGCAGTCGTAGGAGCAGTCGTTACCCTTATAGTCGTTGTCGTAGCCTTCGTAGTCGTTGTCGTAGCCTTCGTAGTCGTTGTCGTTGCCTTCGTTGTCGTCTTCTTCTTCTTCTTCTTCTTCTCTTCTAGGGATATTTGTCTGCACAGTGGCCCGTGGCCCCCAGTACGTTTACACGCGGCACAGCAATGTGTCCCCCCATTATTGGCCGGATTAGGATGCCGTAAAAATGGGCAACCGGAACGCGAACACTGCATTTTAATACTAACATAGAATTAAAATGTGTACTGCTTAGTTGTAAATACGGGGTGTCCACTTGTCTTACAGGTCTTATATGCATTAAGGGGTGTTGGAAAGGCGTCCATAAACCTCCCAATATCCGCCGCCGCCGGAAAGAGATCTCTGTGCTAGGACACTTAACAAAGCGGTGTACTCTGCAGTTGGGGCATTTTGCCATTCCATAGCTACACTACCTACAATTGTTGGAGCGGCTGCCGTCATGTTGCCATTTCGTGGCACCGATACTGAGGTAGTGCCCATAGTAGCAATGCAAACTGCATTCTTTGCCATATCTTTATTCGATAATACAATAGTACCATTAGCGGGATATGTATATGTAAACTTACAATTAGAGCCTGGAAAAATGCCGGGATTTTGAAAGTTTTGTGAAAAATTCCACTCCGCAAACAATGTAACTGTAATCGTTTGACCTGCTTTTACATAAAACGTTTGAGTAGTACCAGAATCGCTAGTACGCGTCACCACGGGCAGCAGGGTCGTCGGGGCAGTCGTTGCCGGAGCAGTCGTTGCCGGAGCAGTCGTTGCCGGAGCAGTCGTAGCCTTCGTAGTCGTTGACGTTGCCTTCGTCGTCTTCTTCTTCTTTCTCTTCTTCTCTTCTAGGGATATTTGTCTGCACAGTGGCCCGTGGCCCCCAGTACGTTTACACGCGGCACAGCAATGTGTCCCCCCATTATTGGCCGGATTAGGATGCCGTAAAAGCGGGCAACCGGGTCTAGAACACTCCATTTATACTTAAGGTTTTTCATTTTTTTGTATGATTGTGCAGATTGACAACCTAAAAACCAGTGGGGTCTATTATAGTATGAGCTACGCCGACCGTTTTCGGAGGAAGATTATTGATACACAGGCACTAGCGGCACCTGGTGCTCTGGATGCTCATGTTGCGGCCGGATTTGTTTGGATGCGGCGACGACGCAGTCGCAACTTTGATCTAATCACGCGAACACCATCACTGGGATTTACGGTGGAATTGTCGGTCATGTATCAACCCTACGCTATTCCGCTGATATCGGCAAAGGCCCGGCGGCTAATTCGGCGCCAGTGCTACTTCACTGCCGATGCAACGTTTTAACGGGCAGCGTCTGTTAAAGACCTTAGTCTACTTTCCGGCAAGATACGACTACAGATATTCATAGACTCCAACTCCTGTAAGAAGAGCTTATAGGCGTAGGGGATTCGCACCTGGCTGAAGTCCGTCGTGTTGCCGCAGCCCGTACACTGCCAGATATTCCGCTCCGCGTTCGCCACGGCGATGAGACCGCAGCCCTTACACACGTGGACCTCAAAGTTGTCAGAGGCCTCCATCATGCGCTCCTTTAAGAATGCCGTTGCCCCATGCGCGATCATGACATCGCGCTCCATCTCACCGAAACGCAAGCCGCCATCACGGGCCCGTCCCTCGGCCGGCTGCCGGGTCAACATAACCAGCGGCCCTGTGGCCCTCGAGTGAATCTTGTCCGCCACCATGTGCTTCAGGCGCTGATAGAAGACCGGCCCCATGAAGATGTTCGTCGGCATCTGCTTGCCCGTGTAGCCGCAATACAGCACCTCGTTACTATACGGCTCCAGGCCCCGTGCGACCAACTCGCGGGCTACGCCCTCCGCCGACATGGCTGCATTAAAGGGCGTAGCATCTCCCAGAAACCCCGCCTCGCAACCCAGACGACCTAGCACAGTCTCCAGGAGCTGGGCGATCGTCATGCGGCTCGGAATACAGTGCGGATTAATGATGATATCCGGCACGATACCACTCGCCGTCTGCGGCATGTCCTCAGGTGCGAGGATCAGACCACAGGTGCCCTTCTGACCGTGGCGCGACGAGAACTTGTCACCGATTTCCGGCACGCGCTCCTCGCGCACGCGAATCTTGACGAACGAGTAGCCCTCGCCATTCTGACCACGATAGATGCGGTCCACATAGCCCGCCTCATTCGTGCGCATGAGCTTGCTTGAGTCACGATAGCGCTTGCCGCCCGCAGCCTCCACGGCCTGCGCCGCTGCAACGCTGGACATTGCCTGGAGTGCCGCGTGATTAATGCCCGCCATAGCCGCGCCATCCGCACCGCGCAGCCTGATTGGTGCCACCTTCCCAATCAGAACATCGTCCTGGGTCACATACGTGTTCTCGGGCACAATGCCATCGGGTCCCAGCTTGCCGTAATTCGCGAGTTTCATATGCCGCGTCGTCAGCGGATTGGGGCGGCAGAAGCGCTCCTCTTCGCCGCTCGCCTGGTTCTTCTTCTCCTCATCCTTGTAGGTGCGGTAAAACTCCGAGCGGAACAGACCACGGTCCAGCGACGCCCGATTAATCATAATGGAGTCCTCCTGGTTATAGCCACCATAGGTGGCGATAGCGACGACTATATTGAAGCCCGATGGCATGGACTGAGCCCTGTAAAAGCGGCTCATGTAGGGCGATGCGAGCGGCACCGACGAATACCACAGCATATTGGACATGGTGTCCATGCGTTCATGATAGTTGAGGGCATAGATGCCCATCGCCTGCTTGCCCATCGCACTCTGGTAGCAGTTACGCGGTGCCTGATTGTGGTCAGGAAAGGGAATATTGGAGGCCATGGTTCCTAGCATGGTGCTGGGATGAATCTCCATGTGTGTGTGCTCAGCCGTGATATTGGTCATCGTCATGGCGATGTACGCATTCTCGGTCTCTATGGGATCAATGTACTCAATGAGACTGTGACCGGTCGGCGAGGTCCATTGGAGCACCTTGTTCCATGTGCCGCTACCGTTTGTTAAGAAGTGCGGCGCGACGCCGGTGGCCAGAATCTCGCGAATGGCCGCCGCATGAAACAGAGGACGCAGCAGACGGCCGCCCTCCGTATTGATCCAAATCTCGCGCCGCGCCGTCTTGTAGGCGATGCTCGTGTGCGGATGAATGCGCCCGGACCGCTTCGCCTTGCGGAGTGTGGCGACAGCGGCCACAGCTGTCGCCGCATCCACATCCAGCACACCAATCCATGCACCGTTGATAAACACACGCACATGCGTGAAGAGCGCTGCACGTGACACGTCGCCCAGATTGCGCATGCCCATCACCGTATACAGCATGGACACGATGGGCTCCGGCGAGATGGGCAGGCTCACAAGTGCCGTGCTACTCAGATTCTTCACCACGCCGACTGCGTGACCCTCTGGTGTCTCGGCGGGGCAGACGAAGCCGTATTGGCTGGCGTGGAGCTTGCGGGGCGCCAGAAGCTTGCCCGTCTTCTCAATAGGCGTAGATAGGCGGCGCAAGTGGCTGATGCCCGACAGATAGGTCAGACGATTCATGACCTGGCTGATGCCCGCCTTGGTGCCCATCTTGCCGCCGACGAAGTTGCCCGTGGCCAGCGCCGACTTCATGCCGATTGTGACAATAGTGGACTTCAGGATCTTGTAGATATTTGACGGATTGATGATGTCCTCCATGCGACCACTGGACTTCCAGAACCCATTGTGAATCTCCTTGGTCAGCGACGACTTCATATCCTTGATGACCTTGGTGCTAAATAGATAGCGGAACAGATTACCGATGAGGTTACCGGGCAGCTCCACCTTCTTATTGGGATAGGCATCGCGGTCATCGGCGGGCGCACCCTGAAAGACATCAAGCACCTTCTTGGTAATCATCGCCAGATAACAGGCCTTCTCAAACATCATATCGGCTCCGCCAATGTGGGGTAGACATTCCTCAGCGAGGACCTCCCGCATATTTGGCGTCTGTTGAGAGCGCGGTGTCAGCGTATTCGCCGAGTACGACTCGCGGGAACCTCCGCCGCCGCCGAGATTGGCCGTGAGCCATGCATGGGCCGCCGCCTGCGTCGTCGTATCCGACGCCTCTTCCATACACTCCTGGAAAATCATAATGTAGGGACTGGCAACGGCATCGGGACCGGCGATGAGCTCAATAATATCCTTGTCGGACTCAATGCCCAGTGCGCGGAACATGACAAAGAGAGGAATCTCCGCCTTAATGCGGGGACAGGTCACAATGATGTGCTCCGGACTAATCGTTGCGCGCGCGTGGGTGACGATCTTGACGGACAGCGACTTGGGCGCGCCCTCATTGTCGGGCCCGATGGACTTGACGTCAATGACCTCCACCTCCTTGCCGCGGACCTTGTTATTGCGGAACACGAAGGGCACGTTCTCTGACATGCGCTCCTGACTAATAATCACGCGCTCGCCGCCCTGGATGATGAAGTAGCCACCGATGTCCTCGCTGCACTCGCCGAGCTCACGGGGCGTCTTCTCGGGTGTGTCCGACAGGAGACAGTATGTGCTGCCGACCATCACGGGCACGCGACCGATTTGGACGTGGGGCAGCGTGCGTCGCGCCACGGTCACTACTGGCTCGCCGCCCTCTACGGGTGTCTTCATCGTAAAGGTCGCGATGATGTCCGTATACACCGGCGCGGCATACGTCAGATTACGGAGACGGGCATCGTTGGGATACATGGGTGTGACCGCGCCGTTGTTCTCAAAGATGGTGGGCTTGCGAATCTGGACATTCGCGAACTCAATACAGGCCTCAACCTCGCGTGGTCTGGTATTGACCTCGGGCAGCGGCTCATCGGTGTCTTCAATACTCACACGGATGGCGGTGCCGGCAGTGCCGGCGGCCGCACGCGTGGTGCCGGTCAGATTAAGATCCGGTGAGCCTGTCACACGAACGGGGCAAGAACGCAGAATGGTCTGCGGAATCTCAACATTCATGAAATGATTGAATGATGAGATTTGGTGATATACGATCTGCCGTTTATCATGTTGATCAAAGTAGAGCCCTAAGAGGTTTTTGTATGAGTTGGGCTTCATTACTGATGATCCATCAGAGCCGATTGAGTCAACTTTCATCGAAACCTATTGTTTTGGGTGTTCAGTCTTTAGCCTATAACTGTGCCTATAATAGGGATGGATGAAAAGGAGGTTGTTATGGATGTCAAGGTAAAAGGGCGGTCTCGTCGCAAGCGTAAAGAATCCAATGACAAAGATTCTGTGATAAAAGAGCCCATGGTTATCCGTGCGCCGACTCCGACTCCAAAACCGGTGCCTATAATTCTCGTGCCCAAGAAAAAGATAGTCAAAGTCAAGACACGCAAGGCCTTCCGGCCCAAGCGTATTTCCATGGTCATAGATAATACCCGAAAGACCCAGCGGCGACGCCAGTCTGTCCTTGAGACCATTGATAATCTGTCCGATGCACAGGCACGCATCAAGGCCGTTGCTGCGAATCTGATCCGTCCCGAGAGGAGTGCCACCGTGCCCATTGCGCTAGTCAAGACGCTGCTTAAGGGTGTTCACGAACTAAAAATGGACTAGATGGTTTTACTATATATATCAATATATCTAAAAATACAACTGGTATATTTTTAGATATTTGCATATAAAATTCACCATCCCCACCATGATAAAGACTCCACGTACCTTCAGTATTCAGTTTATACGGGATTATACCCATAGGTGTTCCCACTTGTCCAACTTTTATTTGTTGTATTGTCGGAAGTATAACTAGATACTTACGAATCCCAACACGTTGCATTTGTCCAATATAAAGAATTGTAGTATCAGCACATTGCTGTCTCAACTTACTAAATGCAAAATCAGTATATATATCATCATCATCGGCATGCATTATAAAATCACGGTTCTCAAGAAGTGGTGCATATTTATTACGAATTCCATGCCCCCAAAACCCAAGTGCTACCGGTTCATTAAATAATTTTACAGGGCACTTAAAATTATCAAAATTAAATGACGGTATTTCCAGATGACCATCGAAGACGATTGTCACACAATCATGTGTATCTAACTGTGGAGATAGCGAATCAAGCATTTGCTGTAACTCTGGTTTGCCAATGGTAGCAATAAGGACATTAAAGGTAGGCATATTATTAATGATCGGGAAGTTTTTAACGCTATTTAAGCGAGATTTAGGAGAGAATGCAAAGGAACCGGCATATAACGTTGGCCTACTAGTTAAAGGCATCGTCCATCTGTCAGGTAATGTATGCGAAATACGCAGAAGCCTGGAAGCCGCAACGCGATGCCTATGGACCACGGACAGCACTGCTATATCAAGTCGGCGGATTCTATGAACTCTATGATACAGAGAATCTGACTACGGGTAGCGCCGAATGTAATGTGCGAGAGGTGGCGGAAATCTGTCAGTTGACCCTGAAAGAAACGCTCGCGGGTGCGAACCAGACCCTGTTCGGCGGGTTTCCCGTGGATGCACTTCCCAAGTATGAACGTATTCTGGTGGCCGCTGGCTGGACCGTAGTCATTGTAGAGCAGCGCAAAGTGGGAACCAGGGTGGAGAGTCGCATAGTAGACCACGTCTCATCACCCGGTTGTTATGATGATGGTGGCACTGAGAGACGCCTCGTCGGCTGTGTTGCCGAGACTATGGGTGGTCCCGCGGCTCTCCAGCGGGCCTACTGGGGCGTCGTTGCGCTAGACCTCGCTACCGGCGCTATCTGGTTCACGGAAGGTGCGACCCGTGATCGTCTTCATCAGTTCTTGTGTATGCATCCTCCGTCAGAGCTGGTACTCTGGTCAGACGGCGGTGCTGGCGCCGCGGCACTTACAGAGTCTCTGGGGGCACTCTGTAAGACCACCCATGTGCGCTGTCTCGCACCAGAATCTGTGGCAGTAGACGAGAGTGTCTTGCGGAAGCAATGGACAACAAAACAGTGTGTAGTACATCCCTATGCACGCCGGTGTCTGGCCGCTCTACTGACCTTCGCCGCCGACCATCTGCCGTCGGCAATCCGCTGTTTACGAGAGCCTGAGGCGTGGGTGCCCGATGGCGAAGTGCGTCTTGGAAATGCGGCCCTAGAGCAGCTGGGCGTCGTCGGCGAGCGCGGCCTTCTGAGTCTCATGGACTCCTGTAGGTCGGCAGCGGGTCGGCGTCTCATGCGCGCCCGTCTTTTGCGGCCCGTGACGGCAGTGGCCGAGCTAGAGCGGCGTCTGGACTTGATTGCGACGACCTCTAAACGGGAGCCGGTTGCTACCGAACGTGGTCTACGATCGCTCTATGATATTTCACGGCTCTGGCGGCGTCTGGTACTCGGCACGGCGACCATGAATGACATGGCCTGTCTGTTGCGCTCATACGCTGCCGCGACGGCTCTGGGCTGTCCCGATGACGGCTTCTTGGCCTGGATTGCCGACCGCTGGAATCTTGATGTAACGATGGACTTAGCCAAGGGAATACCGATGACGGCGCTGCCCTTTCAAGCCACGGCAGAAGTCGCCGCCCTCTTTGCCGAAGGTCATGCTATTAGAGAGAGGGCGGTGGCCCTCTGTGCCACATGGTCGTCTGTAGGGGGCCGTGAGCAGTTATATCTGGATGATGCGGAGGGTGGTGGGTTCCGGATCACGGGAACCAAGCGACGGATTTCCGCGGCACTAACATGGTTGCGCGACGGTGGTGATTCCTCTGCCCGTGTAACAACGTATAAGACCTCTGCAATTCTTGAGACAGCGGGCCTGGACGTACTCTCGGCTGCGCACCGTGCATGGACGTTACGCTGGACACCGGTATGGGCGACTGCATGGTCGGCTGCGATTGCCGAAGTAGTAGAGCACGGTTCTGCATCGCATACGATAGATACCTGGTGTGCGGAACTGGATCTCTCGTGGACTGTGGGGCAACTAGCAGTGGATTGGCGCTGGACCCGACCTACCTTTGGCGGCGATGGTATTGAGATCACCGGTCTCCGTCATCCCATTATTGAGCGCATGGTCACCGTGCCCTATGTGAGTCACAACGTGACGCTCGGTCCCGGCATGCTTCTGTATGGCATGAACGCCAGTGGCAAGTCCTCGCTCATGAAGGCCATCGGGCTCTGTACTGTCCTCGCCCAGGCCGGATTTCCCGTGCCTGCAACGGCCTGCCGACTCACGCCTTTCACGGCCATCTTCACCCGTATTCTCGCCAATGATAATCTGTGGGCGGGTCTCTCGTCATTCGCCGTAGAAATGACCGAGTTCCGCGAGATTCTCCGCCACGCCGATGAGCGGTCGCTCGTGCTCGGCGACGAGCTCTGTTCGGGCACGGAGTCACTCTCGGCCACGGCTCTCGTGGCCGCCGGCGTAGAGACCCTGGAACGTAGGAAGGCCAAGTTTGTCTTCGCGACGCATCTCCATGAACTAGCAGGTCTGGTTGATGTTCGTGCGTTCCATCTCAAGGTGAGTTACGACGCAGCCACCGACGTGCTAGTCTACGATCGGTCCCTGGCGCCTGGCTCGGGTTCCGCATTGTACGGCCTAGAGGTCTGTCGTGCACTGGATCTGCCGACGGATTTTCTGGAACGTGCGACGGCGATCCGGCGGTCTCTGGCGGGCGATGTGACTGCGCATCAGTCGCGGTACTCTGCAGGGGCCGTCGTGGATGCCTGTGCCGTATGTGGTTCTATGGACCGACTGGAGACGCACCACATTGTTGCTCAGGCGGAAGGAGGAGGTGATGAGGCGGGAAATCTTGTGTGTCTCTGTGCCCGCTGTCACGATGATCATCACGGTGGGCGTCTGAATATCAGGGGCTGGGAGGAGACTTCGGCTGGACGACGCCTTATGTTTGTGCGGGGTGCTGGCGGCGTTTCCACTGATGTTGCCGCCTGGATTCGCGAGCAACGCGCTCTGAAGATACCTGTGGCCACCATTCAGCGAATGGCGAGACAAATACATGGGGTGGAGGTCACTGCAAAGGAAGTGCGGGCTATTACATAAGTATGCATCGTAGATGGACAGGTTTCAAAGACCCCCGGTAACGCATGCGGTTAGAATATAACATAACTTTACGTGTGATCATTATATGTCATATCACTCCTTTAATACTAAGATTAAAAGAGAGGATATAAAGATTATTTTTGAATTAGGCTCACGCGATTTAATCGACGCAATCGCGCTCTATAAACATTATAATTGTAAGTTATATGCATTTGAATGCAATCCGGATTGTTTATCAGAATGTAATAAACAGTTACAGCAATGCAATCAAATAGCAAGAGATCATATAACACTAGTTGATAAAGCGGTATCACTCATTGATGATGAGATATCTTTTTTCGCATTTGATTTGACTAAATATGACAACATGGGCGCATCTTCTATGTTCAAAATTGATTTTACGACACGAAACACATCGGACCCAGATTATAACCGCGAAAATCCTCAGAAAGAAGTAAGAGTGAAAGGGACTCGGTTAGATACGTTTATGAAAGATAATAGTATACCAAACATTGATTTATTATGTATGGACCTACAGGGTTATGAATTAAATGCGTTAAAATCTCTTGGAGAACATATTCGTAATGTCAAATATATTATTTCAGAAACATCTATACAGAGCACATACATCGGAGGTGCAACATTTGCAGAATTACACGCATATCTGTCTAGTTATGGATTTACATATAAATCAAGCAATGCATTTGGACATCGTTTTCCAGATTTATCATTGAACGGGTTCTCTGAATTTGATGTACTGTATGTCAATACTGCTGCATTATAATCGTATCGCTAATGGGAGCACCTAGGACAAGAATTATACAGGACAGCGCATGTGATTACATTGTTATTTTGTTCCAGCCATCTATAGAGAACACGTCCCCGTGCCAATGTTTACTCTCTACATCATATGCAGGGTAATATATAGATGAAAAAAATGCAAGATACCCTATTAATGAGGAATATGTGCCATGAGAAAGTAATACAGTTTTGCAGGTACTTCCAAACTGGATTGTCTCCAATTCATTATTATTGACAATAGATGCTAGAGGATACCTACTACGTATATTTTGAATCATCTGATGGTCTGGTTCATCTGTGGCAATATACATTGAATCAAACGATAGTTTTGCTATAGAGTTCAAATAATACTTCAATCCTGGATTAAATGTGACTGCATCTGTTAGCCGAATATGGATGAATAAATCATTGTTGTTCTGATATCTGGACTTAAACGGATTTGCATTGATTATGCTCTGTTTATTTGCTCGTAGATATTCAACAATCTTATCTATAATCTCTTTTGTCTGCAAGAAACTCGCAGATGGATCCAGGTTACTATGTAGTGTTGGCTGCATTAATATAGACAAATAAGTATCATCTGTTACGGTGGTAACACTGGTGTATCTCTTCAGACCAGAGTAAAGTGCGATACCCAATTTTTCTATATCGGAATTATGATCATAGTTTACACATAGATTATGCTGTTTAGCAAGTAGACTGACCGCAATATTTCTGATAACTTGATTACCGAGTCTACCTCCCCCTTTGCTATGGGTTTCTGAATATGCAATAGGAAGTGTATTGATGTTTGGAGCTTCAAAATTCGGTACGGTATATGAGGCTAATAAATCGGCTGCATCAAATTGTTCCCATGCATCTAGAAGAATACATGGATACAGGTCTGCCACCTTTTCTGTTAAAACTGACCGTAGTGCTATAGGAATAACGTTCATGTATAAGCATTCCCATAGCCGATGACAATCAACCCCATTTCCAGGTGGACATATTGCATATTTATATGACGATAATTTATCCAGATAAGTGCCAAACTCAAGCATAGTGCTGTCGAATATCAATCCCTGATTCTCTAGTATAGTTTTACATGCAGTACGTTCACTAAGATTTGTACCTAAGCTAAAATTAAAGTAGAAATCTTGCGTTTTTACTATATTTTTTGCACGGACAGCCTCCACAATAGATAGATTACCATGTGTCCACATACTGTTTGCAATACCAATAGGGAGAAAATCCACTTTGCTATGTTTCATGAGTAAGTTCTGTGTATACCAAAATTCAATCCGCGGATGATCTGCTATATCTGAATATGCATGTGTGATATTTTCATCAGAATTATGAGATACCAGTATACATTTATTTTTAAGGAGTGGGAGAACTTTTCTAAAGTTATCTAACCTATGGCTATAGCAATAGATTAAGCGTGGATTATCCCATATACTAGTAATTAAACCCAAATCCTTACATTTGGATATCTGCTTAGCAATTCGTGGATTATACTGAAAATCTTCTGGTAGTCCACAATACACATCACAGAGCTGCTGAATACGTTCACCTGTTATAAATATAGACGAAAATGTATTAGATGCTTTGTTTCTACGCACGAGAGAATCTGGTGCGGCTTTTTTCATTGGGTGCTTCATATATTGAATCATATTAAACCGGGAGTGTAGCATTCTACTGATGTCCATATGTTTAAATCTTTCGAGTGAATATGTAAGTTTACTAGCGGTGCCCCGTTTAGGTATGGTCGTTTATCGTTCCATTCAATGCACAGTTTATCGCATTTAATAACCGTTGTCTCATTAATAAAACCGCGGGTATCACCTGGTATATTTCGTGGATCTACACCGCCTATAAACTGTCCGATTGCGGCACCGTCAAACAAGCATGTAAATGCATGTGCATGTTTAGTATACATATCATCAATGGGTTCAACATACTGATTAATTATAGGCAGTGTCCCCACTTCATTCGGATACGTATTCCTAAATTTCCCAATTGCATACATATCGTTTACCCCTGTAGCCGCACATTGAACACATGTATCAAGGAGCCGACTAAGGATTGAGGAATTTCTAAAATATAAAAAACTAGGTATACACCGATCCGGTGAATCCATGACACACCACATGGGTAGCGTCTGGAATACTGGTAATTGTTGCGTAAAATCGGTATAGATTAGATTATCATATTCAATATGAAAAATATCCGTTATATTATGTGACACTGCATGATCATAGATATAGAAAAATCGCATCATTGCGTTTCTCCAGAACCCACCTCGTGATGAAGCATCCAGCTGTGAGTCCGCCTCAAATCTTAGCCTTTTAGCAGTTTTGGGTATAGATTCAAGAGGAAATATAGTAACAGAATGCGTTAGTTTACTCGTGTGTTGGGCGGAAATTAATACATGGATCTGGATAGGTGATACCGATTGTAACTGAGCTATACATGTGTTGATATATTCTGGAAAGTGATCTCCTATATGAACAAGCACAAGGACAGACGAATAACTACTCTCTATATTCATAGAAGGGGGCGTCGTGCTGACATGAGCTATATGTGTATTTGTCCTTCCGGGTAAAGTTCTACGATGTAAGATATTCTTCAATAACGGTGAGCCCTTCATATACAGATGGTATATAAACTTTTCTGTATATGTACTAAATGGCTGCAAAGCTAATCACATTAGGGAGATGCTGTCGTATAAGCTTGGGTATATGTTCTGAGCAGAATATTTTATTTGTACGTGATGATGTTATGAATACTATATCACTTACAGATCTGAACGACTTTATAGCGTTAATTAAACGTATCAATCCGCAGCTGACATTTAAAATACTACTACTATCTGAGCGTGATATAGACTGCGACTATGTTATTCACAGGATATACGACCCCGCCAAATTAGATGACTATATCAATGAATGCTACACATTAGATAAAGTAGTGAGTAATACAACTGATATAGATTAATTGAAGTTATCAGATAAATAGATCACACTAATTAGATGTGTTCTTACTCCTTACTTGATTCCGTAGGGACACCTCTGGATTATAAGTTAGATGAGCTATTTAATAGAAAACGCGGTGGTTTTTTTATTGAATTAGGTGCACATGATGGTATATCTCAGAGTAATACCGCATTCTTTGAATTTACCCGAGGATGGAAAGGCGTACTCATAGAACCATCCCACAGTAAATACAGTGCGTGTGTTATTAATAGGCCAAATAGTATATGTTTTCATTCGGCGTGTGTATCTAATGCATATACAGATACCATAATTATGGGAGATTTTGTAGGTGCTCTCATGTCAAGCGTAGATGGATTGCGACTTAAAACTGCAGATCTGGTGAGCGTACCCGCCAACACACTCACATCTATCCTAGATAGAGTAGCAGGAATCGAGACAATTGATTTGCTATCTCTAGATACAGAAGGATATGAATTAGATATTTTAAAAGGGTTAGATCTTACGCGATATAGGCCGCGGTATATGCTTATTGAAGTATATCCAGCAGAATATAATAGCTTAGTGGAGTTTCTACATCAAAAGAACTACGTAGTAGTATCTAATTTTAGCAATTATAATTATACACAGAACTTATCATGGGACGGCACACACAATGACTATCTGTTTGCAGATTCACTTGCGTGAATAATGGTGATAGGATATATAATCAAATGGAGCATTAAGGTTTAGCGTTGTCACATTCTCCCATAAGAGCTGTCTAACAATGATGTCGTTTGGATGGGTTATCTGCATATAGTTAAAATAGATCTCATATTCGGATGCACCAGAACCAGCATAGTCAGATGGCGATACACAGGTTAAGAATGCTTCCCAGAAAGGTTGATTATGTAGTGCTTCTACTTGTCCGAATAATTCAGTAACATATCTTTTCTCAAAGATCATATGATGACAGATCCCGGATCTACTATCATATTTATGAAGCAGTGGAAGAAGTTTAGTCATGTGTGTAAAATACGGTTGGTTGTTTTCAATGCCGTGTGCATATAAGCACTTTCCATCGGCTACGAATGTAGTCGGGCGCAGGAAAAATGTATCCGCGTCTATCACTAACCATCGTTCAAGGATATTCGGTATAACTAGTCCGGCGTACAATTTTAAGAGCTGCTGGAGATACCATCCATTACGTGCGGTGTTATTTACTCCAATTACAGTATGTATCATATTGAGCTGTACTGGGAACATGGCTTCATCAATTAGAATACATCCGCTATCGTGTAGCATGGAAAATACCCCTGACGGCGCAACAAGGTAAATATTCCTATATCCACGTATATTTTTTTTCGTGTACTGCAGTTGTTGCATTATTATACCGGCGTCATTCGGTCCCACATTAATGACTATATCGAATAATGACTCGCACGGTGGACAGAGAACTGGCGCGGTAAACCTACCATTATGTACTTTAGTTATTGCAGCCGGTTTTGGTACTACACGTCGTTTTGCAAGATGCGCAAACATGTTTGACTGATGTCGCATTACTCTGTATAGTAGTGTGATTTATTAGAGCGGTGTGATTATACCCGTTTATACATCACATTATCCTCAATAAGATTTTCTTGAACCCGCTCAATCTCGATAAAATTATTACTCCTCATAAATTCGCTTATCTCCGCAGATGTTGGCACTCCTGTATACTTTGAATGTACGCCATTAGGAAGATGTGCCGTATTTATTATTGGCTTCGGCTCCTCCATGATAACGTAGTCTATCTTACTAAGAAACTCACCGCACCCCTTTAGAACACTGAGTTCATGACCCTGAATATCCATGCATAATAAGTCTAGATGATGTATATTTTCCTCTGTTAGTACGGATTCCAATGTTTTAATAACGACATGTCCTGTGCATTTTTGCGTAGAATTAAAATCAATACGCTTGTGTAAACTAGAAGCCCCATCATTATCCTGGGTATACGAATAAAACGGCAAAAAAGCGGGCTCTGCCCCCAAGCCATGGTCAAAAAACTTAATACTTGGATATAGTGCTAGATTCTGTCTACATCTCTCAACCGTAACTGGATTACACTCAAAGGATAGAATCTGCGCCTCTGTAAAAATGTTTGACAACATAATGCTCTCGTCACCATAGCGGGCACCGACTTCGCACACATGGTGTATAGATTCCCCCGACAAATGCTTTAAAAACATAGGATCCCAGTAATTAGACATTATAATTTAAAAGTAGTGTGTCTCTTTAGCCTGAAGTCGGTTAAAGTATACGAATTATATATATGCTACTATAAATATGCGCCTATTCAACCTAGACTTACATATATCAGTGATCGCCGATATTAAAGATATTTTATCCCGGGTAGCACCTACTGTGGAAGTTGTAGACTGGTCCTTATCCGGACATACATGGGTGTTCGGTAAGAACCCGACCACTGTAGAAATTATAAATCAGCACACATGGCAGCAGCTATCTCCAGATATAATTGCCCAATTTCATGCTCACTATGATGCCTTCTTGTCTGGTTTTGATGGATTTATTGTTGCCCATCCGAATGTGTTCGCACTCCTCTTTGAAAAGTATGGAAAGCCCATCATTGTTGTGAATTCATGTCGTTATGATATGCCGGCATGTACTACGGGCCAGCATCTAACTGTAATCGGTGATCTGAATGCCTGTTTTGCGCGACTTGCAGCGAAGGGACTCCTGCGATTCTTTTCTAATAACAAGGCCGATAACGCCTATTTTCTTCTGGCCAATCCGACTATTCCGACGGAAATAGTACCTTCTCTTTGTCTGTATACGGGGCTAACATGGGTGCCTGGCTCCCAGTCCAAGTTCCTTCTGTATTCTGGTAATGCACCGCAGCATCCCCTTGTTCTTCATCGGGCTGCACTGGGTCGGTTTGATTGGAAGACCCTCATGTTGTTCCGCGCGTTGATCCATATTCCCTATGAGGCTTCTACGATGTCTATCTTTGAACACCTGTCGTCAGGTATCCCGCTGTTTTTTCCGACGAAGCGGTTTTTGAGTGAGTTGATCAGCACGGGTGCAGCGGGAATCCAATGTAACTATTGGCGAACATTCGCAAAACAGGCGCCTCCTGACTATTTAGCTGCAACAGACAATACTGCATTTTGGCTAGATCGTGCCGACTATTATGACATAGAAGGCGCCTATTATTTTGATTCATTTGCCGATTTGTTCCAACAGTTGGATACCTTTGTGGATATCAACTATGAACATAGGATGGCATTCTTAGCAGCCAGAAAAGAGCGTGTGTTAGACAAATGGAGACACGTAATTACTGATTACCAATAGCACGAGCCCTCCACGGCCTGGAAATTTCGGGGCTTCTCTGCATCTGAGGGGCGTCGCCACCACTCATTCAGATAGAGCGTGACAATGTCGGGGCGTTCACGGAGCCAGCGCTCGCCCAGGATGCCGAAATACATCTGTAGAACTCCGCCCACATAAATTGCGGAGTGACCTGTAGTATAGATATGATTACAGACCAGATTCCCATAGCCACCACATGCGACCAGGGCGACGTCATACGTACCCTTGATGGCATCCAGGCGCTCACAGAACTCCGCCAGCTCCACATCGAACTCCCGGGAGGGCTCCGCCGCCTGTGTCTGCGGTGGCTTAATCGTCGTGATCGTGCAGTCTGGGAAGAGATCAATTCCGTAGATCTTGGCACGGTCTGCCAGCATTGCATTAATACTATCTGCGAAGGCTGACACGATTAGCAGACGCTGGCCACGGAGGGCGTGCGTCCAAGGAAGACTGTGAATATAATGGAAGATATCCATGGCGAAGGTCCAGAAGAAGGTCGGCTTCTGATACTTCTTGCGCACGTAATCGTAGGAGGAGCGAATATGCGGATAATATGTACCATAGAGCTCCCAACCGCCGATAAGTTCGGCATTGTCCAGTGCGGCCACGTACAGTTCAGAATACTTCATGATGGAAGCTTCTGACGTCATGAGCACGCCGGCATTGTTCTTCATTGCACCGTTGACCTGGGCAAAATACTGTGCAATCTGGGGATCCACACGCCCAGAACGCTTGCAGATCTCGCCAAAGATGGCAAAGTTGTTCTCAATACCAGCGATGCGGGGAATCAGGAATTTGCGCCCCTCGTCCAACTTGTCTTGTATGTAGTTGTAAAGCACACGATTATCCTCATGACGGATCTCCGTAAATCCCTTAGTGCGCGGTGCCAGATCCTTTAGATTAATGCCCAATGCAGATGTAATAGCGGCAGTGGGGTAGCCGTAGGGAACGACCACCGCATAGGGTGGAGGAACGCGGTCCTGGATGGTATAATCTCGGGCGGTCTCGCGGTGGACATGATAGGTACGGATAAGGGATGGATCGTTGATGACTGTGTAGCCAAGAATGATCATTAGATAGGTCAACTTGTTATCACAGCCGGGCTTGCCGAACTCAAAGGTAAATGCGGAGCGCTGACTGACCGACGGCGTAAAGTTGGAATGGATGATCCATGTATCCTGACTATCCATGCGGGGGCCGAAAAGCTTCGGGTCACCACTATTCCACTCATAGCGCAGAAGAGCCATCATGGACTTAGTCGCATGCAAAGTAGTAGAACGTAGACGGTCAATGGTCTTATCCACAAAGATATCACTATTTACAATCACATTGTATCCTGTGATGCCCTCTGCCGCAATATAATCAAAGACATCGCTGAATTTGAGGCGGCGACTAATGTCGACCTGGATAATCTTGTCACTGACGACGCCCAGCTCCTCCGCAGTATAGATGCGCTCATTGAGAAGATAGATCTTTGTAACAGCGGCATTCTCCGCATTGCGCCACAGACAGGCGCGGATCTCGGCCAACCGCTCCTCTGTACGGGGCAAGAAGAACTGGCAGAAGATGTTGATGGGATCCTCTGTTGCCGTGCTCAGCAGTGTCGCCTTTTCTGAATGATTCAGGATAATCATGAACTATTCAGTTAGTTTGTTAGGGCTTTAGCCTTAGTCAATACCACATTCTTCCGTTTCCTCGCCGGCCTCGTTAAAATCATGCACCTGGCCTACGAATAATTTACCGATAATCGGGACACGAAAGGGTTGGAATTCCGTTTCATGTGGACGAAAATGGCCATTGGCATCATGGATCATGGCGCGCCCCACGAAAGTCGGATAGATTACATATGCAAGAAACATCTGATCACATCCGTATCGCGTTGGATTACCGTGAGACGCCAACCACGATTGAATGATGGGCTGAATCGGCTGAGTCAGGGCTCTCTTTCGGAGTCCCCACATGCCCGCTAGAATACGGACACCGTGGCAGCGGTGATCCCGAATGATATGAAGGAGTTTATTTGATGCTAAGAAATCCTCTATACATGCAGCATCACGGTCGTGAACCCTACTGTCTGTATCTCTAGAGATCAGAATATCGCAATCATCATCATCAAGTGCTTTGAACCTATCCAACGTATTCTGTGTATCAGCTAGGCGTTTAACAGGGATAAGTCTGACATTAGGATAGCTGCTCAATCTTGCACTTATATCAGCGGGAACATCATCTGCAATATAGACCTGAATACGGGCATCGGGGAATCGAGCCGAAATCTGGCGGGCATTGACGACCATGCCTTCCGTATATTTCCGCTTATCACCAAATAGTGAAAACGCAAACACTATCTTTTCCGTAGCCAGCGCTTGTTTGCGTAGAGTCTGACTCATCTCCCACGCACTACGCAGGTACTGTGCATGGACAGTGAACGATGATGCATGACTGCCCTGGAACTGTGCGCAGAGAGCCAGACAATAGAGATCTAGAACCGCGTGTTCGCCGTCAGTATTCCGCATACCCACTGGATCGGCAAATGCCTTCGCGGTAAGAATACGCTCACCATAACGCTCCTTGAATATGACGAGCGTTGAGGGGTCATCGCATGCTAGGAAAATAGGTGCGGAAGATGCGTCGGCGGCGGCGAAGTATGTCTCCATAGGTGTCGGTCCGCCCAGCGTGGTTGCATATTCCACATGATCCGTGCGTCGCACATGAATACCAATTGCATCTGCTAGAACTGGGGCCAGAGCAGCGAGTTTACGCCGAATTTTTTCCTTTGGTTGAAGAGACGCAATTAGGAGTGGCGCTATCTCTAAAGAGATTCCGTAACCGTTGAGAATATGAAGCAGATGTCCGTGATCATTGGTAACGTGTGAATACTCTGCCTCCTCCGTTATAAACCGTGTGCCAGGCAGTGGCTCAAATAACTCCTCAATGCGATATGGACATGCTGGCGACGGTGTCCAGAGCACATCTAGCGTGCAGCCGGCCTTCTTAGCGTGCGCCCAGGCTCCGACGTAGCCACGGAGACGGTTAGAGAGACCAAAATCTTGGGTAGTGAACAGATGTCGTGACATTTGTTTACTGTATTGTATGACTTGTTTAAACCGCCTTGGTCAGCGCAGTCGCGCTTCAAGACGGCGCTCTAATGCCGTCAGATGCGCAGTCGTGACCTGGGGTGCCTGAAGGACCTTGAGGGCTTCAATCTTGGCCGCCAACTCGTCCACCTGCTCCTGAGTGACGGGAGCTGCGAGTGTAGGCACATTCAGCCCGTCCAGGCGTGCACGCATGTCGGCTACGGCGGCTGCCAGCTCCCGCACAGTGTCCGGGATTACCCTGACCTCATTGAGAAGCGCGCGAATCTCTGCTAGTTCCCGATTGACTGTTTCCGCCCGATGTGCAGATCCAACCTGAGTGTGCGTACCACGACCAAACAGTGTTGATGACATCCTGGTGCCCCCGGCGACTTTATCGGGTCAAACTTGACGCGACCGAATCCCACGACCTGAATAGATACCATGATCATTCCCATGCGTTGTATGAACTGTGGCAAACTCCTCGCCGACAAGTGGCTCTGGTATCAGGCCCAGCTCCAACAAGCAGAAGGAAAACGCACATATTACGATGGTAGCGAACTCGCACCAAAGACCAAGGAGGCCGAAGTAATGGCCCAACTCGGTCTGACCCGATACTGCTGTCGCAAGGTACTTCTGACGCACGTGGATCTCATCCATAAGCTATAATCGCCGCCTTGATTAGTATGGAGTCCCTGCTTAATCTATTTTTGTTGTTCATTGCTGCGACAACCGCTATGATTACCTACTTGTTGATGCCCCATATTCCTGTTGTCGTGCTGACAACGGCGTCTGCGATCGTCCTTGCAGCGGGCCTATGGTGGCACTGGACACAGTTTGCCATTGACTACCGGACGAGCACATGGCAGGAGCAGCTGCGCAACTTTGCAAGCTATGCCGTTGTACTCGTCGTTATCCTGGTATCCTACGGATTCTATATTTTTGCCTGGAAGGGAGAATCGGTAGCACAGCCACAAAGCAGTATTCTGTCATCTGTATCACAGGCCACCCGGACACTGTCTTCAGCAACAGCATCGGCATCTGCGTCGGTAGCGGCACTCTTTAGTGAGCCAGCGGTTGCACCTGCACCTGCACCTGCACCTGCACCAGCACCAGCGGCTGCAAAGCCCTTTAGTCTATCCAATTTCCTTTCCTAAGACAGAGATGACGACGAGACGCAGACAAGGGCTGCGCAAGACACGAAAGGGCGGCAGTACCGTAGAGGGTCTACACAATTCAATGAAGCGACTTGATGCGCACATGAAGGCGGTTCTGACCAAGGATCCGTCTGCAGCTCGCGCTCATCTTGAAAAGAAGTGGCTAGAGTTCTTTGGAGCTTCCTTGACCCCGGCGGCAGCAAAGGGTCTGATCGTTCACTATGAGAAACTCTATGGACGCAGAGCAACTCGTAAGGCTGCGCGGCAGAGGGGCGGCATGGCTCCCATCAACTACATGATGGGTCAGGGCTCCACCGATTTTACGTATGGGCGCTTCCCCACTCCTATGAGTGATCCCCAGGTTATCCGTGGCCTGGACCTGGGTCGCTTCTATGAGAATCGTGGAGGGCGCGCATGCGATTCTACTGGCGGGTTTGACCCGCAAGCAGGTGGCGGCCTGTTTGATTCCCTTGCAAATGGCTACCTTCCCGCCTCCGTGCCCCGTAATCTTCTTGAAACGGGAGTGTCTGCCTTCTCTAGTCGGCCTATCGCCGACGGTAATCCCAGTCCTGTTAAGGCCCACGTGGAACTAGCATCACCTCCCCACCGTATTTTCAACTCCGTCGGCAGTTCTATACCGATGAGCCCTATACACCGGGCCACATAAATACCGAAGATACTTAGCTCTCTCAGGTTAAAGAGTGATCTAATTTTCATCATAACCGATAGTGGATGGCGACCCTTGGCCTTGATATCTTGAAACGGTATTTTGCCGAAACAGAGTTCGCACTGACCCGGCATCACCTAGATAGCTACGAGCAGTGTATGTTTGAGGAGATTCCCTCCATCATCGCGTCATCTAATCCCATCGTACTCCTCAAGGGCCCACTTGATAATGGTGACTACACCTATCGCATGGAGATTTACATTGGGCCCACGGCCGAGCGACCCAACAAGTTCACTATCGCCCCACCCGTCATAGTTCTTGACGGAGGCCAGACCGTGCGACGCATGTTTCCCAACGAGGCCCGTCTACGTAATCTGACCTATGCTGCCCAGATTAATGCCGATATCTTGGTACGGTTCACTATTACGGAGGGACAGGAACAGCGCACCGAGGAGCAGGTCATCCCGGCATTTCCCTTATTTCGTATGCCCGTGCTGTTGCGTTCCAGTCTCTGTGCAACGGGAATACCTGACCCCGCGCTCCTTGAAGAGATGGGTGAGTGTCGCAATGATTACGGCGGCTACTTCATCATCGGCGGTGCTGAGAAGGTCCTCATTACTCGCGGCGAGCAGGCGTTCAACTCACTCTATGTAGAAAAGAATAAGACCGAGGGCGACAAGATCGCCGCCTACGCATCTGTGGTGTCCCTTGATCCCAAGACTAAGCAGACGCGCCGTGTGGCTATCTACGTTCAGCGCGACGGCGAAATTCGCGTGGCCATTCCCATGGTCCGCGGCACGTTTCCCCTGTTTATACTGTTCCGTGCGATGGGCGTGGAGTCCGACGAAGAGATTATCCGTATGATTTTTCCCACGCCCTCGTCTATGGACGACATGCTCATTCCCTCCATCGTAGACGCCTATCCCATCTACAGTAAGTTCACGGCTACCGAATTCATCAAGACGCTGACCAAGGGATTCTCGCAGGCCCATGTGCTAGACATTCTCAATAATCTGCTACTCGCCCACGTGCTTAATGAGCCGCTGGCCCGTGCTCAGTATCTGGCAGAGATGGTGCGCGAGGCTCTGCTTGCCAATGCCGGCCTACGGGTCAAGACGGACCGCGACGATATGCGCAACCAACGTTTCTTGCCTACCGGCGTCCTCGTTCGTGAACTCTTCAATGCCTGCTGGAAGGACTGGCGTGCGGCGCTTGCTCTCCAGCTGGATACCATCTACAACACCAATGATGCCGTTCAGGGCCCTAACATGATGCGGATGTTTGAGCGACCGACCGAAGTATTCCAACCCAGCGTGCTCAATACGGCCATCATGCGCGGTTTCCGCGGTCGGTGGGGCACCTCTGAGTTCAACGAAAAGTCCGGTGTGCTCCAGCCTCTGGCCCGCATCTCCTATCTGGATGCGACCTCGCATACCCGTCGCGTGGTGTCCGACTTTGACACGGGCTCCAAGATTACGGGGCCGCGCAAGCTTCATACCAGCCAGGTCGGCTACTTCTGTACCTCGGAGACGCCCACGGGTGCGCACATCGGTGCGACGAAGAATATGTCCATGATGACCCAGTTCTCCATTGGCGCGGACACACAGCCCGTGTACGACTGGATGCGTCGACGGGGCTGGATTATTCCCGTGGCCGAGACCACTGCCGCCGATCGCGCGGCCTTCTCCGTGGTTCAGATTAACGGCGGCACCATCGGCTTCACGACGGAGCCCACGGTCCTTGTCCGTGTTCTGCGACTGATGAAATGGAACAGCTTCATTTCGCCCACGGCATCCATCTCCTTTAATACGACAGACAAGACAGTGCGGATTCTCCTGGATGAGGGCCGACCCGTGCGCCCTCTCTGGCACTTGCCCCTTCCCGAGACAACAGACATGCCGTGGGCCTCGCTCGTGTTCGGCACGAGTCCGCAAGCGACCAAGTCGCTCCGCTCTGTGCGTTTCTTTGACCCACTGGGTGACCGCGACGCTACCGCGGCAGACTACGAGGAACTAGCAGCGACTGCGGGCTACATCGAGTACTGTGACCCCGTAGAAATGAACGAGGCCTATGTGTCCTGGTGGTTGACCGCCACCGAGGATCACACCCATGCCGAGATTCATCCGAGTACGCTCACGGGCCTCCTGGCCTCCATGATTCCCTATTCTAATCACAATCAGGCTCCTCGTAATCAGCTGTCGTGTTCCCAGAGCAAGCAGGGTATCGGTACTATGGTAACGAATATTGGAAATCGCTACGAAACCTATGCGCACCAGATGTGCTACGCGGAGGCACCCATTTGCCGCACCCTCATGTATGAGACAGTGGGAGGTGGAGAGATGGCCTACGGCTTCAACTGTATTATCGCGGCCACGGCGGAATCCGGCTACAATCAGGATGACGGCCTGATCATTAATCGGGATTCGGTGGAACGCGGCATGTTCCAGAGTATGTCCTTCCGCTCGTATGACTGCGCGGAGGAGACCGATACACTGACGAAGTCGCATAGTCATATTGCCAGCCCCTGGGCAGATGGCCGCGAAGACTGGGCCAAGGTGCTGCGACCCGGGCTGAACTACGGCAATCATCTGGACGAGAACGGCGTGGTCCGCGAGGGTACGGTAATTGATGACACGACGGTGCTGGTGGCGCGGTATATGGAGGTTCCTCGCAGCGATGGAACCATGGAAGTCAAGGATACGTCAGTTACGGCGGGGCTCCATACAGAGGGACGCGTAGACTCCGTCGTTGTTCTGTTCGGCAACGATGGTAAGAAACTCGTGAAAGTGCGGGTTCTTCAGATGCGGCTGCCCCAGCTGGGCGACAAGTTCTCCAGCCGCCACGGGCAGAAGGGCACGATCGGTATGCTAGTATCGTCGGCGGATCTGCCACGGACGGCGGAGGGCCTGGTGCCCGACGTAATGGTGAATCCTGGTGGCCTGATTTCTCGCATGACCGTGGCGCAGCTCGTGGAGATGGTGGCGGGACGTCTGGGAGCCGAACTCGCCATGAAGATGAGTGCAACGACCTTCGGTAACGACGGATCCTATGTGGGAATGTTGGGCGACATGCTTCAGGCCGCGGGCTGCTCGCGCACCGGCGATAATGTTCTGTATTCGGGCATCACGGGTGCACAGATTCGCACGGATATCTTCATGTGTCCGCTGTATTTCATGCGTCTGAAGCATCTGACAGAGGATAAGGTGAATGCGCGAGGCGCAGGGCGCCGCGAGATGCGCACGCACCAGCCCACCGGTGGTCGCGCAAACGAGGGTGGCCTGCGTATCGGTGAGATGGAGCGTGATTCGTTGTGTGCGCACGGCGTGTCCACGTTTCTTCAGGAGTCTATGATGCGCCGCGGTGATGCCACTGAATTCTGGATTTGTAACGGCTGCGGTACTATTCCGATCTATAATGAGGCGGAGAGGCTCTTTGTGTGTCCAATGTGCGACGGCCCCGTGACCTTTACAGGCGATGACGCCGACTCGCTGATGCTCCAAAAACCGACGGACCAGAGTCGGGCCACTTTTTCCAAGGTCGCCATGCCGTATGCTCTCAAGCTGCTGGACCAAGAGATTGCGGGGCTGGGCAACATGGGGTTTCATTATATTACGGAGGGGTCGGTGTCTCGTCTACGAGAAAAGTGGGACTGGCCCGCGGCGGGTGAGATTATGCCGGTGGAGGCGGCTGTGCCGGTTACAGGCACCGTTGTCCCACCGCCGGCCATTACGTCGGCCGCAGCTGCTGCAGCTGCCGCACCTGTAGTGATTGACCCAACTGACGCGACAAACCTGTTGAGTATGTATGCATCCACGCCATTTACTTATAATAATTATGAAGGAGAAATATGGCCCACATTAGAGCATTATTACCGTGTAATGACATTTCCCGAAGAACCGATTGGTGTAATTAATGCGCCTGCAGCAGAAGTTGCTGCCGGAGTGGCTGCACTAACAGGGCCGACGTATTATGAACGCAAAGAGTTAATAGGTGAGGAGAAAAAGGCCATGCTTCGCCAAGGTCTGCTAGCAAAATTTGCGGACAATCCGGCAGCACTAGCGGTACTAAAGGCCACAGGAAATAAGCCTCTTGTGGCCGAATATGATGGTATTAATCTGGGTCAACTCTTAGTGGAGATTCGTAAGGGGCCGATTAAAAAACCAGTCATACCTACACCTCGTAAAACCGGTGGAACCGGTGGTGGAACCGGTGGAGCTACATATTTAATGAAAGGAGGCGACCTGCCTGTGCCTATGCCTATGCCTATGCCTGGAGCACTGCCTATGCAAGGCGGTATGTATTTTATCATTAATCCTGATATGCGCGCAGGCGTGGAAGCCAAGGCCCGCGCGCCGCGCCAAGTCGGAGGACGCTCTCTGGTCTATGATGAGCCGCAACAAGAAGGCGGCGCAACCGAAATGGTCACAGAAACCAAATTCCCTACCGTGGTCACCGTGGAGAAAGAAGAGTAAACTTGACTGTATTTTGCCACACCCTGAATAGATACACATGTCTACACTTGAGCCCGGTATTGCCGATATTCTACTTCGCAGCCGCCATACCCTCTGTGAAATCCTGGAGGACCGTGGCTATAATAGTGAATCCTATCGTAATATTGCCCCAGAGCAGATTGGTATTCTGGCCACCGCGCCCCGCTCGATGGATATGATTGTAGAAAAACAGATATCTGGCCCTGCGCCCTGCGACCGCGCCATGGTCGTCTATATGACAGAGTCTGCGATTGCGCCCCGATTTCTAGAGTCTAAGATGTCCGAAATTGACCTCACTGGTTCTGTAGACCTCCTTGTCATTCTCAATCAGGATGATAATGAGGCGTTTGACCAGTATTCGCTCAAGGTATGGCGCGAGAACAAGCAGCGCGTCACATTCTTTCATCTTAAGCATCTTGTACTTCATCTTGGCCGCCATGTGCTCGTGCCACCTCATCGGAAACTAACCGATGCCGAGGCACGCGCCGAAATGGACCGCTACTCCGTGACCCAGAAAACCCAGTTTCCTCTCATTAAACACAGTGACATTCAGGCACGTATCTTGGGCCTAGTTCCCGGCGATTTAGTTGAGGTTCTGCGCCCCTCTCCGACAGCAGGAGTTGCGCGCGTTCTCCGTATTTGTGCGGCCTAAGCAGGGATGTGGACTCAGGAACTGCAACGTGCAGAAGAAGCAAAAACGGCCGCTTTTGCTGCGGACTTTCGTGCCGCGATGGACGCATGGAAGAATCAGGTTCAGAGCGGTCAGCCGGATGCGGGCAAGGCAATCGCCGCCTCCGTGCTAGAGCGTTGGCGCGGCAATCGCGTAGGCCTCCAGAATAGGGCACAGCAGGTCAATGAAAACGGCAATATGCAGGAGCTTGAAATCCTGTCTGGCGAGGTCATTGAGCATCGTATGCAGTTGGATAAGCTCAGAGACGAGGCCGGCACCCGCGTAGACCAGGCCGCCTCTGTAAATCCCAAGGTACGGCCCTCTGGATATACAAACATCCTCGGGCTCAACCGCATTTTTAGGTCTAGCATGTGGTGGACGCTCCTTATTGCGTCAGTTATTTTCGGTGTACTTGCCGTCTCTCTGCTCGGCTATATCACTTATAAACTCTATTCGGGCGTCATGCCTGGCCGTTAAATTACGAGACCATAGTAGATGTCTATACCATTTGCCACTATCCCAATGCGGCGTGAGCCCATCCCGGAGGGGGCGTCGGGTCTCCATTATCCCGCCAACCGTATCTATGCAAATTCTCTACAACGTATGTCATCCGATATATGTAACGGCGCAACAGCGTCTGTAGACCAGATTGACGAAGTCATGCCGGGCAGTATAAGCACGACCACGGAATCTGCAGGAATTCAGAGTTACGCACAGGGTCTTATTGCCAGTGGTAAGATACCCGGGGGTCAAGGTTCTGCCGAAGAGCAGCTGCGCGCCGACCAGGCTTTTGACAGTCAAGTAAAGGCCGAATACTGTTTCTACGAAGCGCGTTACATTACAGCTCTGCGCCAGTTCGTGGCCACCGTGGCCGATTCCAACGGCACGGCATCTGCCCCGGTGCTCCAGACTACAGTAAATCTCAATCGCCGCCTGAATTCACTGTTGGAGATTATTAACTACGTGAGCAACGAGCGGTCGCGGAAAGTCAACGACCGTGGCTCGGAGATTTCCGCTGCCAATACTGCTCTCCAAGATAAGATAAAGGCCCTCGCCGAACAGCAGCGATTTCTGGAATCCAACGATGTCCGTATCCGCACCCAGGAGGAGATGGTGCGATACTCCGCCGAAAAGAGCCGTGCCATGAACATACAGATTATGTTCTTCGTTGCGCTCAATGTCGTGGCCCTCGGCACCATCTTTACTGTGTATACTAGCATGGGATCACCCCGTACATAAAAACGCTCCCACTGAATAGATGGCCGACCTTCCGAAAGACATAGTTGATCTTCAGGATATTGAAAAGATTCAATTCTTGCAGACCTTGAAGGCCGATCCCGCGCGCTATGCCGCTTATATCCAGGACAAGACCAAACGCATCGTAGACGAGACCGTTGACACTAAGCGCGCATCATTTTTCAAGTCTTCGGGCGACATGGCACGGACACTGGACATGGACCGCAACAGCTACGCGGCTCTCGTGCGCACACAGGAGCTGGAGGCCACCCAGGACCAAATCCTGGCGCAACAGCGTGATATGCGGGACAGCACAATCTTTAATCGCGACATGACCCGGCGCCAGGCCGAAATCAATGAGTGGTACTATGAGAACAAGCGCGAGACTCTCTTCGTGCTCCAGCTGACTCTGCTAGTCGTCTTAACGGTTGTCGTGACTCTGAGTGTGGCACAGTATGGCTGGATCAGCCAGGATGGCGCTGACTATGTGATGGGTTTTGTCATTGTAGTGGGCGTGATCACGTGGCTCTACCGCTGGTACTATACGGCGAAGATTCGTGATCCGCGCTACTGGAGCACTCGTCGGTTTGAAGGCGACGGTCGCAGCAGCGAAAATGCTAAGCGCGATGAGCTCTGTGCGGAATGATGAGCTCTGTGCGGAATAAAATAGTCGGACGCATTAGGGATGGCACAGTGTGATGACAGTGCGCGGGCAGCATACAATGTCCAAATTAGAACGGGTGAGGAGGCCAAGAAGCGCCAGTTTGAGTGTTTACCGCCCTCGGAACGTGTAGCAGAACTGCTCAACCAGGCCAAGCCAGAGATGGAACGTATGGAACAAGAGGCCGCGTCCATTCAATATATGGAGACCTTCATACAACAGCAGCTCGTTCGTGAAGTCGGCGATAGCTCCAATAAACCGATTGCTGTTGTTTCGGGCGAGCTGGACCGTCTCCGTGCTGAAATAGAGCGCCTACAGTCCGAAATTCGCACAGAAGCACGACGATTTACCGATGCGTGCCCTGGGCCCACGGCACCCATTCCCGGTCTTCCCTTCACCGGCCAGGCAGATAACCAGGTACTGATTGCATTTCTGACGACATTCGGCACCTTCTTACTTCTGTCTGGTCTGCTCGTGATTATGGACCTGGTGCCCCTCTCGTATTTTCAATTAATGACGATGAATGAACGATGGACTATCGTGGGTACTGGATGGGTTACAGCACTTGTCATGATGTATGTGGGCTTTTTTAGTTTCACTTAGCCGATATCGGCTAAGTTGGCTTTTTTAGTTTCACTTAGTAGATGAAGTCAGCCCGAGAAGTTACGGATGCGAAGCGATTGCTTAATCGGTTAAGGGAATGTGGAGATATTATTGGATGTGGACAGCCTTACAGTCGCCGCTACCAGGTTCAAAAATCACGGCTTGCTGCAACGTATACTATTACAGTAGAAGGGCCTGCTCCAGGACCAGGGGAATTTATTACCTTGATTGATGGAGGAAAGCCGCAGGCTGTTATTGATAGTACGTTAAACGTTGTCAACAAGCCTGTGTATGTCACACCTCCACCGGAGGTAGTGAGAGGTAGTGATGGGCAAGACTATACGCTCACGGTATCATCTTCCGACTGCTGCTCTTGTTTATGAGTTTCCTGACAAGTCTTCATCATCCTCCGCCAGCCGCACCCCGCCCCAGATACGACCCGCCGCGTCCACCGGCTTCCCATAGATATCCGTCATCTTCTGAATGATCGCGGATTTCGTCATGGTCTTCTTTCCCGAGTTGAACCGCATCCACTCCTTGTGCTTCGCAAGCACATCGTTCATGCGCACCTCGCCCCCGATCTCGCGCACCAGGCACTCCTGTGCAAAGGCCGCAAATGCATCATTTTCCTCCTTGTACTTCTCCGAGGCCGCGGTCACCTGGGTCGGCTCCTTGAGACCCCCCCGGAGATACCGGTGCTCATAATACCAGACCAGGATGGCCGCGAACGCGGGCCGCCACCGGCTGATCTTGCCGTCCAGCATGATGTCCTTGTGATACACGTGATTCGCCGAATCCGTCGGCTTGTCGGCATCCACGAAGCGGGCCACGTGGGGGATCACACGCAGACGTCGCCAGGTGCCGCCGTCTGTGCTAGACACCGGCGGCAGGTCATTGCACAACATGAAGATCTTTGCCATAATGACGAACTGGTCCTGGTCCTGGAAGAGAGCCCGCGCCTTGACAGTGTCCTCCCCTGACAGCTGTTTCATTGACGCCGTATTAATCTTCTCGCCCTCATCGGGCTCGGACATGCTCACAAACCGCTTGCATTTGAGGACAACGAGGTCCGGATTAGCCGCACCGGAATCAGGGCGCTTACGCGTCAGCGCCGTCGTACCAATCGTCTCCTGATACTCACCGAAGGTCTTTGTCATCAGCTCCACCATCTTTGACTTACCGTTGGATCCTACACCCGTCATGATGTAGAACTTCTGCTCACGATTGGCGCCCTCCAGACAGGACGCATACAGCGTCAGCACGTATTCGCGCAGCACGGGATCCGGATAGATTTTAGAGAAGAACTCCATGATGTCGGTGTGATCCTGTGTGGGACTAGCAGGATCGTAGGCGATGTAGGGAATGCCCTCGCCCAGGATACCGCGGCCCATCTGAAACGAGATACAATCGTCGGGCTGGCCGGGGCGGAAATTGACGTGGAACTGGCCATCGGCGCCGACGTGGCGAAGGTCAATGACCCCGTTGCTGAAGCCGATGGTGGCCGGATTTTGGTTCATGCTCTGGAGAAAGTCCTCGTCGTAGAACTTCTCCGCCGACTCCTTCATCACCGAGTCCTTGAACGAGGAGTTTTGAAGCTGGACCTGGACTTTTTGGATATTCTTCTTCTTGGCCTGGAGACGCTCCTTCTCGGCCTGGTCCGTTGCTGCGAGCTCCCGCGTGATGAGTTGTCTGTCCACCTCTAGATAGACATCACGGACCTGGTTGCTCAGCCGAGACCGCAGGATCATTGAGGTCTTCATGCCACGCCAGGTGTGACCCTCGAACTGGAACCAGTCCATCGCCGCTGCGGCGGCGCCTTTGCGAGGCGGTGTGCACCGGAACTCGTGACGGAACATGCTGAAGACGAGGTCGGCGAGGCTCACGTGGCTGCCGCTGTCGTTCATAATGGCCATCTCCTTGTTACACTCCAGGATGATGTCGCGATACGTCGCAGGACTGTCCTCCTTCGCCCAGTGATGGAGAGCGCCCATCATCAGGGGCTTGCGGCCGCGCTCGGTGACACACTCTGCGGGAAACTGGGCCCACTTGGCAGCATATACAGAATCCGCCGTCTTGGCGCAACCGGGCACGCGCCGACTAATTTCGGCCCATGTCTTGAGTGACTCGTCGGTGGCGGCGATATTGTGAAGTAGGAGACCGAGTGCAATCCAGTCATGATAGGCCTTGGCGCGCTTGGTCGCGTCCATACACTCGCGGACCAGACGGAAGGCGAGTGCGATATCGGCGGCGGAATATCCCGCCTTTACCGAGAGTCCGCTAACCTGTATGAGCTCTGCGCTGATATCCAGATCAGGTGGTGCCGTGGTCGCTGCAGTCGCGGTCAGCGTCGGTGTCTTCATCTTCGCAAAGTTGGAGCCCTTGCCCCATTGACTGAGGAGAGCGGCCCACTCGGTCTCGGCTTCTGGCCGAATCTTGAGCTCGGTCATGTCATCTCGCTTGTACCGAATACTACAGAGCTTCATGACCTCCAGAGGTGCGGGAATCGGTGCCTCGGTCAACATCTCGGCCGTGACCTCCTCCTGAGAGGCCGTGGGCGTGAACTCGTAGACCGTCTCCACCTTATACCAGGCCCTGTCTTGCTTACAGGCGCCATATAGGAACCAGTTGTTCGTCGCGATAACGCAGGAATCAAAGCATTCCTGCGGCTCAATGGTGAGGCCCGTGTTGCCGAATATGCGGCCAATCACATTATTTTGAAGGAGATAGCCGCGGATGGCGAACTGGAGATCGGGACGGGTCGTCACTGTGGGACAGACGACGTGAATACCGTCTTTGTGAACGTCCTTTGCATGGTCGGCCTCGGGTGCCGGCTTGAGCATGACGTAGAACTGGAGGGGAGTGTCTACCGAGATAAAGCGATTGACCGCATCCGCGTAGGCCGTCACGAAGGCGCGGGTCTGGGTCGGCGTGAACCGACGGCGGAGAGGACCACCGGCCGCGTAGCGGAAGTCCAGGTCAATCAGAATAGGCCCCTGTGCCTTGTGCTTCTCTAGAAGTGAGCACGCACGGCCATGAGTAAAGACGTGAGTGTGAACGTGGGACAGAAAAGACTCATACTTGTCTTCGGGGACATTATACTTGCCGGCCCAGCCACCAGGCAGACCCGTTAGATTCCACGAGGAATCTTTCACCCTGAAGGGCTCCATGAATTCTTTGAGCGTCGTCATCGTTAATGTAAGTTATCATGGCCCCTCAAACGGGAGTCAAGTTTTGCAGCATGGCATCGGAACCAAAAAATGTGGCGACATGATAGAGATGCTGGAGAACCCTAGGTGGGTCCCTATAGGCGTCTATCGCACGGCCCCGCTTCCTATCCGACCCGTTCCACCGGTTCCTAAACCGGCATATACACTCAAGGAACGCCGCTCGGTACTAACATGGATCCCTGTGGGAGCTGGAGTAAAGGAGCACGTGACGGGAATTCGGTGGCGCATCTAGATGCACCAATCCTCATCACTAGCGTTAGACATACTGTGGCCGGCCCGGTTGGCGACACCATGGACACTTGGTCGGCTCCATCTTGAATGACTCCTCAATCGCCGACTGCATGAAGAGATGGCCACAGGGCATGACTGCCGTGTTGCCCTCGCTGAAGTCCTCTACCGTAATCGGGCACTGCTCCTTGTCTAGAATGGCCAGGCGCATGAGCTTCTTGGCCACGAAGTGACACAGCTGGTCGCTCTTCTTTGTAACGACAACCGGAGCAGGAGCAGGAGTAGACGCCAGATAGGTATGCGTAAGAGACAAATTATGCTTGAGTGTGTGAGAACCGAAGATAGTCGTATGGCCCGATAGCGAGATAACGAGAGCCTCCAGGCCACTAGCAGAAGCGATGCGAATGTCCATGTGCTTGCGAATCGCCTTCCTCAGGAGAACACCAGTCGTCGTGTGCACCGTATACTGACCCAGATACTCACCAATAGACGTGACAGGAGGCGCTGCCAGAACATTAAGCTGCTCCACGACTGTGCTGGGTGTCAGTGTCCATGCAAGAGTATCCTCACTGAAGCTAGTATCCATGAGAATAAACCGCTTGTCGTTACTGCGACTCTTGATATACAGAATCACTTGATTGGGGAGTCCAGCTGCCATCGTACTTGAATACCATTGACATAATATATGTCAACTTTATAGCAAAAAGGTGACACATACCGCCTTATCTTCAACGGCAATACGATGCCCCCAACCGCTCTTGCTCAACGCCGTGCCTGTATTGATATCAGTAAGATTATGGACCTCGCCGACCAGGGCATCTTCTGGGTTCTGGACGAGGTGGACATGATGCACGGATGGGCAATTATTTGCGGCGGCGAGGACACACCCTATCACGGTGCGCCGTTCTGCTTCGAGGTGCGACTGCCTGATAACTATCCCTTTGAGCCGCCCGTCTTCACCTATCTCACGAACGACACGGTCACACGATTCAATCCCAATTTGTATCGCGACGGCAAGGTATGCCTATCACTTCTCAACACCTGGCATGGTGAGAAGTGGGCGGCAATTCAGACGGTCGGTGCTATTCTCCAGATTATCCAGGCCGATGTGCTCTGTGCGAACCCGCTGACCCGTGAGCCAACCTATCCGCCGGCTGAGCTGGAGGGTCACCATGCCGTATACAATCGTATGATTTTCCATGCAACGCTGGAGACAGCGATTCTCGGTCAGCTGGTGCCAGGGCTTCCGTGGATGGAGCCGGCCCACGACGCCGTACTAGAGTTTGTTAAGAAGGCACGACCTGCGCTTATTGCGAAGGCACGGGCTCTGACGAACTACGACGGTAAGAAGGAGAAAAATACGTTCTTCAACATGTCCGTGACCTATCGGTTCGGCCAACTTGCGGACAGGCTTGCGACTCTTTAGATGAGTCGCTGGACCTGGCCCCACACCTCATCATTGGCGGTCTCCAGGCTTTTTTCGCTCAGGCGATATGCCGTCACAGGCTCCTCAAAGGGATCCGAGATGCCCGTAAACTGCTTAATAGTGCCAGCCCTCGCTGCGGCATAGAGCCCTTTTACGTCACGGGTCTCGCATGTGCCCAGTGGCGTATCCACGAAGATCTCCAGATATGCACCCCAGGCGGCGACCGCCCGACGATTTGCCGCACGGTCCGCCTCAAACGGCGCAATATTGGCCACGAGGACAATGCCTCCGTGACGCACAATCTCGGATGCCACGTAGCCGATGCGGCGCACATTCGTAGAGCGATCCTCCTTGGAAAAGCCGAGGCCCTTGGAAAGATTTGTCCGAATCTCATCCGCATCCAGAATCGTCACCTCACGATGCGGGGCCTCCTCTTGAATTCGCGCCTTGAGCGCGAGTGCCAACGTGGACTTGCCGGAACCAGAGAGCCCCACAAAATAGACGCAGAGACCACGGGGTTTCTGATAAAATGCCTGAAGAGGGGCAATGACTTCAGGATAAGAATACCAGGACGGCACAGTGTCTCCCTTCTCCAACATGGCACGAAACTGCGTACCAGAAATTTGTTTCGTGCGATAGGGGCGATGAGAGGCCAGCGTCATACCATCCGCAGTAGTCTCTGCTAATACAGAGCCACTGGCCACCTCGGCTGTCGTCATGTAAGTCTCCGTATCCTCGCAGAATACAACCTCCTCGGATGTTACAATCGTGATACCAATCTCGGACTCTAGGGACTTGGCCAGAGCCTGCGCAGCCAGAGGATCGTAGAAGGGCCGGCCTTCCTTCGTTTTGTAGGAGGGTCCGGCATGGTCGCGCCCCACAATGAAATGCGAGCAGCCATAGTTGCGACGGATAACGGCGTGCCAGACGGCCTCGCGAGGACCTGCCATGCGCATACTCAGAGGCAAGATAGAGAGTGTAGTGCCGGGCAGCTGAGAGAGCACCTTGCGATAGCACTTCATGCGCACAGGAAAGGGCACGTCGCATTCCTGGGTGACACCTTCCACGGGGTGCAGCAGCACCTTGAGATCGGGCGTCGCCGCTGCTGCTCTCCGGATAAGCTCAATGTGAGAGCGGTGAAGAGGATTGCGGGTCTGGAATCCCAGCCAGGGGCCAGCGTCCCGAAGCTCGGCTGGAGTGCGACGCTCGGTCGCATAAGAAGAATGGAAGGAGTAGTCGCCCATAGTCAGTGCACCCGAGACATACCATGCACCCTTGGTCTTCTGATACTGAATATAGGGGTGATTGTCATCATCAGAGCCGAGCACGGCGCACCACTCAGCCCCCCGGTCGGGCTGCCAGCACTCGTCCACAACCAGGGTCGCCACAGGTGTCCCTGTCACGGTCTTTAGGGTGAGCGACATACCGACAGCAACCTGCTCCTCCACGGATAACACTATCGGGATCGGGAAGACATGAAGAATCCCCTCAACACGAACCCGGAGCATAGATAAACATGTCTCATACTGAAACTGTGTCATATACGTGGTTAATGGCGCAAAGGCCCCGATGCTCAGACACTCCAGATCGCAGAGCTCGCGCTCATCCAAGACCTTTGTCATTATAGCATTTACGTTTATAATTATCGTATTATTACAACCGCATTATATAAATGTTCTCACTAAAGCAGCTATTACAACAGACACCTAAGAAAAATTATAATGCTGACGTTGTTGTATACTGTGGTGGAAAATGCGGAAGTTCTACATTAGAAGCCACGTTTACAAAAAATGGCTATAAGACTATTCGTGCACATGGTATTAAAGATTGGAATACACGGTTTCCAAACGGTCCTGGTATTATGTCTATTATTAAAGATAATAGTAGATGGAAAAAAATCTATATTATAGATGCATATAGAACACCTATTGAGCGCAAGATCTCCTCATTCTTTCAAAACATAGCAAAACATGTACCTGAATATGCACGGTTGAGCTTAACCGAATTAATTAATATATTTAATACACGATTTTTATCAACATTAGAAAAGCACCACTCTATCGATGAAGTGATGCATGAGTTTAATGTGCCACTATTTACAGAGTTTGATTTTAATAACGGTTATGTTATGAAAGAGCACAATAATATGGTATTTGTTAAAATACTATTTCGCGACATTTCTAAGTGGGGGCAAATCCTATGTAGCATTTTTGGCAGAAATATTCCTATTCATTCTGATAATATTACCGTAAACAAGGGTATAAATACTCTTTATACTGCATTCAAGGCTGCGTACAGACTCCCGGCAAGCTATCTACCGACGTTAGATAACGATTCACACTTTCACATATATAATACACCAGATGAACAGGAAAAGTATATTGCATACTGGAAATTAAAAACCAAGAGCTAAATACGCCAGACGAGCCACTAGCTCTCTGCAATTGTTAACATAATATAGATATGCCATATTTTAAAAATGATAAGACAAATATTCTCTTTATTCATATTCCCAAAACAGGCGGATCAGCAGTTGAGAGCTATCTATCACGCCGCTACAATATTAAACTAAATAAGTCACGATTGTTTTATTTTGATAAAACGTTTTCACATGTGTCCCTACAACATCAAACATTATCTACTATATTACAAAATCACTCTAGATTTAATATACAATTATCTGACCTCATGATATTTACCGTTGTTCGGAATCCATATACGCGTATTATAAGTGATTTATTTTGGAATAACATAATTAACGGCACAGAATCGCCTGCTATTATAACGAGAAGAATTACATCCTATCTTCAGTGTTTCAAAAGGAATCAGACTGCAAAAGATAATCATATTCGCCCACAATATCAGTTTTTGATTGCCAACGGGCAGATAGACCCTTCTGTTAAGATATTGCGCCAAGAAACTCTGGCCAGCGATATGAATGCACTGGGTTTCAATAATTTTCCTATGAAACAGGAATCATCCAGTAATTACTTTGATTTGTTAACATTTGAAGCAGTAACGTTGATTAACACCGTATATAGACAAGATTTCTTACATTTTGGCTATGATATGATTACTTCTAATGAAATTCTCCAAACACAACAAACTAGAAATACCCCCCAGAGACCTGTGCCGCGCCCTGTGCAGAACGCTGTCAAAAAACAGCAACCTAGAAATTTGCGTGGAATATTTTTTCCTGGTGCGTAATCTTAGAGCCAAACTGGACAATAAAAGTTGATACTGGGCAATCTCCTACTATGCCAGTACGATGTTACACATTCCGAACGCCATGGTGGCGCCTAGTGCGGAGCACTGGCCCCCCGAAGAGTTGGCTCTGCCCACGAAATACGAACTAGATCCATTTCAAAAACACGCGGTCCTCGGCATCCATGCCGGCGACCATGTGTTTGTGACCGCCAAGACCGGCAGTGGTAAGACCTTTGTCGGCGAGTATCTGATCGCCTACTGTCTGGCCCGCGGCCAGCGCGTCTTCTATACGACGCCCATCAAATCACTCTCTAACCAGAAGTATCACGACCTGAAGAAACTGTTCAGTGGCGCGAGCGTAGGTATTCTGACGGGCGACATCAAGATGTGTCCCGATGCCCAAATCGTCGTCATGACGGCAGAGATTCTGCGAAATCTGTTTATCAAACGCGGCACTGCAACCGAAGGTGTCGGTCTGACGGCGGCCGTCTCTCTTGAGGGTGTCGGCGGCATCGTGATGGACGAGGTCCACTACATCCAGGATCCGGACCGTGGCCATGTGTGGGAGGAGACGCTCGTTCTTGCCAAGGGAGCAGTAGAAAAGGGGCTGAAGTTAGTCCTCCTCTCTGCCACTCTACCCTCTGCCGAGTCACTAGCAGGTTGGCTCGCCACGCTTCATCAGCACCGCACCGTGCTGCTCTCCACTACCTACCGTATCGTGCCCCTCGTTCACGGCGTGCTAAATGCCGACATGACGGTGATGCCCCTGCTCCGCACCGACGGCACCTGGATCAACGACTCCTACGCTGGCTGGCTCCGTGACCGTAAGTCCGTCGCAGATGCTGCCCTCGCCTACAAGAAGGCGGTAGATGCCCGCGCACGCGACGGCTATGCCGGCGGGCCGCCCAGCGGCAAGGTCCGTGTGGAAGACCCCGTGTCTCGGTTCCATCGCATGCTGGCCTGGCTCGGCGAGTCCAAGCAGCTTCCCGCACTCTTCTTTATCTTCAGCCGCCGTGAATGTGAGCGCTACGCCGCACTCGTCACTGGCTCACTGCTAGATTCCTCGGAGGCTGCCGCAGCCACCCACATCATTGACTTCCATCTGTCGCGATTCCGCGGCACCCTCGGACAGTCTCCCCAGTACCACACCATTCGCGGCCTCTTGATCCGCGGCATCGCCTTTCACCACTCGGGGCTCCAGCCTCTGCTCAAGGAGATCGTGGAGATCTTGTTCAGCCGCGGCTACGTTCGGGCCCTGTTTGCGACGGAGACGTTCTCGGTGGGCCTGAACATGCCGACAAAGACGGTGGTCTTCTTGGAACTGGAGAAATTCTGTGACGGCAATGCGGGGAAACGGCTACTGCGCCCCGACGAGTATATCCAGATGGCGGGACGGGCGGGCCGCCGCGGCCTGGACACACAGGGCCTCGTCCTCTACGAACCGATGCGCGCGCCAGTAGACATCGGTGAGCTCCGCGGTCTGCTCACGGGCGCGTTACCCCCGCTCCAGTCGCGTATGCGGTTCCACTATGACTTTATCCTCAAGAATCTTCTTACATCTGGCATTGATATCGTGAATCAGAGTTACTGGGCGCAACAGCAACGAGATCTGCGCGCTTCCGTGAGCAAGGATATAACGCGTCTGGAGGCCCGTATTGCGACCTTGGCTGCGCTACTGACACCGGCCGAGGAGCAGGCGCTCACGGAGAAGGCGGCGCTAGAGGCCGAGATTACCGGCTCGGTAAACGCCAAGCGAAAGAAGGCGGTCGCGGCCCTCAATCGTTGGACTCTGGCGAATGATGAGAAACGGTTAGCAGCGGCAGCTGACACCTTCAAGGAACTAGCAGTGGTTCGGGCGGAGGCTGCGACTTTGACGGCTACCGTGGTGCGTTGGGATGCCGCCCCTCTGCTCTCCGTGAAGCCACTGGAGGCGTGTTTGCGGGAGTGGGGCTTCCTCTCACATGAAACCGCGGCGCTGACTACACTCGGTCTCTGCGCGTCAGAGACCGCCGAGTCTCATCTGATTCTCATGCCGTTGCTCGCCGCCTCAGGCCGCTGTGACGACTTGACGGCGACCGAGGTCGCCTGTGTGCTCGCCGGCTTTCTCCAGGAGGGCGGCGACGAGTCTACGATTGAGGACACGGGGCTCAGTCACGAGGCCAAGGAAGTGCTCTACTGGATCGGCGACCAACGCCGCGCCTGTCTGGCCGCGGAGGACCGTCACGGCGTGGCCTCTCCGACCGCCTTCTGGAAACTGACGCCGCTCTGGGTGTCTGTAGTTGCGGCCTCCCTCGGCGGCGCCACGTTGTCCGAGATTGCCGCGACCCATGGCCTCTTTGAAGGCAATATTCAGCGCGCCCTTCTCCGTGTGGCCAACATTCTTGATGAGTGGTCGGCCATCGCCACGATTCGCTGTGACCTCGCCATGCTAGAGAAGATGCGGAATCTACGCCTCGGTGAGATCACAGATTCATTGTATCTGCATCTCTGAATTTATGGGACCAATATAGGGATGTCTGCCGAACAGCCGACTCTACGTAATCTACCGAAGCACAACCGTTATCGCAATGCATATCAGCGATTCGGTTTTTTTTGGGGACTCGGAGTGGAGCACGAGACGTATATTGCGACGAGTCGGACACGCGACATCCGCACGTTTGAAGGCATCATGCGTCCCGAACGCTACAGTGTGGATTATTATTCGGCATATAAGCAGACGGAGCTAAAGGACGCACTGGCCGCCATGCTAGTCGCTCACGGGGGCATGCTGACCGTCCCTATTCTCATGAACGGGCACAGTCTGACCTCATGTGACCTCAAGGGCGAGCATTCAACCACGTATGAACGCGTACCGAAGCCAAATCCGCGATTTACAAAGACACTATTTGAATGGGCCTGCGAGTATTCGCAGTGGCTCAGAGATGAGGTTAACCGGGTCTTCATGTGGGACGGAGACACGGTGGAATTTATGACGCAGCGCTTTTATAGGGCTACGGTACGCGATGTCATGGAAGAGCTGATTTCCGGTGAGACGCGATTCGTGTCTGAATTGGCGCGGCTGCCAAAAGAGGGTATCATTGCCGAGTATGGTCCATTGACGCTGGTGAGTCGCAATGAGCCCTTTGCCACTTATCTGACAAATTTGCGAAATGTGTCTATGTTTAATAATGGAACGATTCATGTGAATGTGACGTTGCCGACGCGGTTGGGCTGGGATCGCAGGCCACTTTGGCCCGCGGATTTTTTAGAAAAGCACCGGCGATTGGCACGTCTGATTCAGTGGTTTGAGCCGCTGTGGGTCGCGGCCTATGGCTCGGCAGATCCCTTTTCTACGCTGTCGCCCAAGTTTGCAGCGGGCTCACAGAGACTAGCAGTGTCGCGGTATATTGGTGTGGGCACGTTTGACACGGACACGATGCCTGTTGGTAAGATTCTCCAGGTGCGCAAGGAGGATCTGGGGGCGCTGCCGTGGTACGATACAATGTTGGCGCACACGGCCTATCGACCGTTGGATGTGATTGGACTGGATATCAATTATAACAAACACTGGGCACATGGTCTGGAGCTCCGGTTTTTTGATCAGATACCGATGGAGAATCTGGAGGCGGTCTTAAAACAGGTGGTGGCGCTCATGGATGTGGCGATGGGCGGCAGCGTGGACAATCCTTGTCGTTCTATGGAATGGCAGCGCATGGCGGTGTCTGCGCTGTTTCAGGGGGGTGACTGGATTCTGGAGCCGGTGGAGATTAATTTGCTGTGCTCGGTGGTGGGAGTGGCCGGTGACGTAAAAGAGCCGGCGAGGGCGGCGTCGGTGTTGAGGCTGATCATGAACAAAATACCGGCGGGGTTTTGTTGGCGGCGGATGGTAGAGGGACGGCGGTCGTGCTGTTAGAGAGCATGACATACGGAGCCCGTTAGAGCTCGGTTAACGAGGGTGCCGACTACGACGTAGGAGATAAGGGAGCCGTTAGGATCCGCAGTTTCCGACTACGACGTAGGAGGTGCGAGTGCTGTTAGCACCCGTTCGCGCCAGTTCCGCTTCGTCGGATCGCAGAAGATGCGGATGCGGCCCTCAGTGCCCGCTGGCCTGGGCTCTTCGTGCCGCAGCCGAATTAGGCGTCGCCACAGCGGCACCCATACGCGGTCTTCCGAGAACCAGATAACGTCAATCTCGTGTACGCGACCAGGAGTCACATGAGTCAGGAAGGTCAGGTCACGGTTCCAGCGGCGATTTGCACGGGCCCGCTCATTGAGGCCTACTGTACTGGGAACCGTCCCAGTGACAGTTCCTGTCACCGTTCCGGTGACTATCGCTTTGAGAACACGTTGGTTGACCAGATCCGCGTAACGGCGCAGCGGTGACGAGGCATGACAGTAGACACCTCCAAGTGTGGCGTGGGTCTGAGGCCCTGGACCTGCCGCTTCATAGGTTGCCGCCTCCATGGCCAGGAATTGCAGCGTTGGTACAGAGACAGCCTCTGGCTGAACGCGCAGAATGCCGCGTTGTGCCTGTTTAAGGATGGCTGCCACTTCGCGATTGTAGCGAAGCATGAGCTCTTCAATCCAGGCATGAGGTTCTGTGGTGACACCCAGGGAAACTGCTACAGCAGAGCCGACAAAGGAATCATAGGTGAAACTGTGCTCCACCGTAATCCATGTTAGTCCGAAACGAGGCTTTTTTGGGTCAAGCAATCCTAAGAATAGCGTGACGCCGCGACGGCGTTGGCCAGGTAGCAGTGAGGCCGACGCCTCACTAATGGAGGGCGGCAACATGGTGCGCACAGCGCGGCCTTCTAGGTCATAGAAGGTCGCACCGATGGTGGCTGCGGCAATATCTGTAGGCGAGCCTGCGGCAACAGCCGCAGCAGCATCCGCGATCGTGATGGCCCAGCCGTGCTCAGGATGGTACGCGACGGCGTCATCAATATCGCGACAGTCTGGTGGGTCAATGTGAAACGTGGTCCAGCCCGTTGCGGCGCTGATCTCTTCTCTAGGCTCATCAGCTACCTCTGCCAGCGACACGACGGGTTTAGTGGGACAGTAGTGGAGAAGGAGCGCTTCGTGCTCTGCCGCGTAATTACCGACTGGGCCGATGATCCGTGAGAGATTGCCGCGGGGCTTTCCGTTTACGACGGTTGTGCCCGCATCAACCACCGCAATCTGATTCTCGGTCTCTCTGGAGGCCGAGCCCACTATGTATTCAGAACCATCGTAAGATCTGAATAAATAGAGTGGTGAGCCATGGCTGGTAATGCCATAGCGATACTTGGATGCTAATTCAAGGACGCCTATCATCGTAATGAAGGGATCAACAGCAGAGCGTAATATCAACTTTTATGGTGTTCTGAGCATATTCCCAAATACCATAATGTGACTATTTCCTACTGCTGGGCTGCTACCGGTGTTACTTACACGCCCATACATCGTAACTATATATGTGCCGGCGCTTGACACTGAGCAATCGTGCATTACTATATTTTGAAGATAGCTGTTGTTATTTGAAGCAGTTATTGACGTTATATCACTGGTTGGTCCAGATATACCGGCCGGACCGGATATCCCAACATAATTATAATAGATGTGATTGTCACCTACCGGACCTGCTACAGAATTGGCGATTACAGCAATATTTGTTGCGGCAGATACAGTGACGGATGTTGTCGGTCCTATAGACTGAAAACTGGTAGTTAATGCGGGGCCACTCGCTATCGCTGTTAGATTATATATTCCACCTGGCCCCGTAGCACCAGTAGAGCCAGCACCAGTAGCACCTGTGGCACCAGTAGAGCCAGTAGGGCCCGCAGGGCCTGCAACTCCAGTAGAGCCAGTAGGGCCGGTAGTTCCAGTCGCACCGGTAGGTCCCGTAGAACCGGTAGGTCCAGTATGGCCAGTAGCACCTGTGGAGCCAGTAGCACCTGTAGCACCTGTAGCACCTGTGGATCCAGTAGCACCTGTGGCACCTGTAGAGCCAGTAGCACCTGTAGCACCAGTGGCACCCGTGGATCCAGTAGCACCTACACCAGTAGCACCAGTAGCACCTGTAGCACCAGTGGCACCGGTAGGTCCCGTAGAACCGGTAGGTCCAGTATGGCCAGTAGCACCTGTGGAGCCAGTAGCACCTGTAGCACCTGTGGATCCAGTAGCACCTGTGGATCCAGTAGCACCTACACCAGTAGCACCTGTAGCACCTGTGGATCCAGTAGCACCTGTGGATCCAGTAGCACCTGTTGCGCCTGTGGCGCCAGTAGGACCTCTAGCACCTGTGGGTCCAGTAGCGCCAGCAGAACCGGTAGAGCCAGTAGGGCCGGTAGGACCGGCAGGACCGGCAGCAGGCCCGGTTGGTCCAGGTGGTCCAGGTGGTCCAGGTGGTCCAGGTATCAAATTATTACACCATTTTAAATAATTCATCCGATCTTTCGCTGACATTCTGTTCACTGCGAACAATTTACCTTTTCAATATGTACCCCCTCAAATAATGATCGGCCTAGTGATGATTGTCAAAAATGAGGAAGCTGTCATCGCGCGAGCCCTTCTCTCTGCCAAACCCTTCATTTCCACCTATGTTATTGTGGATACCGGGTCAACCGATCGCACAAAAGAGATTATCGCCGAAACAATGGCTGACATATCCGGCATCGTCGTAGACCGTCCCTGGGTCAACTTCGGCGTCAATCGCTCCGAAGCACTCGCCCTATGCGACGACCACATGGATTGGGCAATTATGATTGACGCCGACGATACTCTAGCCGGCACAGTGCCGCCTGCCACTGTCTGGACTCCCAACATTGATGCCTTCATCATGTCTATCCATCACGGCTCTATCATTCACAATCGTGTCCAGGTATTCCGTACACGAATCGGCTGGCGCTATGAAGGCGCCGTGCACGAGTACCCCGAATGTGGCAGGGAAACAGTCATTGCGACTCTACCTCCCGAGACCTATATGGAGACCCGCTGTGAAGGCTTCCGCTCCAAGGATACGCAAAAGTATCTCAAAGACGCCCTCCTACTTGAGACGGACCTTGCCACCAAGGTCACCCATCGCACTCTGTTTTATCTGGCCCAGAGTTATCGCGATGCAGGTATTCCCGACATGGCCATCAAGAACTACCAGCGCTATATTGACTTATCCGGTGGATGGGACCAGGAACGCTACATGTCGATAGTCAACATCCTAGGCCTAATTACGGATATAGATGCCCGCATAGCACTGGCATGGCAGGGCATTGAACTGTGCCCCGACCGTGTAGAGGCCCCCTATACCTTTCTCCATGAACATCGGCTGGCCGGTCATCCGCTGACCCAGCAGTGCTACGCCATTGCACGGGCTGTTGAGAATCGCAAGGTGCATCGCCATTTTCTGTTTGCGAGTCAGGCTCTCTATGACTGGGGCATGGATGATGAGCTCGCAGTAGTGGGATACTGGACAGGCCATTATCGCTACTCCTACGATGCTGCCATGCGCTGCGCGATGACGGCTCCTGAGGCCCATATGCGCGAAAATGCTCTCAAAAATGCAAAGTTCGCCTTTGACAAGTTAGCCGCCTAATTATTTTACCCCAACATTCAGCAAGATGACCGAGTCCCATGTGTCTCCGACTCTGGGGCCCATGACGGAAGCCATTCATAATATCAGTATGCGACATCTCAATGATCTGGGGACAGGGGAGGATGACCGGCATTTTCTCAAAACCTGGCGGCGAAATCTGCACGACTGTCTCACACAACAGAATGCCCGTGTTATTCAGTTTCTTGCTGCTGACGCATCAGGCGAGACCGATGTGGTCACCAAGCGGTGCACTGATATTCTCAATCGCTATTCGCGACCTACGTGGAGCCTAACATCATCTACACGGGACGTTGCCTTGCCCGTCGGCACTGGCGATGCCGTTGCATGGGTAACGGGCGAAATAGGCATCGCACCAGATGTGCTCCGTGAGCATCTACGCCGGACAATAAAGGTCTATACGGCCTCTACGACTGCCCTATGTGCAGCCGAGGGCCGGCTGGAAGACAAGCTTAAACAGCTAGAGACACTCGTGGGACGCGTGAATGACTTGATGTTTATGGAGCCTACGGCAGAGCTGAGTGCGCTAGCAGGTCCCGCCAGAGCGTATCTTGACAGCGTATTCGGGAAACTCAGCATTGAGCCAGAATATCGCGAACTCATTGAGCGCTACAAGCAATTCTCTATTCTCAAAAATCTTGTTAATCTGGGCGCATTTCAAAAACAGGCTGTGCCGATGTGTACCATCTGTATGCTGAAGGGCGTCACACATGCAACGATTCCCTGTGGACACACCTATTGTGAGGAATGTAGCACGAAGCAGACAACGTTATGCTACATATGCCGAGCACAGATTAGGGACCGTGTGCGCATATTTTTTTCGTAATTTTGTCACTAGGGGCGAAGCCCCTAGGTGGCCGAACAAAGGTCGCTTCGTGCGCGGACAGTGTCTCGGGACTCCAGCCATAGAGTGTGGCTAGAGTCTGGAGATGACGACGGGCACGTGCTATCCAAAGCGTTGTGAAGAAGCGACGCGTGAGAGTCTCTCTGTATTCTTCGGGAGTTTCCATACTATTGGATCGCCCGGATTCACTGGTCATATTTATGGTACAATCTAAAACCATCGGCACGAAGTAGAACTAATGGACGAGGGTATTTCGCAGTTGCCTACACTCATCAAGCAGTGGATGGCAGAGGAGGATGAGTTGAATGTGCTTTCGGCGGCCGTGCGCGAGAAGCGTAAGCGAGCGAAGCTGGTTCGCGAGATGATTGTCAAAATCATGAAAACGGGCAAGATTGGCCAACTGAAGACATCGGCGGGTGCGGTAGTGGCGCGGTCTAAGAGTATTAAGGCACCGATGTCGAAGAAATATCTGGCAGCTGCGCTCACTGATTTTTTTGAGGGAGATGCTATCAAGGCGGCGGCGTGTGCACAGTTCTTGGATGAGAATCGACCACTGAAGGCGAAGGATAATCTGAGTTTGGAACCGACCTAAGCGCGTAGCGCTTAGGTCGCTACAGAGCCGGTTTCACCGGCCGAACCTACTTAAGTCCTAGCGGACGTAAATAGTTACGCAAGTTGCTTCGCCTACGTAGCCGGTTTCACCTGCCTAGAGCGACGCTTTCGTTTCAATGTCTTACGCTTACTCTTGCCTCCAGACATAGGCTTAGTAAATATAGCAAAATATGGGGGTACTTTGAAGTCACCAACTTTATTTTTATGAGTCAGTATAAATGGAAAATCCTCTTTCTTTATCACAGAAAAGCTCCATTTATGTTTAAATGCTCCGCTATCAATTAACGCCTGCATGGGTTCTTCCATTGCCGTATTATATGGACCAGGAAAAATGACCGTACCACCCTTTTTGAGAACTCTCCACGATTCGTCAAGTATATTAATTAAAACGCAATCTTCTTGTACTTCGCCACTGCGTATTTGCGGTCCAACGGGGCAATTATCTCCCCATACATATGTTTTTGATTCTGCCTCAATGTCACCCCATGTAGTTTCAGGACATTCCGGGTCTACATAGTGGGCTCCTACAACTTTATCCAAGGCGCCGTTTTTGAGATGGTACATTTGGGCATGAAGCCGTTCACAATGACATGCAATAACTATTTCAGAATCCATTCTGTATATGCAAGAGTTTAAAATATAAAATCGTCGCCCTAAGTATAATGCTCGGTGTTGCCCACTTCATGGACTTTATCAAGCATGAGGGTTTTTCTAACATGTCCGACGGTGGTCTGACTGCGGTCATTGCACTGCTTCTGGTGGTCGTCATTCAGTTATTTATTGTCCAGTTTCTGTGGAACACGGTTCTGACTCGTGTTGTTACGGTAACTCGTCCTCTGCCTTCTCTGGGCTACACGCTGGGACTGATGGTTCTTACTACTATGCTTTACCCCGGACCTGTTTGATTTACGGGTTGATCCAGAGGGAGTCACAGCTTTACATATGTCATCAACAAATGGTGCTAGTAATTTTGACTTACTAACAGCATTGTAACACATTATTTTGGTTTCGGCCTACTTAGGCTCTGCAGAAAATCCATCATACTGCGATAAATCAGACTCAGATTCCCAGTAACCAAGATCACGAGGTCCAGCTGGACCTATGCTTTTTGATTTACACATGGCCCTCATCGTCAGCTCCAGACGCTTCAGAACCGTATCAAATTCGGCCGTCGCTTCATCCACAGGCTCACACAGCTCCCGGATAAGCTCATGTCCCCGCACCTTAAACTTCTCAATAATCAGCTCCGTATCACGCTTATTCAATGCACCCACGAGGCAGCGACTCACGATGGCCACAGGAGGCTCAGTATCCTGACTAGTGCGGAACTGGAGATTCAGAGTACGATAGGTGCCGGCACCCGGTGCGGCAATATCGGCCTCCATACAGCACAGCTTAGACATCAGCAGACGCAGCTCATCTGCCTCGGCAGTGTCTACGTGGGCAAACCGGGCTAGCAGACTCTGAGCATCCGTGGAACGATTCACGCAGACCGGCATGCGGCGGGCGTCAGTGGCGTGCGTAGCGAACCCTTCAGAAATAGCTGCGCCATTTCTTCTGGGTAACTCACTTGCTCCGCAAGTAGCGAAAGGCTCCACAACACCCTTAACCTTGTTCTTGATGTCACGAAACGCATACAGATCAGAGGGGCCCTGGTATTTTAGAGGTGCGGGATTATTGCTGGCGAACCCCTCCTTAATTAGTTTCAAATCCTGAGGAATTCCGTATAGCATAGGATCCTTGGCATTTGGATCAAGAACATCCATCCCCTCAATGGCGCGTAAATCCGTTGGTCCTCCATATCTCAGCGGAGCATTCTTAGAACCGTACGTGGCGAAACCTTCAGTGCGAATAGGCTGTAAGTCCTGAGGAATCCCATATAGCATAGGGGTCTTAGACACATGTGGGTTGCCTGGCTCGGCTCGCCGAGCACCAATCTCCTCGCGTATACCGCGACCCGTCAATGGCACCGGCGCATGCTGAGGGTCCTCCCACCACGAACCATTCCAACCATTCGTCATATCCCCATAACTCATATATCCCTCAGGCTGGTAGTGAATCAACACCAGTGCGAGGATCAGTAACGCCATACCCAAGATAAACATCTCTATTTAAGCAACAGAAGATCCGGGGTGCGCTTCTCTTCTCTATACGGCACCCTAATCCGCTGAGGTACGATGCCCACGCGATTCAGCACAAAGCCCGTGCAGACATCCTCAATATAGGACGACCTAAAGTCATCGGCCGCTATCACGACCTTCAAGGCCCGCGCCGAAATCCAGTAGCCCGCCCCAAAACAATAGACCGCCGCCGGATGCGTCGGTGTTACCGACGCATTCAAAAAGCGTTCCCCAATCCGCGACTTGTCTATGATCCCCGCACTACAGGCGTCCACTTTCACTCCCCAGTAAGGCACCACCAAATTACTGTATATGGTATCCACGAGTGCCACCCGGTCAAATACCATATCATCATCTGTCTTGAAGACACCGGGGCACAATGGCCGATATTTGGAAATCCACACGAATGCCGCATGTAGCTTGGCAGGCAGTGTCTCATACGTGTCTCCAGCGGCCACCGTTAGTACATGAGTCTCCGAGTTAAAGCTCGTGTCTGCTCCACCGACGACACCAAGCACCTCCCAGCCGGGCTGGCGTCCGAATCGCTCTATAGCTGCTGTCAGATACTCCTTGTAACGCTGGCAGCCACAAATCAAAAGAATGGGTAGCGGTGACATTATTCATTTACGCTTCGCTGGTCTTAGGCCCAGTCCACGCCACTGCTAGTTCCTCAAAGATACGCTTGGCCTCGGCGGCAGCTGTCATCACTACCGCGCGTGCGAGACCCTCCATATCTGCCGTATCAGCAATGAATCCGATGCGCAGTGTCATAGTTCGGTGCAGCGGATGTGGCACCTTGTAACCGACATAGTTCACATGTGTATCTGGACTGCCGTCAGTCAGATAGAGCTTCGTAACAACGGCCTGGAGCAGGTTCCCCAGGGTGTGCTCTTGGCCCTCAAAGAGAACATCAATACCATTCATGCGGCTATCGGGATCCGTGAAGGTGATTGCCGGATTCTCAGTATAGGCCGAGACGAGCGCAATGATCGCCTGAATACCCTCGGCCACAATCTCCTTGACGGGTCGGATGCCCACTGACTCCACCGTGAAGTCAAAGGAATACGGCTCACCGTCCTTCTTGAGGAAGCACCGCTGAATAGACATATTCTCCCATTCTTGCTTGTGGCCCGGGTCGTCAACACCATTCTTAAAGGCGGCAAGCCATTCTTTATAGTGGGACTCCTGAGCCGCCGGATCAGGGTCAATGGTATTCATAAAGGAACACTGACTCACGGGACAGAATCCCATGTGGTCCCTACCAGTTCCAACAACGGGAACCGCCATCAACTCAACCTCTTCAGGTGGCTGCTCAGGATTCCAATGGGGCCTCAGGCTGACTAGCAGTGATGCCTGACCGGTGACGGGGTCGGCGGGAAAGACTGCCTTACTGGGCACGGGCTCGCCGCTCTTGGTGACTACGAAGTCGTGAGCGGTCACGTGCTTGACGGCGCGTGTATCATTGGCGACGGCGAGAGTGAAAGTGTACTCGGCGGCCTCTTCAAACGGCAGCGCAATGGGCAGTAGCGTGAGACGATGGGCGAGCATCTCATTGAAAACTGCGGAGGTGTTCTTGGTGATGACGATACCGGGGTCATCGGCGTTGGTGAGATCGGCGCGGAAACCGACAGAGCGGGTGCCGGTGAGAATGCCACGACGCAGAGTGTTGGCGATGGTGGTAGTCGTGTCAGAGAGAGTGAAGCGACCCACGAGACCACTGGCTTGATAATTACTGAACATACTTCTGCTAGTTACACCGGAAGTGTGTCAAGTTTTGATTCGTGCATTTTGCTATCGCCTGTTGCGGTAGCCGACGACCCCGAAAAAGCGCCCGCCATAGCAATGAGCACGCCCAAGAATCTGTGCTTCTTCAGTGCCCGGTGCCGCTTCAGTCAGAACTTTCTTGAGGAGCTCGCCAAGTCGCCCTACGCCAAGGAATTCCGATTTATTTCGGTAGACCCCCAAAATGGTCAGCGCCCCCAGCTTCCCTCCTATGTGAAGGCAGTACCCACACTCATGATCGAGGGTGAGAGCAAACCTCGCACCGATGCCCAGGTCATGAACTGGCTCTCCGAGCGGCGCCTCAAGGATAAGGGCGGCGCCCCACAGGATGGCCTCATGGCCTTCAGCATGGAAATGGCGGTCTCCGGCGACGAGAGCTATTCTTTTCTGGGTGAAACCGCCGATGCCACAAAGAATTCCATGGTCCGCATGGTGGGGACCATGGCCGGCATCAATGAGAGCGGGCTCGGCACTCCCGATGACCGTCTCAGGACCGACACTGCGATGACACAGGGAGCCGGCATCGGTGTTCCCGCTCAGTCGGAGAAAGCCCGTGTTCTGGATGACCGCCTAAAGGCGTATCAGCAGATGCGCGACCTGGATAATAAGGGGCCCCGGCGTATCTGAACCTAAGAACGGCGCGGGATACTACTATAGATGTCCGACCTCCGCAATTTCTGTGACCACCTTATCTCCTTCGTCTATGAACTTGCTGCGACATATCCAGACGAGCCGGAGCTTGTGCGGGCCGCGCAAATCGCTAAGATGGCGCCGCCTCGGCTGCTCTTCTCGTCATTCAAGACCCACATTTACGATGAATTTTCTACTCATATTCTGACAGAAAATGAGGAGTACATTCGTCAACGGGCGAACCGGCCCGAACTGCTAGTCTTTACGAAGCATTGGTCTACGATGTCGGAGGCCAATCGGACATGCGTATGGAAGCATCTCAAGGTGCTGGTGCTACTGGCGCAACGGGTTCGGTAGGCGCTAACTGTTTCATTGCTGCTGCTATCACGGGGGGAACTGGCAGCGATGCAAGCGCAAGTACCTGCCCACCCTGTTCAACCTTATCTTGTAAGGGGATTAGCCAATACCAGAGATAGAGTGGGGCGGTTTGCGACAGTAATTTAAGCGGCTCGTCGCCGCGATATTCATTTTCTGCTTCTAGCAGCTGCTGGTACTGTTCCTTATGGTCTGTAGCATTGTCTTCTATTTCTTTCTCTTTCGCTGCCATTACGCTACTGAACTGTTGTGGGGTCATGGCTCCGTCAAATAGTTCAGTACTGATGGACAGATTTAATAATGCGTAACCCTTCTTCTTTTCTTCTTCATCAAGAATCGGATTACCAGCAATTTCGGCAAGTGTCTTTGACGAATCATAGAACCGACCAGTCACGTAGTTTTTCAAGTCACCGCCCCGCTGTTTTCGCACTGTACGCCGGCGCTTCTCTTTCTTGGCCTGTCCACGAGTCTTGCGCATCCCTTGTTGGATGCGGTGATTTTTAGATTCGTAAATCGCACGACCAGAGCAAGATGGCCTCATTTTCCACGACGCTGGCGTCATTTTGTGATGAGCTGAAGCAGACATTTCCGGAGCTGGAGCAACAGATTTCCCGGGCAGTCACTCTTGGCCCCGACCAGTATTTCGCCAGTTGGGCCAAGAATTTGCCGATTTTGTTAGCGCGGAATGCCGATGCTCTCTTTGCAGAGCGCAAGGGTTTCATCATCGGCTCTGTCCGGCTGACGCCGGCCTTGTGGGCCGAGATTTCCGAAAACACTCGTGCGGCCATCTGGAAGTATCTGCGTACCCTGGTCCTGGAATCCGCCATGGGGCTCTCGGATCTTTCGGCGGAGACTATGCAGACTCTGATGGAGATAATTGTCACCGAAAAGAGCGGTGGCTCCATGGAATCTATGATGGACAAGCTCAAAGAGATGATGGGTGCCGACTTATCCGGTATGGCGATGCCCGAAATCCCGGAGCGACTGCGTAATGGCCGCATAGCCAAACTGGCAGAAGAGATGGCGAAGCAGTTTGACCCTGCAGAGTTCGGTATTGATCCCGCCCTGTTGAGCGGCGATAATGTGGAAGAAATTCTGAAGCGCCTCATGGATATTTATAAGAGGGATCCCACCATGCTTGTCAATGGTGCTCGGCGGGTGGCGGAGAAGATTAAGAAACAGATCCAGGGCGGATCACTGAATCGCGACGACCTCATTGCCGAGGCACAGGAATACGTCGCACTGTTTAAGAATCATCCGATGGCAAAGGGCTTCTTGAACCAATCCGGACTAGCAGAGATGTTCAGTGGTCTGGGTGGCTCTGAGACCACGCCCTCAGAGCGTCGTCGCACGGTCCAGGAGCGGCTGAGGAAGAAACTGGCTGAAAGACAGGCTGCGACCAAGCGCTAGCTGCCGCTCCGGCTGAAAGACAGGCTGCCAAGAAGTAGACGCAATTAGTAAGGAGATATGACATGTCCGCCATTTTGGTTATCTGACCCGGGCGTCTTGGTGCGCGATGCCGCCGAGTTCTTTCCCTTCACGGACAATGATGTGCGCTGCACGGCCTCCGCACTAAACTCATTTACACGTTTCGGCATCTACCTGGGCATTCTGCTAGCCATCGTGCGGGTCTCGCCTGTCTGGTTAGCCGTCGGTGTGGCCTTTGCTGGATTCGCAGCCGGTGCATGGCTCTACATGGGCACACGTGGCTCTGTGCGCGAGGGCTTTGAATCCTCATGTGGCAGCGACTTTGCTACTGCGGCACCAATCCTGGACCCGCGCGAGGTCATCGCAGAGTATGTCCCGGATGTCATCGGGCTACCGGCGATGGAACGCACCTTTCCCACATGCCAGAACCCGTTTATGAATGTACTCATGACCGAGATAGGTGATAACCCTACACGGCCACCGGCGGCGCGCATTAATACAAAGATGGAGGAGTTCTATCAGACTATCTTTGCGCGTGATCCGGGCGATGTATTTCAGCACACACAGAACCAGCGTAACTGGGTTTCCATGCCGGCTACGACCATTCCGAATGACCAGGGCGGTTTCGCAAATTGGCTGTATCGCGTACCCGGTCAGACCTGCAAGGAGGGCAATATGTCGCAGTGTTTCTTCAATACTGGCGCAGAGGGTATCCCATGGCGGGAGACGCGGCGTCTGACGTAGTTGCCAACCAAAAAAAGAGTTCCTGAATCAGAGATGTCGTCATTTCAGATCCAGCAATTTACTCGGGTTCGCGATGATCCCTGCGACCAGGTGGTCCAGAATAAGGAATCTATGGGCCCCGGTTCGTATAATGTGACGAACCTGGTCCCGGCGGCGTCCACGACCTACGGAATTGCGTATGACCAGCTCGCCATTCCTGCTGCTCCCGGCTATGGCTGGTCGGCGGCGGAGATTAATGCCGATTCGCTGTTGCGCAACCACGCTGTCCAGGGCAATTCTCCGCATTGTCCTCTTCGTGGTCGTATCCAGGCGCGACCCTTTTCTACGGTCCCGTACATGGGTCGTGGCCGTGGCGATTCGGCCCTGGAGTCGCGTCTTCAGCAGTCGGTGTATGGCCATCTGGGCAAGGACTGCGGAACCATTTCGGACGCATTCTTTGAGAATCAGTTTACGCCGCTCATCCCGTATGTTGCGGCGAATGTCCAGAACCCGGTGCATCTGATTCCTGAGGTGGCGTCTAAGGGATGGGTGAGGGCGGGGGTGCCGAGCCGCCAGTGGATTCGTGATATGAATTGTTAAGACACTTTTGACGGGACATAGTGACGACCGAAGGGAGGACCGCATTACGACCGGTCAAAAAGTCTTATCAAAAAGTCCATCTGCCCGATTTAGACCTCGTGGGATCCATCGGATCCCGATGTAATCCAAATGACGGATTTCATCGGTAATAGCATCATAATAGTCCATGTGCCTCGGCGGTCTTCTGTTAATAAGCGCATTAATCAAGCCCTGATTGTCATTTTCCAGATGGATAGCACCACGATCAAGCTTCTTGGCGAACCGAATTCCATCTAGCACCGAGCACCATTCGGAATCACCCGAGTGCCGATGATCGATATAGGTACACAGCATGTATTCTTTTGTTAGGGGAAATACACATGCCGTGCGTGAGATACCCGACTTGAACGAACCATCCGTCTGGATAAGATGTGTATGAGGAGGTCGGATAGCGGACTTCAGGGAGAAAAACGGTCGCATATATTCTATTTCACGGGTATCTAAGTAGAGTATGTCCGCAGGTGTTCAGCGCGTAGAAACAGCCCCTGGCTACACCATGATTCCCCAGAAGTTCTATCATCCCAATGCGGGGCGCAATGCGCTCGGTCTCGTCGGCGGCAACGAAGTCAGTGTGCCAGCTGGCAACCTTGTCGATGTAGAGTCCGATCTCTTCGGGCACACTCGTGATCTGTCCAAGGTGCCCTCGCGCAACTATCAGGCGCCTCAGGGCAAGCGGGACATTGTGTTTACAGAGCGGTCTACGGGTCGCACGGTGACCGTGTCCACACAGCAGCAGCACCTCCCCACGATACAGATGTTCAGTTATCCCGGTATACCGGCACCTGAGCCCCTGGTGCGAGATGTTTATGGCGCACCGTGGCGATTTTAGACAGAAGGGATACACGTAATTTGTTCCATTGACATAGAGGATGGAACAGATTGCCGCATTTCTGAACTATTACAATATGACCGGTCAGCACAGTGCCGACCGTGCGCTTACACGCTACAAGCATGACGTAAGTGCTCTGCGTGAGCGCAACGAGATTTCCACGGGGCCCGGACGGTGGGCCCTTGGTACTCCCGAGAATGCCCTGTCCTTTGCACCGAACTCTACGATCATTAATCAGAAATGGGGGGCGGCCCACGTGATGACTAGCACGAAGACTGATGTGGAGAGTGATTTGAGGAATGTGGGTCGGCCTTCGGCGCGCGTGCGCTGTGGCCAGTATGAGCCGGAGCAGGGTGCAGCACTGGCCGCCGACCTGGTCGCGATGCCCGAGACTCCCTTCCGTCAATTTGCGACGCAGCAGATTGACCCTGCCTGTACTGCACGGGGTACGGGTATCAATAGATGGGAGTGGCTGCCTGAGAACCCACAGGAGCGGGTCATGGTACCCTTTGAGTTTCTCGTGGATTCCCGTCATGAAGCCAAAGATGCCGTATATCACAACATGGATAAGCCGCTGGAGTATTCCGTGGCGGCCCGTGAGCGCAGGTTCATCTGTGGCAAGGTCTATGTTGACCCCGCCGTGCCCGTCGAGCGCGCCCATCGCCGCGCTGAACCCAAGAGTTTCACAAATACGCTGCATTCACGGTGATTAAATAGTTCCACCTAGATTAGAGGAAATGGAAGTCGCTGCTCTCATCGGCCTACTGGGCTTAGGATATGTAGTCACTAGCTCATCAAAGAAAGAGGGCGACGAAGGCTTCGCCACTAGCGAAGCCAGTGGCTCTGCCCGAAGAAATGGATCCATTTCTGAAGGCTTCGCTACGATCGGCGAGCAGCCGCCGTTTCTGCCCAATGGCGGCCAGCCGCCGTATCTCTATCCACAAAGCCGCACGCCACCCGGTGATGCGACGGTGCCAGGCAGTCCTCGTCAACCCCAGGTCGCCTATGCGAATACGGTCCGCGACGAGCTGCCGCCCTCCATTCGTAAGGCGCTCTTTTCGTCTCCCGTGCCCGCGACGTCCATGAATGTACCGGGTGCCGAAGCACCGCCCAATTACAACAGCGGCAAGACAATTATATCGCCGTTGACGGGGCTGCCGATGCCCACCGATGAGTTCACGCATAATAACATGGTGCCCTTCTTTCGCGGCTCCGTGAAGCAGAACATCAGCGATGAGGCCAACCGCAGCAAACTGGATTCCATGATCGGTACCGGCTACGACCAAATTGAGAAGCGTGAACAGGCACCACTCTTTGACCCCCATCGTGAGCCCACCGGCAATGTCACCGGGCTAGAAAGTTTCACTAATTTTGCCCAGGACCGCATAATTAGCAGCAGTAATCGCGCCTTTGAGAAACCCACGGAATCTGTCATGGTTGGCCCCGGTATCAAACAGGGCTACTCCTCGCTGCCCATCGGTGGCTATCAGCAGTTTGAAGTACTGGAGGAGGCCCGTCGCTATCGTAATGTGGATGAGCTTCGCGTGGCCTCCAAGCCTAAGATTACCTACGAGGGCATGGTGAATGCAGGCAAGGCCATCGGTACTCAACGCGGCCAAATTGGCGAGGTCCGCAAGTATCATCCCGATAAGTTCTTCATGAACGAGAACGGCGAGCGCAATTTCACGTCGGCCGTTTCCGAAATCACCAAGCCCCAGATTCGGTCCACACAGGTGTTCAAGTTCCAGTCACGCCCCGAGACGACGACCCAGATGCAGGGCCCCGCTATCGCATCCGACTCCGTTGCCGGTTACGCCGAGCCGAATTATCTGCTGTATACAACACAGCGTGATGTGACCGGTGAGCGTGTGGACTATAATTCCAACTTTAAGGCGGCGGGCGCACCACAGGCGTTGACGGTCTATGACCCCAATGACGTGGCACGGACCACCATCCGTGAAACGACGGGCGCATACGATTATGTCGGAATTGCCCTGGGCGTGGATGCGCAGAAGCTTACTGTCTATGACCCGACGGACATCATGCGGCCCACGCTCCGTAATACGAACGCTGAAGTGGACACGGCACTCAACGTTACTCGTGCGGGTGTGCCCGGTGAGCGCACACTCCAGTTTCCCGATGGCTGGAAGCCCACGTCAAAGGCCGAGCTGGCGGGCGCATCGGCGCGTACGAATGCAGCCGGTCTGGCCCGTGCCACTGGCGAGCAGGTCTATGACACGGCCTACGCCATGCGTCAGAATCCCATTAAGGAGCTCACGGCACAGGGCCGCCGGCCGGTGGCCGGCAACGGTAATCTGCCCGTGTTCAATGGTGAGGACAATGTGAATCTGAGTTATCGCAAAATCACGAACGACGTCATTAACGATCGTGATAATACGGCAAACCGTGTGGTGTCCCAGTCTCCTGGCGCCGCGGACATCGGCATCATGCGCCCTCGTCAGATTCTCCAGATTAACGTGGCCCGTGACCGCAATACGCACGATGTTCTGGACATGCTGGACAACAATCCATACGCACTGCCCGTGTACCGCATCGCCCAACAGGCACCCACTGCACGAGGGCTGCGCGGCTTCACTCCTGGTCCGGCCGAGATGGCCCTGCGTGGACACTAGCATGTATGGGATTGATGATGTCCACTGAATCCAAAGGCCTGATCCGACGCGTTCTTCTACAATAGAACAAGGCACCGCCGACTACAATGACAGCTCCTATCACACCGCCGATCATCGCCGATGTGTTACTAGCACGATAAGAGCCGATTTTGTTATCATTTGCGGCATATAGGACCATGCAACCACTGTCTAAAAATAGCGGCATAAGGTCGGCGCCAATGATTGGGTGTTGACAGGCGGTGTCCGAATACCGTGAAACCGAGTTCATTGTTACAATGCTGTTCATTGCACATTTGCCGACTGTAGCCAACCAGGATACACAGTCAGACGAGCACGCCAAATCAGAGCATATCGTCATTGAAATGAGTTGTACCATACCCTGTTATAGGACCCGACTTTGGTGCCCGTGTATAGAGCACATACATTGTCGCATACAGCGTAATCAGTAACACGAGCCATGACATGTTGCTAGACGCGAGGAAAGACGCAATGACGGCCGTGAGAATCATATAGATGGCGTCCACGACCAGAATACCACCGGCACCGGGCATCGTAGCATAAGAACGCATGAGGTCCATGATAGTATTGTGGCCCAACGGAACCGCCGGAACAACGATGCCGGCAAACACAAGGTCATGGACGAGTTGGATGGCAACCGCGACAACACAGAACCGAAACAGCGACCATGGTCCTCCCATCGCCGTGGTCACAAGCTGTGTTAAGGCGATGCCGATAATCATACTCAGAACATCGGCACCATAGGCCACGAGACCAAACCGGTCATACCATAAATTAATAGGGCCGTCGGCAGCGGCACCTGCTAGTCCATAGCGCCATCCGAAGAGCCCTACGGTGTCTACGAGACAGGCCGCGGCAACGATGGGCAAAACATTCGTTGTAATAGACCGTATATCTTTCATCTTCTATTTTAGGGCACATAAAGTGTTGCGCTAAAGTAAGAGATGTATGGTTATTTATTCGGGTTCTCATTTCTGAAGTCGGTGATACCCTATATTACTGAGCATGTACTGACTACACTGGAGAGCGTGGAATTCATGTTCATCTCGTATCTGCTCGACTTTGTCCTCATTTTTGGTATGCTCGTGTATATCTGTCTGACTGACCACATGGCGTTCTTCAAGCGGGCAAATGACACCGTCGGTCGCATGAAGAAACTGACCCACACACAGTGGCTGTCTGTGTTCTTGATATCCATCTTTGGTATCGCGTCCACGTTTATGATTTTTGAAATGAATACTAAGTATAATCCGCTAATCATCTTCATTCTGACCAAGGTGATTCCCGTGGTGCTCATTGTAGTAGGGAGCGCGCTCGTATTGAATGAGTCATTCTCATTGAACCGTATTGTCGGTATCGCATTCGCTATTGCGAGCATCTATCTGCTCAAAGCATAAAGGCGCAGCGGACCTACATAAGGTAATGAGTTCACTAGCAGAGATGGCCGGTGCCGATACGTGGATACGTTTGGGCGCCGTCCTAAATGGTCCCGTGCCGCCGAATCTGATTCTCTGTGGTGCCGCCGGTGTGGGCAAGAGTCTTGCCCTCCGGCTGGCGTTGCCGTCCATTGCGGTCTGGCTCAATTGCTCGGCGGATCCCACACTTCGCGATAATCGCGAGCGCATCAAGACCGCATCGCGACGCCGCGCAGGTCTATCCTGGATTGTTCTAGAGCACGCCGATATGCTCCATGTGGATGCACAGGCCTTTCTGCGGCGCATCATTGAGAAGTCGGCGTCGGCCACACGCTTTGTACTGGAGGTCCGCGACGCTGCTGCGATAGCAGAGCCGCTGTTGTCACGCACGACGCTGTTTACAGTGCCGCCTCTGCTGGACTATGAAATCCGCGGTGATCTGATTCGGCGAGGTATTGCCGATGAGCGGATCATTCGTGAATCCGCCGGTAACATGCGATGGGCTACTCTGCAGACACAGGGCGACAGTCTGGTTGACCCATCGGTGCCCACCGACGTCAAGTCGTGGTCTGACGTGCTAGCCATCATGGAGGCTATTCAGACGACCGGCTCTAGCCCACGTGCTTACGTGGATGCGACCTGGGATCGTCCCGGTGGAATCTGTCCCTGGGCCGTACTTGGACTAACACTCGGGCGCAAGGTTGAACTCAGTTCAAATTCTCCGGGGCAGTGTTAAATGGAGAACGTCGCGACCTATTCCGAAGCCCGGTCGGAATATACGAAGCAGCTGGCCACCTTCGTCGTGCCGCCTGTCGTAGGCTGGTTTCAAAAACTCTGGGTCCAGTGCGCTGTGGACCGTCAGCGGTCTCTGTCGGCTTTTCAGACGGAGTGCGAAGAGGTGGCACGTTGGAATCAGGACCGCATTAATGATGAAGTGCGGGCGCTGTTGGAACGCTCGGGATGCGACTACATGGAGGAGCTGATGACGGCTGTGTTTATTGCACACACCAAGGTGCTGACGGCGGTACGCCTGACGACAAAGCAGAAGAAGCTGTCCATTGTGGTGCCTAAGCTGGACCACTTTATTCATCGTGTGTTTCGCGAGTCGGCACGGAGTTTTTGGAAGTCGCCCTTTCTGTTCATGACGGACAATGGTGTTGTAGAGCGCCAGAAGAATCTGCTCCAGATTGAGGGGTTGGCAATTGAGGCAATAACGACGGCGGTGCGCAGCCTTCTCCCGGTTAAGCAGATTCTGGCGGACTATATGGGAGATGCCGAAGAGGCCGAGGAGGTTGCAGTACCAGAGACCGCAGTACCAGAGGCTGCAGTACCAGAGGCGGCAGTACCAGAAGCAGAGGCATCCAGTGATGTCAAAGAGATTATCACAACGCCTGAGCCTCCTAAGCCTGCGGCTTCTACGCCCGAGCCTCCTAAGCCTGCGGCTTCTACGCCTGCGGCTCCTACGCCTGCGGCTCCTACGCCTGCGGCTTCTACGCCTGTTCCCATCATTAACATTGACACCGAACCCTCTGTTCGGTTTTCTGACACCCTGTCTGTATTTAATGAAACCTCCGAGCCGGAATTGGTGATGGCCCCCGAAGATGATGGTCTGAAGGTTGACGAGGCTTCCACCCAGCCAATGGACATGAGGGACATAGAGGACCTAGAGAAGCCTGCGCAGCCACCAGCAATAGCCGACGACGAAATTGTCGTACTAGACTAAGCGCGTCCAACCAGTTCAAAAACTCGTTACCCATCACAAAATGGATTTCCTCCTTGTTGTGATCTGCGCTATCTGCATGCTTATTATTGCCGGCGGAGCCCTGAGTATGGCCGATGCCGAGCCCACGCCTGCTCACCTGGCCTCCGGCGCTGCCCTCGGTGCTGGCCTCGGTGCAGCCGCTTCCGCATACGGAACCGATCTGTCCGCAATGACAAAAATGTTTGAAGTCGCTGATATGCCTGATATGAAAGTCGGGCTTCCTGCTTTTTAAGTGTAAATGTGCGCGATGCTAGGGTCCAGGCCCCCCTTCTTCTTGAGAAAGAGACCGATGTGCTCCTTTTTCAAGTTGAATGGCAGCGCGAAACCCTTGATAGAGAACGGCACCTTCTCCGGGTCATTGTAGAACCGCAGGAGATTGAGCTTGCTGATGACTGTCTGGATACAACGCTTCAGCTCGCGCACACCCTTCTCGTCACCCGTGAACTCCTCAATGATGTGGGTCAGCAGGTCCTTACCAATACTAATCTTCTCGAAGAGGTTCACCTCGCGCAGTGAAGAGTTCACCAGATACTGCTCGGCAATGACCAGCTTCTCCTTCAGGCCGAATCCGGCGACCTGGATATTGTACATGCGGTCACGCAGAATGGGGTTCACCTTCTCGTGATTGTTGTGCGAGAAGATGAACAGGCAACGACTGAGATTCAGGTCAATACCCGTGAAATACTTGTCCTGAAAGCGGTCATTCTGGGATCCGTCCGTCAGATGAATCAGGAGATTGTTGATTTCCTCACCCTTGGGTGTGTCGGACACCTTGTCCAGCTCATCAAAGTAGATGACCGGATTCATGCACTTGGACTTGATGAGCACGTCCACAATCCTGCCCCACACCGACCCCTCGTAGGTATAGGAATGACCATCCAGGAAAGAGGCATCCGTGGCACCGCCTAGAGTAATGAAATGGAAGGGGCGGCCCAGCGCCTTTGCCACACCATCCTTGATCAGTGTGGTCTTGCCCACACCTGGCGGACCGTGAATGCTCAGCACATTGCCGGCGGCCTGCGGATTTGCAATCCAGCTGCTCACGAACTGGAGAATCTGGAGCTTCGCCTCATCGTGACCATAAATCGCCGTGTCCATGTGTTGCCGCACGGAAGATACGAACTCCTGACACGGGCCGGGCCCATCCTCAATGCGGACCGGCAGATCCTTGAACACACCCAGCGGCAGTTGCGTGTAGCCATTGAGCCATTGATTTGCCTTATAATACTCCGTGGAAGAGGGATCAATACTCATCAGAGCCTGATACTTGGCCATGGCTACGCGCTCTACCTCTGCAGGAACGTCCTTGGCCATAATCTGGAATTTGAGGGGCACGGTCGCCACTGCCGGCTCCACCTTGTTGCGGAGCTTTGACAACAGCTTGTCCTGCGAGGCGGGCGACAGACCCTTGAAATAACCAATGTCACGGTCAATGTCCTCCTCATTCGGGTCCACATCGGTCTGAATGAGCTTGACGAAGCGCTGGACATTATCGGGCTCCTTGCTCAACTTGTACTTCTTGGGCTTCGGTGGCACATACTCCTCATTGCCGAAATCCGCGATGCGGAGCTCAATGGTGCCCCTGGGCTCCTCCATCACCTCCTCCTCAGACTCGTCCTCATCCTCATCCTCGTCCTCGTCCTCCGACTCCTCCTCAGACTCGGTCTCCTTGCGACGCCTGGGCTCAGCGCGACGTCTCCGCCGCGGCTGTTCCTCTTCCTCAGACTCAGACTCCTGGCGCCTCCTGGGCCGACGCCGAGGTGATTCACGCTTCTCCTTCCTAAATTGGGGACGCCCTTTCTTGCGCCTGGACTCCTCGCTCTCCTCCCACGACGATGACAGAGTCTCAGACTCGGACTCAAACTCGCTCTCTGACTCATCCCAGTGGTCAGGGCGGGCCGCCTTCTTCTTGGGGGAAGGCTTCTTGGGATCACTTCTCTTCAACGGCATCGTAATGAATGTTGGTGGCTGACCCCCACGTCAACTTTTGACCCCGGCTAAAAAATATATATTGTGTTATCTTAGCCAAGGATATCCAGCAGATCCATGAGAGCGAAGCGGGCCTTGTTCGTCAGACTGGGACCGCGGACCATGGCCTCCTTTACACGGTCCGCCGACGCACCTGCCGCGCACGCCTTCACCAGCTTCGTCAGGCAGTCGGCATACTCCTCACATAGCAGCCCCTGACCCTCTTGGACCTTGGTGGTCATGATGCCGTCCAGAATCACGTCACAGGTGCTAGTAATGTCGGCGACTGTCAGAATCTTCAGTCGGGCGATCTCGCCAATGAAGGCTGCGTAGCCACGGCGATAGCGACGACGTGTGCGCAGCGCCACGAAGGCCGCATACTCGGCCGCAGCCACATCTGGCTCCTCTGCTGCCTCTGTGAAGATCCGCATGAACTCCCCAAAGATGCGCTGCAGCTCAGTCTTCAGATGGGCGAACTCCGTGCAGAGATCGGTAATCAGGCGGGCATAGAGCGCGCAGAACTGCTCCTCGGCCGCCGCCTTCTCAAAGACTAGCGTGATGAAGTCGGTAAGGAAGTCGGTCTGGCCACTGTCAAGCAGCTGGGAGAGCCAGCCCTTGGTCGCGTCATAGGTCATGGAGCTGAACTTGTTCATCTTGTCGCGGATACGATCCATCATGCGCTCCTCCGTCGTCACATCGGCACGACCCTTGTTGCCGAAGCGGGGTGCGAGTGCACGGTCAATGTAGGGGCGCCTCGGTGGGGGACCACGCTCGTAGTTACGTGGTCCACCGCCACTAGGTCTCCAACCAGAGCGACCGCCCAGCCCGGCGGCCCTCCAGTCCGTAGTCATGCGTGTTCCGGCAACATCGTCCACCGGAACACGCAGAGCAGCAATGCGGGCTCTGACCTCATCTGGACACGTATACGGCCGCGTCATGAAGCTCAGAGCCTCCGCAATTGCCGATTTCATGTCAGCCATCCTCGTCGTACTGCCTTCTAATGGAGCGCACGGCAGTCAAGTTTTACGTGCGTAGTGACCATCCCATATTTTTCCACAACCAAACAAATGGGGCATAGGGACATTGACATAGACAGTATTATTACCGCACTGCCGACCTATACGGCCGTCGGCGCCGCAGCTCTACGTGTTCGCCTCGAAACACCCCTCACTAACGCAGCTACGCTTCAAGCCCGTCAAGAGCAAATCCGTCGCATCAAGGCCACCGATGCTAGTCGCATTAAGGCGCTAAGAGAGACGCTCAGGGATACCGAAGCCGATACTTTGAGTGTGGCCGACGCAACAACTGATAAACGCCACGCCGAATACTATACACAGATTCTATGGGCCCCAGAGTCCTCCTTTTCTTTTCTCAATAACCATGGCTGGCTGAGTGAGCTCGTCGTCTTCTTTCGCACTATTTTTCTTCCAGGTGTATCCATTCTGCTGCCCATCTTTATCCTTGCAGCACCCATCATATTCTTCAATCTTGTATCCAAAGAGCCACTGACGGTCAAGGGCTATTTTGAGGTGCTGCAGACCTCGCTCAAGAAAACTTTGCCGTCCATCCTCGGCAAACCACGGTTTGAGGGCACCGGTGGCACTCTGGAGCTCGGCGAACAATTCGCCCACGTCGGCGTCAGTATGGCCATGCTTGGTGCCAGTATATGGAATCAGGTGTCCGCGGCTCTTGCCCTTCGTGGCATTGTCGCAGACATGCGCCGCCGCGCCGATGCACTGACGGCCTTTTCCGACGCCACTGTCAAACTCGGGACCCTTTTTGGTATCGCTGTGACTCCCGTGACGGTAACTGACCAACTGGGACTCTTTGGTACCGTCTGGAATTCGGCCACAGCGGTGCGCACACTCATGGACCAGGCCGGTGAGCTGGACATGTTAGCTGCCATTGCCTCCACTAAACGTGTGTGTTTTCCCGAGTATGGCAGCCGGCTAGCCATTAAGGATCTCTATCATCCCGGTATCGCCGTAGCGGAACGTGTATACAACACTATTGAAATGGGCGGCGACAAGAAAACCCACGTGTTACTAACAGGACCCAATCGTGGCGGTAAGTCAACGTTGTTGAAGGCACTGGGCTCTGCCGTGCTCATGGCGCATACTGTGGGAATCGTGTTCGGTCGTCAGGCCACAGTGCCCGTCTTTGATAACATCATTTCTGCGCTGTCACCGCAGGATGTGATAGGCCAGATGAGCCTATTTGAGGCCGAAATAGAATTCGCCAAAGAGGTACGGAAGCTGAAGGGGGCGACGTTTCTTATGATGGACGAAATCTTCCACGGAACGAATGCTCACGACGGCGTAGAGGCATCGCAGGTCTTCCTGGATGAGCTTTATGAGACGCCGATGTTCAGTGTGGTGAGTACGCACTACATGGACTTGCCTAAACGTTACGGAGGCACGAAGGTCCAGAATCTGTGTATGGAGGCCTCCCAGGGCCCGGAGTCACTCGTCTACACCTATCGGTTGAAGGAGGGCGTGAATCAGTTTAGCAGTGTTCGCGAAATCTTGCGGGAACGCGGTCTTCTGCTCAAAAAAACAACCCAGTCTCTGAGTAAATGAACCCGCCTGGTATGGAGACAATCATGCTTGTTCTCAGCGGCGTAGTTCTGGCGTCCGGTGTTCTGTATTGGTTATGGAGTCATATCCAGTTGATGCAGAAGAAGGTTCAGCTGCTGGAGAATGCCGTGTTTGAATTGCGCGAAATGTTGCCTCAGGCTCCACAGGCACCGCAGGCTGAGCCTGCTCCCTTTGAGGACGACTGGGAACCCGAGGCTGCGGCTGTGGCCGCGGCCGAGACCCAAGAGCAGACTAGCACGCCCCTAGAGGCATTGGAAAAAGAGATAGTGCCAGAGCAATCGGCCTCCTTGGACAGCATGCCATTGAAGGAGCTGCGTCGTCTGGCAGAGCAGCGTGGCATAGCTAATACGTCGGAAATGCGTAAGAAGGAGCTGCTGTCTGTGCTCCGGTCGCAGGTGTCTGCACCAATTGAAATTCAGGATGTGGTTGATCTGGAATAAAAATGCCAGTCTGAAGGAGAATGTTTCAATTTCGTGTACCGAACCCCCACTATCCGGGAGCACCGGTGCGCATGAATGATGGTCGTCTGTTTACGGACTATCGCCCTAACTGTTTACGAATGAGTTCTGTTGATGAAAAGGAGGAATTTCAGGCGGCGGGTGCACATATTATCAGTGCGAATCGGTCGGCGGCGACCCTAATCGCGGGAACGGTGCCCCATGTGGATACGATGGTTCCGGAGCTTACGAAACGGGTATGTCGCTGGGACGGATGTGTGACGGTAATGAACGAACCCATCGGGATTGGTCAAGGACGGGCTACGGGGCTTCCGCCGATGCCGGATATCTTTTCTTCAAATCCGGGGCCGATGACTGTGCCGATTGCAAAGGAGACGCAGACACGCAATCGGTATTCGGCGCCTTATGGTAATTTTTGATACCTAGCATGAGTCATGCAGTATATCAAGAATCGGGGTATTAGACGGGGGAACTAGCCCGTAGGCGACTGTCTGTTTACAGACGGGGAAACCCCACAAGGTTCGCACCCAGACCAAAGCCTGCACCCTGGCGTGCCGTCAGGCCAATGCTAGGCGCCAGCAGGTCCAGCAGCGCGAACGTCACCGCCGCCACAATGGACACTGCCAGGATCTCCTCCATATTGAGCTTCTTCTGGGGAATGATGAAAGTGGCCAGCGCCACGGCCAGACCCTCGAGGAAATACTTGATTGCACGAGTGACAAGTTCGCTCATGGTGAATCCGTCCATCTTATATTTAGGGCTACGAAAATTACGGTAAGGGCTAAAGCATACCACTTAATACTGAGTATCCGGATGAGTGACAAGGAGCAAGTGTTTCTAGAGGGCGATGAGGAGATTCGTGGACAAAAGTACGTGTGTCTGAGTTTCCTGACCCCAAACCGGGGAATTCTCCGCAGCAAGGACCTCTTCTTTTTCAGCAAGTTCATGGAGTTTTACCAGATGGACTATCGTATTCATTCCACGGAGGCATTTGTAATGGAGCAGGTCAGACTACTTCAGAACACGTTGTCGGAGATTGAGGTGGCCCTGGTGAATGCCGACGCCGATGTCAGTGACGCAAAGGTCCTGCTCACAAAGAAGTCGGAGGAGATTGCCAAGCTGCGGGGTGCCCTTGCGCAGAAGACTTCCGCCGACATGGAGACCTATGTGAAGGCCAATCTGAGTAATTTCAAGGAGTCCGCCATTGTTGAGAGCTTTGAGAAGTACATGCTGTTGAATCGTCAGCGCTTGGAGGACGAATTTCACAAGCAGAACAACTTCCAGACTACCATGCACGGCCTCAAGGTTCGGGGTGTGTATTCCACCCAGGAGCAGGCCAATGCCCGGGCAAAGGCGCTCAACAAGAAGGATCCCTACTTCAATGTGTATGTGGCCGATGTTGGCGAGTGGCTGCCATGGGACCCCTCTCCGGAGGAGATTAAGGACCAGGAGTATCAGAACGATGACCTGAACAAGCTCATGCAGTCGTATAAGGAGAATGCCGCAAAGCGTGACGAGTTTTTTGAGGAGGAGAAGCGGCAGAAGGTGGCCAAGGCGATGGCGGAGACGGCGGCGGCCAAGGAGCGCCTGGCAGCCGAAAAGAAGGTGACCTTTGGTGTTCAGGATGCGCCGGGTAATGCAGCTGATGTCTTTGACGGGGGAGACCTGGCTCTGGCAAGGAAGGCTGAGAAGCTGGCAGCGGACGCTGAAAAGCTGCTGGCGCAGCCAGGCAGCCGGACTGACGGCACGACTGAGCTGCGCAGCGCCACGCCTGCAGCGGACGCTGAGCTGGTGCCCTCTTTGGAGGCAACTCCTTTGCTTACGTCAAGCCCTGATGCTTCCATTAGTCATGCCTAAACTTGATGGTAGCAGGCGGGGATAGCATATACTACAATGCCCTTTGATCCCACAGTGATTGATTTCAGCAGTTGGACGGATACAGAGGAACGTGACTGGTTAAAGGATCTTGCAGATACTTTAACACGTCTTGATGAATGGCGTGAGTTTGAGACAGAGCCAGATGGGCCGGTAAGCACAAGCCCAGTAGCTCTGCGTGTCTACAGTGAACTGAGCTATAAGGGCCATTCTGGCTCAACCTTCGCATGGTGTTATTGCTACATGAAGATGATTGTTCGGCTTGGCTGGGAGACATTCATGAAGGAGCGCCAGGAGGCGCGCGATGCAATGACGGAGGAAGAGCGGGAGGAAGAGCGTAGGATTCTGGCTTCATGGGCCGCTTCAAAGGCAGAAGTGGAACGGCTGATGGCAGCTGCTGCGTGGGAGAAACGTCAGGACACAGTGGAAGAATAAAGGTCTCTTCGGCCTTGCGTAAGGCGATGATGTCATCTATTTTTGATTGTGACGGCGTTGAGGGTTTCCGGTATCCTGAACCTTGGCGCACTCCTCCGCAGCGCATCTCTAATTACGCTGCACATTGAGATGCACCTTCCGTGCACGCCCCCCATTCGTCGGATCAAAATCATCACCATCATCATCCTTAGCGTATGCTGCCGAGTGTGACCAGAATTCCTGTGCGCACATCTTGAAATCTGGGCGGGGAGCGGCCTTGTACCAGAACACCTGGTCCTCCAGGCGGTTTGACTTGGCATTATTGTCAATCACCAAACACTCGTAGTTTTCCGTGCACTGGTTCATCACCTGGCAGAATGAATCAAAATCGGGAAACATCCCCGCATACTGCTCATAGAGCTTACGACGATTGTTGACCATATTCTCACGGAGAATAAACACGTAATCTATGTTAGTCCTCAGAGCCGGTGGAATGCCCATCGCATACTGCATTGTAATAATGAACATGGTGTGGACGTGACGGCCGTTCATAAATAAATATCGCACATTGCGATCGCGAATCCATGTCGTGTCAAATAGACAGTCATCCAGAATCAGAAAGTTGCGCGGGTCCACCGAGGTCGTGCCCCGCTCCGTCATATCTTTCAGGATCTTCTTACCAATGAGCTTCTGGCGCTTGAGCACATTGGCAAGCACCAGTGGCGAATACTCCTCATGAATAAACATCGACGGCACCATCTTACCATAGAACTGATTTGCACCCTCCGTGCCGGAAATTACCGTCCCACAGGGCAGGCCCTGATGGTGCCACAACAGGTCTTTTACCAAAAAGGACTTGCCCGTTTCGCGCTTCCCTATCAAGACCACGACCTTGTCGTGCTTAATCTTCGTCATATCAAACTTCTTGAGCTTGAGATTGAGACGTTTTGGCTGCTGTGCTGACATTACTCAGGTCACCGGTTTTTAGTTGTAGATAAACGTATGCGGTTATCATCCAAATACCGAATCACACCGACCCCCAGTATGAAGACACCCGGAACTACGTATCCGGGAGAACTCAATATGTTCTATATCCAGAGACCGCCCATCACCATTGATGGAGTCCAACTCCAAGCCTATTTCCCCAGCCTTGAGCAGCTATTTCCGTCAATAGCCAAGATGAGCGCCGGCACTCCTACGCTCGCCGCCAAAGAACTAGCAGTAGACATCAGTGGTGGCCTCGCCGTAGTAGAGAATATTCAGCACCACACAAGACGGTCTCTGCCCATCTGGATTCGCAAGTGTCACCTCGTAGATCCCATTGATGTCATGTCGGGAGATCAGGTCCTTCCCGGAGATGGCTCGCTGCCGTATTTTCGCGACGCATGGCAGTCCACCCTCCGTAAGTTGAATGATCCCTTTAATGAGGCCTACACCGATGTCGTATTCGCATGTATGGCCTCGCGCCTTGTAGAAACGGGGCGCTCTCCCCATTTCTGTCGCTTTTTTGGCACTGGTAATGCGCGTATCCCCGAATATCGCTATGACGTGACGAGTGACATGTGTGATATTGAGGAAGAAGACTGGTTTCGTGAGGGAATTAGCACCGGTGCGTTCAAGATGCTTGCCGTCAATCCCGAGGACAAGTCTGTATTTACGGAATTAGCGTATCCTCCGCGTGCCAAGCCCGCATATCGCATATACGATGCATCTACAGCATCGTCTGTTTCGGAAGGCATAGACTGCGAGGAGAGCGTGAGCACGCTATCTGATGGCGTGATTGAAGAAACAGATATCCCTGCATCGGGGGAGGCTATTGTTCATAGGCCCCACATTCAACTAGCACGTCGCCCCACCAGTCATACGTCGGACTCCGATGAATCTGAAGAGAGTGATGACGATGTAGACTACGTTGCGGTGCTGCCTAACTTCCCTGTTCAGCTCACGGTGCTAGAGCGCTGTGACGGTACCATGGATCGGCTTATGGTGGATGAAAATGATGCACCGTCCACCGACATGCTAGAAACCAAGGAACAGCGGTGGACTGCCTGGATTTTCCAGGTAATCGCCGGCCTCGTAACCGCACAACAGCTCTACGACTTTGTACATAATGATCTCCACACAAATAATGTAATGTGGGTTGGGACGGGTGAGACCCACATATACTACCATCTTACGGGAGTGGCGGGGGGCGATCGCTATTATCGCGTGCCCACCTATGGGCGCATCATGAAGATCATTGACTTTGGCCGGGCCACGTTCCGCCCCAAGTCGTCAACGACCGATAGTCGTGTGTGGTTTCCGGATGCGTTTTCTCCGGAGGCAGTGGCGGGAGGTCAGTATAACTGCGGTCCCTATTTTGATAAGGGTCGGCCCAAGGTCTCGCCAAATCGGTCGTTTGATTTGTGCCGTCTGGCGGTCGCCATTCTGGATACTCTGTGGTGGCAGGAGCCCGCTGCAAGCGAGCCGCGGAAAGTGATGACTAAGGAGCGTGGGCGGGTCCAGTATGAGACAGTATCGCCGCTGTGGAATTTGATGTGGCTCTGGTTGACGGATCGGCGGGGTGAGAATATTTTGCGGGGAGCCGATGGCCGCGAGCGCTATCCCCAGTTTGACTTGTATTGTGCGATTGCCCGTGATGCTGTGAACGCCGTGCCGGCGCAGCAGTTGACGTTGCCTCTATTTGACGGCGCCTTCCGATGCACAAAGAAGGATGTACCGGTGGATGCCGTCGTTTGGACGCTTGCGGCAAAATAGACATAGTGGATAAATGACCTGCTTTGTACAGTTACAGGGTGGATTGGGCAACCAACTCTTTCAGGTGGCTGCGGCATGGGCGCACTGTAAACGGAATAGACTTACTTTGCAGATTTCTGAGAACACAGAGGGAAGTAGGGGTACCTACTGGAACTCTGTACTTCGGCAGTTTGCAAAACATATTGGCGACCGACAACAAGGGCCGCTGTGGCAGGAGCCCCGTTTTGCGTATACACCCATTCCGCGGGAGGCACGGAATCTGTCAGGCTATTTTCAGAGTAGCCGATATTTTGCCGAATATGCTGAGGAATTACGTAAGTTATTTGATCTTTCGGAAACTGTAGACTATGACCTATCGGATACCGTGGCAGTCCATATTCGCTTGGGGGATTACTTTACAAGGAAGAACAGGTCATTTCACGGTATTGTGACACAGGGATACTATAAACGGGCTATTGCGAAGTTTCCAGGAAAGCGTATTCTGGTGTTTTCTGATAATCTGGCAACGTGTCGTACATGGCCATTTCTACAGGGAGCGACATTTGTAGATGAGAGTGACATAGTGTGTCTGAGTTTGATGAGTCAGGTGCCTAACTTTATCATGTCTAATTCAAGCTTCTCATGGTGGGGTGTCTTTCTTGGGGTACCGAAGCGCGTTATTTCTCCTGCGCAGTGGTTTGGCCCATCCGGGCCACAAGATTATCAGGATATCTATGAACCATCATGGGAGAAAATGGCTGTATAAATGTAAAACCACCGCGATGCGGTCAGATTCGCTATTATTCAATTTTATTTCTTCACAATCAGTATAATGGTATTCTTTCATCCTTATTTTAAGCATAATGTGGGTCAAAGGTTAAACGTGAAACAATCCGTTTCTCCAAATGCCAAGAAACGACGAGGTAAGAAACAACCATTTACATTTACCTTTTCGCCGTCAGGCCCTATTACACTTGCACTATCATCTGCCAACGTGACAATTAATTGGGGAGATGCAAGTTCTGAAAAAGTTACGGGCGATAAAAATGTCACTCATGCATATGTAATACCTGACAATGTGACTGTTTCTATTTCAGGCACTGCTAAATCAATCAAATTTACAACACCTGGATATGTTGCGGTTACCTCGTGGGGGACGCTAGGTTTTACTTCATTTGCGAACATGTTTTATAATGTCACGGTTACTAACGTCCCTACGACGATTCCTGAAACTGTTAAAGATATGACGGGTATGTTTTCCAAATCAGTCTTCAATGGGGACATCTCCAATTGGAATGTTAGCAAGGTTACGAATATGACCGCTATGTTTGCAGAATCATCCTTTAATACAGATATCTCTAACTGGGATGTCGGCAAGGTTACGAATATGACGGGTATGTTCTTCAAGTCAGCTTTCAAGGGGAGTATCTATAAATGGAATGTCAGCAATGTAACGACAATGACCGGTATGTTTGCTAATTCAACCTTCAATGGAGATATCTCTATATGGAACGTCGGCAAGGTTACGGATATGAGCGCTATGTTCAGCGAGACAACCAACTTTAATCAGGATATCTCTAAATGGAATGTCAGCCAGGTTACGAATATGTCCTCTATGTTCAACGGTGCAGAGAAATTTAATCAGGATATCTCCAGTTGGAAGGTCGACAATGTTATAGATATGAGCAATATGTTTGCAGAGACAACCTTCACCCAGAATATCTCACCATGGACTGTCAGCAAGGTTACGAATATGTCCGGCATGTTCGTCAATTCCATTTTTAACGCGGATATCTCAAATTGGAACGTCAGCAATGTTACGAATATGAGCTGTATGTTCTCCGGTTCACTCTTCAATAAGGATATCTCCAATTGGATTGTCAGCAAGGTTACGAAAATGGATGACATGTTCACCGGTTCAGTCTTTGACCAGGATATCTCTAAATGGAATGTCAGCAACGTTACGACTATGAGCAACATGTTCTCCGCATCAGCTTTTAACCAGAATATCTCCACGTGGATTGTCAGCAAGGTTACGGATATGAGCAGCATGTTCAACGGAGCGGTTAAATTCAACCAGAATCTGTCTGGATGGAATATCAGCAGCGTTACTGCGTACGATTCTTTTGGAACAAACTCCGCTTTAACAGCTGCTAATTTACCTAAGTGGAAGTAAAATCACAGCATATAATAAGGTAAATGGACTATGTAAAATGGGCGAACCTGGTGGCGATGGCTATCTTAGTGGGCGGGACAATTGTGAGCTTTGCTGTGGGTAGGAAGACATTGGCGGCAGGACTGATGCTTATCGTGGCGCTATGGATTGGGCTGAATTTGTATTCATATCTGCCGTTTCTGGGGCCGACAGTCATGCCGTGCTCGTTGCTGGCGAATCGTATTCCCGAACATGCTGATACTGAGGTGCGCGTGGACGGCTTGACGCCGGGAGCCACGGTCATGTATTGGGCTGCCGAGCCAAGCCTCGGCAAATCGGCAACAGATGGACTAGCACGGATCAAGGATTGGCGTCAGGCGTATCTGGATTTTGCAAACGCGGGTGTCACACGGGCCGACGATGCCGGTGTGGCGGTCTTCGTTGTCCGGAAACCCCAGCCATACACGGTGCCTATTAGGGGACGTCTGGAAAGTCATGTTCACTGGCGTGTGTGCGAGGGTCACATGCTGGGGCCTGTACAAACTACAATGCTGGCATTGTAGTTACTGCCTAACGCTTCGCGTTGTCAAAACGACAATGCTGGCATTGTAGTTACTGCCTAACGCTTCGCGTTGTCAAAACGACAATGCTGGCATTGTAGTCGCTAACTAAGTAAATTATCTGTGTCAGTCCAACTGACGGTAATAATTTACATGTCCTCATCGTATTCGTGACTGCGTGTGGGGTTGCGACGATCCCTGCGATTACCACCGCGGGTGTTAATAAGGTCGCGGTCCTCGGGAGTGGTGCAGACGCAGCCGCCACCATCGCAGCTCATGGTAGACGGGCAGCACTCGGGCTTGCACTGATTCTCCTCAAATGGCAGCATGGCGGAGTCCTTGCGACCATACTTACCCCAGACCTTGGGCTCATTGGGCCGGCGCGCGCGCCAGCCATGAGAATCGTGGGGCAGATTTGCACCAGGTTCCCAGCCGGCATAGCCGCGGTCATCGCCAGCAATCGGGGCCGTGTCGAACCCATTAATGAGGTAGTCCATAAAGCCCTCTTTCTTTTCTTCCTTCTTTTCCCCAGTCAGACCCGTCGCCGCCACCGCATCGGCAAAGCCCTCGCGGACACGCTGGGGCCAGTTCGTCAGACCCATCAGCATGGCCAGATTAGCCACAAACAAAAGCACCAGCATCCCGATGAGGTACATTCCACGGGTAGTCATCGTTCTACTTATAGCGTTCAGATTTAGCCCAGTACGACGGTCTCAACCAGAGATTTGAGACGATCCAGGCCAACGTCGGACGCATCCCGGATACGGAGATCGCCGACCATAAATGTTCCAGATTCAGTGTACAAATGATACCAGCGGCTCGGATGAACCGCTATTACAGGACCCGATGCGGGTCGCCACGTGCCGCCGGTCAAGACCCAGGTGCCACCAGTGACTAGCGCCGGGCCCATAGCAATCGCATCCCTGTTCATATTACCGCGAAGTGTCACCAGACCAATTACACGTGTTGTCGTATCCGGGCCATCGCACACGCGGTCGCCAACCCGAATCGCCGAAATCGGCATGGAAAAAGTCTGTCCTAACCAATCTGCGCATGTAACCATACTCTCGGGAGCTAGGCCCGCATCTTCCAGGGCGCCCTCCGTCGGAGGGAGCGATGGCGCCGAATTCAGCGTGCGCCACACACCCTCATACCATGCCCGCTGCGTGGCCTCATCGTCGTCGGGAATCTCCTCCCAGTCTGCAAAGACTAAGGAATCCGAATGAATGCGCCGGGTTGTCGTGGTCAAACAACGCAGGTCACAGGGTATCGCAGGTTGAAGGACGGCTCTCGGATGATCGCGGACAAAGTGCCGGGATCCATCCATATAAACCAGGTGATCGCCGGTCACGCCCACGCCGTCCAACATATATGTCGGCTCGGAGCTCCGGAAGAGATGCGTCGCCGTCACATATCCGCCGTCAACAAGGCGGTCGCCGACCACAATGGATTCAATCTGCCGAGAAGTCCCGTCCCACATCGCCACACGTGTTCCCGTCACAAAGCATGCTCCCGGCATAAATTTTTCCGACACGAGTGAGGCCGCTATTGCCGTGGTCACGGTTACAACAGCAATGCCGACAGCCACTGTAGCGCCCACTATGACAGGCGCAATTGGCAACAGAATTAAGAATAAGAGAATCATGAGACCCGTTATAATCCCAATAATAATGATATTGACTATGATTACAAGCTGAATACTGTTGACAGTTGCAACGATGACCGCAATGAGTCCGTAAATCACGGAGAGCATGGCACCCTGTACGCGTCCAATTACGCTATACATATTGATGAAGAAGTTCTGAAAGAGTTTGGCGGCGACCTTCATACGGTCCATAAAGGAGGCATATGTGTCATGGAAGACTTTCCACAGATTTATGAATACACTGGCCACGGTGTCACCGAGGCTCTCCATGACGCGGACCTTGTCAGCGGTCATAGCGGCCAAGTGCTCGGGTACTGCGGCAGCGGCCTTTATCGTATTCTGAATGTAGATCCGCTGACAAAAGTCTAAATTATCGGCGGCAAATTCGGACGGTGTGCGTGTGTCATTGTCGGGCTTGAAGAGGGCGGCAATAGGGATAATGTAGGGGTCGCAGCGCTTCTCGGCCCAGTTCTCGGCGATATTTACACGGAGTGCGGCAGTTATTGATGCGGATAGAGCTACGGTTAGGACAAGAGTAAGAATTGTAAATGACGTTGCCGACATTCCCCTAGCGGCGGCGGTGTTTTTATGCCGGCACGAAAATCGCTGTGCCTAATATAATGGCTCTTACTCGCAAGCGGCACTGTGCGCCAGGTAAGATTCTGCGTGCTAGCTATCGTCAGCGGCGCGGCAGCCGTGATATTTATGTGCCGGCGAGCTGTATTACCGACAGAGGGCTGCCCGGGAAGGGGTTCAAGGACGGCATAGGTCCTCTGAAGAAGAACATGCTCGGGCAGTTCGGCTACCACGATGCGGTCCATATGACGGCGGCGGCCCGTCATCGTTCTCTGCGTCGTGCCGTGCGCGCATATGGTGCGACCTCCGTGGGACGGATGTTGAATGCGATTGCTGTCTATAATAAGAATACGGCCCCCGCATCGGCTGCGCGCTTCAACGTCGACCGCAAGTGGGTCCGGCGCACGTTTAAAAAGAGCGCATAAATAGCCGCCCAACATAGATGGACTCCTGTCCCGCGCCACAAACGTCGACCACGGTCTTAGCAGTGCTAACGGTGGTCCTAGTCGGCATCCTATACGCACTGGTTAACATGAATCAATACTATGAGATCAGACGTAACTGGGCCCAATATCGGTGCGACCCTTCCATTTCGCCCTTTGCCGCCTACTATGGACACGACCTTGCCGAGACACTGGGATTCTGTCTTGGCGAGGGTGTCCGCAAGCACGCCCCGGCCGTCATTAATCCGATATACGCCGGCATCGGCAAGGTCACCGGTATCATTGACGGCGTATTCACCAAGGTGGGCGCCATCCAGAATGGTATAACTGGTCTTCTTGATGGACTCCAGACCTTTATTATCAATTTCGTGAATTCGTTCCGTCTCCTGGGAACACGTGTTCGGATGGTGTTTGTGGGAATGCGGGACATCTTTGCGCGTATCTACGGCATGTTTATCGCCGTCGTTTACGCCGGCATATCGGCAATCACCTTTGGCGAGAATCTCGTGTGTAATCCGCTCGTGACATTCATCGCCACAATCTCTGGCTCACCGGGCATCTGCTGTTTTGCGCCGGAGACACCGATACGTATGGCAGACGGATCCATCCGGGCTATTTGTGACGTGCGTATCGGCGACTTGCTCGACGGCGCCGAAGTTACATCCACCTATCTCTTTGATGGAACGGCCACACCGATGGTTCGCATCAACGGCATACACCTTAGTACGAATCACTATATGGAGTATAATGGCCACATGATAAAGGCGGGTGCGCATCCGGATGCCTTCCTGGCGCCCTCTCTGCCACGTATCTGGTGTCTGGGCACGGACACGCATAGAATTCCCGTCGTCGGAATGACGGTGGCGGACTATGAAGAAAGCTCGGCGCCGGCGGTTATCGCGGCGGCTCAGCGGGCGGCCGAGACCGTGCTGACTGGGTCCTACGGCGCCACCGTGGCCGATTACAGTCTCGGCCTGGATCCGACACTGCGTGTGTTAATGCGGAATCTTTCATGGAAACCCCTGGCCTCCGTACAGATAGGAGACGAGTTACTGGGAGGCGGCGTAGTGACTGGCACAGTGTCCGAGGTGTGCGAGTCCCAGTATTTGACGCCGGCGGGTCACTATGTCAGTGGCGCGCAACTCGTGTATAGAGGCCGCTGGGTCCGCGCGGCCAACTGCGGCTGGCCCGCTGCCGCACCCACTAATGAAACGCTCATTCACTTATTCGTCACGACGAATCTGTTCACGGTGGGCGGCGATGATGAAATTATCTTAGTGCGCGACTATGCGGAAGTGGATTCTGATGCCGTTCAGGCGCCATATGATCGCGCCATGAGCAAAACTTGATGGAGGCGCGGGCGCAGCTGGCACAGTACGATGTCCGCCTACTTTGATCTGCTAGATACTAGCGCCATGACCTGTAAGGTAGTTGCCGATCCCGGAGATGGAACATCTCTGTTACCGCTGGGCGAGGTCATGACCGTTGTCTCCGGTAAGTTTCCATTGAACGATTACAAAGATACTATTAATCATAGCAAACACGAGTATGTGCTACAGCGGGCAGATGGGACATTTGTCAGGGGTATTCTGGACGGTTTTACGTGCGACTGCACGGGCGAGACACGGGCGCGCTGGCCGCAGGGACTCGGCATTCCGCGCTTCAGTCTCCAGTTAAAGCCTGACACCACTACACACAGCAATGATCTCCCAAATTCGCAGAAACTGGCCGCCAAAGACCCTGACAGTGGGAACGAAAACACAGATGTCAGAGGGCACGGTCATTACCTTTCCGCTCACGGGAATGATAGAACAGGGGTGGTGGACGGGACTCCGTATTAGCACGAGTAAGACCGCCGTGTTTAATGTGCGCATCGTGGGATTTCCGGCCGAGTGGACACAGCAGTCGGACCATTTGCACCGGTTATTTTGGCCGATTCCTGGCGGCATGGATGTCACTCTTGAGATTACCTGCCCCGCGCATATGGAGGTTACGCTGACGGCCTGCTACCATACGGCGTCAACACGGGGGGACTACGTGTTTACTAACACGGATGGTGGTGCAGTCTTTGTGTGGAATGGACGCTGCTGTAGGCGGGGTCAGGATATAAAATGGCGCACGATTCACACGGTTATTCCGCCGTTGGCGCTAATGGAGAAATGGGAAGAGCGCGTTGTCTGTATTCATTCTTGGGATGAACGGATGTGGATATGAGGGTGGATATGAGGGTGTAAAAAAAGGTGACATAGTACGAGGGCCATGACAGGCTCCCGTACGATGTTAACTGCTGTCCGAACGTCAACCCATATGTGTGTGCGTATTTGTGCACCCGAGGGCGCCAAGAGACCCGTTCGTATAGCCCTCCTTGTAGATACCAGCGACAGTATGAACTACGGTCGCCTTGACGCCGTAAAGAAGACGCTCGTTGCCGCCCGCAGTCTCTTCTGTGAGACCGACACGATTACTCTTGTCACATTCGGCACGACGGCCACTATTGTTATCCCGACACTCCAGCTAGACGCAACGGGCATGGACCACTTCTATCAGGCCGTGGCCGCCGTTGAGACCGACGGCATGACGAATATGAGCGCCGGCCTGGAGGCGCTCGCGGCCCTTCGCCGCGACTATGATGCCCTCGTAATCCTGACTGACGGCTGTGTAAATCAGGGTATCACGTCCACAGAGGGTCTGCGATCCATGGCACTCGGCCTAGTCGGCACTCTTCCCGTTCACACGCTCGGCTACGGCGCCGACCACAACCGCGAGCTACTCCGCGACTTGGCCATGCGGTCACGTGGCACATACACCTATGTTAGTTCCGATGAGATGCTACCGCTGGTCATGGGCGGCGTCATTGAGGGACTCCGAAGCCAGGTGCTGACGGGGGCGGTGCTGACGGCACCAGGATGGGTCTGCCAGGAATTTGATGCCGATGAAAGTCGCTACCGTGTGGGCGACATTGTGTCGGACCGCGACTACTGTGTTGTCTTTTCTAGCACCGATCCGCCAGATGGAGTTATCTCACTGACTGCCCGCGAGGGTACATGGGAGTTGGATCGCGTGCCCATTTCCGATTGCCTGGAGCTGCGTGAGCAGGTGCTGCGTTGCCGTGTCGCACAGGCCATCGTGGCTACTGCAAATCTGATGGAGCGCGGTTACGAGACGCACATTACGGTCAAAGCCCTGATCAAGGAGATTGATGCTATGACGGACATCGCGCAGCGGCCACTGGTGCTCCGTATGCGGGCGCAACTGGAAGAGATTGTCACCTGCCCTGCGACGAATGACACGATGGCGAGGATGTCATCGGGAGGGGCGAATCTGGCCACACAGAGGGGTGCCGGCTTTTCCTCACCAGGACAACTGGATACTAGCATACGTCTCTCGCAAGAGTATGCTGCTGGGAAGGTGCTAAACTAAATACGTATATTAGATGAATGTACTTGGTATAGTGTCGGCTATATTTTTGGTATATATCTTTAGTGTTACAGTGTATGAACCATTTGCGACGATGAACTCTGAATATCCATGTAGGGTATATTTATCAGATAATGATTTTCTTAAACATATGATATCACATCATCAAATGGCGGTTGATATAAGTATTCAACACATGAAAAATACAAAAAGTGACATTATTACGAAGATGCTAAGAGAACTTATATGGACACAAAACTATGAAATACTGATGATGCAGGAAGAATTACATCATAAAACGGAAACTATTTCAGAAATAAGGACAAATAAGCCATTTATCGCGACAATTTCTTCCTTTGTGTATCCAAATGTGCTCGGTCTTACAAAAACGTATTGCGACCCGGCTTTTTTTCCTACACATACGCAACATGTTATGACACATATCACAACTGATGCGGAATATATTCATCATATGATACCTCATCATCAAGTTGCGATCGATATGTGTAAAATTCTGTTAAGACATACGAAAAGTGATTTTCTCATTTACTTGGCATATCGGATGATACGGGGACAGGAGCTAGAAACTATTTTACTTTCTGATATGTTAAACAGTCCGTATATAACATAAGGCTAAAACCATCGGCGACGCGTAGTCTCTTTGATTACACTAACAATCGCATCCTTATTTTCGTATGCGCGGTAGATGGCGGGAAAAAGCAGAATCAAGGGGATATCCGTATACTGCTCTTTTTTTTAACGACATAGCACAGCGACATACCGCACAGCACATTTCGCGCGGTCCCACTGAAATGGTGTATGATTACGGGTAACATTAGGTGTCTGACTACCTGAGATGTTTAGGTCGGCCTAAACGCCTGTGATGTTCAGTTAGACATGAAGACCCAGGCCGCCCGCGTCAATGAATGTGTGCAGATCCTTCGTAAACTCGAGGATGAGGTCAAGATTCCCGCGACCAATGCGAGTATCCGCGTACTCAAAAAAAGGATGGGGGAGTATTGGCGTGACGGTGCTCTACAGGAAGACACCTTCCCTCTTTTTGGTTATGATCGCCTCATTGTGTATCGTCTGCCGGCACTAGCATCCGAGAAGGTAGAGGTCCGACTCAAACAGCTGACCGCAGAAGAGCTTACACAGCACCCACTCCCTTCAGATCTTGTGGCAGCTCTAACGGAACAAACGAGTAGTGCGTCCCAATCTGGTCCAACACATCCTTCTCAGGAGGAGTGAGGAAGGAGATGGCTGTTCCGCGGCGACCGAAGCGGCCGCAGCGGCCGATACGGTGAATGTAGCTCTCCTTGTCCTCAAAGGCGGGCATGTCAAAGTTAAAGACCACGGACACTTGCTGCACATCAATGCCGCGGGCCAAGAGGTTCGTGGCAATGAGGACGCGAGTGGAGCCGGTGCGGAAGTCGTTCATGCGCTGCTTACGAATCGCCTGTGTCATGGGATCACCGTAAATGACAGACACGGGAAAGCCGCGCTCCGTGAGCCCCTGGTATAGGCGCTCCGCCTTCTCCTTCGTGTTGACGAAGATAATAGAGGACTGAATAGTGAGCGCCTCAAAGATGTCGCAGAAGCACTCCATCTTCCAGCTGTCCTCCTGGACGCCCACGAAGTATTGAGTGATACCGTCCAGCTTCACGTCGGCGGCCTTGAGCGTGATGCGCACAGGGTCGCGCAGAATCTTGTCGGCCAGCTCGCGGACTTCGGCCGGCATCGTAGCCGAGAAGAAACCCACGCGGCACTCGGCAGGAAGACCGATGTTCACAATCTCACCCACCTGCTCGGCAAAGCGGTCGGTGAGCATCTCGTCGGCCTCGTCCAGGATGAAGCAGCGGAGATCGGTGAATCGCAGGTCCTTGGCCGCAGCCAGATCATAGATGCGACCGGGTGTGCCGATGATGACTTGGGCACCGGCACGAATGTCACGGACGTTCTGGTGGCGGGGCTCACCGCCAATCGCCAGAACGACCTTAATGCCCATATACTTGCCGATTGCCGTAACGACCTTGTAAATCTGGTCGGTCAGCTCGTGCGTGTGAGCCATCATTAGGACCTGGACCTTCTTAAGGGAGGGATCCACACGGCTCAGAGCGCCAATGCCGAAGGTGCCGGTCTTTCCGGTACCTGACTGGGCTTGGGCCAACACGTCGCGACCCTCTACTATTGGGCGTATAGCCACAGACTGAATAGGAGATGGCTTCTCAAAGCCATTCGCATACACTCCACGAAGGAGATCGTCACTTAACCCCATATCGTCAAACTTGTTGACGGGGGGGAACTCCACCGCGTTGCTCGTCTCCACTTCAAATTGATCTGCCATCGTACTCATGACTGTATCAAGTTGGGGGTGGTCAAGTTTATGTGACCATGGTCGCATAAACACGGTCCTCTGCTCTGCCCTGGTTCAAGAATAACTTTGCCCTGGTATTAAATACCCCGGCACACTTTTCACCGAAATTCGGTGAAACTTGACCAAATAAAATCCCCGGATAGAGTATACAACGATGCCAACCTACACCTGCGACAAATGTGCCCGCGTGTTCAAGCAGAAGAGTGGCTATACTGATCATATGGCAAAGAAGAATGATTGCGCACAGACGTCGCTAATCACCCATGTCATCGATAAGAAGGTAGAAGAAACGGTGAAACAGGTGCTTCGCGCATCACAGCAAAAACCAGAGATTACAAAGGAGACCCTGCCGGCATTCTTTGAGGATTTGCACAATCTGCTATGGAATAAAGCCGGTCTGAATCCTGAGCGTGCATTGGAGCATATGACATTCTTCTTTGCTTATCGTCTTATTGAGCAACAGGCGGATGTTCTGAATCTTCCACAGGAGTGTCGTTGGTCATTTATCGCGAGCCTCAATAATGAGAACGATCTCTTTGAGACAATCAAGAAGGGTGTTTCTGAGTTTCGGAAGCGCCCTAAGACTAAGGCGTTCTTCAAGCCACATGAGATTCAGAAGGCTGACATTGTGTTTGAGATTGTTCAGCAAATCAGCCGAATCTCACTTGAGATTCTAAAGGAGACTGATACACTGGGCGATATCTTTGAATACATGCTTGGGCGCGGTATGAGCACAATGTCGGATGAGGGTCAATATTTCACTAACCGTGCTATCTGTAAGCTGGCCTTCAAGCTTTCATACGATATCAAGAAGAATCTACGCAGGGAGGATGGATCTCTGTGTACCTTTGCTGACTGGTTCTGTGGGACTGGCGGTTTCCCTGCCGAGTATGTCAAGGGTGTCAAGGCAAACCTGCCCTCTGTTGATTGGAAGAAGGAGTGTGGGTCTGTTTATTGTCAGGATATGAACTTGTCCAGCGTCACCACTACACTCTTGAATATGCTTATCCTTACGGGCATCCCCTTCAGTGGCGATAAGATTCGTGGGTCTAACTCATTCTCTGACCCTATTATCACGGGGACAGGCGCTCCCTTTGATGGCCTCACTATCGATTATTGCTTCATGAACCCTCCCTATGGCGGTGACAAGAGCAAGGGAAAGGACTACAAGTTCGCTTACAGTAAGAAGGTGAAGACTGAGGATGGAACGATCAAGAAGTTCTTCGTGAATAAGGAGATTCAGAGTATCGGTATTGAGGATGACGACAAGGTTTCTGCTGGTGTTCAGCTGGCCATGGCTACGTTGGCAGATGGTGGTGTATGCTCCATCGTCCTTCCCCAGGGCTTCTTCTTCGGCGCTTCCAAGAAGTGCGTGGAGTTGCGCAAGAAGATTGCCGAGGAGTACAAGATTTGGTTCATTGTGGACATTGCCTCTGGAGCATTTGCCAACACGGGCACGAAGACCTCTATGATGGTCTTTCAGAAGGGTAGCACAACTGACAAGGTAGCCTTCATCGGGCTTGATGAGAAGCTGCTTGTGACCGCGACTCTGGCCGAGTTGCGAGCCAAGAACTATTCGCTGAACTACAAGCAGTATCTACCACAGAGTATGGTGGAAGTGGAGGGGTTTGAGATGGTGAAGTTGGGGACACTTCTAAAGCAGAAGAACTATCCTAAGCATCCTACTGAATATGGGAAGGAGTCTGGAAAGTTCAGGTTTCATACTGGTGCTGAATCTACAAAGTTATACACAGATACTCCAGATATTGATGATTTAGTAATCATAGTAAATAGGACGAATGGTAGTGGAAAATCACATATCTTCCTTGAATCTAAGTGTTCTGTTGCTGGACAAACAATTACATTCTCTTGTAGGGATGATACTACTACACGTTATGTCTATTACTATCTCAGATCTAATATCAAAGTTCTAGAAGATGGTTACGTCGGTGCTAATCATAAGAACTTAACAATTCAGTATGTGAATGATATGAAAATCCCCCTCCCATCCCTTGAACGCCAGCAACAAATCGTAGAAGCTATTGACGGCTGGGCGGGACTTGCCCAGCAGGAGGAGGTCGCACTGAAAATCCTTGAGAAGCAGATGATGTTTCAGGTGAAGGAAATGGGGCGCGGACAGGCTCGTGTAAAGTTGGGGGAGGTATCTGAGATTCGCAATGGAAAGGCTCTAACAAAGGAAGACCTTACTGGTGGTGACATTCCAGTTATCGGTGGTGGGGTTTCACCTATGGGATATCATAATACTTACAACAAGGAACCATACACTGTTGTATTGGCTCAGATTGGTGCTAATGCTGGAAATGTTTCAAGATATCCAGTGAAATCTTGGATTACAAACAACGGGATGACTATTCATCCTAAGGGCACTTCTATTATTAACGATGATGTCCTCTACTATTTATTGAAAAATATCCAAGATGATATAAAGGGTTTTGCTGAGGGAACTGCTCAGCCTAAACTAAGCTCAACATCAGTGTTATCACTTGAAGTACAACTCCCCCCTCTAGCAGAGCAACAGACGCTCCAGTCAGACTTTGATGAGATTCGGCACAAGCACGCAAAAATCGCCACCTACAAGGCGAAGGCACAGGAGGCGATTCAGCGTCTGATTCCTGGTGCAGCGTAATCACCAGACGATTTCCTCCTCACCCCCAAACTCCTGATCCCAGTTTGTATAATCCTCATACATTTCACCTGGATTTGCTGGTAGATTAGTGCTATTTTGTTGCTTATATAGATCCCAGGTTGTAAGTCCCATCTCCTTACACAAACGAATCCATTCAGCTTTTGTTTGTGGAAATGCCAACGTATCTATGCCCAGGAAATGGTACCAGGAAACCCACCAGTCTTTAAAATAGGTTGATGGATCAGGGATAAACTTCGCATGCTCTGACCATCGTGCGTGATACTCCTCCTTCGAGCCGAGCCCCATTTCTTTATTCAGTTCGCAAATAATAGCATAACGCTCCTTTGGTGTTCGTTTACCATACTCGCGGCGTATATATGCAGCTTGGATGCGTTCTACTGTCTCTGCTGGTGTGCACATGGTGTTAGACACCATAACGTCGCTGAAGTAGATCTCCACATATCGCACAATATCTTTCTTTGTGAGAGAGCGGCTATTTCCGACAAAGGTTAAGATATCCAGAGCAATCCTATCCAATACATCCTCCTCAGTTTCTCCTTCTTCACATGGACTGACAATCAGACACCAGCCCTCTTTACTAGCATAATCATTGCGTAGAGATCGTCCCTGAATCTGAATTAGAATATACGCGGATATACTGTTCCCAATAAGAACCGCCGTCATATCCAGACCCTTGATATCAGAACCTTCGCGGTAACGATCACATGCGAACAGAACGCGAACAGAACCGTCCACTGGAGCATCTACAAAGTCCTTATCGGTTCGTTCTCCATCAAGTGCAAGATACACATGTGCATCTGGATTCATCTTGGTGAACTCTGCTGCAGATGTTTTTGCCGAAACAATAGAACGAGCATAGGCGATACATTTGCCACCAGTCCATTTCCTAGCAGCCTGCTTCTTTGCTATCGTGCCCGTAATGCCCGCCGCAAACGCCTTACAGTAGGATGCCTCATCATCACATGGCATAGTCACTACAGCAAAGCGTGGTATAGCGATCCACCCTTCGCTCACGGCTTCATCCACATCGCATTTGTGGATGATTGTGTAAGGATCGTCGAATACTTCTGCCAGTTTTCGATGTTGCTCTGGGCTAGAGGTCTTTGGTGTAGCAGATGTCCCTGTTAGGAACTGCAACCCCCATTTAACGAGCATCTCCTTCAACCCTTGAAAGAAGAGTTCGCCAGTAATCCGGTGTACTTCATCATAGTGGACATGTGTCATATTCGGTAAAGCACGTAGACCCGTATCTTCATTTAAGAGTGAACTAGGGCACGCCATGATCAGGATATCGGTGTCAGCAGGTACAGAAAGACGTGATAGGCGGCCGTTTGATCCATCCAGCACAGTTATACCGAATGCGGACAGATGGCTGAATATACCGGTGATAGTGCCAAAGATATCATTCCTGGGTGTAACGAGGAGTCCTCTGTAGATCTGACCCATACGCCTACAGCGGTCTTTGATAAGAACAATCATCAGTAGTATTGCGATTGTCTTCCCTGTACCTGTTGGCCACTGGACAATACCCTTGAATAAGGCATGGTTGCTATAACAGATTGCGGAAAATGTATCCCACAGCTCCACTTGAATTCTGCGTGGAACAACATCTGGTAGAAATGTAGAGAAGAATACATCTTTGAGTGAGCCCTGCTCCTTCTCGGCATGTATTAATGCCTCTTCCTCATCATATGCTGCCTGCTCTGCCACTGTAAGTTGGCGGTCAGCTTTTACATGGATATCATAGATTTCCTCATGACTCAGTTGCCGAATGACATGGTCTTGGGCATTCAGAAAGTCGGCAACCTCTTGAAATGAGAGTCTAAACCACTCTGTTAAAGCCCCATTGCTTCTCTTGAGCCTAACATGCGCAAACTGCCGATGTAGCTGTTTCTCTAGTTTGCGCATGTCAATGTGAGTGTTAGCACGAACTAGCCAGAGACCAGCGTATCGTTTTTCTGAACCAGGTGCATCTCCTGTGTTATATACTTGGAGTCGATGCACAGGATGAATTGTACAACCTAATTTTTTCTCGCCACGCACATCATTTTGCTCACTAAAGATACAATACAGGAAGAACAACTTTGTTGTCTCCATACTAGCAAGTATGAGATATATTATATTATCAACTTTTACAGCGGTTACGTAAACAGAACCGCGCCGTGTCCATTAATAATGCGCAGCCGGTTGTAGCGCGTGACCCATGCGTAAATATAAAAGGATGCTGGACTAGAGCATCCAACATTCATCTGAAGCAGGAGTTCTTTCGTCGGCAGCACGTCCCAGTTTGCGCATCCGCGTGCTTCGGCCGGCGCACTCAGCGCATCTGTTAGTCCTCCCGTAGGCCAATATCCGAAATCATACCGATAAATGAACCGGTCAACCAGCGGCGTCCGTGCACAGTTGAGAGCCGGAAGCAGAGATCGGAACAGTGCCGCCTCGTGCTCAAACCGCGTCAGACCACGGATAGTCATTTTCGCCTGCAGAATGGGATCCGCCGCCGTCGCAAAGGCCGGCACAATGCGTCCACGGCCATAATTGAACGCCGTCTCTGATACACCCACGGCATTCGGCCACCAGATGGAGCCGGATGGGTCCGTAGATGCGCACAGATCTCGTGTGAACAGAAAATAGGCATTGTATTTGGTCGCTTCTACGCGTTGAGCGACCCATGTGAGATCACGGACGAGTCCCGTCTCATCCAGACGAATGCGCACGAGTTCGTTGCCATTGGTCGGCTGCGGCGGCACGGCCACGTGCTGCTCAAAGGGTATCTCCATATCGCACCGATACGCCGCTGCTTCGCGGTCTTCAAGGCTAACATACTCCACAATCCAGTATGCGTCGGTTATACTGGGAATACCTGCGGGCCAGGCCACCATAGAACCGTCGGCTTTCCGACTACTCGTATAAATAGAGCCGCCAAAGTCACGGAATGTCACACGGAGTTGGACCTGGTCCTTGTAGAGAGCGCGGATGGGCAGAGCCTGTGGGCCGGGGCCACGATTCCACCAAAAGGGCGGCGTCACGGCGACTGTTCTGGGCGGCGGTTCCAGATCGGAATAGGATGACGGATTTCGCCCAATTAACGTATTAGTTGTCGTAAAGTGTTCAATAGGAGACTGCTCGTCTAAGACCTCAAGAAGACGACTATCAATCTCGTCGGTGACCTCTCCGTTAATGAGAAACTGGGTATTCACACACAGGGCATGCGCGATGGCATTAGTCCACGCAAATCCTGGAGTGCCAGAGATGTCCGGCAGATTCACCACTAGCGTCGCCCGCGTGATGAGCTCACCTTCAATAGGCAGTGTGCACGTTGCGGTACGACCAAAATCAGCGTCGTTATCAAACACAATGCGCCGCCACTGCGATGCCCATCGTGTCCGTTTCCTCATAAGAAATGTATAGTGCTGAACCGACGGTCTCCCTGTTACAGTGTTCAGTCGTTCGCGGTCCTGGAGGCCGCTGGCGACCACCTGGAGCATTGTCGCCGGTGTTGCCATTACTCTATTGGTCACATGCTATTTAGCCCCCCGCCTAAACACTGTCTGGTGTATATAGGAAATGTATCCAATCTATACTCTTATACCTACACCCAAATCTATATTGCTGCCGCCACCAAAGCAGATCCTCGGCGGCTATACGCATAAGAATCGCGAGGATCGTATTTCTCAGCGGGTGTGGTATGAAAATATCACCTATCCTGGTGAGGTGAGGGAAGCCCTTACATTTAGGTCTAAACAGTGGCAAAAATAGTCAAGTAGTATGGCCGATACAACGAACGGTGCCTCAGTGCTAGATGAGTTAGTGAAGTTAACTGCAACATGCAAGGTTCTCGCTGAAATGATCCAGCATCAATCAGTACTTATTGCCGAGCAAAAGACTCACATCGCGCGACTGACAGAGACAACTGTCGCATTGTCAAACAAGATGTATCAGCAATCGTTAGTCATTGCTGAGATTCGGAGTGCCCAGCTAGATGAGAGTATACGGCTTAGTCCATATACTCCAAGATAAGGTCGACAATATTTAATAGTCGAGGGTCTCTATAAATTTTATTTTTCTGTATCTGATCAAGAAGAGTAAGAAAGATAAGTTGAATTAATTGTCCATTCATTGGTGCTACCGGTGGTTCGACCTTTGGTGTGACCGTTGGTGTGACTGTTGGTTCAACCGTTGGTTCGACCTTTGGTGAAGGAGGTAGAGGCGGATACATCTATTATGGTTTATCTTTATTATTCCATGTCATATTTTATCTGTAAAGATCAGGGATGATCGGAATCGTGAATATGTATCGCGATTCCGATAAACTGAAACCACTGCTCGCCGCCGTTCGAGAACTAGGGTATAGGGTTCACCTGGGCACCATCGACGAAGTCGCGCAGAGTCCCATCAAGACCTGGATTTTTAGCGGGGCCGACCGTGATGTAACCGAGCAAGGTGCCATCCAAGTGCCTCTTGAACTCCTGACTCTCAAAAAGCGCTATCTCATGATTTGTTATTCTATGGAGAGCGTGTTATATCAGATGGGCTACCCGATCTATCGGAGAACTAATGAGACCGGCTATTTCCGCATGGGTCGGTTTACGGGCTACCGGAATCACAAATATTTCTTTCGGTCATCGGATGTTCCTAACCTAGCCTCCTATAACCGCGAACTCATGATGACGGCCGTTGGGCCGGCACTGCTAGTTCAATTTCATCCGGAGCACAGCTATGATGGGCGGCGACTGCTGAGCCAGTTCCTCAAGAATAAGCCGGTAAACTAGAGGATAAACAGCGTGTGCGCAGAGCCTCCATATATTCAGAATTATTACACTCCCGCGGAACTGCAACCAGACCACACAAATTGGAATAGGGTTTCATACGTATTCCCGAAGAATTCATTGGACCAGCGACAGCCAGTGGATTAGGATCCAGATTCACATCCGTTAATGCGTAGGTATAACTCTCCATTCTACTGGCCAGAAACCCCGTCAATGTACACAATACGCCGCCCTCCGCCTCTAGGATAGCCTGTGCAGCACAGGTATCCCAGCGACTGACGCCGCGATCCAGAACATAGATACCCCGTCCTTCCAATACCATTAGTATCTTGTTTCCACAACCACCGGCCGGTATCCGTGTGAGCCCAAGGCCTTCAATAAAGGACGATATGCGCCCATTACTCGTAAGAACGTTGGTACGATTGAGTTCGGTGCGCACTAGATTTGTGTTGAAATAGCCTTCGGAGCCACAACCGGCAGCATAGGTGCCCTCTATGGGACGGAACACGAGCCCTGCCACCGGCGTTCCTTGGGCGAATCCTATACAGATAGTGGATTCATGACCCTTTCCAGAACTGAATTCAGCCGTTCCATCGATAGGATCTATTACAGCGGTCAGATTCAATGCGCGGAGAGTGGAGGGCAGCTCCAGCGCCTGTATGGCCAGCCTTGCGTCAGCCACTTCCTGTGCCAATATAGGGTCAGCTATAACATACTCTTCGGCTGATTCTTCACCGATGAACGCGACTGTTACGGGAGCTAGCAGTAGATGCAGCAGTTCTTGGACAATGATATCGGCCAGCGTCACTGCGCTCTTATCCTCCTTGAATCGTGTGGTAGAGCCGGCGTTATAGATGCGTTGAATAAACGGCTGCATTAAACGACATGCCTTCAGACATACTGGCAGAAGGCAGGTGCTTATTAGTGTCATTTCTATTATATTAGGTTGTACGGGTTCTTTAACTGCCTAGCTGTGCACTGCTAGTCGGTTACAACCGTATCCTGAACCTCCTCCTAATTAACCAGCTCGGTGTAGATCTGTATCTCGACCAGAGACTGTGCTCGCGCAGGTATCTATAATTCACAGTATGATCCTTGCGCAACTTAGTCAAAGATGCCGATACCTTTCGTCTCAGCTTCAGGTATTCACGATACTCGGCCGACTGTTTTACAGCGGCTATAGAGTTGCGCTGAAGAGAGGTCAGTGAGGTCAGCAGTGGTTCCGCCGTCTCCTTAAACACCTGATAGTGCGTATTCATCACCGCCTTCATGGCGCGCTCGGCCTTATTATTTGCCGTCACGAGTTTCTTAATCTCCTTGACGGCGGCAGTCAGTGCGGGTGTTTCAACGGGCTCTGGACTCTGAATAGACACACGTGCCTTCAATATGGCCCCACAGATTCCGCACTCAATATAGTCCCAGTCTTGACGAACGCGCTCAAAAAAACACGTGGTGTGACAGATATTCTCACAACACGAGGTCTCAATCTTGAAATCATCTTCCGTTATTTCTTGTTGACAGCACCGACAGTTCATCTGCGTCTAGACTTAGCTCTGCGTTTAGGCCGCCTGCGTTTAGTGCGTCGGCCGCCACTGTTTACTAAATCCAGTGACTGTTTTAATAGATCATCAACAAGTCCCACCGGCACAGTATAGCGCACCTCACACGTCTCATTGGCATTTTCTTGAGGCCAGGAGGTTGTAAATATATGTGACCGATCACTTTTGCTATACACACCACCAAACCAATTCTTTCTAAGGTAAGATATAACATTTTCGCCCCCAGGTTGTACATCTGCGGGCCACACACAAGTACCAGTGCTTTCTATTACTACTCCAATACGTTGTAATAATTCAGCTGGGAGCTCACCCCTACGCCTATATTTTTGACCTACTACCAGCTCGGGCATTCTACTTTATACCAGTGATTTTATGGCGGCCCTGAGAGCATCTGCCGATTCTGACGCAGCGTGGCCAGTCTCTGTTATCGTGAGTTTCGCATGCGGAATGGCCTCTGCTAACGCGACGGCAGATGCAGCCGGGCACATGAGGTCGTATCGCCCCTGGACAATATGAACCGGAAATCGGAATCGCCTAGCGGCGCGTAAGAGCTGGCCGGGACGCAACCAGCAGTTATGACTAAAGTAGTGATGTTCTAGGATAGCGATGGTCGTCTGTTTAGACATTGGAAGCCGATCTGGTGTCGGTTTGAGATGTGTCAGGGTCGCCTCCCATTTCCACCAGGCCGCCGCCGCCGCCTTGCGCGTCCGCCGATTATGTAATAGACGACCATAAGTCGCTCGTAATCGGCGACCGGACAGACCGCGACTATAAGTACGCCAGGCCTCAGGAAAGAGACGTGCGGCACCTTCTTTACTATAGACCCAGCGGTCTTCCCACGGCTCTGCCAGATAGACTCCACGGAGAATCATCGCATCTACATGCGCGTGTTTACTCGCATAGGCCAGAGCGAGTGTAGAGCCCCAGGACCCGCCAAAGACAGTCCAAGACGTGAGTCCCAGATGCGTGCGGAGACGTTCCAGGTCGGCGACGAGATGCCATGTCGTGTTATGCCGTAGAGAAGGCGTGGATCGCCCGCAGCCCCGCTGATCATAAAGAATAACGCGCCACTCGGGCCCAAAATAGCTTAGGACGGAACGCTGGAGACCGCCGCCGGGTCCACCATGCAGAACAACTACGGGCTTGCCATGACCGTGAACTTCGTAATACATGCGATGTCCGTCACCGAGTTCTAGCCTACCATCTACGATGTCAGGCATCCCCTACTGGTTATAAAGAGAAAGGGTCCGCGCACTGGGATCCGTGGCGACTACGAAGCGCGGCATCCACATCGCAGGTATCACCGACGCCGCCGTCGGATACCATGACTCAAAGAGGGAGCGATACCAGGCCGCCTCCGCAGTCGGTGGCGGATTCACCTCGTAATCGCGCCGTAGCCCCTCGCCCTTGGCTGCCGCCGCCGCAAACCATGGTTCCCTGCTAATGCCGTCGCTGAACGCCTCCTTGCGCCGCCACAGTATAGAGTTCGGCAGAACCCCGTCGAATTCCATGCGCAGCACGGACTTTTCCATGACCGTGGCCGATGAGCGCAGCAGCACCGTGGGTACAGCACGCGCAACGGAGATGAACTGGCGGTCCAAGAACGGCGAGCGCGATTCCAGCCCAAATGCGGCCATTGACCGCTCCGAGCGGAGCACGTCATACCGGTGTATCTCCCGCAACAGTCGGTCCGTTTCAAACTCCCATGTGAGGTCGTCGGGTGCCTCGCGCATATAGAGATAGCCTCCCAGAGCCTCGTCCGCGCCGTCACCATTGAGCACCACCTTCACGTGCGGTGTGACCTGACTAATGAATTCGGCGAGCAGAAAATTGCCCACAGAGGCCCGAACCGTCGTTATATCATACGACTCTATAGCGCGAATGACGCGCGGCACTGCGGCCACACAGTCCGCGGCAGTAATCACGCATTCGTGGTGGCGCGAGCCAATGTGAGCGGCGACTAGGCGGGCGGCCTCCAGATCCGGGCTGCCTTCCATGCCGATACTGTACGTGTCCAGACACGATCCTTGGGGCAGGGCACGGGCAGCGATAGCCGCAACGAGTGAGGAGTCAAGACCACCGGACAAACACGCACCGATGCCCCGCACCGTGGCCATCCGTTTATATACGGCGGCGATCAGGGCATCGGCCAGCCGATGAGATGGCGCTTTGAGCCAGGGCACCTGATGCCACCGTTCCACGGTAACCGCCGGTCCAAAGGTTACTACGGTTCCTGGTTCCACAGCGGTCACCGGTCCGGTTACCTGTCCGGTTACCGGTCCGGTTACCTGTCCGGTTACCGGTCTGGTTACTGCTAGTCCCTTGAGCTCACTCGCAATTGCACCTTGACAATAAAAGAGAGGTCGGACACCATAGGGATCACGTGCGACTTGGATAGTGCCGGCCAAGTCAATAACTACAATGGCAAAGTCACCGTCCAGGCACCGGGCCACTTCGGCCAGGGTCAGGCCCTGGTCCAAAAGAGCAGGTATTACGGCACAATCACTGGCACCTGCGGGAACTAGCAGGTTGCGCGTGTGAATGAGGTCGGTCGCGTTGAAAATCTCGCCGTTACACATGACGATCCGCGTGTCCGTAACAAAGGGCTGCTCGGTGTTTGGAGAGCCCTGGACATGGAGACGCGTGAAACCATACATGAGTTCCATGTCGCCGAATTGCGTAAAGGCCAGTTGCAGATCATCGGGTCCACGGGCCTTTAGTGCGGCTAGCGCGGCCTTGAAGGCGGCTTCGTTTACGGATGGTCCCCATGCTACACTGATTCCGCACATCTCCTATGCCCCGGGGTTCTGTTTATATCAAAAAATCGCAGTATGACGTAAGATGGAAGAGCTGAATAAAATGGAGAGTGATATATATCAATGCGCCATAGAGTTAGACTATATATGTGATTTGATATTAGACAGAGATTCACCCGAACGAATGACAAATTATGCTATTGCTTCAAAAAAGCATCTTAACGTGATACTACAACATCCTATATCCCGTACAAATAACCCACAACGGAGAATTAGATATTTGAAAACAATTCATATAAGTCTTACAAATCTGATTGAAAAAAGTAACCTTTCGGAAGATTTAAAAAATAATTATCGCTATTTTCTTGCGTTTAGCGAGGCCAGCTTAGCTCCATATATTGCTACATCCCGTGGAGGTTCTAGACGGCATCGGACCCGCCAGCGTATTACGCGGTGTCGGCGGAGCCAGTGAGTTCAGGTTGCGCATAGCGCAACTCGTTGTCTGCGATAGCAGACAAGGATGACTCGGTATTGGCTCCGCCATACCGAGTCTCGGCCTCACTGGCGGAGCCAGTGAGTTCAGGTTGCGCGTAGCGCAACTCGTTGTCTGCGATAGCAGACAAGGATGACTCGGTATTGGCTCCGCCATACCGAGTCTCGGCCTCACTGGCGGAGCCAGTGAGTTCAGGTTGCGCGTAGCGCAACTCGTTGTCTGCGATAGCAGACAAGGATGACTCGGTATTGGCGGAGCCATACCGAGTCTCGGCCTCACTGGCGGAGCCAGTGAGTTCAGGTTGCGCGTAGCGCAACTCGTAATTCACCAGCCACAGCTTCCGCGCCGTATCCTGGGCATTCATGAATTTGCGCATATTCGGAAAATACGCGCATGTTCCATCCTGGCGCGCATCCCACAGCAGCTTGCGGTACTTCTGGGGCGCCTCCTTCAGAGGAAATGCCCGCTCGCGATAGACCTTCACATACAGGTCGTAGGCCTCTTGCGTGCAGTCCTTGAAGCGTGCGACAATCGCCTCGGCCTCGCATACCTCCTCCGGATAGATCTTCAGATAGGCCGCCAACTTGCCTGTGCCCCAGTGCTCCAGCCAGCTATAGGCCCGCTTGCTGCCACGTAGTGCGAATGCTGCATCATACTCTGCCGAGCGAATCTTGAAGCGACCCGCATCAGTGACAACGACGAGACCCTTGAACTGGTGGGCACGACGACGTCCTTCGGCTGCCACGAACTCGCGCACGGCCACGACCGTCGTCAGAGGGTAGGTCGCAGGGCGGAGCGCACTGAGTTTGTCACTCATTGGGCCTGTCGCATTCACCAGCGTGACCGTAGGAATACCGTAAGCCGGCGCGACCACGATACGCTCCTCCGGATGTTGGACCACCCAGGAATACCCCACATCCTTGTCGAGGTCATCCTTTGTGAGCCCCGCATTCTCAAAGGTCTCCCAGAAGAGCTCGGCAAAGGAGCGAGTGCCATAGAAGTGGCCCGATGCATCTAGCTGCGTGCGAGTTGTCAGGCGCCATGCACCCTTGTCCCAGAACATGTTAATCATAAAGCCGTCTATGAACTCCTCAACATTGAGGATGGCGTTGTCGCCAATCTCGGCCAGAGGTCTGATGCGCGCCGGCCCAATGAACACGGCGCTATTCTTCTCCTTGTCCCAGAGTGCACTACGGAAGAGACTAACATGGGGCACATCAAAGTTGGCCCCCTTCTTGTAATAGACCAGGGCGAAGCGGTCGTCGTTGTCGCGGATCATCAAGGAACCACCCGTCGGCGACTTTAGAAAGGCAAAGGTGGATTCAACGGTCGGTAGAGTATAGTTTAGTGCAGGGATCATCGTAATTAGTGCTAAGGCGTCGGGGTACAAGTCAAGTTTTAGCCCAGCGGATTAGTTCCCGATGATAAACCTCTGTAGAAAGTAGCGGATGTCTGATAAGTTACAGCTTGGCCGGTATGTGTCCTTCGTGGCTGGAGGTGTTCCGATTGAAGGCACTGTGATATATCGTGATCTTGACTTAGTACGCATTGCGACAAATGGAACTGCAGTTGAATTTCCCATGAATGGGCGTGATTTTATTGATGAAGTTGGGCCCGTGACGCATCCCCGTGGAGAAGATCCCCTGCCAGAGCATTATACGGCCATTCTCGGTGTTAAGGATGGCGATACACTGGAGTTTTTTGCGCTGAATGGAGAGTCTGCTGGAACGGGTAAGGTATTACATGTGGTCACAAGTGAGACACCATGGAGCATAAATAATGAGTTAGGGCTAGACTTAGAAGAAGATATACTTCTCTATGACGCAGTGATCTTAGAGGATGGGCGGATTATTGACTTTAGTTTCCGTGGCCCGCCGGACCCTCCTATAGTCCGTATTGTTCCAGAAGCAATACCAGAAGCAGTACCAGAAGCAGTACCAGAAGCAGAAGCAGCAGCACCAGGAGCAGTACCAGAACCAGCTGAAGCAGAAGAAGATCTCCGCAAACTCATGGCCTATATGTCCCAGTATACCGCCGTAATTAAGGAGAAACCAGTTATTAATCGTACGTATGATGATGCAGTCCAACGTAAAGAAATGTTTGATGAACTCATGGACTATGAGTTAGATCGCAAGATTAAACAGAAAAAGGGCAATCGTGATGAATTACTGGCCGCAGAAAAACAGAAGAATGACCGTCGTCTGTTTCGTCGTGTGGACCGCGAGGTGGAACTTGCACTTGCGCTAAAGAATAAGTCACTCGACAATGGTGTCTTCACCGAGCCCGTAGAAACATTTCAAGCCGCCGTTGATGACATGCCCGCCGCCATCCCCATTGTAGTCGCAGCGCGAGTGCTAAATATTGACGTGATTGATGCTGAATATAAGGAAAGTGATATAGAACCCCGCATTCTGGCTGACGTAGAAAACGCGGCAGTGACAAAACACGCAGGATATCTTGATGAAACGGAAGGCTATACCGAGTTCAATTATTACGGCTATATGTATGACATGTTTTCCAATGAGCAGGTGCTGGCCGGCGACGAAGCCGATGGATGGAAAAAAGACCAGGAGGTCATACGAACGGCCGACCTCGGTATACCGACCGAAGGTCTCAGTGCTAAGCCCGAACTTCCTGGTATTGATAAGACGGGTAAAGTCGTTGAGTATCCGTTATCAGCCGGCATTAATCGCAATGTTCGTTCGCGTATTATCCGTGCTCTGACTAGCGACGTAAAAGGGTCTAATCTTCTGGCGCCCTCTGATCCCTCCATTGTTAGCGGCCACGTGATTTTACCACCTGAAGCGGCTCTCCATCGTTCACCTCGCATGGAACTCTCCTTATCGTATGTTGTAGATGAAGAGGTGGAACCGACGCCGTCCATGGATGAAATACTTACGTCACATGGTCCAAAGAGTCGTACAACACCGTGGAGTCTGACCGACCAAAGCCTTACTGACTGGCTCGGAGAGACGATTGACTTTGTTCATTCGGCCGACGCACTGGCTCCCCGCACACCTCAAATGCTGCGTTTCTTGGATTTGTTTGGACTCGGTGATACGATGCCCGTATCTATCGCCGAAGTAATTCACGCCAAGGTGCTTGACTCCCAGACTATCTGGTCCTCCTTATATGCGGGGCTCAGGGTCGCACCACCAGAGCCTAGGACATTTGCCGGTGGTCTTCTATGGACGCATTTGCGCGGCTCCGCGGTACTAGCAGATGTGCTGCGTGATATAGAGAAACGTAACCCGACCATATACGATGCTCCCATTATTCTGGCGTCGTCGCTGATGACGACGGTGCAAGGCGATGCGATGCCGCTGGTGTGGGAGGAGATAGCCGCGTTAGACGGTCGTGGGGCGGCTCCTCAGGCTACAACGGATGCTATAGAGCTAAGTCGCAAATATACCTTGCGCCGTTTGGCAGCCCGCGACAAGATGCTCGTTGACCTCGCCGCTCTTGCTGCATCACCTGAGATTAACACCTGTGAGCACGTTCAGATTCTGGAGGGCATTCGTAATATGGCCGACGTTGTGGAAAGTGATGTGAATCTGCTGAATTTTATAACGGTGTATAAGGAGCGTGAGGATGAAAATTGGGTCTACTGCAAGATTTGTCACAAGGAGTGTGTCTGTAAGCACGACGTATTACGGCTCAAGGTTCTCGCGCAGCCGTGGAATGCAGAGGGCATTCATAAGCAGGTCATGAAGACATTTGGTGGTGAGCGATATCTGGGCAAGATCGTGTGTCGCGTCTGTGGTCAGCCATTGGACGATATTGAATATGATGACAATGTGGAGTTTGACGATAACGGCAAGGCCGTGTTGACCTCTTCTGTGCTGACGGCGGAGCAGCTTGCGCCTCTGGAATTCGCGGATATCTGGGGCAAGTCGGATCCGGCCAAGATGACGGCCAAGGAGCGCGCGGTGTATGCACGGACCCAGCGCTTGACCGCCGCAGCGGCAGCAGCGGCGGCCGCTGAAGCGGTTTATCTGGAGCGCCTGACGGCCACCCAGCGGTCCATTTATAATGTGTATCGGTCCGTGACGGCAGGAGTTACGCTAGCTCTGCCGCTTGTGTCTAAGATTGTGGAGCTTACCGAGCAGTTCATCAACGCCTATGTAGCACTTGCCGGGAAACTGGAAGCGCTACAGGCAGCGAAGAAATCTACGTACGACGCGACGATTGCCAAGTTTGCCGGCAAGAAATACGACAGCCTGCCGCCGCGGCGCGAAACCGCCAATGCCGCTGCAGTGGGTGCTATTACGGCGCTCCTTGCGATTGCGGCACAACAGGGAGTGCAAATCACGCCCGGTACGCACAACCTCAAGGGCTATCCTGGTGAGCCGGGCGGTGAACCCGGCAAATCGGGTGTACTCCGATATCTGTCCAGTGTGGTCGCCACCCAGACTCAGCAGGATTCTGAGCGTCTGCTGTTGGACTATGTGATTCCGGCGGCCTTTAGCTTTTCTGGTAATTCAAAGGCGACGGTCAAGTTGGGTGAAGAGCTGGTCGCATCGGTGCCAGCACTATTGACCCCAGAGGCCATGCCGGCTGCCGTTGAGGCGCCTGAGGCGGAGGCGGAGGCCGTTGTAGCTGTAGCTAAACATGTGGAAGTGGTATCTGCAACCTTCCGTCCTGATATGGCACCGCTCATTGTGGATGCCCTGCCAGCCGAGACGGTCAGACAGCTCGCCGACAGTACTGCAGTCACTGCCTTAGCAGATGCTCTCCGTATCCAGGCCATGTCTCACATTGGGGGCCTCCACCAGAATGTTGCCGCCGTCGCCACCATCGCAAAACAGAGCACCGAGGGTGTGTGCTGTGCCGCTGATATGGATTCCTGGATGACGCAGCCACCTAGCCGATTGCTAACTGCGTATACGCGGCTCCTGTCCGTTGTGCCTTTTTTAACAGGTAGTGGCACGCTATTTGAGACGGTCGTTGCGCCGCCGGCCATCCATATCGCAGAGGGTAGCATTGACGAGGACGTGAAGGCCAAGCTATTCCGGGCCTACTGTCATGTAGAGGGACCGGCATATGGAAATGCCCACGAATTCAGTTACGGAAACCGGTGTCGCCGCTGCGGCTACACTGACGAGCCGATCGACGACATGGATGTCCGTTTCCCTCTGTTGTCTGCAGCTGTTCGCGGCAATCGTCAGCTCAGAAAACAAAGCGCTGGGCAACGGATCACTTGGAAGGAGCAGCTGGCGCAGCTGGCACCTTCGGCCGCGTTTGCAAAGGCGCTGGAGGCCTGTCTAGTACAGCCGAATGTCACAGGTTCTGAAAAAGAACTCAAACGCAAAATTATCGGTGTTTGGAAAACGATAACCGAGCATCGCGACGCACTCATGAAGCGCCTTAGCGCGGACTCGGAAATCTTTAAGATATTGGTCAAACTCACGACGGACCCCTTTGTTGAGGGGCCACGTCTTATTCAGGAATATCTGTGTGCGACGGTGAACGTAGTGGCAACCAAGTCTGCCATCGTATCTATCAAGGGTGCATCCTGGGCCGGCATCGCACGCCCGATTGATGAAACGATGACCCAGGTGCTACAAAGTAACGCTGTATTACAGTCCGACGACACCAGGGCAATGGGAAAGTTGGTGGTCGCTCTCTCACCGGCAATCAACACCTGGATCAAGGTCGTGCGACCATCATCCGACCCGGAGTGGTCTGCCGAGTGGGCACAGAAACTACTTCTGACTCTGGTGCTCGACGCATGGGCGACCTCTGGCGTCAGCACCGAGTTTATGCGCTCTCTCCTCCAGCATGCACGGACACAAACCAAAAAATACTCGGATGAAGAGGTCAAGCGAATGCTCCAACAGCGCGCAGCAGCTGAGCGAGCATTGATTCTGAGTGAATTTGATTCTATCAAGGACGATGATCAGCGGGCTGTGACGAGGACGCTGAAGAACCTGGGTATTGGACGATGGGCCATCGGTAAGAATATTAGGAACCTGGATGAAGGCGTATTATTATTTGAGGAGGAGCAGCGACGTAAGATGGGTATTATTCCTGGAGAGCCTGGGGAACCTATTCTTGAGGCACTTGAGGAGCCTGGCCTTGAAGATGCCGAAGCCTATGATGTGACCCAGGCGGATGGCGAGGATGAATAAAATCATCACCCGCCATAGAGTAAATGGAAATCTTGTGGTTAGCCATCGTATTATACTGCGTAGGGCTGGGACTAGTGCTTCATCTCCGCCCGGCGTTAATGTTTCAGGAGAATGGTGCATGGAAAGAGTTTGGCTACCAACGTTCACCCCGGCATACTTTGTTCCCCTTTTGGTTGTTTGCAGTAACATGGGCATTCATTAGCTATGTTATCGCTACGTCGGCATCATGGCTCATGCCTGTTGGAGCTGCTGTAGCGTATTCTAATGGCATTGACGGCTCTACCTATTTGTCAGAACTAGCAGAGGAAGACGAAGAGGAAGAGGAAGACGAGGAAGAAGCTATACCTGTGAGTCGTGCTCTCCCCAAGAATAGTGCGCCCCGCTCTGGTTACTATGTGCGTGATGAGAGTATTCCCGCCGATGAAATGCCAAGATATATCTACCATGGCCCTGAGAAGCCGGAGTAAAATCTATGCTGAATACGTATATGTCTTTTTACCCAAAGACATATTAGGATCTGTGCGCGAACTAATGACATGACGCAGATTGCAAGGAGCCGAGTGCGATACCCATTGCTCCGGCAAAGGCGCCAAAGTAGGCAGTTCCATATGCAGTCGGGACGTCTCCAGGCACAAACACGCTACTTACAATTTCTGCAACACTCGGAACATAGGCGGGTACGGCAATCATAGCAGCAGGCAATATGCCTATTAGCGCACCCCAAAAGATATTCCCAACACTCTTGACGCCGCCACACACTCGGGCTTGAAGAGCAGTCTGAAGTGCGGCTTGGAGGAAAAATAGAGTCAAAACGGTCAACGGCATCGCTAACCATACATCCACATATCTGAAATAGACCCATGAAAAGACTAGCGAAAAAATAAAGGCCACGGACATCAGCCCGACTAACATGCCCATTTCCATAGCCATCTCTTTAGTGAAGGTGATTTTAACAAAACGGACTCTACCTTAGGAGATGTCTACCAGAGTAAAGGCCAGAGAGTTCACACTTAAAAACTGGACCAGGGGTAAGCTGCTTAAGACAGAGGCCGGGGAACCTACCGATGGTACTAATGTCATTCCATGGATTCATAAACTGGATGTTATTACGGTCTTGACAAATCCGTCACAGTTCCCGAATGATGTGGCGAGGGCGATTGAAATTAAGACCGCCTTCAGACCCACTGCTAGTGACTTGAACGCTCTATTTGATGCCGAGCAGGCGGTATTAAACGGCGAGCCTGGGGCAGAGGCTACTTTACGTGCCCTGGAGGCCGCTGCTGCCAAGGAGCGGGTGCTTATAGGTAAATACTCGGAAGAGTCAAACGTAGCTACACGGGTCTATGTTCCACCGATGCCGTTTGAGAATCGCGGCTTCACTGCGACAGAGTCGCAGTTGGCCCCTGGCTTCACTGCAGCGGAAATACCGTAATTCGCCCTTCATTCTTATCGCAATCTACCGTATCTGCGTGATACTTGAAGCACACGCCGTTACGGTCCTGATAGGTCACTTTGCCAGCATTATCTATGGTGGGATATTTGTAGATGATGGTCGGCGCAGGTTTCAGGACATAGACAAAGAACATACCAAAGAAGAGGCCCAGCAGTAACGGAAGAAGCTGTAGATGGTTAAAGAATTTCATACTCCCTAGTAAGGGCCCATGAATTATTGGACGTATATGGAAGATCCACTCGCAGCTGCGATCATCAGTTTTCTGATAGGATTTGGTCTCGCTGCTATGTTCCGTCCGATATGTCACGGTTCAGACTGTATGGTCATCAATGGCCCACCTGTTCATGACGTAATAAATAAGGTCTATCAGATGGGTGAGAAGTGTGTGGAGTTTACTACGGAGGTGGTCAAGTGTCCATCTTCCGGAGTTGTGAAAACAGTGGAGATGATTGCAAATTGATTATGACATGTAGCGCAAAGCGCTACAGTCAATAATCAATGACTTGCGATAGTGGCTACGCCACTGTCGCTAAACACTGACTGCTTCATTCCGTATGTCGTGTTCAGCTTTGCGTATCATCCTATCGTTTATTTCCTGAGGCGTCAAGAAATATGTCGACACCTCTGGAATCTCTTTCCGATACTCCGTCCGCCGATGAGGAGCGAGTCCGCCGTATTCTGGCCGATCTGAACGGAGAACCTCAGCGGATTATTACCGAGCCGCCCAATTCGGTAAGCACCGGAACGCTGCGCATGGATCCCGGAACCGCACGGGCCAATGTGATTGGTAACTCTACCCCAACCATGGCCGACTTTCACGCCATGTTCCAGCAAATGTCTCCGGGCGCTGTGCCTCAGGCCGCTGCTGCTGTGCAGCCCCAACCAAAGGCCGACCCCTCGTGGCGCGACTATGCATATCAGATTCTTCGCGCACCTATTGCCGTCGCTGTGATTGTCTTTTTCCTGAATCTTCCTATTACGACTGGCATGATGTCCAAGTATGCGTCGTGGATGTATCTCAGCACCGGTGAGATAAGTGTAGTGGGACTGCTTGTAAAGTCTCTGCTCGCGGGATCCTTGTTTGCTCTATATCAGGGTATCTCTGTCTTCATAGATAAATAGCCGCCTTTACCAGAATGGAGGTCTTGAATCAACTGATGAAGCGTCCGCGCCAGGCAGACAGTGTGGCTATGGTCTATTTTGTTGGTGCTGTGCTGTATACTATCTTTCGTGGCTCCGTGTCTACTGTTCTGGTCGGTATTGCCTTCACGCTTATTGTACTAGGCGCTCTGCCTAAGCAGGTGGCGCTGGCATTCTTGGTGGGAGCGAGTGCTATTCTACTGGTCCAGACTCGTCACTCTGAGGAGGGATTCACGGATGCAAAGAAAGCCGATGCAGAGGAGAAGGAAGCCAAGGACGCCAAGGACGCCAAGGAAAAGGAGGAAGTAAAGGCAGGCTTCACCAATCCCGTTGTTCTTCCCGACAATGCAGACCGCAAGGAGATGCTGGAGCTTGGCAAGCCTTACAAGCTCCCGACAGAGGCAGATGACAAGGGCGTTCATCTGGACGCAGGGTCAACATTTCTGAACGCGTATAAGGCACTGAAGCCTGAGCAGATCGCGGCAATGACCCGGGACACCCAGGAACTTCTCGCCACGCAGAAGTCGTTGGTCGCTATGTTAGACTCGTTTGGGCCTCTGATGAAGGACATGGGCAAGATTACGGGGTTCTTAGGCCCAGGGGCCGGCCTGCCGGCACCTGGGTCTAACTAACGAGCGTCAGCGAGTTTCTTGGGACCTGGGGCACACAGGAGTCCCTAGTTAACACTACCTAGAGTAGAGATGTGGCTGATTGTGATCGTATTCGTATTTGTTTTGCTCATGATAGCCAAACAAACACGCGATTCGTTCATTGATTATGATCCGGAGCTCGACGTTCTTGCGGATAAAAACCCGGCCGCGATTTTTGCGAAAACCAGGCATCTCATGAAAAAGTATAATCTAGAAGGTGGACCATTGGCGAAGATGAGTGAAATACTCGATAGATACGATCGACCCGAAGTCTGGGGCCACGCGGCAAATATCCAGGGCAAGGATCCTGGCGAGCTGGCGCGGATATATTTAGATGGTAAAGAGTAGAATGGCAGACGAGGATATGGGGAGACTTGGACGTGGTCAACGGTTAAGGTATTTGACCCCTAAACAGTTACAGCATGCACAAGAGCTTGAAGAAGCGCGTGCAGCAAAAGCCAAGAGAAAATCTGTTAGAGCATCTAGGGCTGCTGAAGCAGAGCAGCACAGACTAGCACGGCCGTATGTAAGGATACGCTCATCTAGGCGCCAGAGGCACAGTCCTGTTAATTCTGCTAGGCTAACGCGTGGACGTATGTATAATCTGAGAGGACCTTTTCGGTATGAAACAAGTCGTAGTAGAAATTTACGTAGTCGCCTCAGCCCCGCGTTGGTTAGGGAGCAGAGATTGGCTGAGCGTCGCCGACAGCTGGCGCCACTGTCTGTGATCGTAGAAGAGGAGGAAGACCTGGGTCTTAATATGGGCGGACTGAGCCTTGGCAAGGGTGGTGGCTACACAGTGAAAAACCGTCGCAGAAGATAGAGGATGCCCCGTAAATGCCCCAGAGGGTTTATTTGCACTGATGGAACCACTGTGGCTCTCGTGGTAGTGTTAGTCGCTGCTGCAGTGATTGCTGCCATGTATACGATGAGACCACAGATGCAGAAGCAGCAACCTATCATCGTTGTGAAACAAGAAGCACAGCGAGAATACCAACCCCAACCCCAACCACAACCAATGTTCCCTGAGCCTATCCGTCGTCTGGGTATTCCTGATTTTGTTGGCAGGCGTACCCTCGGCCCCATCGTTCAGGTCGGCATTCTGACGGCCGAAGGCGGCTCTGCTAACTCTGCGGCACCTGACCGCACAATTCTGCCGCTGTTTGGACGTGAGCTGGACTCCCGGCGCAGTCGCTGGAACTACTATACTCGCACCGACGGCACGAATCCGGTCCAGGTGCCCGTTCGTGTCGCGAATCGCGTATGCGATGACGACACCAATGGGTGTAACGAGGTATACTCTGGCGACACTGTCCATGTGCCTGTGCTGGGGCGCAGTTTCACGACAACGATTTATCGGACTTCCTTTTAGTAAGCAACAGAAAATCGCCGCCAACCCTAAGATGGCAACTAGACGTTTACGACGCTCTAAGATGGTATGCCAGCGGATCTCCCGAAAAAATAGTAAGCTGCCGCCATTTGTGGCAGCAACCTGCCCCGGTATGCGCAAGAAGGGTAAGGACCGTATGTATGTGTCGACCGAAAGTGCCAACGGTGTCTGGACCTGGATTTAGTGACGAATCGTTCCTTCTGTCACGAGCTTGTGATAAATGTACTTGATACCTTTTTCAGAAGCGATACCGCGAGGCATCCACATGGACGGGAACGATGAATTAAAACCGGGTAAGTATCCCTGTTCTTCATCCTTGGCAAAATTAGCACGATCAAAGTCTATTATTTGTAGGCCCTTGGGCGTCACCATAACATTTCCAGGATGAAGGTCATGATGGATAATGCCCGCCCGATTCATCTTAGTGACGGTCTGCTGTAACTCGGCGTTAGCCTTGGTCTTCGCAGCCGGTTTCCATGCTTTATCTGCCCATGGCACGCCCTTAATAATCTCATAGACCTTTACTATCTTGATATCGTCCGTATCAAAGACAATGAAGGCGTCGTATAATGCGGGGGCAATACCTAGTGCATGTGCCTTTTTGGCGACCGCTATCCCGGTTTTAACCTGCGCAGGTTCCTGAAATGTGTCATATCCAGGCTTAATACGTTCAATCTTGACCGCTACACGTTTTACCGATGCCGGCACCCGAAAACACGCCTTAACCGGCATTTCATATACAGCACCGAACGCCCCCGCGCCCAACTCCTTCTTTGTTGTCACGCATTTAGCAAACTCTTCGGCCTCTACCACGCGCAATCCCTTCCAGTAACTGCGCTGGTGCCGAATAAGCTTCATTGTCACTATACGTAGCGCAAACTCAAATCCTTCAAATCGCGTATCTACCTCGACGGCGGGGGCCGTATCATCATAGGTCTTAGCAATGGCTGCAATTCGGCCGGCGAGTGCAGGTATATCAATCGCAGCCATCTTATCATGGGCGTCTAATTTCCCCCTAAAACACAGCGGGCAAAGTAGGATGACGGTGAAACTTACATGTGAGGAGACACCGCTGGCCTGGCCGGTCTCCGTGCCTCTGCCACCAGAAGACCACTCCTGTAGTATAAAACTCTATTCACCTACTCCGGGTTCTCTGCAAGTTCTGACACGACGCACCGGTGCCGGAGAAGGCGTGACGATTCAAGAGAGTGCCGGCCTCGGTGCCGATTATCGCGGTCAGTGCTACACCTTTGAAGAGGCCATTTTTTACACGCCTGGACTCCACATATTTCCTGGTCAAAAAGAGCGCTACGCCGCCGAATATCATCTCTATATGAAGTCCGTGGGCGAGCCTACGCGCTTCATCACCGTGGTGTTTCCGGTTAGTCATCACGAAACGCATACTCGGGGCGAGGCCTATTTTGCCGCCATTCGTGGAAACCCCGACGGCAGCAGAGTGCCGTCGTTAGAGTCGCTGCTGACGCCGTCGGCGATTGTCCAGTATCAGGGCCCCGACCTGCGGGGTCGCCCTGCCTCTTGCCAGACGACGGAGGAGCGGCACTTTCTCCTTGTGCTAGATGTGCTCAAAATCCGCGCAACCGATCTGAATCGCATATACAGTGAAGGGTCGCTGTCTGACCGCGCAAGTGACATGCCGGCACCCGGCCCCATGCCGAGCACAGAGGTCATCCGCGACCGTCTGATGCGCGCCGTCGTCTATGCGAAGCCTGGCATCATCCTTACAGAAGACAAAGTGTGCAATCAAGAGCGCAATCAGTATAAGCCTATTAAAGAAGGGTTTGTTGGTGAAATGGCCTTCAAGCCCATCATAGAGCGCGATGGAAAGTATGTAGTAGATACTGGCGCAAAGCCGCGTGACGCCAGTGATATCCTGGGCATCACAGAGGAAGCGCGCCCTGGAACAGCCGACATCGCCTGGCTAGACACCCTTATCGTATTCCTGTCTCTGTTGGGCGCACTTGCGGGTCTGTACATTGCGGACGTGTTCGTTATTCCGGCGATCTGGTCCCTCTTCTTTACAGGAAACATTACCGGCGAATTTCCGATCAATTTTGCTACATTTCAAGTTAATAATTGGCCTAAACTGGCACTCTTTGTGGTAATTATATGGACACTAGTACGCAGTCCCCTTGTTAAGACCGTCGGCCGTTAATCTCGCAGTAAAGAATAAGGGATGTTACGCAATGTGTTGGTCTGGGGCATTCTTTTGGCCGTAGTCATCATTCTTGGACGAGTCATTCTAGGATCACCCATGATTACGCGTATTTCCCAGATGGAAGAACCGTTCGCTGGCGTCGCCAGCTTAGGTAAAGGTCGTTACACGACTGAACCGTTCGCTGGCGTCGCCAGCTTAGGTAAAGGTCGTTACACGACTGAACCGTTCGCTGGCGCCGCTAATATGTGCCCCCCCGGCTCCACGCGGGAAATCTACGACGGTGTTACCTACTGTTGCTCCAATCCCAAACCTGGTGCTAGTACCCTGAAGGACTGGTGTAAGGCGCTGCCACACAAGGAGCATGTCTTCTGTACTCTAGGAGCGGAGACTGACGGTATTCCCAACTGTAAAACATTAAACGACAAATTACAGAAGGCCAAGAGCGACGCACTCTGTCCCAAGACCATGCCGCATTATATGGATAACAAGTGTTGTACCGATCCGGGATGTACCGCCTCGTGTAGGGTCGCCGACAATTACTTCAAGGACGAGACCAGTTGTCAGTTTCTGAAGATGAAGGAGGAGCCCTGTCCTGCCGATTATGACCAGATGACAAAGAAAGGAAAGGATGGCTTTCATCTCTACGGTTGTATCAACAACAAGGAGGTCTGTTATTCGGCCGCGACATTGGCGCGCCTCAAGGAAATGAACTACGACACCACCGGTCTCACCTCGTGTTAGAGCAACCGCGCATAGCGCATGCAGTCTTGGCATCTACGAATGTGGTTGGCGGAAGCCGATTATCACCCATGTTCGCCGATGGCTCATAGGGAAATGAATCCGCAGTCCAGGACGGCGGGGGCGTCCTAGACGTTAAATACCAGACCAAGAAGGTGATGACGATGGCGATTGCAACGATGTCACGCATTCTACTAGGGGCATATAAATATGACTGCGGGTGGGCTAGAAGGGGGCGTACCACGGATGTTCAAGAATACGGCATCAGATGCTCTTATGCTCACCCATCGCGGTCTGGCCGTGTCCAAGACTGCACTGACCAAGGCCGAGACGGCCACGATGCGTGCGGCGCTCACGGTTAAACCACGTGCGACATCCTCGTACGCAGTCGCCGAGCCCTTCGCCATTTATTATGAGAGCCCCACGCGGTGGTATGTGCCGCGCTATTGGGACTGTCCCGAGGGCGTAACAGATGTCCGCACGGAGGGCCGACCTCTGCGTGCGGAACTCCAGTTTAATAAGACACTGCGCCCAGAGCAACTGCCGATTGTTGATGCGTTCAAGGCCGGCAACTACGACGGCCTCATCTGCGTGCCCTGCGGTTACGGCAAGACCTTCATGGCCATCTGGCTCGCCTGCCAGCTTCGTCGTCGTTTCCTGATTGTCGTTCACCAGGAGTTCCTCATGGAGCAATGGCGCAAAGAACTAGAGGGTTCTGTGCCAGGTATCCGTATCGGAGTCATCCAGCAGGACAAGATCCAGACAGAGCGCATGGAGATCGCGGAGCCGACGGTGGCCGAGATCAAGGAGCGCCTACGGGCCCTCGGGCTCAAGGTCGGCGAATCAAAATCGGAACTCTTAGCACGTCTCAATGTGGTGGAACAAGTTACTACAGCACTTACTATTCCTGAAATTAAAGAGAAGTTACGAGCGCATGACCTGCCAATTAGTGAAACACGAGCAGAACTCCTGGCCCGTCTGCGCGCCGTCGAGCCCGCTCCCGAGCCACCCGAGTACGACTGCTGTATCTGTATGCTCCAGACGGTGGCGGCCCGCGACTGGCCCCTCGATACCTTCGCCGGTTTCGGGTTCACCATCTTTGACGAGTGCCACCATCTTGGCGCTGCCCATTTCAGCCGCGCCCTCATGAGCATCCAGACACGCCACATGCTAGGACTCTCGGCCACACCGGAGCGTCTGGATGGGCTCGACGACGTCTTCCGCTGGTTCATCGGGCCCATTCGCTACCAGATCAAGGTCCGTGAGGCCGATGACACAGTGGAGGTCCGTGTCATCAAATATGAGGACGCCGATCCGGCATATGCCGATGAGCCCACGGACTGGCGCGGCGAAATCGTGCGCTCGCGGCTTTGTAACCAGCTGACTGAGCACGGACCGCGGACTCTCGCCATCACGACCGAACTGGAGCCCGCGTTGCGCGAGGGACGCAAACTGCTTGTCCTCTCGGACCGTCGTGAACACCTCAAGGAGTTTGAGGCGGAGTTCAAGAAACTAGGGTTCACCTCCATCGGCTACTACGTCGGCGGCATGACGGCCGAGGGACGCGACGAGGCCTCAAAAGAACAGATCATCCTCGCCACGTTCACCATGGCGGCGGAGGGCATGAATATTCGCGACCTCAACACCGTTCTGCTCGCCACCCCGAAGAGTCGTATCGAGCAGGCCGTGGGTCGCATCTTCCGCCTTAAAAAGGAAGAGCGCACCTTTGCGCCGGTCATCTATGACGTAGTGGACAGCCACGGCTGTCTCCAGGGTCAGGCCAAAAAGCGCATGTCTTTCTACAAGCAGTGCGGCTACCGGCTCATGTATAAGAAGGAGGGGGCATGGGCAGAGAAAGGCAAAGCGCCTGTGGCTGAGGCGAAGCCCATGTTCAGAAGTTAACTATGACCAATCAATAAGAATACCTTTTTTCAGATCTAGTGCTACCCACACTTCTTGATACGAAATATAACAACCAGGAAACTTCAGCTTGAATGCCGCCACGAAATCATCCATTGTGGCGTGGGGTGTTGGTGCAGGGACATACACGTATGATGTTTTACCTGAAGCTGCTACAGCCTGTAACATATCAATAAAACTATTAATAATTTTTTCTATATACTCTTGCTTGTGAAGCCCTTGCAGATAGGCGCGACTAAAGGTTTGGTTCATACTAGTGTATAATGCTAAACAAATACGATCAACTTTTTACACTCAGAGGCCGTGTGTTACAACCTCCGTGTTTTTGTCAATAACCTCATTCTCCAGTAGCCAATCTTTGAGCACAGCAGAGTGATCGCCCTGGAGCTGAATTACTGCGTCTGCCTTAACTACCTTGCACGCGCAGTGAAGTGTCTTCCTCATTGCGCGCGCAATACGTGCCATATCTAGATCATCGGGAAGACCCTCTATAATCGTAATGTAGTTATTCCTTTGCTGCTGGACACGAATGTGAATCTTCACCGTAGTCTCAAGCATAAAGTCCATCTTGCTAATCACTTGCGCCCACTCCTGCGGCTCAACTTTTTACTGCCTCTGCGACTGCCCTTACGGCTGCCTTTGCGGCCCTTGCGGCTGTAGCGACCGCCACAGTAAGAAGGATTAGCGGCAACCACAGCAAAATGCGCAGATGGTGTAGACACACTAGAGTTATTCACAGAATACGACATCTTTGCCTGATTAATATAGGGCGGATAGGCCGCCCCCCTCTGCGGGCATGGCCCCTTCACCAGAGAGTCGTAGAACTTCCCCGTATACTGGTTATCCAGCACAAAGCCATATCCCCCATTGCCACTGGTGCCACCGCGCTGAAACCGACGGTTCTTACGAGAACCACCCCGATACTTCACACAGTTATAATCGGAAGGAGTCCTGTTATCATCAATCGGCACTCCACCAGTGCTGTATCCGGAAACACCAACATAGCCGGTAGATGATCCATATTCACGACCAACCATCCTCTACTTAGATGCTCCAAAAATCGCCGCCTGTGCGACCGGCTTATCGGACAGTTCTTTAATCTCCCACTTACTAAATGCCGAGTTCCAGGCCACAATCACGCGCTGAACCGGCTTCGCCGAACGCATCAACTCACTTGTCGCCAGGGTACGAACCAGGGCCCGCCCCAGAGACACCCCATCACCCGATTTTAGTGTCCATTGCTCGGGGCCACTCTCACGCTCAGCAAGAGCCACCAGGGCAGCCGGAACCGGGGCCACGGGTACAATCGGCGTATCCCGAGGTATCCATGTATAGCGTGTTCTGCCGGTTTCGTTCGGCTGGAGATCCCAGGCGTCAACCGGCCGCAGCTTCTCCAGTGGCTCCCAGTTGGCCATCTCAACGCTCACACCGCTGAGCTCCTCTAACAAACAGTAGTGCTCTATCCACTGTACAGCGAGCGCCCAGCGCTTTGCGAACACATCATCATCACATCGCCGCCCCTTCCACATATAGGTATCCTCAATAATGAGACGCCGGGTGCGCGATGACAACGTGGCCCCAAAGACAGTCAGGCCACCGAAGAACTGGGGGTCAATCCGGAGACGCAGCAGAGCAACGCGTGGCGTTCTCTCAGAAGAGATATACACACAGCAACGGTCCCAAATGACGAGAAGACCGGGCCGCGTCTTCTCTTTTCGCTGTAACACAAACCATGTATCCCGTTTCAGAGCAGGGAGATGCTTACTCTGAAATGGCAACGCCGGTCGACGCAGAGGCTCCAGAGCGGTCAGAAGCTCGGCATACTCTGCTATCTTAGTTAAACAAGGAAGTCGTAAATCGTCGGCCCAGCATTGTACTTTTACTGTAGGCGCCATTACTTCCTATTCTTTGAGCGCCTTTTAGACCTGCGGTTGCGGTGCCGGGTGCGGCGACCGCCGCTGTGATTCAACTTCTTTTGTATGAGTGTATTCTCTGCAGGTGTAAACTCACCGTACTCGCTAGTAAAATGGTTAACTAAACCATTCATATGATCACGAACATCTTTACTAAGCGGACCAGGGTGGATGGTATACGTATATAAGGTGTTATTTAGAGTGCTAAATGCAACATCGCGACCGTCACCTGGACTCCCTCCCGGAATTCCTGTGTAGGAAGATCGTTTAGATGGGGTTCTCACGGACATCTACTATATTACTTTAAAAGGGAGGCAGGCCACTGCCACTGTCCATCATTTCCATCCCATTAAACGCAAACAACGGCGTGCCCAGAACAGGGCCGTCATTCTGCGCGGCATTAGAGTTGCCCACCTGATGGAAGGCCTGCTCAGGATGCCGGAGATGTTGATCAAACTGCGCCGGGGCGTTGCCTGCATTGTCTACGGGCTGTTGCTGGCTAGACGGCTCACGGCGTTGATCGGGTTCCTTGGTCTTTGCCTCCCCCGTAGTCTGACCATTAATCTCGGGATATTCTTCGGCCTCAGGGGCAGGGCCACTTGTCATAGCAGCCTTCTTTCCGGGAGCTTTCTTGACCTGGAGTTTGGACATCCACTGGTATCCAAAAAATCCGACAATGAGGAGCACCAGGAGGCCGAGGACAAGTGTATAATCCATAGTTCTAATCAACCGATAGCAAATTATTGCTTCTTTTACGCGCTCAGGTTTGATTAAGGTAGTTACGCTGGATTACAGGACAGGCAACGCACCCAGTGACCGGCGGACCATTCACAGGGGGGCAGTCCGGTGTCTTGGGACCATAAAAGCCGCGGGGATATTGCGTAGCCAGATCACAGCACCGCCCAGGAATGTTCACCGTCTGCTGAACCGGATTTGCGCAAACTGCACATCCCGCCGCCTGTGCAGTAACATTCACCTGACCATTTAGGGTTTTTTTACCGACGGGAGGCACATAGATAGAGGACTTGTAGCGCTGCATCTGCGTCCACAGACCACCTGTGTTCACGGGAGTAGGACTTACGACCTGTGCTGCGGTCTGTTTTCTTCTTCGCAGTAATTCGCTAGCGTACATATTACTCTCAACAAAGATTATTCACACGTGGAATAATTACTTGTGCATAGCGTGTCTGTGATGCTGAAACTATATTCGCTTTAATCTGTGCAGTTCGGTAGCTGCCCGCATTTGTTTGTGCAACGCGCGCAATTTGGTCGGTTGTATAGATAGTTCCCATATTTCTAAATACACGGGATGCGGCCGGGCCCAAGACCTCTGTACCTGGAAGCGGTGGTATAGGTGTCGTATATACAGGTTGACATATTGCGGGTGTATTCGTATATAAAATAGGGCATGCAACGATCTTATTCAGGGTGAGCGTAAATTGGTCTATCGTTTCCTTTTGTGGATATGATGTCTGTCTGCATGGGCTTGGCGGACGTGGACTAGTACTATGATCCAGAATACCATCTTTAAAGTTGGTGATCCGTACACTTTCGGCCGTTCCCTTTTGTCCTTGACCGCGTTGTCTCAGTCGCAACATCTATTTTAGGAGCAGTAAAGAGATATGCTATACGGTTTCTTAAGTCTGTTGCCCTATGGTATTATTCTTACCGCAATGGTCATAATGGGGTTCTTTGCTTTACTAACACAGGTGCCGGGACCCGTCGCTACCGAGCTTGTAATCGCGGTAGGCGCAATAACACTCTTTGTGATGGGCGTCTTTGTAATTGTTACCACCTTCTGTGTAACGATTCGGCCCGTTGAGGAGTTTGTGGGCGATGCCACGGAGGCACGGATTTGTGCACTAATGAAGCGGACGGACGATTTCATCCAAAATGAGGTCGGTATAGCAGGTATTGATAATCCGGGTCTGGTTTCGGCCAAGCGCGCAAAGCTCGCTGCGGCAGCGGAGCCCCTGCTTATGTGTGACGCTTTCGCGGACTATGAGTGTATATTGAAGAAAAAAGAACCAGTTGACGAAGACAAGCGTCTGTCCCGGATGGAACGGACACTCATGCGCTTCGTGTATCCGGAGATCGCCAAAGCCTGTGCGGTGGCGTCTTGTGACCGGCCGTGTGAGACACTGACATTAAAGGCGGCAGATACGGAGATTGGTCGTCTGGCGGCGATTAATGCGGTCGCCGATGGTCTGGATCGCCAGCTGGCCATCATTGACGAAAAAACGGCCAGTCTCAGACGGGGAGAACTATCCGAATGTGATCGTCAGAAGGGGCTAGCGACTCAGTGAGCTTACTCAATATGAAGATGAGGTGCCTTTACGGGGTTGGCCAGCAACGGCACATGAAACCAACCAGGAGTAGCACCGGTGGCCTGAAGCAGGTCAATCGCCTCTCCCTCCAGGTCACTCACAAAGGGATGCTCATCATCCATTGGAGTAACCAGGTAGGGCTGCTCAATAAGGCGCTTCGCTGCGTTCCGGAACCGCGCACTCAGCTTGTCGCTGTAGTTCATAAGAAAGGTGGGGCGCGAATATGTCGGAAAGATCAGGAGCCCATAGTTTGTATAATACTCGGCCACCAGGCCGGGAGGCATATTAATAAGGTCAGAAGAATCGCAACGAACGCCGTAAACTAGCATGGTATTTGTGACGTGGGTGCACCGGCCGCATGTCAAGTTTATATATACGTTTCTAGTATTAATATTGGCAGCAAGTAAGGGATGAATCATCATGGATTTATAGATATCTCACTAAATGATGATCTCAGCAACATAGCAGCGGCAATACCACCATCTATTCCCCGTATAGGGGCCGAACAGCCGGTATATGGTGGCACATGGCGATTCCTAACACGACCTCTCGTGGGCCATTATGTGGGATGGCAGCTGGGCGGACTCTGCGGTGAAGGCGCATATGGAAAAATCTATCGCGCCGAGCGTATGGTTGTCCGACGGCGCGAGGACGGGCTCTTTGATGTAATCAATGGCCCACACGCTGTTGTTCTTAAGACAGTTGGACAGTTGGCAGAAGACGAGATGATGGCTTATGTCGTGGAGGCACTGCTACATATTGTGGCGTGGCAGTCCGTCCAGAAGGTGGCGCCATGGTCTATTCCACGACCCTACGAGCTTTTTCGGGATAGTCAGTCCATTTCGCTATGTATGTCCTTTGTGAATGGACGAATATTATCATCGTTCTTGAGTAAGCACTGGTTGTTGACATCAAAGGAGGAGAATACACGAACATTTTTTGAAATCATAGGGCAGATTGCCTTTGTGCTCTATCATCTACAGGCACATCTGTGTATGAATCATCGCGACCTCAAGATCAACAATGTGCTCATCCGAAAACGGGTGCCGTCTCAGTTAGTTATTGGAGAGGATGCGCTAGAGATACACCATGAGGTGACACTCATTGATTTCGGGTTCGCCTGTGTAGGAAAAACGACCTCTATACTTCAGGCGGGCACCTGGTTTACGGAGCGAGATATCTGTTGTAAGGTGGGGCGTGATCTGGCGCAACTGGTATTCTGCATTCACTGCTATTTCCCCTTATTCGATTTTCTGACACCGGCTGCCTTTGAGGTGGTGACTCGCTGGATGAACATTAGCGAAGTTAATGTACTCAATGGTCTTACAAAGGATGGGCGGCCTCTTAAACGGGGCAAACCGGTGTATGACACGGGCATTTATGAATTCTTGCGTCGGCCAACAACCGATACGGAGCCCTGTAACCCGCTGACGGTTTTTAAGGATTGTTGCGCCGGCGCAGGCTAAAGTTGACCCCCCGGCCCTTTCTCCACCTTAGCTAGAATGGAAGAGAAGACTAAGACCTCCACCCTTATCGAGCAACATCCCGAAATCTGGCCAGATTATGCCGAGGCCGTCCAAAATAAGTTGAGCATGTCCACCTTCCCGCCGACCGACAACGCCCATCGCACATGCCCCTTTCTTACCATGTATGAGCGCACAAAGGTACTGTCTCTGCGTGCATCCCAGCTCTCTCAGGGTGCCGTTCCCTTCATCACCGTTCCTGCTAATATGACGAATGTCTACGATATTGCCGCTATGGAACTAGCAGAGAAGCGCCTACCCTATATCTTGAAGCGGCCGCTGCCCAATGGCGACTATGAATACTGGCGTCTGGCCGATCTGATGCTAATCTAAAAAGTTGACTATGTTGTTTTTTGCTATGATGTCTGTAATGGTCGAACTAGAGCAGATTCAATCCTTTGTGGGGCGCCACCTCGCTATTTGGCGCGCACACAAGAAGACATTCTATGCCGTAGAGTGGGATGGCGACTCAAGAACCTGGCGATCGTGGGTGCCCTCTAATGTAGAAGAACTCTCACGCCATACATCTAGTCACCGTCCAGGATTTGCCACTATTAATCTCGGCACGGGCAGGTCCGTAGCAGCAAGAGCTAACGGCGATTTTCTTTACAATGCGTATCACATAATACCCATTGTTAAGATTGCGGGCCAAATTCCCAATACCTGGAAAGCGCGCGAATTTGGACACGCGACTCCACTGACACCAGGCCTCGCAATTGAGGCTCTGTGGATTGCAGCTCCTGATCCGGTACCGGTACCGGTACCGGTGCCACCAGCAATACCCCGCCGGATTGCCGTCTTGATAGCCGAGCATGCGGTCAAGAATAACGACCGATGTCCCATCACTATGGAGTCAATCTCGCCGCTCACAGCTGCCGTGACCACCTGCTATCACGTCTTTGACGGAGCGGCACTCATGACATGGCTGGCCTCCAACTCTCAGTGTCCAGAATGCCGTCAGCCCTGCTCTGCCGTATTTGCATCGGCCTGAAAGAGCCTGATCCGATCGGCCGGTGCGATCCATTCACTAGAATCCGGGCCCACGTCAAAGGCCTCGTACCACTCGTCAAACTGGCGCACTACATGGTCCACACGAAGCATCGGAGGTGCATGCGAGTTCATGATTAGACGCTGTGCTGCATCTTTTTGACGGTCCTGCGACTTCCACGATGCCGCGTAGCTCGTGAAGAATTCGCGGAGTTCGGCCTTGCCTACCGTCGTAACTGACCGTAGGCCGGCCAGAGCAAATTCCAGACCACCGACGTCCGCCAGATTCTCCACCAGTGTCAGTTTTCCACTGACCGGTAGTCCTCTGTACGGACGAGACCCATAGAGTCTCACTAATTTTCGCGTCTTTTTGCGATATTCATGGTCATCGTGCACGGTCCACCACATATGCTTATTGCCCACCTCATCATATTCGCGACCATCCGAATCAAACGCGTGGCACAACTCGTGTCCGATAGTGGCACCGATCGCCCCATAGTTGTAGGCCAGGGATTTTTCGGGGTCATAAAAGGGCGCTCGCAGAATGGCCGCCGGCAACACAAACCGATTCTCCGACGGATAGTAATAGGCATTGACGTCAAATACAGGACGTCCCCAGCCGGCCTCATGCCGACAACTGCGTCTCGCCAACATCGCATCCGTCGCTGCTGCGCCGATCGCCATCAGATTTTCCACATAATTGTCGCCGATAATAACTGGATACGTTGGCCACTCCGATGGCCAGCCAACCTGAATATCCATACGTCGCAACTTATGAATCGCCGCCGCCTTTGTGGAGGCCGCCATCCAGGACGCCTTGAGAGACACGATGGCCGCGCGCACAATGACGCCGACCATCGTACGCGCTCGTCGCCGGACAGTCGTATCACCGAAACGCGCGACCCACAGTTTACCTACCGTATTTGGCATGGCATAACAGGTCAGAGCCGAGCGGAGAGCCGCGGCGGGAATATCTGCGAACTGCCCCTTAAGGAAGCGCCGATTGTAGGCAAACCATGCCGTTCGGAGAGGTCCGTGTGGCGAGCAGCCGGCGATCCACTGGACAATACAGAGCGTGAGCCAGATACGCCAACGCCGTATGGGCCATGCCATCAGTCGTGCATTGAAATGATGAAAGAAGGGCGCATAGACCGAGACCTGGCTTCCTACAGAACCCAGGCCCCAATTCATCAGCATGCTAGTCCATGGCAGGCTCATCATTGTGTAATCTACGGATTCTACGTCAGGCCACAGACCAGCCATTTCGTGTTCCGCCGCCAGCCCCTCTGCCAGTGGCAGGCCCGTAAGGGTCGCCAGCGTGTTCACGTAATGCGTATAGGCCCGTCGCTTATCTACCTTGTGCCAGTAACTCGCATGTCCTATATTGAGCTGCCCAGGGTCGACCACGATTTGGCAGGTCGTATTATGCCGGATATCACCGGTTATATACAAAGACAACGGTGCCGGAATACCATATCGGTTCATCCACCCAATGACGCCGACCACATCATCGGTTGTCATGGCCAATGTCAAGAGTGGCGAGAGACCATCGGGTATCTGCCCTTCAGCCTGTACTACACTGCGATAAAATGGCAGTGTGGGCGTGATTGTTGCTAGTTCTCGGTCAATGTGTTTCTGAATATAATATGCAGGTGTAATACGCGTCTCGGTCGGCGGTATCACAACTTGCCGCCGGTTGACTTTGGTGTAAAACGACTCCTTTTTACGCGTTCGCGACATCCCCTTGCTGGTGGGGTGGATTTTTTATGCCCTCTGAATTCATCTAGTGGAGATGTCGCGAAAGGAATATGCTCTTCTACAGGCATTGGAGGAATTGTAATTCGCATTACATCCATCCCTTATGTTTAAGAAAGATTTGTTTTTTACCGTGCCACCAGTCCATGATGCGCCGCCCCGCCTCCGTTGCGGTATCTTCGGCAACAATCATGACCGCGGCAAGTTCGTGAGGATGCTCGTCCTGAGAAGGCTTGCCAAAGAATACAGACCAGCCGGGAGGCGGATTTGATAATAACTCGCGGTCTTGCTCGTCCCACCATACGGTAGTGGCGACACGAAGCTGGGGGTTCTCTGGATCCTTGTAGACAGGAACGGGCCAGTAACGCTCCTTCCAGCAGGGCCAGGGCACCTCGTACGTGTCTGGATTGGATCGCCGCTCTTCACGTACGGAGGTGGGCATGTTAGTGGGCGGGGTCTTATGGAGTGTGAAGGCCCATGCGAGTTTGTAGAACTTGGCCCAGGCCTCGGGCTTGCGACGCTGGTAGATATGGATGCGCTCGTGTTCAATAATGGGGCCCTTGTCCGCAACGGAAATAGAATCCGGCATAATGATGCGGTCACCGGCCCGTGTGTGGGGCATACCCGCTTCGCAGGACTTGGATACCGTCACGAGCGAGATACCGTCGCCGATGTCCATGATACCCTTGACGTCACAGTTCTGCCCATCTCGTGCCCGTCTATCAGCGCGGGACCATGAGGCAATCCAGGGAATGTCACGGGCATCGTCCTCTTCGGGATTATAGTCCTGATAGGGCGTGTAGGTGTACAGACCGGGCGTCTCTGTGCTTCTGGAAAAGGCTGGTAATGTGTCGTGATTGTCAAGATGGGTGAATACGGTGGCGGCATATCTGTCCTCCATGATGCGGTTCTGATCATTGATGGGATAGGCTGCAGCGGCTGTCTTAGCTGCAGGCCCTTGCAAAATGCCGGTGACTTCTTCGCTGTCTTCTGTGCCGCCAGCGAACGGTTCGTAAGTGGCGGAGCCGCTTACTCTACCTAAGCCGGCGCCGGCGAACGGTTCGTAAGTAGATCCAAAAAACTGGTAGAACCGAATTACAGAGAGTCCAATAATTGCCATGAGCATAAAGGTTGCCAGCATCCTCTGCTTTAGTCGTGATTAAAAACTTGACATTATAAACACCACGAAAGAGTAAGTACGATGGGTCAAATTCAGGCAGTTAGTTCTAGGTGTGTCGATGTCTCCAATATCCCCGAGTTAGCCGGCCCGTTCACGGTACTACGGTCTAATGGCGAAGAGGAGGATGGGTGGATGCTATGTAAAGAGCCTCTTGAATGGAACGCAGTGATAGATGGGTGCTTAGATGGAGCCAAACTCTTGTCGGACAAGGCACTGGCATCATGGGACATGCACAGCAGAGAGCCTAGGCCGACATTTACAGAGCACCCGTGGCGCATATTTACTATAAATCGTAAGACCCCAAGTGAATCGGGGTCACTTAGTGCGTGGCGATCGCTTTCTAAGATGCGGCCGACAGGTATGAGCCTGGATGATGCCGTTGAGTGGCGCCGGACGGTAGTAGAGGCACTTGATATGTTGGAGTATGCAGTCCCCAGAGACGAGTAAAGGCATTGGCTGCCGTTCGCTATGCTCACTGGCGCCGGCGTCGTGGCTATTGTCTCCACTCCTTACCCTATCGGGTTACAGAATGGCTGCCGTTCGCTATGCTCACTGGCGCCATTCTTTACCACAATTCAAGCACCTGATGAAGATAGTCATCGGCTCATCCGCCGACCGCGTCTGCATCTCCCAATACTTAGTTTTTGACTTCCCGCACCGCTTACACTTGAACATGTCCGACCCACCTTCCTTATCACCCTCCAGCATGATGTTCTCACGCTTTGTCTGCGCATCCGCCAGCGGCTGCCAGTGTTCTGGAAACAGCTCCTTCGGGCTCATGAACGCAATCTGGCGCGCGCTGAACTCGCCATCCTGAAGTCGCTGGATCAACCGCGCATTGCCCACATACGCAGTCGGGTCCAGATTTGCTAGTACCTTACGGGCCACAATGGAATACATCATAGCGAAATCGGGGTTCTCCCAATGACGTCGCACACCCTTAGTAGCGGCCTCTTGGAGACTAGCACTGAAGATGCCCTGTTCCACGTCCAGTTGCTGCTCGGGAGTAAGGTCAAGTTGCCGGATAAGCTCTAGAATCTGCTCACGTTGAGGAGTGAGTTCATTGTCCACTTCGGATCCTGTCTGCCACCGGGGCGCGCGCTTACCAGGTGGTGACGGCAGCTTAACGCGGGCCTTGAGGCCCATTTCCATGCGTCTATACTCGGTAACCGTGCGTCGCTTGTTTGTCCGCCGTTTCGCACCACCTCCATTTTCGTCACCCTCGTCATAACAATCATCGTCACAGTCACCTTCTTCGGCTTCTTCGGCCTCTTCTTCTGCGTCTTCTTCTGCATCTTCTTCTGCATCTTCTTCTGCATCGGCTTCGGCTTCGGCGGCTTCTGCATCAGCTTCAACGTCTTCTACTTCGGCTTCGGCTTCGTCGTCTTCGGCGCCTGCATAGTACTCTTCACAGAATACTTCCCAATCACTCGTTGTAAAATCGCCTGATGCCGTAATAACCACATCGCCCATCGGTATCTCACCCGATGTCATAGGTGGCAAGTTGTGCTTATTTTCTTTGCCCTCTCCCCAGCCCCAGACACTTAGCAGCTCGTCGCCCATATACGTTCCAATAAGCTCCGCCGGTGTTTTCTTGCGTAGAGCCTTCGCAATACCCGCACCAGTTACCGTCGCCTTTATCGTACGCTGCTCACCAGAGCATGCTAGTACAACCACCTGCATTCTACTAGCATTAATGGCAAGGAACCCAATCAACTTTGGGCTAAACCAGCGGTAAGTTAATGGGTATGAATGTCACATATGGAACTGGTCCACCTCCAGAGACTAACACAGAAATCACGACATATATGTGGCCGCGATTTCTGGGGGAGTTTGACCACGGCGCTCTTACGTTTCGCGCATGGTATCTAGTCAATTCGGATACATGGATTGAGTGTCCTGATATTGTAGCACCGCCACTCGTATGCTATGCGGAAAGAAGCCGTGTGCGGCGCGACGGAGACATGACCGTGTTTGCAACAGGTGCTTGGCGTATCAATCGCGCATAACAGGAGGTATAGATGATATTGGTCTAGTTGGGCGTAGACATTCCCGAATCAATCGCATACACCACGCATATGTTGACATGCGTACTAGGGCCGTACCAGAGATATCGGAAATAGTCGGCGAATCGGGTAGCATGGACAGGACATCCGTGATGACACCAGAGACATCGGTAGTCGGCGAATCAATAGGTACACCGGGGATATCCGAGACAGTTGGCGAATCAGGTAGCGTAGCAAGGGTATACGACACAGTAGGCGTAGCAAGGGTAACGGAAATAGTCGGTATGAGCGTAACAGTGACACCCGAAACATCAGTGTCGTATATGAGTTCGCTCATTTGTTATCTCTTATGGTAGGTTGTTTAAGTGTAAACCTCAGCGACGTTGGTGCAAATGGCTTGGTGCTTCCTCGGAGTAACCTTACCATTTCAGGGCGACTCCGTTCTCCTGAAATACCCATAGAACGTAGTTCTTTTTTAAGTTCATCGTCTGTTTGTAATGCTAATACGGCATTAATATTTCTAAGCCCCGTTCCTACGCGATTTTCAAGTTTCAGCGCAGTAACGTATTCTCTACGAGAGCGACCAGGTACTGCAGAATCAGGTGTCAATGCCATAATTTCATTAAACTTACGGTCTCTCTTTGATGGAGGCAGCATGATAGAATATATATAATTATGAAAAAGATGGATACCATTTTTCAGTTCGCGCTGAATACCTAGCGGCCGCTTAATCGTATTTCTGGCCAGACTTCCAAGACGTTCCGGCGCATTCTGACCAAACTGATTAATATACGACACTATAGCATCAATAGCCTTCTTTAAAAACAAATACACAAACATTTGTTCACGGGTCAATTCCGGTATATGTCTCGCTGTCTCTCTGATACGTTGTTCATATATGGCCCTATAGGAGTCATTGTATACGACATTAAGCTCAAGTATAGTTCTCTCTAACCCAGATTCATGCGCGGGCGCAAGTCTACGCCGGTCATCCAAGGCAAATATGAAACCGGGATTGTGTGAGATCCATGTCGCAATACTGCTAGTATCACCGCGGGCTTTGCGGAACAAAAATTTCTTAGGAAATTGAATTCTGTCATTCAATTCATCACAGAAACGATCAAAGAACTGTAAAAAGGATGTAAACATCCGAAAATATTCGGGTGACAAAAATGTCGCGGGGTTCATCTACTTAGGATGCTTAATACCCAGCAGGCATCGTGCCGGCCAGGGACTCGCTATACTCAGGAAGCATAGAAGGCTCCATCTCATTATTGAACGCATAGCCGGCGCAGAACTTTCTGGCGCCGCAGTTGCCCAGGCTCCTGTCGCAGTGCTGGGAGCCATTAATGGCCAGGCAATCCGCATCGGACTCACACTTATCTGCAAACTTCTCCTTGGGAGCCAGGGCCGCGCGGCAAATCCAGAACTGCATCATGACTAGCACTACAGATACGAGAGACGACAAAATCAGCGAGATAGCGATGCCTGTAACGGGGACCGACTTTGCGATGGTGGCCGGCAGGGTAAACAACTCAAACAACGTGTAGACAGCATAGACTACCACGACGGCGGCTAATGCGGCGTAATAATAGCAAAAATCATAGGCCCAAGAAGGAACTTGAAGGGCGTCCATTTCTATTTAGGGATTATTTTTTACTTGCCCTTGGTGACGGCGGGCTTCTTGAAGACCTTCTTGGGAACGGGCACTGGCTCGGCCACCTCCTCAAAGACCTTGGGTGGCGCGGCCTCCTCTGCCTCCTCTGTCTCCTCTGTCTCAGCCTCAGCCGCCTTCACCTCGGGGACATCATTGCGGAACGCAGGGCCGCGCATCTGGTCGGGCTGGCTGTCCACACGGAACTGGACTGCCGACCAGGTCGTACCGAACTTGCCACCCGCGAACCACACGGCAGAGCACTGGATGATCGCCGTCACGAAGGTGCGCTTGGACAGCAGCTGATCCAGCGTCGCATCCCGGGGAAACAGAGTAGGGTTGCCCTTTGCGTCACGCTCACCCGCATTGTAGAACTCGGCCTCGAAGCGAGCGGCTGCCTCTGCTGCTGCGGGAAGATCGGCGGGTGCACCATTCTTGAACTTGCGAGGGCGCAGGTTCACCTTGAAGGTGGGGGGATAGGGCTTGGGATTACCCTGGGCGTCGCGGCTGTACTTCACCAGCGGCGTGTAGAACGCCTTGATGACCTCGCGACTGGCGTTGGGCATCTTGAACCACTTCTGGGCATTCTCCACGCCGGCGTCAATCATGCGCTCGTCAAAGGCCTCCAGGAAGCTCTTGAGCTCGGATGCATTCTCGTCAAGGCTCAGGTCCACGGAGTACTTCACGGGGGCGCCGGGCGTCTTGTCAAAGACATTTCGGCCGTAGGGCAGCTTCAGACTGGGCGTCTCCAGCTTCAGGGGCTGGCCCTCGTAATTCACGTTAACGGTCTTACCACCATTATCAAGGAGCTTCACAGGACCGAACTCAGTATTGCTGGCATCAAGCTCAGAGGGAAGGCGAATCATGCTGGACATCGTACTTGTGGGGTGAGTTTGCCACCCCCGTCAAGTTTAATGCCCTGATACCCAAACTATGCTCCTGAAAGAAGGTCGCGCATCTCCTTATAGAACAATCGCGGAGGCTCGGAAGCATACCACGATACTTCATCCAGACGTCGCCAATATTCTTGGACATCCGGATGAGCTGCGGCGATATCCGCAGCACGGAGTGCAAGGATATCCTCTAGCGACGCACCTTCAAACGTTCCCTTGCGCCGTTCGTAGCATACAAGTTCAAATGTTCTGTGGTCAAAAACGTTGGGGCGACATACAGGGGCGGAAAGATCGGAAATAACAAAGGCGAGAGCGGCCAGATCCATACGCCATGAAAAAAGCGGTTTATCCACCTCTGCGCCCATGGCTATATAATACCACGCGGCGTCAGCGGGATAATCATCAGTTCTCTTTTGCGTTGGCGGAACTGCGTGTTCATAATCCGCTACTACACATGTGTTCGTCGTATAGTCAATCAGAATATTACCCTTCTTGATATCCATGTGAACAAATCCGATATTATGTAAATCTTCAAGAAATTCAAGAATGTTTATCGCGAACGTGCGCCAATGGGTCCGGCAATAGTTATTACAGCCCAGATGATCATCATAGAGTCGCATAGCATACCATCCGATGCCGTCCGCCGTAGTGTCGTTCGGCGTCTCTACGGCGCGACGTACTCCACAATATATAATACGTTTCAGAATAGCGAGTTCCCCAGATATAAAGTCACCTACTTTCAAGACCCAGTTATCGGTTGTAAGTACAATACGACTGTCACTACTCGTATAGAGTGTGCGACGAATGATCCATGGACCGATTCGCTCGGCCATTACTCTACTTATGCCCAAAAATTCTTTATGTAGAGTATAGATGCCGGCAGACAGAAGTCACACTGAATTAATGCGCCATAGACGTGCAGTTGCACAGGCAGTGCGCCGCGCTATCTGCGTGACCTGTCCCGAGGAGGGGCCTATTCGTGTAACGGACAAGGAGACCCAGCTGAGCCGCGTGTTTGGCCAGCAGACATATGTATATCAGACGCCTACTGGTCTTATCACGAAGACCTGCTGCGATCCTGGTGCTGGTGCTGGTCCTGGTCCTATATAGATAAATACAGCAACTTCCCGCTTAGTAGTTAAGAACCGACTGATGAGCAACCACTATTTCGCCGCTCACGACGCGAGTCACGCCCGGCGAGAACATCTCAACGAGCCAGGGGAATGCGGCACCGGCGCCCTCCGACACAATAGATAGCGCCCCCAAGACATACATCACACCGAGTTGCCGATCTGAGCGAGCCGTGCCCGTTGAGACCAGTAACTGAAGCGTTCTGAGCACCATGGGCTTCAGTGCAGGGAGCCGCATAATCAGCGCCGTCGCAACGGGTACGGCAAAGGGAGACTCCGCGATGCGCGCACGGTCCTGGTTAGACAACCCCGCACGATGAAACCAGATATCGGCCAACTCGATGTAGAGTCGCTGGAGTGCCAGGCGATTCAGATCAATATACCATGTCGGGTCCGTATAGTATCCGAGGTCTTCAATGAGACGGAATATATCCGTGACGGTTTGCTCTCCCGCCGGTCGTGTTATCCATCCACTGACTTTATGGAGACTGAGACGTTTCAGAAATAGGGGCGTCAGAGGGCTGCGATTAAAGGGGTTCAGAGGCGCCTCCGTAGCGTGCGAAACTAGACTAGCCGCCGACCGTGCATCCATGATGTAGCCTTTCCCGGCATCGGTGAAGCTGATAAAGTCACCCATGGAAATATCCGTGATGGGGTCCGATGTGAAGAAGTCAAAGGGATTATTCGCATGTTCCCGGAATCGTAGCAGGGGTCCAGCACGACGTGCTATCCAGCGACTCCAGGCCCGGTGGATACAGGCAGCGGCGGCTTTCACATCAATGACGCGGGCCGGCTGCACATGGACTATATTTTCTACAAAGCGTACCTGACTAGTCTTATGGCGGCCGCACCATTCTCCGGCGGTCGCCTTGCTCTCACATTGAAGATTGGGTGTTTTCTTGGAGCGTATACTTGCGCACGTCATCCCTATCATTACTTACTAAAAAAGTATGGCAAAATGGATGCCGACAGCGGCAACTTTTACCATGATTGACCCAAACTTGACAGGATTACCCCCGGCACCATCACAAGTATACCGCGTTCCATGCCTTCCACGAATTCCTCCGACAACACCAAAATGGCGACTGCGACTGTGACTGCAACTAAGACGAAGAAGACCGCACCCGTTGCCGCTCCCGTGGCTGCCCCTGTGGCTGTGGAGGCCAAGGCCCCTAAGGCCAAGAAGACCGAGGCCCCTGTGGCTGTTGTGGAGGTGCCCAGCCCCACGGAGACCGTGGAGGAGGAGGATGTGTCTGTGTCTCTGCTGAAGACCGTGGCCGACCTCCAGGAGCAGTTCTCTGCTCTGAAGCAGAGCCTGGGCACGGCCGCGAATGCCCTGAAGACCCTGGAGAAGCAGGCGGGCCGCGTGGTGAAGAAGGCTGGCCGCAAGCAGAAGCGCAAGGTGGAGGGCGCCGAGCCCAAGGCCTGCATCTTCACCAAGCCCGTGAAGATCAGCGCTGAGCTGTGCTCCTTCCTGGGCAAGCCCAAGGACACGGAGGTGAGCCGCTCTGCTGTGACCAAGGGTGTGATGGCGTACGCCAAGGCCCACAACCTGATGGACAAGCAGACCATCAAGGCGGATGCCGCCATGCGCAAGCTGCTGACCCTGACGGAGACGGACACCCTGACCATCCTGAACCTCCAGAAGTTCCTGCGCCGCCACTACATCAAGCCTGCCACGACTGTGACCGCGTAAATAACACCGACGCTTTTAATTTATTTTTGATTTTATAGGCGAATAGCCTACGTTGATCATATAGCGCAGTGGTAGCGCGTCTCCTTTACACGGAGAAGGCCCTGTGTTCGATCCACAGTATGATCATGGTCCTCTAGCTCAGTTGGTTTAGAGCATTCGGCTGTTAGGATATTTCTGATAGAAATAGACAACGAATACCGGAAAGTCGCAGGTTCGACCCCTGCGAGGACCGCTTTTTTACGTTGCGCTAAGCGCAACGTAAAAAACCGGTCCAGATCCACCCAGCTGCGCTGGGTGTCTAGGACCGCCATCCAGAGGATATGACCGCCACCTCAGAATCGGATAAATCCCTCCTTGTTCATGAAGTAGTACGCGATACAGCAGGCCGCAAACAGATTCGTCAGCGCATGCGCACGCGCATCCGGCTTTGAAGAACGCAGCATAACAATGTGCGTCCCAAACACGATCAGGATACCGATGTAATAAAAAATCAGATGGATGTCCATTTGACAAGGAGCACGAATTTAAATCCAAGAAAGTAGGGATGGAGGAAACCGAAGTAACATGGAACGACTCGCTTGAAACCCTGGTAGCCGAAGAAGCCGAGCGATGCGGTGGCCTTTCCTGGCTCCACTCCGAATGTGAACGCTACTTCTCCAACTTTACGAACTGGATTGCCCTGCCCGTGATTATTCTCAGCACAGTGAATGGATTTCTCTCCGGGAGCTCCCAGACAATTTTCAGCAGCCCCGAGACATCCTCCATCGGCCTCGGAGTGGTCAGTCTGTTTACCGGTGTTCTGTCCACCGTTGGTTCCTACTTTGCATGGGCCAAACGCACCGAGGCACATCGTATCTCCGCCATCCAGTATCAGAAAATCTCCAAGTTCCTGGCCATTGAACTCAGTTTACCCAAGGTGGAGCGCGTAGCTGCCAAGGACATCCTCAAGATCACCCGTGACCAGATTGAGCGTCTCATGGAAATCTCTCCCGCCATCCCGGAGTCCATTATTACCAAATATAAGAAGGTATTTCCAAATCGGGACACGGCTCAGCCGGAGGTCATTGAGGGATTCAAAAAGGTCTTCATTAACAAACACGAGATCGTCCACGTTAACGACGGCCGGCCCAAGATAGCTATCAAGACGTAATCCCGATGCTAGATGGACGCTCTGTATGATAAAATCCTCTCCTGTGCTGCGCGACACATACTCAGCACCATATAGCGCGACGGAGTCGCACTCAAGCAGCTCTAGGAGCAGATTGCGCCAGGCCTTTCGTGATGTCCGCTTAGCACCTAAAGATGAGACTCCACAATAGAGTGTAGGCTCTTTAGCTCAGTTGGTAGAGCATGTGGCTTTTAATCCTCACGGATAACGCAACCACAGGGTCGCGGGTTCGAGCCCCGCAAGGGTCACAGCATAATAAACGCCGACGAGGCAGTCGAGCCCCGCAAGGGTCAGGCAAGGGTCACTTTTTAGCTATTCTGAATAGCTAAAAAGTGTGGTCTAAATAGAATGGTACGGGCTTTCTGGGATTCGTTCAACGCGCAGAGCAGCACACTTGTTCCCATCTTTTTGGCCGGCATAGTGCTTATCGGACTAAATGTATACACCTTAGTCACATCGGAACAACCGAATGAGTATCTTGAACTATTTCTGGCGTTACTTGTAAGTGCTATTCCTGTGTTATTCGGGATTATTATGTTACCAATTGGCGTACTAAGTAGAAGCATTTGGGTAGTTCTCACAAGCATACTCATGATAGTATTCAGTCCAATTGGATTAACACTTATGAAAATAAATAACCCCGACGCCATGTCCTTCCTGACCATTTTATCCACGGCCGAAGCCATGTCAATCCTGGTCATTGCATCAACGGCCTACAGCATGTTTTATGTAGGTGCTGTATCCTTTCGCGGGCTTCTATCCAAGCGCTAGTGCTTACTTAAGATGATACACCACCTAGGTGGCCACTTGTTTGCAGCGGCAAAGGTCGCGATTGTCTCCGGTTCCGTCGGTGGTGCGCCCGCATTGAATTTCTCCTGCTGTTTCGGACTGACAATGTCGTTCCAAAGCACATTGTCGCCGGTCATCAGACTAACGCCAGGAACGATGACCCCTGCTCGTGCAGCCTCAATGGCCTCCCGCGGCTCCATTGTTCCTTCAGAATAGTCCGACCCCATGAGCATACAGGCGTCTACGAACTGCCGATACGTGAGCCGGAAACCATCTAGCACATCCGTTAGACGGATACGCGTCAAGATCGTTGCATCGTTGGTCTCGGGCGTCACAAGCAGCGGCACGCCGCGCGCCAACATATCTGTATCAGTACTCACAACGCCACGGAGTGTTCCTTCACGACACAGAAAGCCCAGCACATCGTCGGCCTCTCCGGTCGCCGTAATGAACTGGACCCCGGCGCCATACAAGAGGCGCTTGATCTCATCCTTATCACCACTCGTGACAACGGGTGCACGACGTTGGAGCTCGGATATACGTGTTTCCATAGTGGCGCGTTCTTCAGCCGTCGCTGTCTCGGCGGCATCGCGAATTTCGGCCATTTCCTTATGGATGACCTGGCGGTCGGCCCGGCGTTGGTCTACCGTAGCGGCCTTGGACGCCGGCGGCCTGCCATCAAAGATAAAGACAGGTGTAATCTTAGCCGTTCGCAGCCTGACGAGGAGACTAGCAATGACGGTCACGGGTGCGAGTGCTGCACCGCGGGCGCGATACAAGAGACAAGAACAATCTACACCCCAGCTTTCGCCGGCGTGGTCAGCGAGGTTAACCATCTTCTTGACGTGCGGCAGTTTCCATTTAATATATCCGTTGAGGCGTTTTATTCCCATGGGTGCTTTGGTGGGGGTTGGCGCCCCCCGCGTCACATTTTGTTAGTAAAGAGTAGAACATGGGCGATCAAGAAAAGCAGGGTCGTGCGCCAAAGGGACGCCGCCCGCCTCAGACACGTGGCGTAGTGTACGAAAAAGTAGGGCCGTCGGAATTAGGAAAGGCTGACGCCCGTATGTCTTATGCTGAAGTTGCTGCCGCCTTTGCGGCCAAACTCGCTAAAGCCACGGCCGCAGACAAGGCCGCATTCAGGAAGACACAAGCATACAAGGATCTAATGGAAGAAATCCGAAAGGAGGAAGAGCCGATAGATATGAATATGCTGGGAGGCAGTCGCTGCCGCGGCCGCAGTAAAAAGGTGACGCGCCGTAAACGCCGCCACCATTAAGCACGATGATTCCCTGCCGCTCCAACTATGGCAACGTGATTGACCCCAAGCAGCCAGATCCCCGTTGTGGTGTAGGCATTCAGATGGATGTCCCCTACACCTATCGGCATGTCTTCTTCGGCTGTACGCTTGAGGATCCAGAGCAGCAGCCATGGGAGCCGGCGCGCAAGCGCAGGGTCCGCAGGGCTCACAGGCCGCAAGTCATGCCCAATCGCAAGTCCAGTGACTCCGTATGAGTAGCAGATCGGCGCAGCTTCTCTAGCGCCGGCCGCGCTGCCAGCCACCAGTCATACCACAGCCGCACCGATGTATCCGGTGCCAAGAGCACTGTCTCCGTATGACCCATGAGCACCCATTTGAGCACATAGTAGGCAAATACATTTGTCTCTTCATTTTCTAGCGAATCATGAATCCGCACCCACACCTGGGCCGCCTGGCTCTCTGCGCATCGGAGCTGGGCGGTCCATCTATTTTTGGCCGTAGCCAGCGACGGCGCAACAATACACCATAACCACTCTGCGAAGAATTCCGTAAAGGCTTCGCCGAGATGTGGCCACAGACGCCGACCCAGGGCTGTCTCAAACTTTACACGCACCGGCGCAATCGCCGCCTCGGGCACATCTAGTCCCAGAGCGTGGATACACTCGTGAATCAGCACCTTGTGAGCCTCTTCCCGCCGATACACATGGACCTCGGGTATCCCAACGACGGCCCAGCCGCCGTTGACGTGCTCGGGCCCAGGATCTACGCCAGCCGGTAGCACACGCGCCCACGGCTGGTCCCACCAATACCAGACAACGGGTCGCGAGGAGAGCCAGGCCATGAGCCGTAAGCCGAGCCGCAGATCGTCTGCTAGTTCCTCAAAGGGCCGATCGCTGACTACGTGAATCGTGTGGCCTATAGAATCGCGTACTGCACGCCAAGATACATGTTTACGTGTATCGTCCGTTAGAGATACATGTTTACATGTATCGTCCGTTAGAGATACATGTTTACGTGTATCGTCCGTTAGAGATACATGTTTACGTGTATCGTCCGTTAGAGATACATGTTTAAGAGACGCTATCCATGCAGCTGTCCGCCCTCGGTCAAAATCCGAAGTGCGTCCGAGCAGCTGCGCCTTCGCCGGCGGAATATCCGTCATCGTGACCTGTGTGCGAGACCATGATGACCAGAGTCTTTCTCTGTAAAACTCCATCCCTAATGTTAGGTCATAAAGTTGACGCCCTGCTACCTGTCCGTCCAGATATCAATGGCTGATTCAAAGGTTCCTGGTGTCTATTACTTTGAGTACCCCTCTGGTATTGTGCCGGCCGCTCCTCCATTCACTACATGGAGTGGCCTTCTCATCACCCCACCTGATTCTGTTTACGCTGAGCGTCTCCAGAAGAAGTGTGGCGGAGTCATTATGACGGGGCCCCTAAAGAGAAAGATGCGGGAGCAGGATGGTAAACTGATTAAGGACTCAAATAATCAGGAGACTCTACTGACTATTGGAGGCGACGGCTGGATCTCTGGGTTCTGGACAGCACCCGAGAACTGGCCAGAGATGGCGGCTGGGCGTGAGTCTCCTACACCATTCTCCACTGCTAGTAAGTAAAACGTTATAGTAAATATTATTTTTGCTAATGCATTATTCTCTATATTAGGCTGTTGCTGAAATTACATAGTCTGCTGTGCCGATTTCTCCAACTGCTATTGAAATATAAGATCCAGCAGGAATAAATATAGTTGATCTTGTGCCGAAACATACGGTCATCCATACGCCTACGCCAGTGGGATTATTAAAAAAAACGACGGTAGCAGCATTAAAGGTGCCAGATAGAGATACGCTAACATCGATAAGTAACGGTCCAGGCGCAGGCAGCGTGCAAGGTACTGTTCCAAACTCAGCACTAATTAACCCTGTTATTCCATTCGTTGGAGGATATATGGCGCCATTGATCATGGATATACATCCTGCACTTACTCCATCTGCAAAAGTTAAGGTTAAGTTTCCAGTTATACCAGATTGGTTATTAAAACGGTAACAGGATGTGCTAGTAAGTGTTGTGATGCCAGGTCCGGGTATCTGAAGGTTAGTTGGGATGGAGCACGCCGGTATGTAGACACATGCAGGTGCCACAGGCGTCGGCGTAGAACCACAACACGTTATGATAATCTCGCCATTGGCCTGTGGCCGGAGGTACGCCTGCTGGCCAAACACACGGCTCAACTGGGTCGCCTTGTCCGTTACACAAATAGGGCCTTCCTCGGGGCAAGCAGCGCAGGCGGTACGTCGCACAGCCTGCGCAACCGCGCGTTTCCGACGCACGTATTCAGTATGACTTCTATCGGCAGCCATTCTACACCCTATTCTTATTTTGTTGCAAGTGCGTTATAAACCGCCACTACGATCGTCTCCAGCATGATGGGAATACGATAGCTCGGCACCCACCGCGCACGCGACAGCACATCCAAAACGGCCAACGCCTTTTGCGTAGACAGCGAGCCCGCCGCAGCGAGACGCACCGTTGCCCACGACAACTCTGACACGAGGTCGGCTCCCGTCATCATGAGGCCGAGGAGTTCGTAGATGCGGGCGCGGATCCAGGGCACGGCCAATAGCGTAGGCGGCCCCTCGGCCAATGCGGCCACCATCTGACGCATCATCTCCGTAATATAGGTCTTAATACTCGGTACGTGGAGCTTGCTTATTGCCGTCTTCATTCTATGCTCTGTCACTCCTGCAGGATAGGGCACACGCCGATACACGAAGCCGTCCATGACGTGGGCCACCGCCGAATTTACCGTGCGAGCCGTACACCAGATCATGGCAGGTGCACCGGCCGACCACACAAGCTCTTCTAGGCAAACACGCAGACGTCCTGCGGCCGTCGGTGACAATCCATGAATGCGGCGCAGAATCATGATCTTGCGGCCGGAGCCCATGACATCACGTGTGGACAGCAGCTGGCCGAGAATTTCGGGCAAGATCTGCTTGTCCATCATGGACAGATCCATGATATCTACCTCCATGTGGGTAGTGAATTCCCAGTAGCGGGCAGAATAGTCGCCGATTTCAAGGAGACGGAGCGTGGGTTCACCGACGCAGCCAAGTTCACGGCGTGCGGCGGTCAATTTACCAGAGCCGGCGGGACCTACCCAGAGTATGGGTAACATTAGGTAGCCTTATGGCTGGGGCCTTAGGTGTTTACTAACTTCGTATCCGGCAGCCAGTCTTCAATGTTAGCGCTCGTTGTATAATAGCCGGATTCTACTAGTTCGTGAGTTAATCCTACTGGCTCATCCATAACTACACCAATTTCTGGAAATGAGTGACTAATTTTACATGTCTTGATTGTACCTGGGCTTGTTACAATCGCTACATGCCCTTGCCATTCTGGATCAATGTATTGTGCCAGCAGTAGTGTTCCGATTGGATATATCTTCATAGTATCAATCAAATGAAGTTTACCACGGGCATTTAGAGATTCATACCACGCAGGTGTTCCTCCAGCATAATAATCACGCTCACTGACACCAGGGATTGGTGCGCCAAAGTTGCGACAAATAAGATTAATAAATCCTGCGCAATTGGTACCTAGTCGCTTGATGTTCTCAATTGACGGTACATCTTCATCTGGGGTTGCGTAGAATGGTTGAAGTGTATCAAGAGTTGACTGACCATCCTTCCACCAAATATACGGAGTTCCGACCAAAGTCTTAATATAGTCTAATACAGGTTGTAGGGCCATAATGGCTATACAAAATATAGTAGTATAGGGATCAAGTTTAACAACTACCGCATTGAAATGACCACAGTTACTGACTTCTATGAGATCTGACCTGCCACCAGATTCCGGGCGTTCTGAATAGCGCTAATGTTCATTACCGTCGCCCCTAGCACGGTGGGCAGAATCACCAGAAACATCAGATGCGTATTCAGCCAAACAAGTGATTTCATGTCGCTATTATTCGTCATCACGATTAGCCACGCGACTAAAGCCAGGCCATACGATACGCCCAAGATAACCGTGACGCCCTGGACTGCCTGCAGACCAGTCAGAGGCATCAAGAGCGCAAAGGACACAATAGACACGATTACTGCTACTACTATAACTCCACCATAAATGAGGACATTCGTCCGATTCATCTCCGATATAAGCGAATAAAGATTTTCAAGTACAGACATCCTACACTGTCTCAATAAAATCACAGTGCCAGTTTATTCCGGGTATTCTGAATCGTAACGGCATTCATCGCCGTTGCCGCAATAGTCAGAGGCAGAGCCACAAGGAACATGATATGCGTATTCAGCCATATGAGGGCGTTGTCATCTGATTTATACAATGCCAACACAATGAACCATAGCATCGTGAAGATACAGAGCCAGAGCACAAGATTGTTTACGTTGGCTGCCTCCGCGACCACATTTTCTAGTGGAATAATGATAGTGAAAGCAGTAATCATTATCGCCAGCATCATGAGAAAGGCGAATAGATTGGCGGCATCGCTAGTAGGACGTGGAACAGTAGGCGTAGTAAACGTAACCGTGCTAAAGTATGAATAGAGCGCATAACATATGGCGACTGCCCAAGGGAAAAATACGAATATACTGAACAGTGTCAAGGTCGTCGGGTCCATTACTCTACTCTTACTCTTTTATTTAGCGTCGCAGCTCCAATAGACGGAATAGACATCGGCACTGTCAACACGGCACCCAAGTAAAAGACTAACAAAAAAAGCCCCCACAGTGGTAACGTCCACATCCATACAGAGCTGATGTCTAATTCCAAATCCATCGCCTTATTTTACACACATAGAATAAGGGAATGGAGGCTATTAATCTGCTGCAGTGTAATCCATCTACCTTGAAAACCACGCGCACAACATGTCTCCCTATGCCAATGTTAGAGCGTCTCCGGGACCAGTGGAATAAGCAGTTTCCCGCACACCGAATTCCGATGACAATTAAGAAAAAAGAGACTCTGTGGGCCGAGTTGCGCAAGCGGCTTCGCTGTGCAACAGAGTACTGTGCCGTTGAGAAACTGGGTGAAAAGGGTGAAGCCGGCAAATACTTTCGTCCGCCTAAGCCGGGTGTATGGGATAAAAATCCCACCGAATGGCACGATTCTGTGACAATTCTGAATGTCATGAAACAGTATGAGGACGCCTTTCCCCACTTTGAATTCATCGGCCCTACACCTATTGATTTTGATGAAACACTCGGGTTCGGCTCGTGTGTGCTGGATGAGCTCTGTAATCTAAATCTGGCCACCGTTAAAGCAGCGGGGAAGACGGATATTGGCATTATTTTCAATCTGGATCCTCATGACCGACCCGGGTCACACTGGGTCTGTGCCTACATCAATCTCAAGAAGATGGAGGCCTATTATTATGACTCGTATGGCTATGAGCCGGGTCCACAGATTCGTCGGCTTCTGCGCCGCTGTAAAGAGCAGGGATGCCGAAAAATTATCTGGAATGATATCCGGCACCAGCGCAAGTCGTCTGAGTGCGGCACCTACTGTATGTATGTGATCATCTCGCTGCTGAAGGGACTGCCATTTACAACACTGTGTAAGAACCGTGTGGAAGACGATGTCATCAATGTAATCAGGGACATGGTATACGCGACGGCGAACCCGCGGGGACTAGCAGTCGCGATGGCGGAGCGGTTTTTACAGTTATAAAATGACATGTGATCCGTAGCGTTCGTAACAGTCACGAGCGACAGTGACATGCGAAGCAGTCAACTGGAGCGATAAGCGGTCACCTCATCAAAAATCAACTCGCCGTCCATAGTAATGGACGCACTAACCGATCTCCGCCAGCAGCTGAATAAGCGCGTACCTGGAGGCCTGACATCGGAGGCCGACGCCCGACTCCAGCGCACCCTAAAGCACTTTACATCCGAGGTCACACGGGTCAGAGGCGTCGCGGCACCGCAGGAGATTCTCCGGCTCTCCTATGATTCCATGGTTAAGTGGCTCCGTCAGGCACCGACCTTCACGTCCGAAGTGGATCCCGAGACACTCTTTGCTTCCATCAAACCGAGCCCCTTAGGTCAGCCAGATCTGAGTCCTCTCGAGACGCAACCGCTACGCTCCACGCCTCTGATAGAAATTTCGGAGGTGGACAATCCCTTGCTTTCTAAGCAAGGCGAACCATCTCTGTTTTATAAACAGAGTGATAATGCCTTGCTTTCTAAGCAAGGCGAACCCATGGTCACCCAGCAGTCCGATGTGCTCCAGCCCCACGAAGACACAATCAAGTATCGCGAGGCCGAATACAATCTCATGATCAACTCAAAGGACCGCCACTGGCTCGCCGACCAGGCATCGCCCGAAAATAAGAACCGCTACAACTTCACGGTTCAGTTCAACACCAATTTCAAGAATGCCGGGTTCGGTATCCAGCCCACTATCCAGAATCGTCTGCGTAACATCGTGCGCCTGGAGTTCATCAAGGCTGTCCTGCCCGTGGAGAGCCTGAATGTGGTTATTCTTCAGGAGGGAACTGTGCCCACTGCAACCCCTGGGTTTTCCTCTGTCCTCGGCCTTCCTTCTGTGAATGTCCTGGTTGACGAAGTGGAGGGCAACACCTATGGTACGCGGAACACGACTGACCGCTCTCTGGCCGTCTGCCAGTACGATTCGGCCTGGCGCACCGATTATCAGGCAGACAATCAGGTCAGCGGTTCCCCCCTGAGCCGCGGCTATACGCTTTTTTTTCCCAAGTTCATGAAGGCGCAGCGGGTCTACACGCCGGCTCCTCTGTCTAATCTCCAAACTCTGACCTTTCGTCTTCAGAACCCAGAAGACGAACTTCTATCTAAATTGCCTGACTCATCGCCATTAGCAACGATCGGTGACGGCACGGCCATAACAGGCTCCGCATTTTATACGACAAATAAGTATATTTACTTACGGTCTTCTACATGGTTTCCGGCGGCAAGCTACAGTGTCCTTGATAAGGTATTGGTCCAAGGATTTAGTATTCTCACCGCACCCGATGGACTAGAATTCACGACATGGCTTCAGGATCCCGCGGGGCATTCTGTCGTAGGCATCGCATACTCCACCGTGGCACCTGCCTCTAATACCGTTTTAGACGGCGCAAATATTGCTGGTTACGCCAACTGGATTATTATTCAGAATCGTATGAGTGACCCCAAAGACGGTGCCACGACGGTCAACACCTTTGCTGCTTTATCTGGGCTGCAAACATTTCCCATCAACGGCGCAGGCTTTCTCAATCTCAGTCGCCAGGTCCAGCTGTATCTGCGCGTCATTACCCGAGAATACGATCTCATTACAAATGTTCGCTCCGATAATGTGTAAGTACTGTAGAGGACCCATGATATGGTTTATCATTATTGCGATAGCAGTAATGATAGGATTTCTACATGTAGCAGAAGGTATGCGAGGCGGTGCCCTCATTCAGTTGGCGGCGTCTCATACGCCTGTGCCATTTTATGAACATTTTGCGAGTGACACCGAAATCCAGCATCGTCTGCTAGGCTTAGAAGAGGAACGTCGTTATAACCCGATGGCCCGAGTCCAGGCAGCTCGCATAAACTCAGATACCATCGGCGCCGCCCTTAGCACCCAAGCAGCTGTCCCAACAGCGGCGACTAACTCTATGTTAACACTTCTGAAATCTAACATGCTGGTTGGTGCCGATGACGGTAACAAGCGGGGCACCGTGGAGGATACCGGCGTTGTCCAGCAGAAGATCAACTTCTGCGAATCCATGCCAGTCAACTGTGACTCCTTCAGTGATCCCCGGTTTGCCGAATGTGGCTTCTGTCATCGCGACGGCACAGACCACAAGGGCAATCCCCATCGCGGCGGCATGTTTATTTCCGCAGAAGATCAGATCAGGGCCAATGAGGTCAGCAAGGCCACAGGGCGTCGCGCCGTGTACAAGCCCTCCATAGGCACCTGTAAGCCCGGCGATTTCACGCTCGTGAAGGAGGCCTGCGTGGCTCGCGAACACCGTCTTGAGTGTCAGCGCGCCGGCGCAGCTACTAGCGCAAACGCATGTGGCCAGTGCTTCGGTGTCTCCTCAGGTCGTGAGACCGGTCTCCTCTACGTAGGGCCCAAACCACGTGCCTTCAAGGCGATGCTCATTGTAAGTGGCGGTGATGTGACGGTGAATGGGGCCGCTATTACAGGCCCTCTAGAACTGACCGAGGGACAGACGCTCACGATCACAATCAAAAACGTGCCCGAATACTGGTGTGGTTGGTTTGCTAGTGGACAGCGCATAGTCAGTGTAGACATTGCCGAGCAATCTGTGTCTGATCCCAATTTTGCCATCGTGGGTGATTCTAGGACCCGCGTGGTCGCCGAGTATCTGGCACGAAAGCCCATGACTGTACCCAACTCTGTACTCTGGTATGGCCGCTACAAAGACATGGCCGAAGTCACCCTCAACTGTGTGATGCCCGCTACTCTGGTAGATCCAAAGTATGAGGAGGATCAGGAGCATTGTCCCACGGGCCCCCTCGTATTCACGGAACGCGGTGCCGGCATTATGGGCGCGAACTCCTGTTTCAATCCCGATGGCTCTTTTAGCGCCGGCCTGGTCTGTATTCAACGTATGTTCCGTGCGGCGGGAGGCACGGACAAGGGCACTCTGTATCCAAGAACCGCTGAGGCGGCGAGGGCTCTCGCCCGTGCCACGATTGATGAGACAATGAACTACTTCAATGAGCGCGCGAACATCGCTATTTATCGCGTTAACAACGCCAACGTGCCCCAGGACCTGGAAACCGTGAAAGTAGCTGCCCTCGAGATGCTCGGTATTTACATTGTGAATCCCTGCGACGGGCCCAATGCAGCCACCGGACCCCATTCCGCAGAGTGTCTGGACTATCTGTGGCGCACGAGCGGTGATGCATCTCGTGACGGCGTCAAAGAAGATCACTCTAAGCTGCCGTATGCCTATTGTGGTAAGGAGGGCACTGCTGCACCTATGAATCAAGATGGCTCTGTGAATCAGGCAAACGTGAATGCGGCGAACGCCCGTGGTGATCGTCCCGCTATTCGCGCGTATTTTAACGGCTTCTTTAATCGCACCAACGACACCAAGTTTGATGTCCAGGCCGCCGCCATGCGCGACTGCTATGGCGCGAACATCCGCCCGCCGCCCGCCGATGCGCGGGACTGTCCCGCACCGAATCCTACTGACTTCCAGTGCTTTGGGCCGAGCAAGCTCGCGAAGCCTGAGGTCTACGCCATATGTCCTGCCGGCGGCTACAATGCTCGCAAGAGCGAGGGTAATGCCATCTGTGCGCGATTTAACGGCCGTATGGCGACTCACGAGGAACTAGCAGATGCGCAGAAGCGGGGCGCGGAATGGTGTGCGACTGGCTGGGTGCGCGACCGCAGCAATCCGGAATATCCGATTACTAGGGACTTTCGGCCTGGCTGCGGTAACGGGCGCGCGGGTATTATGGCATGGAATCCAGGTGGCGATGGCGCCGATAGTAACGCATGTATCACCTGTATTGGCAAGAAACCGCCACCTGGTGCCGTAGATGTGCGGCCCTTCCAGGCGGAGCGATGGGATGCTCCAAAAGATAAAGCGCAACGGCAACCGAGTGATGAGGCCACGTGGCACGATCCAAGTGTGCTGCCGCGGGGTGTATCTGACACATCGGTTCCTATAGTCGTGCATCGGAATGGCGGTATGAATGTGGTCATGTCGGGATGGGGGTCCAGTAATATTCTGTATATGAACAGTGAGGCAGAGTGCGATACGGTGGCGGCAAAGTTAAATAAGGACCCGTCACAAGGAGCACTCCATGGAAGAGGCATGGGACATGATGCACTATTGAACCAAGCGGAGCAGTATCTACGAGAGCGCGTCTAGACACGATCACACTCGTATCTAGAGACCAGTATTTTTCAAATGACCTCAGTAGAGGATGTCATTTGACGATAAACAGGAGCAGCGGCTCAGAGACAGATTTCTGCTGCCGCCGAACCCCACCGACTCCGCCACGCAACTAGCACTGGGGCTCGCTCGTCCTATTACCGGTGCACAGAGCCAGACGCCATTCCAGCGAGACCAGGAGTGTCGTGCGAATCCGAGTCCGCTTACGGGGCGGGCTCCCGATGCGCGGGCGGGGTGTGGCTGGCTATTCTCGGAGGACGGGCCGTCCACGGGAGCCTATGGCTCACGCCGTGGCCCCATGAACCCCGATGACCGCGAGTGGATCTGGGACCAGCAGGAGGCGTATAAGCGCGAGAGCATGAAGCGCGCCGCGCGCCTGGACTCGTGTAAGGACTTGGCGCTCGTCACGGACCCTCGCATTGGCTGGTGCGTGGGCACGGGCCGCGGTGTCGTCACAAGCGGCGGTGCGCCCGCCTTTCCTCGCATGGCCGGTGGTGACTGTGCCGGACCCATCATCATGAACGCGGCGCAGTGCCCTGTCGGCTCTACAAATGGTATTACCGATGTCTGCACGCCGGTGGGGGGACGTCTGTCAGCCGGCTGTCTTGAACGCATCGTGCCTGAGGCGGGATGTGCGGCCGATGGTGCCCTTGCTCAGGCCCTCCGCAGTGGATATGCGGGTACATCGGATGCCTTCCGTAATGCAGATCGCTATCTCCAGCAGCGCGGCTTCTCGCTTCATGCCGGCATTGTCAATGACGGTCGCGTGTCTATGGAAGAGGCCATGAACAATGTGCGTGCTCTGAGAGCACTGACGGACCCCAATGACGGCAGTCGTGCGGCCCAGGCGGCACGAAATCTGTGTTTCGGCGCACCCTTTGATCCCTGTGCGATCCAGGCGGCGGAAATGGGGCCCTTTGATCCCGTCTGTCTTCGTGGTGAGGCACTGCGTATCGGCTTTCGGCCAGAGGGCCATGTGTTCCGCACTCTCCAGACCTGGTCGGCGACAAGAACCTGGTCCGATGTTCAGGCAGAGCTGCGGCGGCTCAAGAGTGTGGCGGACCGCGGTGAGGGCAAAGCGCAGGCGGCTGCGATAGGCGATGTCTACGGTCTCTCGGTAAAATTCCCGCCCCAAGGCTGTAATATTCAAGGCATCACCATGTATCGCTATTTCTTCCCTTCGCATATTCAAGCACTCTTTCCCATTGAGGGCCCTCAGACCCATTTTCTGGGCCGCTACATCTTGAAAAACGGATTTCCCAATACGGGTTCAACCTTTCAGGACCAGACACCGGCGGGAGGTATCTTGACCGAGGGTCAGCGCATGGTGACCAACTTTGTTCCGACGATGGGCGGCACATATATATTTACGATTGCCTGTGACGACTATGTGCGTCTCCAGATTAATGGGCAGGTGCTAGCAGAGGTGGGCTGTTGCAATGTGCCGACACCGAGCAGGCCCATAACACTGATTGCAGGTCAGTCGTATAGGCTCGTTATAGATCTCTGGAATGGTGGGGGGCCATGGTCGTTCGTCATGACTATGACCGTTAATGGTACGCCGCAACCTCTGCCGATTTCGCAGATGTATATGCCCGAGGACCGTCGCATGCCGCTGTTTGATCTAGAATTCGGCGTGAGTCGCCAGTCTGGAGATCGTATCTGGGACCGTAATGAGTTGCACCAGAACCTGGCCACGACGTGGAACAGAACAGCAGAAATAGCAGGACGCCGGTGCTGGCCGGTGGCACCTGGACGCGTGATATCCAACAATATGAAGTACTCGCAGGGGTTCAGGGCACGTGCGTTCAAAACGATTACGCTCATGGTGTATGTGATAGCTCTGGATCCTGCTGGCCCCGCGGTGTCAAAGATTTTTAGTTTCTTCAATACGTCTCAATCGGCTACGCTGACTAATCCTAGGGGGCGACCAACGGAATATACGGGCAATGATGGGCGGACCCAGGATCTGTCTCTATGGTTGATGTGGGGGCGGATTCAGCTCCAGTATCGTGTTCAGGCCAGGCCAGTGATCCAGACGCAATACTATTATAATGATCAGACGATTAAGTTCAATAAGTGGACTCACATTGCGATAGTATGGGATGATGATTGGGAGGGATATGCAATGTACTTGGACGGCAAGCTCGCTGGACAACTTAGAGCACCTGGTCCTGCGCCAAATCAAATCTTTGAACAGTTCCGATTAAGTGATGAGCCAGGATGGGAGGGTGGTATTGCCTGGTTTCGCGGCTTTGACTATCGGCTGGGACCGGAGCTCATTGAACGCGATATGGCGAATGGCTGGGCTAGCTTATAAGAGACGGCAGGGCGAGCCGTAAGGCGAGCACTGGTCTCTTATAAGCGAACAGTCTGCAGGACTAGCTTATGAGAGACGGCAGGGCGAGCCGTAAGACTAATAGGTCTGGACATTAAGATCCTCTTCCCAGTTGGGATGATAGATAAAATTGGATTGAGCCTCGTACTTGTAACATTTCAGACCATTGCCATGCTCCATAATATGGAGCTCACAGTCAATAGCAGCGGTCTGTGCTATACTGAATAGCTCATCTGCGAGTTTCTGTTTTTTCTGAGCGATATTGAAGAGCATCTGATCCGTGGTCTTACCATTGTCCTTGCTCTGGCCCATGAAGGCCTTGCCGCCATCCTTAATCTGCGCGGGCGTAAACGTCGCAATATAGTTATAGACATCTACGTGACGGTCGGCGGGATCCAGATACATGTGACTGCATAGACGGATGGCACGACCAATCACCTGCTGGATGCGCACGTTGTTCCAATAGGGCTCCATGATATGGACCTGGCGCGTGTTCATGAGAGAAATACCCTCGGCACCGGACTGCGTAATCATAAAGATACGGCACAGTGTGCCGTTGCGATTGTCTTTATCTGGCTCATCTTGTAACAGAGCCTTACATTGGTCACGGAGCCTGGGTGGCAGCGAAGCAAAGTCGGCATTGTAAATCTGGAGCAGCAGCTTTCTTTCCTCGCGGTCCTGGTCGCCGGTATACATGATATAGCGCTTGCTGCCGGCGGTGCTAGCAGCGGCAATAGACCATTCGGCTCCTACTTTTTCAAGCTTCAGTGGCACGTATCCATGAGCCTCCAGTGTTATCTTAAATATGCCGAGGCCCTCAAGAGTCTTGTAGTTACTGTAGACGAGAGCGGGGCCTTTTGATTCCTCTATCTTTTTGCGGATAGCCAGATACTTGGGCGAGAGGCGCTTGATTTCGTCATCTAGACGGGCTGCAGCGGCAAAATGGGCTGCTAGAGCGGCCCATGTCTCCTCAATCTGTGATACGGGTTCGGCGCCTTCGGCGCCTTCCTCTTTCTCTTCCTCCTCATCTTCACCTTCGTCTTCAGCTTCGGCTTCGTCTTCGGCTTCGCCTTCAGCTTCGGCTTCAGCTTCAGCTTCATCCTCTGAACCACCGCCCAATTGTACATCGCGATCCACAGCAATAATCTCTTCCTTTCCTTCTAGTTGTTTCATCTGCTTCACAGTAATCTGCGGACGCTTGACAGCTTCTGGGAAAACAAAGTTACACGCAGCACGACTGAGTGCAAGGAATCCCGAATCAGGTGAACTCGTTGCCTGATCAAACAGGGATGCGTTCGGATTTACTGTTTGCTTCTTCATCTTGAGTTCCTTACCGCGCGCCTCCGAATACTTCTCAAACATATAGGCCCCCATCTCAAGAGGTACTTCATGTATGGTCTTTCTTGGCATCAGCTCTTCGGAACCACCTGCGTAGTAAGAAATAAGCCCCGTTGCGCGATTCTTTAGAATAGTCGTGCGTGTGAGAATTGCCTGATCGCCCTTGGCCTCCTTATTCACAAAGTTATCTACAAACACTTGTCCATCATCGGGTAACATAGGATACGTATGGGTGGTCACCGTCGTGCCCCCAGGAACAACCGCAGCCATTTCGGAAACCCATTCCGAAAATCGCCGCTCATACTCATGTTCAGACCGCACAAGACGCAGCTCTTTATCAATTACCACCTTGGAATAGCCGCAGGGTGGCGGAGTTATCTCCAGAATACGGGACCCACCGACCGTGCGAAGCCCGTAATAATACACACCAGGATTCTTCTCTGCCCAGTCTGCAATGGTATCCACTGGCGCCTTGGTCGTGAATGCCGCCATCCGCTGCTCGCCACCAATGATGTTTAACAGGATCGCGAATTCCTGCGGATAGTTAATCATTGGCGTGGCGGATAACGCGATGATCTTTGCGCCTATAGCATTCTGAAGGAGCCTATACAGAATATAGCCACGGGGATAGCGATGGGGCGAGTCCTTATCGGCAAAATTGGCAGGACTATACTTGGGCATGGTCCACACGGGCTCATGGGGCTCGTCGGCGGCGAATCGTGCTCCCGCGGAATCCTCTACCGTGTTCATATACTGCCAGATCGTCTTTGTGACGGTCTTCTTCTTCATCTTAGTCACGCCCTTTTTATTTTTCTTTTCTTCCATTTTAATCTCCGTCACGATGCGAGTCCCGTTAATGGTGCGTACCAGATTGTGTACCTCGTCAATAACAATCACCGCATCATCAAACAGGGACTTGCCCAATGGTCCCGCGCGACCCTCAGGATACAGGCTCTTGAACGCCTCTTCGGCGAGCTTGGCAGCGGGGACACCATTATAGTGGATGAACTTGAAACGGTGATTCATGTGCGCGGAAATCTGTTCATTTATTACTTCCTGTTTTGCGCCTAGGGTGGCCCAATTAGACGCGCCAGGCGTCGGCACCCAGCCACCGCTATTCTCGCGCACCCACTTGGGCGGCAGACCGAAGGTATCCGTAAGCCATGCGTATGCTGGACTGTCTGCGGGTGCAGCCATAAATTGCCAATGATTGTCCTTGCGAAAGGGATAATAGCCACACTTGGCCAAGTCTTTGCGATAGTTATCGGACAGAGAGGCCGGTGTCAGGATATAGATGGTCTTGCGACCGCCCCAGTATAGGGCCTCGGCTGCAGCGATAGACGTACAGGTCTTACCTGTTCCGAGTCCGTGATAGACTAGCAGTCCACGGTACGGTGTGCCGTAGCTCATGTAGGCGCGGACGAGACTCTGATAATAGAAGGTCTCAATCTTGCTAGGACGATTCTTGCATGCATCTGGATCTGCCCGCTTTGCCGCTTGCTCGGCAGCAATGAGTGCGTTGATGTCTTCTTTGGATGCGCCTTGTTGTAACAGCGCAAACACTCGTTGTTGATTTGGTGAATACTTGAAATAATTCATCATCATGAACGTCTGGAACTGCGGAGAAATAACGGGTGCAAAGGAACGAAGCGGCGCTGAGATTTCGGTAGATTCATCAAACTGTTCGGCGGCAAGGCCTTCTACTGCAGTCGCCGGCTTCGCAGTCACAGCAGTCGCAGGCTTAGCAGTCGCAGTCGCAGGCTTAGCAGTCGCAGTCGCAGGCTTAGCAGTCGCAGTCGCAGGCTTAGCAGTCGCAGTCGCAGGCTTCGCAGTCGCAGTCGCAGCAGTCGCAGCAGTCGCCGGCTTAGCAGTCGCAGCAGTCGCCGCAGTTGCCGGCTTAGCAGTCAGCTTTGCAAGAGCGCCAGCAGGAAGTTGTTTAACCGATGATGGTCCCGCAGTTCGGACCGACTGTGGCATCGCATCCCCACGCAGCGCCGATAAAAATGCTCTTGGATCGGCCATCCTCTATTTCAATGCGCATAAAGTCACGCACTAATCTTGCCGAAATGAATCAGTGCAAGTCGCGATGCTTCCTGCTCCGCCTCTTTCTTATTCCGCGCACTCGCTGTCACCAGCACTGCACCGTCCGGGAGAAGCACGCCCATGGTGAATGTCCGATTATGAAGCGGCCCCTCGGTGTGAACCTCCTTATATCGCGGCGGCTGATGGAACGTCGCCTGATAATGCCGTAACAACTGATCCTTGAAATTCGTGTTCGTCGCAATGAGTGCACTAAAATCCACATGTTCCTCAATTACGGCGATAAGCCATTGCTGCACATGCCAGAATGCCGTCCGCGCATCCACCGACACCCGGTCGCGCCACATGGCCGCAATCCACGCTTCTAGCATAGACCCCAGCATCCGCCGATTTGTACGGCCACCACAGAACTCCTCCATGTGCCGCGACATGATGAGCCACGGCGCCATTCCCAACTTTAGTGCTAGTTCTCCTAGGTGCTCGTTATTGACGAGATCAGAGCGCAGCGAGGTCCAGAAGCCCTCGCCCTCACCCGGGAATCGACGCTCTAAGTAATCCCCCACAATGGCGTCCAGAAAACCGTCGCCGACGAACTCCAGATGCTCATTATCCGCTGCCTTTAGAGCCAGACAATCATCGGGTTTCGGCGCAACGACTCCATCATGCTGACGTGCCACAAATGACTTATGCACACACGCCTGGCGAAATAGCTCCACGCGTTTGGGCGTATATCCAGCAATCCGAGTAATCTCAGCAACCGGAATATCGCGATTGTTGGGATTCCAGGGATTATAAATTTTTGCGTCCATATACATCTATTACTGGGCTCACGCCTTAGGTAGTAAGATACGGTTGCGCGTCATATCAAATCGTAGTGGGGCCAGCCTGCATACTTTTCTTAAAAAGAATGCAGACGATGCGTAGATTTGGGCCACCTTACGCGGCGTCAACTCCTCCGCATGAAACGTATGTGGTCGGTCACGGTGCCATACAGAGCATGGCCGGTTCTTCTCAGGGCGTTTAAACCGAATCATCGGTGGACACATCATGGCAGGGATGGTATGCGACTTCGGGTCCCACTGGACATGAACCGGTGCTACCAGATGAAATGTGTCAAGGAGACCGAATCCATCAAAGAAAATGCTGTAGACATGTTCATCGGGAATGTACATCTTGCCAAAGACGGCGCGGAGCATAGCAAAATTATCCTCTAGGATCGTGAATTGGGCCCGATTCAGAATAATCCATTGTGATGTCAGTGACCATCGCCAGGGTCGCTTCGGCCACGCTGCCATATTAGGTTTCTTTCGGTTGGACTGCACATTCCCTGTTTTTCGGAGATAGCCCTTGTCATCGGCCATCAATGCCTTATACAGCGCGTCAAATGAATACAACGGGATCGTGTCTGACGATAACAAGATAAATTTGGTCACAGCAGGATTTTTCGCCGCCTCGCGAAACAGACTCTGCTGCACCTCAACCAGACTCCATGTGCCCCATTCGGTAGGCTGCGTAGGGATTATGGTCGCGGGCATCGCCGATCCCTCACCCTCCTGGCGATGGATTAAAATAGTATACTGGTCGGGCGGCGCCGCTGCAAAAAACGGTTCCCATATCTCGCGATGCTCCACATCTCCATAGGTCATAAAACAAAAAGCCAACATCTACTCTGGACCATGAGCTCTTAACGCCTCATATAACGTGGCTGCGATGGCCCCGAGCCGTTTGCCGACCACGAGGTCTGCGAGTTCGGCCTCTGTCAAAGCCACGAGATCGGCAATAGAATGCGTGGCTAGCAGAGCTGTCACACGCTTGGGTCCCAGACCGGGAACGGCGCCCAGCATGCCCGTCGCCGTTGACAACGGTGTCCGATTGGCCTTCTTAACGGCGGACAGCGCCGCTGTGAATCCAGACATGGCGGTCACGGTAGCATCCTCAGAATCCGGCTGAAAGACAGTGTCGTCGTCGGCGAGTTGGGCCACCAGAGTCCGACACCACTGTGCAGTGTCCTGGATGGAGGCGGCGCCCAGCACCGGCAGCCCATAGCGTAGCATGAGACGTGTCGTGAGACGCTTGAGTTGGGCCTCCGATGTTCGGCCATACATGCGGCCCTCATCGGCCCAGGTGCCCTCAAGAATGTAGATGACCGCTACACCGGAGCCACGGACGGCCATCAGACGTGCCCGCTGCTCACGATAGCGACCATCGGCGTTCGATGCGGCAAAATCGGCGTGACTCTTGCGCTCGGCCACGAGCAGGGGTTCGCCGTCGGCATTCTGAATCATGATATCGCCGACATCCAGATTCGCTGTTTTGTAGGGTACACCGAGGGTACCGAGGGCCGCGCACAACTGCTTCTCGCGAATATCGATGACGAGCATTAATGAAGAATAGGCTCCCAGCGTTTAACCTCTGATAGTAGAATGGAGTGTCGCCGAACCCCGTATCCTATCCGCGCCAAGTCAGTGAAACGGTCTCCGCTCCGCACCACTGCTAGAGTCCTTAAAGCCGAGCGCGACTTCCGAGCGGGCCGCTCCATCGGTTTCACCGCACGATCTTCCCTCAAGTCCATGGGTCGGATTCCACGAGCAAACGGCTGCTATATGCTCGGCAACAAATACCGCTAGACGAATGCATCTAGGAGACCGATACCCGATACCAGTGCGGTATCGGTCTCCATGATTCGCTTATATGCCGCTCTGAGGGTATCGGCATCGCCGCTGCCGATGAACCGATGGAGCTCGGCAGCCAGAGCCGAGTCTTTCAGGATACGCACTGTCTCATTTCCGTCGTAGTCCTCAATCTCCCAGTAGTCGGCGAAGACCTCCGGAATCTCTACTACTTGAAGCATGGAGCCGACTCCCGAGCACCACTCAGAGCCGCGCTCCTCAAAGAGCACGATACAGTTGGGATCACGGCGGACCCAATGATGTTGGTCCAGGTCGGAAATGAATTGTTTCCAGTCGGCGGGAAATCGCCGTTTATACTCCTCAATAAACGCTACAGAGAAACAGAACATGCCATAACAGTCATTAAAGAGAACCTTCATCGTAACTAGCAGTGCGCTGTGACTTGCGCTTCAACTTTACTGTCTGACAGTTATGCGACGCATAATAGGCTAACTTTACTGCCCATCAGTAGAATGGACGTGCTCGGTCGCCCGATGGAGGTCGTCGAAGGAGACGACATGCTGCGACCCGGTCAAATTCAGGCCATCGGTCCTGGATATAGCGGCGAACACCTCGTGCGCATAGGTGTGCTCGGCGACGGCAACTGTTTGCTTCATTCGGTGCTTCACGCCGTTTCTGCCGAGTATCGGGCCGCGGATGCCGATCGCAAGCAGATGGCCAAGGCCTTTCGCGCAGAGCTGCGACTCAAGGTGCGCCGGCTCATAGAGGTCGCTTTTGTGGTGAATTCATTTTGTAGAGACAAGGCGGAGGCGGATCCCCTATACAAAGACAGTGTCCTTGCAGCAGTAGCCGAAGTAGAACGCGTAAGCATGTCGCAGCACAATCCGTATCACGGAGGCCCCGGCGACCTCTATGAAAATCGTGTCTTCTACAAGTGCGGGGCCACGAAGATTCACAAGGACTGTGCTATTCTGATCGTGCTCAAGGCGCTCCAGTTTCCGCTGATGAACGAGATTGCCGATGTCATTCAGGGCCAGGAGATTCCGATTGAACTAGGACCCGTCATCGCAAAGGCGCTGCCCGATGTGTTAGGCATACCGGCTCACAATATGCTAGTCCTGAATAGTCGCGACAAGCTGGCCGACAACAATGCTAGTTCTATTGCGGCCTTTGATGATGGACCTACGATTCTTATCTATTATATGGCGGGCGGCGCACAGTTTGAGGAAGGTGAGGGCGCGTATTCAAATGATGGACACTACGAGGCCGTGGCCGAGGGCGAGATGACCATAGTGGAGGCCGAACCTACTTATACAAAAAAATCGGCCAAGGGCACGCGGCGCAAGTCACGCTCTGAGCCTAAGCTGATGGCTACTTTTGAGGGGCGCTTCATCTTTGATGGTACCACTCTGCGTGCCGAATATGAGGATCAAATCGCGACATTATTTTCATTATAACACGTATATGTTTGCCTTAATGGCCGCCGCCACTATCTGGAGCTGTAACGAGACCTCCATATTTCGTCCTACATCACTTGCACTCTCTACGCCCGTAGGCGGCGGCACCTTCTTTCTCACGTTAGAGCTTAATAATACGGGCCCGCCGATTGTATCCGATGCCGTATGTAAGTACATTCGGTGCCCCGTCGCGACAGGATACAATGATTTGAGTACGAGCACGGTGTGGCCTGCGGATCGTGTGGGTATCTTCCACGAACATGTTGAGTGGCGCGCGGACTCGGGCGATCAGCTCCTCTGTGTTGAGACATCAATACAGTATGGAGAGTCGCGCCTGAGCTACTTTACCAAGACGGCAATTTTACGCTAGGCGCCGCGCTAAGAAAACAGTAAAACTCCGCTGTGAATCCGTCGTCCATTTTCATGATCCAGATTTCGGTATTCGGTGTCTTAAAAAAGAGTGCGCGAATTATTTCACGATCCGTATTGAGAGCCAATATGGATCCTGAACTATCTCGGAGAACGTAGTAGCGTTCCATCTAATACCAATGCTCAGTATCCCGGGTGGGTCCGAACATGCGCTCCATGCCGGGCACGGGACCGTAGAAGCGATCACGTTCATTAAAGGGGCTGTGCTCGACGGGAAAGTAGGGGTCAATTGCAGACTCTACATCGGCGCCCTGACGATACTTGAATCGGATATCAACGGCATCTTTTGCATAGGGATTACGGTATGGCACTTCTTCGGGACTAGAAGCCCGCAGCTGCTTGAGCTCGTTCACCTCCCAGTTGTGGGGGCCGACGCGGGTCACTACGGGCTCAAAGTTGGGATCATTGTAGGTGGCTGCGACCATGGCGGCGACCTCCCGATCCTCACGACTGACAGTACAGGATTCGGCGATGTCTATCTCTTCAACCCGCTGGCGCCGCTCCCCATACCGACTCACGGCCTCCACTGCTTGTTCCATGGGCGTTGGCTCAGCGAGCACGATTTCTTTTAGACCAGAAAAGCCTTCAGTGACACCACGAGGCAGGTCCCGATACTTGTCGGCCCGCTCATCGGCTAGCAGTGGCTGATTGGGCCAGTCAAACTGGCGCTGATTCAGAATGAGGTCAAAATTCTGCTCTGGCACAATCATTCTGTTACCCTCCTGATAGCCAACAATGCGAGAAAATTCGTAGTCGTCTACTTTATTGATGGGGGTGCGCGCGTATAAGTTCTCCTCTTCAATGACACGCTCCTCGGGAACTATAACTTCACGGTACTCGGGCCGAGGTAATACCAAATAGACAAAGATGATTGTGACAGCGACTACGAGCGCAAATTTAAGTAGGGTGTCCATCTATTAGTCGCCGCGGTTTTTTCGTGATCTCCAGTAGAGATGGGTCCAGAGCTGCATCTGGTATATTCTGATACCTGTGGACCCTGCCAGATGTTTAAGCCGGTATGGGAAAAATTATGTAATGAATACAGTCGGCAAATTGCCATGAAGAAGACCGAGGTGAACAGTTATGAGGGAAGCCCTATTGCGAAGGCCGCATCGGCGTCTGGTGTGTCGGTTCCCGCTGTGCCGACTATCCTGTATGTGGACAAAGAGGGGAATGTATCTAAGGTACCGGACCGTAGCCCAGAGGCAATTGCGTCATTTATTAAGATTAGAACACCTGGTGAAGTGATTCCTACCAATTCTGTATTCTCAGGAGGTGGGCGCCGGTCTCGTAGGCTCAGGCGCCCTCGGCACCGTTCTCGGCGGCACCGAGGGCGGCGCCATTAAATTTGACCCAGTTGCCGCCGCTTACTTCGTAAGCAGCGCAAGATGCTACAATTCCAGATCCTTAGCGGCCGTGCTAAGGATGTTGAAGGAGCCTATCAAGTCACACTATTCGGCTCTACAGCCGCCGGTGAGTCCGTCAGTCTAGACGTCACCGGCTTCCAGCCCTATTTCTATATTGAGTTGCCCGAGTGGACAGTAAACCAGCGCGTCGCTTATCAGACGTATCTTGAGACCGACATTCCTGGCCTCACGTTCAGCGTAGAAAAGCACAAGTCCTTCTGGGACTTTACTGCCGACCGTCTCTTCACCTTCCTCAAGGTCCAGTCCGTCTCCAAACGCAGTTGGACAAAAGTCCGTGATCGCTGTCAGTATCCAGATACTGCCCTACCCATTCCTTACAAGGGCCAGACCCTTCGCGTATTTGAGGCAAACATTGACCCCATGCTCCGATTCTTCCATGTTCGCGAGCTCCAGCCGGCCAGTTGGGTTTCTGTGCCAGAGGACCAATGGGACGAGGCAGAGGCCATGACGACCACCAAGATCAAGGCCAGTACGGATGTCAGTCAAGTGGGACCGGCCCCCAATCAGCTTGCCACTGCGCCTCTGCGCACCATGTATTGGGATATTGAGTGTACTAGCAGTCACGGCGACTTTCCGCTGGCGATAAAGACTTGGAGAAAACCTGTGCGTGAGATTATTGCAGAGGGCATCCGTGACTGGCCGGCCGTGGCCGCCGCCATTCGTCAAGCAGTCGCAGGCAAGGGTCCCCTAAGTCGCATCTATGTGGCCGCCGACCTGGAGGCCGGACTCGCTGCAGCGGGGCGAGCATGGTCCAGGCTCCGATGGGGCGATGATGCGACCGACGCTGCCGATGCGCTTCTCACCGAGCATCTGCCAGCGATTGAGGGCGACCCCATCATCCAGATTGGTGCATCCACCTACGTGGGCGACAAGGTGCTGCGTAAGGATATCTTTGTTCTCGGTTCCTGTGCGGCCGTGGAGGGTGTCAATGTTCACTCCTGTCGCACAGAGGCCGAGGTCATCCGCGGTTGGTGTCGGCTCATCGGTCAGCTTGATCCCGACATCATGGTGGGCTACAACATCTTCGGCTTTGATGACAAATACGTCTGGGACCGCGCCACCGTGAATGGCTGTAACGGCGCACTGCGGACCTTCAGTCGCGTGGCCGAGCGCCCCATCATTCAGGAGAAGTTCTTGTCCAGCTCCGCGATGGGTGACAATACCTTCTATATCATCCTCGGCACCGGCCGTCTCCACATTGACTTGCTCGCCTACGTGCGCCGCAATGCCGTCCTGGACTCCTACAGTCTGGATAACGTGACGGCCACGTTCATGTCGGGATCGGTGACGGGGCCTGTTACTGTGACCGAAGGCCATGCGACCATTCCAACCAAGTCAACCAAGGGCACGACGCCCGGTCGCTACATTGTCCTCATGGACGAGGAGAACGACGTCATCGGCGAGAAAGTCCAGGTGGTCGCCGTGACCGCCAAGTCGTTGACGGTCGCCGTCAGCCCCGAGGTGGCCGAGGCCATCGGAGAGATGACAGCGGTTCGCTGGGCCCAGTCCAAGGACGATGTAAGTCCCAAGGAGATCTTCGCCCTCCACGCCCAGGGCCCCACCGAACGTGCCCGTGTGGCCCGCTACTGTATTCAAGACTGCGACCTCGTCAAAGAGGTGTTCCAGAAACTAGAGGTCCTCAACAATTCTGTGGCCATGGCCAATATCTGCTGGGTGCCCGTGGACTTCATCTTCACCCGCGGCCAGGGCATCAAGTCCGAGTCGCTCGTCTTCTACGAGTGCCGTAAGGAGGATCAGCTCATTCCCGTGCTGCCCGCGCCGCCTAACAGCCGTGAATCTATTCACGGAGCGGACATAATTGATAAACTCTCTCGCAAAGCCGCTGGGATTTATACGCCTGCTGCCGATGCGGAGATCATCGCCGATGACGCCGAAGGCTACGAGGGCGCCATCGTGCTAGACCCTCTCGCCGGCATCTATCTGGATGACGAGCCCGTCGCCGCCCTGGATTTCAGCTCACTGTATCCCTCATCCATCATCAGCGAAAATCTCAGCCACGACAGCGTGGTGTGGGTTAAGGACTACGATCTCCAGGGCCGACTGCTAGGAATCAATGAGGGCAGCGACACCTACGATAACCTGCCTGGCTGGTCCTATCTGGAGGTGGACTATGACATTCTCAAGCCGGACCCGGCTGACACTAGGAAGCATCCGCCCCTCAAACCCTGGGGGCGCCGCGTCTGTCGCTATGCGCAACCGGCCACAGGAAAATCTACGTTGCCCAAGATTCTCCAGAAGCTCCTCAGTCAGCGCAAGGCCACGCGTAAGGAGGCCGAGAAGGAGACCGACGATTTCCGCAAGGCCCTGCTAGATGCGCAGCAGCTCGCCTACAAGCTCACGGCCAATTCGCTCTATGGTCAGCTGGGCTCAAACACGTCAAAGATCCGGCGCAAGTGCCTGGCCGCATCAACGACAGGTCACGGTCGTCAACAGCTCTTGTTCAGTAAGGCGTGCGTGGAGGCGGCCTATGGGCCCGACGCTGGAGACCCACGGTGCTCCGCCGTCGTTGTCTACGGCGACACGGATTCCGTGTTCATCTCCTTCCGACCCCGTGACCCCGTCACGGGTGAGCGCCTGACGGGCCGCGCGGCCCAGGCCGCGGCCAAGGAGCTGGCCGAAGAGGCCGGCGGCAAGATCAGCGGCGCCCTCAAGAAACCCCACGACTTCGAGTTTGACAAGATGTTCCGTTGCTTCTGCTTACTATCCAAGAAGCGCTACTTCGGCGACATGACGGAGGGCGGGTTGGACGATGGCGACTATCATCGCAAGTCCATGGGCATCGTGATGAAGCGCCGCGACAATGCGCCCATCGTCAAATATGTGTACGGCGGCGTAATTGAGCGTATCCTAAATAAGCGTGACATTGGGGCGGCCTTTCACTTTGTCCGCCAAGCGATCACCGACCTCCTGGCCGGCAGCTTCCCCCTCAAGCGCCTCACGATCTCTAAGAGCCTGCGTGCGGAATACAAGCTCGTCCCGGCGCACAAGGTCCTCGCCGACCGTATCGGTGTCCGCGACCCCGGCAACAAGCCGTCGTCCAATGACCGCATTCCCTTCGTCTATTGTCTACAGCCGAGCGGCAAACCCTGGCCGACCACTGCTAGTCAGGGCGACCGTATTGAGACGCCCGCCTACATGGCCGAGAAAGGTCTGAAACCCGACTTCCTCTTCTATATTACAAACCAGATAGCGAAGCCGGTGGCGCAGGTGTTCGGTCTCGTCGTAGACCGCCTCCCAGGCGTGAAGCCGCATCAGCTGAGGGGCCTGGACTCCGCGGGTCGCGAGAAGCTGGCCGAAGAGCTACTGTTCGGTGCTGCACTCCGCGTGGCTCGCCGTGATGCCGCTGGTCTGGTGGATATCCGCAGATTCTTTGGGAAAACAGCAACCCAAGTAGGGAATGATTGATCGTGTATTGTCTGGCCGCAATCTTTTTGTTCTGTATCTGGTGCTGGCCGCGGCCTACATCCAGCCGCTCTTCTTCTGTAATGCGGACTCCGCTCTGGGCAGCTCCATGGTGTCTCGCCATCTTGTCGCCTTCCTGACGCTCACGTTCTTCATCGTCGTTACTGACACTGAGCTGGACGACACAATGCCATTCGCCACTGTCCTGATGACGAGCGCGATCATCTATCTGTGGTTTCTCATCTCCTCCAAGATGACAGCGAACTGGTGGCTGGTCCTGGCAGTGCTCTTAGCTGCTCTATATTTGATGGATATCTATGATGAGAGCCACCCTAAGAAATACGACTTGAAACCCATCAAGGAGGGCATCCTTGGCGTTGCGGCGGCCCTGACCCTGGTCGGCTTCCTCATCTACGTGGGCGAAAAGAAGCTGGATTACAAGGGCGACTTCAGCTACACGACGCTTCTGCTAGGCACTAAGGAGTGTAAACGGACTCCCAATGTGCAGCCCTACTGGAAGTCGCTGGATGCCGCATTCAAGGATGTATCCCGGTCCGCTCAGCGCGGCGGTGCGGCCTTTGACACCATGGATCTGTCTAATCTCGAACCTGTAAACTCCCTTGAATAACCGTCTGTCCGGCTGCGTAGCCTCAAAAAGGTGATGGGTGACCAGAACACAACCGTTCCTGTACGATGACTTCCAGGCACGGTCTAGCCAATGTGGGCAATACGTGCTATCTCAATTCAGCCTTCCAGGCACTCCTGAAGTCGCAGCCCTATGTGGACTACATGGGCACGGAGAACTGGAAGAAGCATCTTCCTAGTGACGCAAAGTGGGGCGGTCTGGTGACGGCAACGGCCGATCTCGTCACACGGCTAGGCGCACCCGGTACAGAGCTCATAAATCCCAGCGGCTTCGTGAAAGAGTTTATTAACTATGCCCGCGCCGTCAACGAGGATATCCGCTTCGGTCGTCAGGCCGATTCCGACGAGGCCATTGAGCTCTTGATGGATGCTCTGCATACTAGCCTGGGACGCGAGGTCCACATGAATATCGTCGGCACGCCCATCACAACCGAGGATAAGGAGCTCATTCAGAGTCTGACGAGTTGGACCACATATTTCAAGAAGACCTACTCACCCTTTGTGGAGAACTTCTTCGGCCAGACCCAAACCAAGGTCGTCTGCGAGCAGTGTAAGACATGCTCCACTCGCTATGAGCCGTGGAGCATGTTGAAGCTGCCTATTCCGGGCGCCGACAAGGTCGGCAATCCGGCACCGTCGCTGTCTGAGTGCATTACTGCCGCCTTCCGCACGGAGCACCTGGACGACTACTCGTGTGAAAAGTGTGCAAAGAAGGGACCTGCCAATATCATTACGACGGTGAGTCGGTTTCCTAAACATCTGATTCTGGTACTCAAGCGCTACACGAATACGGGGTCCAAGGTCCGCGCACGGATAGCCTATGATGAGAACTCCGTGCCACTTGGACCCTGGCGCGCATGGCCCTCCATTCAGGGAAAGCTCACGTATCGCGTGATGAGCACTCTGGAGCATTTGGGAGGCACACATGGCGGCCACTATGTCATGCGGAACAGAGAGAGCGATGGCTGGTGGCTGTATAATGATGGCCGAGTACAAAAGGCCGACGGCGCATCGGGCCCCGATACATATATTCTGTTCTTGGAGCAAATTGCGTCCCCATGATAGAATGGAGAACAGTATCTCGCCTCAAACGGGAACGGGCATGGTCCTGGCTCTCATCGCCCTAGTTGTTCTTTTTTATGTCTACTATGAGGTTATCGGCTACTACATTCAGCTTGGATGGGGCAATTTGATGACTAGCAGAGACCGCGGAGAACGCGTGGACATCAAGACACCCGGCGGTGTTCATGCTCGGCTGAATCCTACGGGGCCGTCAGGACCGTCAGAGCTCCAGCGTATAGAGTCTGATGTGGATTCGGCTCTCGGACTTGGATCAGGGGCTCAGGTGTTCAACGTGAGTCGCAATCTGTATACGTTTGGAGAGGCGGAGCCGCTGTGCCGCGCCTTTGGCGCGGAGCTGGCTAACTACGACCAGGTTAAGCACGCATATAAGGCGGGGGCCGACTGGTGTAACTACGGGTGGACCAAGGGCCAGCTCGCTCTGTATCCTACACAGAAGTCAACCTATGACAAACTCCAGGAGGGGCCAGAGCGCGAACGCATGGCATGCGGTCTGCCCGGTGTGAATGGTGGCTTCTTCCCTAATGCCGAGCAGCGGTTCGGTGTGAACTGCTACGGGCCTCGCCCGGCGGAGACGGCTCTGGACCAGCGCATGCGCCGTGCAGAGAACTCTGACATTGAGTTTGACAGAGAGGTGAACCGGTTCAAGGCGGAGCGTGGCGGCATCGCCGTTAACCCGTTTAATCATTCTAACTGGAGTGCGTGAGGTGCCGTCTAGCACCTTATCTCTCAAGCCCCGCCGCCCGCTTCTGCTTCGCCGACCCATGGTCCATGATATATGCATCCACGGTTTGCTCTTCCTCCTCATCTGATTCATACACAACTACAAGCTCAGCAGACCGCTTGATCCACCATGGCAGAAACTGGTGAATCTCCCATCGCCAGCCCTCACACATGCCCTCCCAGACATGGCAGCCTGTGCCGAAATAGGGCTCCATGACCTCGGTCATCCAGGAATCAAGCGAACAGTTGAGCTCTAGCCAATCATGCCACTTATCTTCGTGATCGGGAGTCCAACCGTTAGGTGTGGATACGGTGAGTGTGGGCCAGCCGATTTCATTACGCGATACACCGTAGCGCATCTTGATATACTTGAGAATCTGACGACCCACGTCAACATCCAGCTCGGCACCGCGCCGTTCCACATAGCTCTTAATCAGACCTGCGAGATGACTAGCATCGTCGGCAATGCATTCTCCGAATTCATTGACGTAGAAGAGATTCATTATACTACTTCTTGTGGGGAGTCTTAGACCGACCCGGCCCCTGCTTCTTCAAATGCTCCACCTCCTTGACCTCCCGGTGTGCGTGGAGCCACTTGAGCAGCGACTGTGTCTGGACCGGTGTCACTCCCGACGTCGCAGACCATGCTACTATCTCCTTCTCCAGGAAGCCCCAGGTGGGCGCCGACGCCACCGACTTGGTCTGTAACTCTAGCACAGCACCGGAGACTTGGATGGTAGACTTGTCATACTTGAGTGCCTTCATATACGTTATAGCATCCTGCTCATGCTTCGCACGTATCTCCCGTGCCTTGGTCGCCTGAACAGCGTGATTTTCGCACAAATTGTCCATATGTATCCACGATCGGACGGCTTCTCCAAGAAGACGCTTGGTTTCGGCTTCCGACATCGGGCTTACTTCACCACATGTAAAAAATTATCCGGTAACACCGCCGGTGTATATCCCGACCGAATGACCACCCAACATGTGACCATCGTACAGAAGAGCAGCAGCAAAAATAATATGGCAACGCCCACTATCCAGGGAAAGATAGAATTCAAGATATGACGCACAATGGGGTCAATGTATTTTTGGAGCACGAGTTGCTCTGTCGGACGCTGCTCAAAGTTCGTCACCCACCGATCTGCTAGTTCCAACCCGAGGCGGTGAAGGGCATTGCGCGCCTTTGTTTCCTTGGTCTCTTCATTCGGCGTGTCCATTGTATGTCGCCGCGGTTTTATGGTAGTTCACAGAACGCATGCCTAGGTAAGATGCCGTTGCAGTCTCCGAAGAAACAGGAAGATGGATATCTGATGGCATTATCTTCCCCGATACAGGCCCCCAGCCTCGTCTGTGATCTGTCCGGTTGGACGTTTTCTGAAGAGTGGCAGACATGGGCGGGGTCTCTCCGAAAGCAGTTGCTGGGCGAGATGCTAGGCCACGGATCTTGGTTTTCCCGGCCTCCGCGTCGTGACCTCCTGGAGCCCCTGTTCAAGCCCTGGGATAGCATGGCCCCCGCTGTTCCCGGAGTAGGAAAGGCTGTCTGGTCCCTCAAGGGCCTCTTGATGACGGCAAAGGCGATCACTCCGGTGTGGACGGTGGATTTTACCCCGGATCTGGATACCATCTCTTTGTTTGAGGATGACACCCGCGAGATTCAGCTGGCGGAGCTGGAAGTGGAAAATGCGCCAACAACGATGCTGCGCCGTGACCATGATGCACGTAAATTCTTAGCGAAAGAGCGGGTTCGCGAGGCCAGATTGAAGGCCCAGATCGCCGAGCACATGGCTGCCAAGGAGGAGGCCCGGTACGTAAAGCTGTTCGGTGAACTCGAGGATGACGAGTCGCATTTTAGTGAATACGACCTATCCGATGGGTCCGAATCCGATGCTCCGTCTTCTCTGTAAGAATTTTCACGCTTCTCATCAGAACGATGTTGGATCAGAGCCTGATTGTCGGATTAATTGTCCTTGGTTTGGTGGGATATGCAGTGATGGTCAACTGGCCTGTGTTGAAGAAGATGGTACGCATGGAGGGTTTCGCAAATCAGGACGACAAGAAGAAGGGTCCCAACGCTCCTGGTATGCCTCTGACTGGGATGCCCGACAAGCTTGAAAACAGGAATGGTGGCATGGGTGCGAACCTGGCATCTACTGAGGGCCCTGAGGCACATGCAAATCCCCATGCAATGCCCGTGCCTGCTGCCGGTGCCGAGGGTTTCTCCGACTATGCGGCCACCATGGGCGCAGTGCCTATGGGCGCTAAGAAGCCCGCCGGCTGCTATCCCCGTGAGCTGCTGAATCCCACGGACCTGCTGCCCAGCGACCCCAATAGTCAGTGGGCCCAGGTGAATCCCGCGGGCACCGGCGACATCATGGGCAAGAACTTTCTGTCGGCCGGTGCCCTGATTGGCGTGAACACGATCGGCCAGAGCCTGCGTAACGCGAATCTCCAGCTGCGCGCTGAGCCTCCCTGCCCCCAGGTCCAGGTGAGCCCCTGGCTTCAGAGCACTATTGAGCCCGATCTGTCTCGCAAGCCTCTGGACTGCTAGACGCTCTCTTATTCCTTTTTAGACTATGATAAGAAATATCATAGTCCAAAAGCAGATGAACGCGTCGCCTTACGCACTCGTGTTAGGTGTGCTCGGCGCCGGTGCCGCCGCTTTCGCATACAAGCAGGGATCCCATGATATGGCACATGTTGAATCCAAGGTGGACGGCCAAAAATACATTGTCCGTAACCTGCCAGACAAGCAGGAGGCCGCCGATCGTCTCGCCCGCACTCGGGGCAAGCTCCTACGCCTTATGACGGTACTCAAACAGACGCATGCAGAGAAGCCCTTCGTGGCCCAGCTGCTCCGTAATTTTGATGCCGACCCCTCGCGTTTCTCCGAGTCCGCGCCCGACGCGTCTTACACTTCCTATTCTGTAAATAAGGGCGAGAAGGTATTCATGTGTCTGCGCCAGCGCAACGCCACCGAGGAACTTGTAGACGAGAACATCATCACCTTCGTGGCTCTTCACGAGATGTCTCATATTGGCACAGTAGATGTGGGACATACGCCGCTGTTCTGGAACAACTTTGCATGGCTGCTGAAGCGCGCGGAGGAAATCCAGATTTATCGTTACACAGATTTTGCCGCGCATCCCGTAGAATACTGCGGCATTCATATCACGGACCAGCCTACCTACAAGAAAGACAAGGACCCCAATCCAGAGTAAGTTGCGTCATAGTACCACTCAGAATCCCCTGTAGGTATATAGAGGACCATGAGTGTTACTATTCCGTTACTGCGGGACCTCCAGGGTCCATGGCGTGAACTCCAGGTTGAGTTCTATGGATCTAGCACGGAAACAGTAGAGGCCTATCCCTTCATCAGCGTGACCGACCTGAAACGCATAATCTGGATGAAAAAAGACGGTGCCCCCGAATGGGCACCAGAGCGTGTCTTCATCGGTGTCCGTACCGGCGCCGGTTTCAGGCCAATAGAATTCCACTGGCCGGCCGACGTGGCCGATGCGGTCTTGCCCGATCCCAGTACCAGGATGCCAAACCCCGCCCTCGTTAACGCACAGGGTGTACGTAAGCCCGTGACTCCCGTCATGCTCGGTGGACTTATTCTTGAAACAGCACTAGCACCAGAGCTGCCCGGTATTCCCACCATTACTGTCATCAGTCTTGCCTCTCTTCAGGGCGAAATGACTCCCGTCCTCTTTGGTGGCTTTTATGTGATGTATTTTCCTTGGCTCACGGACCCTGCCGAAGTCGGCGCAGCGGCGGAGTCTTCTGACGCAATAACCGATGACTATGCTCTCTGTGTTCCTTACACATTAGACCGAAAAAGCCGTATTACGACCGTCCAGGAGTCTCTTGCCGCCGGTGTTGCAGGCGACTCCATCGCTATGACGACAGTGGCCCGTCTGCGTTGGGCTCTTGCTTTCCCACGCCCTGAATCGCTTGAACAAATGTTTTATAGGTTGCCCACCACGACTATAATGCCGTTTATGCGTTACTTTCCAGCAGCTCCTCGTAGTCCGCTGCTTAAACTTGCGCTAAACCCTGATGGCACGCCTATTATCACCAATGATCGGCTGCTCGCCCGTTTTCTCCACTATCCGCCGCCCGCACCCAATGTCATTGTCGCCAAAGTTCCCATTACCGGGTCTCAGGCACTTACTATGGTCATTTTTGAAGATGGCTCCTGTGATATTACGCTGGAAGTACCTCAGCGCGGGGCCACATATTTGGCATCCGCGGCAGCCGATGCAGAGGAACTGATACGCAGAGTTCTGGACGATTTGGGTATTGCTGCCCGTCCCCTACTGAGTGATATTCATGCCACCTATGAGTGGAAACATCCATCGCCGGCCACCTCAGCCGGCCTTTCTGCAGGTGAAATCAAAAAACGTCTCGCCGCACTCACGCCTTTCTTAGAAGCAGGCGACGGTCTTACCTTCCGCTGGCGCGCTGTTAGTAATTATGAGAGCGAAGCGGAGATGTTCGCGTTTATCACGGGTCTGGTGGAACAAGAGGGCGGTGAGGTTGATCCAAATGACGGAGAACCCAATATGGAGAAGTTTGTGTCAGGACTGATGACGCAGTTTGGTATTAAAAAGGAAGCAGCAAAGACTGTTGTTGAGCGCTGGATAGAGCGCAGAGCAAAGGCCGTCGCGCCATCTATTACTACTGGTTTCCTAGCGGTACCAAAACACTCCGCCGGCACATCGGTCACTATTCGTGGCGACTATCCTAATTATTCTCTGGAGATACAGGGCGCAGGTTCGCTAGAAGAGGTTCAACGCCTGGCGAGTGTGATTGGCGTGCTGCTCGGCGCGCCGAATCTCGGTATGGTCGCGCCGCCCCAGATTGTACTTGAAATCGCGGCTGTGGTTCAACAGGGAGCCGAAGGCGGTGATGATGGAGAGATTGACCTGGGCGATCTAGGGTTTGAATCTGAATCGGAAGGCGAAGGTGAAGAAGCCGCACCCGTAGCCGAAGTCCTGAATATTCAACCCGCCGACTGTCGCACGAAACCCTGGCTCGCCAGTGATGCGCCTCTCAAAGCCCTTGCCAAATATTATATCACAAAACTGACCGGCTTGGATCCACAGTTATTCAGTTATGAAGATCCTGCGGCCAATACTAAGGAAAAAGGCGCAAAGGAGAAACAAGGCAACACCTACAGTCGTCGGTGTGGAACCGTAGAAGGACGTCAGCCTAATATATTTACGGAAGAGCAGTACCGCAAGCTTCACGGCTGTTATGAGGGCCGCGTGCGGTTCGTTGACCTGCCTCCCCGCAGCCCAGATGACCTGCCAGCCTCACAGGACGGCTATATAACTGACACTGGAGGCCTACCCATCTGGACCGTATATAACTACGTCAGTAAGAGCCCGCCGTATAATCGCCTCTTTCTGACCTGTGCCGAGTTCTGGTGTGCAAAGGAGAGCTGTAATATGCCTCTGCTACGTTCGGAGTTCGAGGGCACGGCCAGACGTGACGGTGCTGACAAACCGCCTAACACCTGCCCCTTTTGCGGCGGCCGCCCTATTCGTGACATGAGTGTGCCTGGTCCGCAAGAATCCGTCATTATTCGTAAGAAAAAAGATGCGGAATCTTTTCACCGTTTCATCGGTCTCATCAAGGAGGTCACTCATCCCAAGAAGTATCCCTTTCCCTGCTGCGGCATCAAACCCACGCTAATCCAGACCTATAAGAAGAGCATCGCGGACGGCAGCTTCACATTCGCGGGCCCAGCAGTAGAGGTTCAGGAGGCCGTTGATTACAAGAAGATTTTCAGCAGTATCAAGAAGCAGTACATTCTTGACAGCGACAAGCTACTAACGGCGGGAAAGATAGGCCTGGTGCCTCCGTTTCTAGATGCCTTCTTTGGTCAGGACAGTCCACACTCTGTAAAACTCGTGGGCGTTCGCCCCACATTTCACGATGGCGCTACTCTCTTTGTCCATGTCGGAGTGGAGTCACGCGCGCGTGGCCTAAGTCTGTTCGCCGGGCTCGCGCCACTTCTCGGCTATAATTCTTCAGAGGAATGTAAGGAGGCTCTCCTGGAGCTCTCACCCCGCGCGTTTGAGTCGGCCAATTATGGTACCCTGGTTCACGAATTTGCACAGACGACGCTCACGGAAGAGTTACTCAAGTCGTTGCCGGAATTTGCGGCCAAGTATGGATACAACCTTGACATAAATCGTCCTCATATTATACGGCTGTATCGCGCCTATATTAACTTTCGTGCATATCTGTCGGATGACCAGACCCCCAAGAAACTCCGTCATCTGGAGCACTTACTTACAGGCCTGGCAAATCGGCGCCTCGTCGTTCTTGAACGGCCGTCGCCAGACAGCCGGACTGCCGTCGCGGCTGAAAGGTCAGACAGCCGGACTGCCCAGGTTGATGTACGGTGCCCCACCTTCGGACTCACCGATGCCGAAGCACCAGTATCGTTTCTTTGGCACGACAAACGCGACGACACATGGGAGCCATTGATTCTTTATAATGGAGAGGCCGTGCTCACGTTCGGTCAGCCTGGGACAATGCCCTCTATTAAAACGTGGTTGCGCGACTGGACCAGCCAATGTACGCGCCCACCGCCGCCCCATGTCTGGACTCCGGACATAGCGGATCTGCCGCGTCTAACAACCTTACTGACAGCGCGGCTGTCGCTGAAACCCACGGCACTCTTACGAGATCGCAGTAATCGCCTGGCCGGCGTTATGTTCGGCGGCCTCTTTGTACCCTGTCTGGACGACGGCAATCTTGCCATACAACTGCCGCGTCTCTTTGAAGCCGATGCCATTCCTAACACGCCCATTGACGAATATGAGCGCTTTTATGCCGAACTGCGTCTGCCAATTGTAGCACAGCTCGCTCTGACCGGCAGTGAAGTCAGCGGCTTTCTGATGGCGACTGGCACCATGGTACCCTGTGGACCCGGTACATCTGCCCTACCTGTCCAGCAGGTGGAAGCCTTTCCCTGGGAGCGCGACGCCATACTACGCGCTCCAGATGCAATGAGCTCTACCGTGGTTCTGGAAGAGCAGAAAGTCTCCGTAGACGAGCAGGCCGCAGAGGCCTATCAGTATTTGCGGCTAAGCATGGCCCACTATCTCCATTACGATGCAGACGGTCAGCGGCTCAAGGCTGCCATTCTGCAGTTGATTGGAGAATCAAAGTCATTATATTTGAGACGACAGGCAATGGATGTTCTTTTAGAACCCGTGATTCGCCAGTTCCTCGGTGTCGTAGTGACTGACCGTCGCGCGGCGCTGCCCCTTATGCGATCCGACTGTATCCCACTAGATGAGGAGAACTGCCGCACAGGTTGCGTCTGGGTCCAGGAGTCATGTAAGATAGCCGTGCCTCAACGAGGGGCGGACAGTGACCCCGTTCGCATATTCACGGCGCGTCTCGGTGACGAGTTGTTGCGCTATCCGAATCGTGCCGAAATTCTGGAAGACCGTGTACCCAAGTTACGGACGCCAAAGGTGGCGGTTCGTGTCGGCGACGAACTCATCCTGCCCACCAAGAAAAAGGAACCGGTGGACCTAATCATGGAGCGTCTGGGCCTAGGACAGCGACAGGCCACTTTTCCTGAGGAGCTGCTCCGCCTTGATGGCCTTGAGGAAACTGCCGGTCCTCCGGCCTCCTGGACCGACCTGGGTTTCCGTGTCATAGAGGAAGACCGCAACGTGGTGCTCGCGGCAATTACGCAGGTGCCGATTGAGACATGGGCGACTAGCATAGTAGACCGTAAGGTCAAGTTGGGGCTGCCGGCCGACGCTTTTGCCTGGAATCTCCAGGATATGTACGCTATCGCGTCGCTCAAGACTAGTACAGTGCTCCTGGTATCTCGTGAAGGAGTCCAGATGATTCGGCCCCCAATCAGACCGCCACCCGATAGTTATATGTTCTTCTGGGACTACCTGCTAGTTAGTCGCGGGGACACATATCGGTTCAGACTTGACCAGTTACCGGGAGATGTGGCCATGGCGGTTGATGCAACTACGCCTCTTTCGGTTGAAGAGTTGGGTAAGTAAAAAGGTGATGTTTGCCTACATCAGTCACGTGCTGTAATGAACGAATATGTTGCACTTGGTTCCTGGATTAGTATAACGGGCATCTGTGTGGGTGTCGGGCTGTATCTCATGACACTGAACCTGCTTGCCGGAACCATATTGTTTACTCTTGGTGTAGGCATGTTCGGCGCCTTGCTCATGTATGGGTTGCTGTCCGCGTGCCCATCATGTCTGCTACTTCGTCGTCCATGATGCTGAGCTTGAACACTTTCCACGTGGCATTGGATGGATGGAGGACCACGAGTGCTAGTTCTGATACGACGACCCCGTAGTGTTTTTGAAGGATGTAACGATACACATTGAGTTGGAGTGAGTAGTGCCAGTAGTTCGTGTCTGGCAGATGGGCCACGGGTCCCCGCCCACTCTGGTAGTTATTCTCGGTCTTGACCTCTTCAATACGTTTCCAGTCATAAATGGCCAGCGTGCCATCTGGTTTCATGTAGACCATGTCAATGGAGCCGGCGACCTTGTGCTCGTCGTCAAACACCAGCCACTCGGACCGCCAGGGAATCCAACCCCGAGGCTCCACGTAGTCGCGCTGGAAGTTACAGAAATGGTTCCACTCAGCGCCTGCGTTGGGTATCCAGTCGTCGGCCATTAGGCCCTCTATACCGTCCATAAAGACCCACTTGTTGTTGGCGGCGGCGGGCATTGCGTTATAGAAGCGCTCAATGTCCAGGTGCATGCGTGTTCCGGCCTCAGAGGAGGCCGCTCCTTTGTCGGCCCAGCCCTTTTTGATTTCTGCCGCAGTTTGACCATAATACTTGGACGAGGGCCACTTGGGTGACCGCATCATCTTCGCAATGACGGCGTCGGCGTCAAATTCGTCAAAGAACGTATGGAGAAAGCCGGTACAGCTTGTCCAGCCAGCGCGCACGCCATCAATCGTGTACGTATGTGTTGATTCTTCAAATTGAATACGATTATCGCGTGGATGCGCGTTAATCGTAGCCAATCGTTCCCAGGTCATCGTACTGTTAGTTGTGGGGGCATGCCCCCGTCAACCTTTAGCGGCGACCGCCTCCGTGACCTCCGTGACCGCCACCTCCGTGACCTCCGTGACCGCCATGGCCGCCATGCCCCCAGTGCCAGCGACCACCGGGGTAACCACGACTGTATCCGCCGCCATAGCCGCCATACCAGGGACCATACCAGGGACCATACCAGTCATCGTCGTCTACAATGATTACCTGTTTCTCAACTTTCGTACGCCTTTCTTGCACAAGGAGCACCACCAGCAAAGTAATCAGGACTGCAATGAGCCACCACATTTCTACTGAACCATCAGAGAATGATTTGTCCTCTCCATCAGACCGACTATGCCGTCGCCAAACGCATGTTTCATGATACGTTCGATCAGGGCGAAGATCCCTATTTTGTGGAAGCCTGGCGCCATCGCTCCCGCTCACTTGGTATCCGGATCTCAGGTGTGCTAGTCGGTGTGGCTCTCGTTGTAGACTCAATGCTCCGTTATATTTACATTCACCATGAATACAGAGGTAGCGGTATGGGGACGCAACTTCTGCGGTCAGTTATGGATGCATATCCGAATCTTCATCTTGTCCCGGTAGATGCGCCGGAGATTATTGCATGGTACGAAAAACATGGATTTAGACTTTCTCACCAGCGCGGAGCACGTAGGGTCTATGTTCGGCACCGCCATGCACTCAGAAATAAGAGCATAGAGTAGAATGAATAAGAGTACTACTTCTACTGGGGTACGTTCAGTAAATCCTTTATATAAACATAAAAATTCATCTATTAATAAACTTTTAAGAGAACGGCAAGCAGCAAAAGCAGCAGCGGAAGCAGCTGAACGTGCAAAGTATGCCGAATTACGAAAAAAAGTAATTAATTATAAGGGTGGTCGCCGCTGGCGCTTAACTAAGCGCAAGCATCCACGATCCCAATAAATTTTGTCCGCCTACGACCTCGCCATTCACCACACCCACGCCCAGGTCCTGCTCTTTTGCGGATCCGTTAGCATACAGAATAGTGCCGTTTGTTGCCTTGATTGCGTCAATCATGGCACGGAACTTCACATCATTGTCGTAACGCTGCTTGAGATAGAGCTGGTAGAGGCGATACTGTTCTGGCTTCCATGCATCGGCGGGAAAGTCGGCCTTTCGCGAAGCAACGGCGGCCTGGACAGAATCAAATGTATTTCCATCTTCGGTTATAGGAAACTTGGCCGTTACCGCCAGATACTTTGACCAGCCAGACTCCAGGGCTGTGCTAGTCTCTTGTTTGGCATTTACCAGGAATGTTTGGTTTTGTATAGGTGCAGCCGTAGGCGCAGCCGTAGGCGCAGCCGTAGGCGCAGCCGTAGGCGCAGCCGTAGGCGCAGCCGTAGGCGCAGCCGTAGGTGCAGCCGTAGGTGCAGCCGTAGGCGCAGCCGTAGGTGCAGCCGTAGGCGCAGCCGTAGGTGCAGCCGTAGCTTTCTTCGTCCTGGATTTCTTAGGCTCAGGCGCAGCCTCTGACGCAGGCACAGGCACCGCTTCAGGTACCTCTGACTCAGGCACCGTCTTCTTCCTAGATTTCTTTACCGTAGCAGTAGTGGCCGTAGCTTCAGGAGCCGTAGTGGCCGTAGCCTTCTTGGACTTCTTAACCTTAGTCAGCGGAATAACAGGCGTCTCTATTGGGATCACAGAAGGCACCACTCCACGAATCATAGCCTCCGTCACAGGGTCATGAATGCTGTTCCAGTTTGAGAGAGCCACGTGCTCTGCATTCATCGTGCTTCCCTTTTGATTGGCACGATACCGTGATGTCTTGTCGTGCCGAATTCGCATAGGAATCCAACGCCATGCCTCCTGCTCCTTTGACTCCATATCATAGGCCATCTCTACGATTGTATTCGTGTGGATGACCTCATGTGCCGTAGTATAAATCTCATTGCCTTCACCCAGAGCCACGTAGGCGATAGGTGACTTTGTAAAGGGTGCCGGCTTCCAATTTCCACCCAATGACTTACCCACAAAGAGCCCCAGTGTCTTATACGACACCATGTGCCCGTGATGCTCGCCTGTCTCAACCAGATCATCCTTCTGCGGCGCTCCATCCACGCGGCGCGGCTCAATCACCACCAGGAAGTCAATCGTATTCTCATGCGCTGGTTTCCACTTGAACTGAGCGTCCCATGTGCCACCCCCAGGCAACGGTGCATCATCCGGTGTGAAGATTAGGCCGTCGGTCTTGTAAGGCCTCACCGCATCCAATGTCTCTGCTACAGCATTAGGGCCCATGCGAAACTCTTTCATACTGACAACCAGGGCCTCGTGTGCAGGGATCTTCTCATTCGGCTTGATTGCGGCCACAGCATCTCGCATCGCTGCCCAGCGGCCTCCCGCATTCGCACGAAAGGGCCCATCTGTCAGGCAGTCAAAGGCGTAGTAGTTGTTAGAGCTCCCGCGAATCCACTCTCCATCTAGCACCACATCAGCGCCCGAAGTTAGTCCCGTCGCATACACTTGAAAGCCGGCGTCAACAAGATAGACATTGCCCCCCAGCACGCAAAGCAGACAGCGCAGACCGTCGGCCTTGTCAGTGACATTATATGTCCTAATCGTGTCCAAGTTCTTCTTCTGAAGTGTGACGGGCTGCGGTCCTGGAAACTTGGCCCCAAAGCGGCTCTTTAGGGCCGCGACAACGTTCGCCGCACCCATCTTGCTGATGAGCACAAAGGAGCGCTGGCGGCCCTGGAGTAGCAGACCCAGGCCACGGCAGATGAGGCGAAATGCGGCATCTGGTGACTCACGGGTGCCGGTCAACTCTACCTCGGCCTCGTAGCGGGCCACCTGCTCTGAAATACGCGCCTTTGCAAATGTGGTTCCTTCGCCGGCACGGATTACGCTGAGGTCAAAGCGCATACCAATGTCTTGTCTGGAAAACTCATAGCGCTGGATTTGGCGGAAATACTTGGGAACCGTGGGCCAGCGACTGATCACCGATTTAACCCTGGCGTCATCGGCCAATGCGATCTCTCTCTTGAGCTTGATTCGCGTGCCGTATCCTGACAGAGTGATGGGCGCTACGCCTTCTACAGGCTCCTTAATCATGGCCGTATAGTTGACAGGGGTATCATCCCGACAGTAGGCCTGGATTGCATCCTCACCCTGGATAGTGAGACGCAAATCCTTGACTTCTGGAGTCTTGTCAATACAAATATTGAGTTTGATATCACGCTGTGACTCGGTGAATCCGAGTCTCCGGAGATATTGAACAATGTCCTGCCATGATGTCAGGTCAAGATCTGGGACCATGGCCTCCAGCTCTGTGTCTGGCGTAGCCGCCCATTTTGCGGCCATGGCCCGCAGTCCCTTATCCTCATCGCGTTTAAGTTCCATCGTACCTTACTTAGGGTGGAGAGTTGCGAGTCAACTTTACAATCGGCTGATCAGCCGATTGTCATGTAAGCATGGGTTTCACCCATAGGCGAACTTTACAATCGGCTGTTCAGCCGATTGTCATGTAAGCATGGGTTCTACCCATAGGCGAACTTTACAATCGGCTGTTCAGCCGATTGTCATGTAAGCATGGGTTTCACCCATAGGCGAACTTTTGATGTGCTATCTATGACGAAGTCACATTCGCCGCCTCAGGCTCATCATTAGATGCCACCTTTGTCGTCGCTTGTAACCACATCAATCTGTTCCACAAGACTTGCCGGTTACCTGTTACCTGGCCTCCCATCGTCTTAATTTTCTCCTGAATCTGAGCCACGGTTAGGGCTCCCGCCGACGGTGCCGATGCCGGTGGAACCCACGTGTTATCCGTGATAATCTGCTGCCACGCCGGCCAGCTTATCGTAGACCTGGGACCGAGCAGCACACGGCCCGACAAGCAGTTAATCTGCGTAACCGTGTCTACTCCCGTCAAGGGAATCACCGTCACTGTCTTGTGATGCGGCCACCAGAGCACCACTCGCAGCTCTCGGACCGTAAAAATATAGTCCAGTAGCATCGCAGCACGCCGGACTTTCATGGCGCTTTCCCAGGCATCTGTCGGGGGCGGACCACCTGCGGCGCGGCCTCGCAGGTCCTCTTCCAGATGCTTGCGCACCCAGCGCCCCTTCATATCTGTCTGATGAATCAGATAGGCTGCCTCCTCCATCTCCATCGAGCGCCGCAGTGACGGCGTGGCTGCACGATACAAGGGATCGCGAATCCACAGCGACAGAGCCACTCCATCGGCAACGGTCATCGTATCCTCACACCAGCCAGGTAACCAGGATAATCCGGCCTCAGTCGGCAGTGACGACACACTTCGTGTCACGGCACCGCCCCCCAATACACTCTGCTTATTCGGATTGACAGCGATGGCCGCCTCCATTTCTTCCCAGCAAACAGCTGTCATTCTGTTGATACCTGCGCGGGAGCCTTAGGCTGGCGCTCAAGAAATGCGTTATTTTTGGTGATGAATTCACGGAACTTAATAAGCTCTTCAAATACGGACATGGGAATCTTGGCCATGTCAAAAAAAATACCGCTGCGATTCTCGCTGACGGTGACACCGTGGGAGCGGAGAATACGTGCTATTTCTACACACTCTGACCGGTTCATGGCAGCCACTTCTAAACAGAACTGCTTGCGGCGTTCATATTCGTCGGAGTCCATCTTGTCGGGTGCGGCGGTTCCTGCGGGACGCTTTAGACGAGAAAGGGGTTCGTGAGTCCCGTGGGCCGAATGTCAAAAACAATATTGATAAGACCACGATGACGAGTGAGCAATTTGACCAAGATATGTCCATCTACCTGTTCCGCCGTGAGACCTGTATGCGTATTGGTCTGCATCATGCGGAGACAGTTAAAAGCATGCTCTTCCGTTGGAACGGGATGTGTTAATTGGATGCGATACCAGTCTCCATCCGGGAGCTCAATGACTTGCGCAGTGGCCAAATGCTTGGTGTCGGCAGTGCCGGACACAAATTCGTAGACACGAGGTCCTGATGGCAGATACCGGCGATTTACTAGGGAGTCCCAATCATAATGCGTATTCATGACTATGTTAGTTTGAACAAAGTCCTGAATAAAAAGATCTAGCGCTACGGACATTTAATGACGGGGCATCTTAAAAGGTACTTTAAAAAGCGCGTTATTCGGCCTCAGCCTCCTCGGCATCGGCCTCAGCCTCCTCGGCCTCAGCAGGCGCCTCGGGACCAACTTCCTCCAACTCTGCCAGGCCCTGAATAAAAGCATCATTGATTTGAAAGCGCGTTCGCACAATCTTCGCACGAATAGACTGACCCTCTTCTAGTCCCTCAAACTCGGCATCCCCAATGTAACCATCACGGGGAATCAAGATACGCATCGCCTCAAGTGTCTTGCCTTCATCCACAAGCAGAGCATAAGCACCCATCTTATTCTTCTTTAGAATGCGCGCATCCATGACCTGGCCTGCCTCTGGCAGCATACATTGGACCAACACCTTACAATAATACAGAAAGTCACCCGTAAACCGCCCATGCTCAGCCTGACCCAACGAACGTGCTAGTATCTGTGTAGACCCCGGTTTGACATATCCGTGCATGCAGCATTGGCCTTCAAGTGTCTTACTAATCTTGTTTGTCAGAAACTTGTCCACAGAGCCGACCTTGTTCAACTCGGCAAACTCCGTTGGACCCAGAGTAACTCTCTGCTCTAAGAATACGGGCTTGAACAAAGACATTATCGTTGTCATTCACCTTATTGGGTAATCATCTTTTATCCGATTAGGCCTGAACTAACGGCATCACAAATATTCACGAACCAGCGTTTCTGGTTCCCAGCGCCACCAACCATTACGAGCTGCTGGTCCATAATCCGAGTCAGAAATTCCATGTATAGGCACAGCGGTTGATGGGTAAGGTCCATCATATGATTGGGTGCCAGTGTGTTTCGTCTCCCCTCATCCCATGTCTCGGGGTCATCGGGTAACACAGGAAGTGCGCCCGCAGACTCATGAAGAGCAACCACACGGGGCTGATGCACAGACAGATTTGATGACCGCCCACACTCTACGCCCATGGACTTCTTGCTAGTTTTCGCAGTAGTATCAAGAGTCTTGAAGACTAGCCTTGTTTCTTTACAGGCCAGAAATCCCAAAATCTGCCCCAGTGCTGCCTTATTGGCCAGATCAACAGGGCGTGTCAGTTCCTCTAAGACTAGCGCAGTGATATCCGAGTTACACTCTATGAAGTCAGGACCACAGAAGACCTCCACCCTGTTGGTACTCGGATTAAATAGGCGATATGCGTCCTCGTCGCGATAGATATCCTCTTCTAAACCACGGCTCTCTCCACCGGCAATCGCTGCCCGAAGAATCGTGTGTTTTTCCTCGTGCGTAGCAATGATATCAAACCACCAACGCAGAGCCACATTGTCTACCCCTCTTACACCGGCAAAATGCCTGAGAAGCCAGGACCACAGCTGGTTCGGATGAACCTTACCTTGGGGCGCATTCAGACTAGCAGGTGGTGGGCCACCGCCCACAAAGGCTATCCACTCGGTCCAGCGCTCAAGGCCGGCCGCCACAGGAACCACTTCTGGACGGCCGCCCAGAACAGGCATGCGTGGCGCCATAAATCGCCGCCTGAGCTGGAAGGCCCGTGCGTAGCGTAGCGCCATCGGGATATCTGTGTCAGTTACCGCAGCAGGCTGAAAGACGAGATATTCGGCCTTCTTCACAAGAAATCCGACAACACCGTCGGGTCGCCGGATTTGAAAGTGTCGGCCATCAATGAGCTCCATGAGCGCCTCTGACTTTATCTCCCACGGCAGATCACTGAAAATATCGGCGACAATCGCCTCGGGTACCATGACCTGGTTCTGGAACAGACGACGAATCGCGGCCTGCTTGGCCAGAACGATCCGGCGGGCATCCATCGCACCAAAGGTGCTCATGTCTAGAGGATACTCAGTCGTGCGCGCGCACCCGTGTGCGCACACCTGATAGTCGCAATATGTAGTATAGTTCTGGTCGTCTATGCTGTAGCCACTTAAGTCTACGCCGGACCTTCTGTCGTGTCTCTGGGCATCAAACTGGGTACGCAGCGGCAGCCCTGCGAAGGAAATGGCCGCGAGCTCAAGATTACAGTCCCATGCATGGCGCTTGAGCAGTCGTTGGACAAGACCCATCTTTTGTGCCTTGCGAATAGCAAGACGATAGGCGTACATGTCGGCTGTTTCCAGAGCCGGTCCCATCTCAGAGGCAGCCAGCTGCGCAACATGGAGATAGATAAGACAGTTGTTCATTGACATGGCCGGCCGACCCAGTTGAGTTTCTACGGACCGCAGAGCCGAGTGTGAGCAGTAACGGATGGCGCGGCCGATGATCTGGTCGGTGCGGTTCAGATGATACCAGGAATCAAGCACATGGAGTTCGCGGACACACTTGAGATCAAGCCCCTCGGAGGCCACTTGCGAGCCGATGATGACCTTGACTTTGCCGCCCAGAGGGCCGTAGGTGTCGTCCCACGTCGTAGAAAGTTTGATGAGATCATCAATCTTGGGACACAACTCAGGTTCGGATGTCAACATCACATAGCATGCAGGCTGAAACGTATGGTCAGCTCCTTCATGACTATCCGTAGTGCCACAGATCGCGCAACGAGGGGCCACGGGTTCTTGTCCTCCGGGCGCAAGAAGCGGCAGCAGTTGGCCGTCCTTCATACGACGCTGAAACCCGGCGCGTTCTAGGGCCACTGCTAGTGGAAGGAGTCCCGCCTTAACATAGCGTGTGTAGACAAAGCATATACCCTCCGCTTTGCTCACACTGTCCACAATTCGTTTGATCTTGGGCGCATACGTCTGGAGCCCCTCGCCAAAGATGGCGTCAACGTCAGTGCCCGTAAATTGCCGCAGTTTATTGCCTGTGCTGGAATCCACAGTGCTCGTAAAGTGTGACTCCCATCCTTCACTACCGTAGGTAGAATCTGGATACGTAATATTCGCAATCTGCATGCGGACATCTAGCATGACGGTTTCACCGGTACCCGCCGCACGCAGAGCGGCATCTACTACAGAACCGGCGTCCGGCTGTGTTAGCACGATGGGCAACGAATCGAGTATCGCACTGTCGGTTTCTGTCAGATCAATGGGTATCTTAGTTGCGGAGACTGCATCCGCCCACGCAGCAGATGCACCTCCAGACTCCACAGGCTTCATACGTAGAGGAAATGTATAGGGATTTTCGCCCCGCATGTAACTAACATAGCGGCGCGCCAGTTTCTCAAGTTGATAGGCTTTCTCGGGCTTCAGGTCGCCGTCGGGCGTGAAGTAGGTGGATGGCTTGAGCTCGGATACACGTTTCTTTTGGTCATTCATGTACAATATACTGAGGAGCAGAACGATTTCGGGGGCAGAGTTGTACATTGGTGTGGCCGTCATGAGCACGAGGCGGAGACCCTCTGCGTTCAAGACTATACGCTTGAGTAAGGGATTGAGGGCCTTGCCGCCGGCGTTTTCGGCATCTTCGCTGGCGGTCAGTGCATCTTTCTCGCCCGAGGCCACGTCGCGCAGATTATGGGCCTCGTCAATAATGATTAACTTATTGGAGAACATGCGACGAAGTATCTCGTCTTCGGCGGCCTGACGACCCTCTACTAGGCTGGCCGGCAGGCTATTTTTGAGAGTGCGTTCAATAAAATTGGCGAAGGCCTGATAGCCGATGATTTTATAGTGGGCTAGGCGCTCTTCATTGACCTTACGGGGACCGTTGCCGCCTGGCGCAAAGGCATCGTGGTCTGTTAGGAGACCGAGGCGGTCTAGATACGTGGTTCCTGTACACTGGGCAGATGTCCATTGACCTATGCTTTCATCCCATGTTAGCTTTGCAGGGTCAAAGATAGTACGCTTGAAACTGTCCTGGATGGCCTGAGGTGCGACGATGATGACCTGAGTAGCGGGACTGGCCTCAATAAACTGCTCTGCAATCGTAACCGCTGAACAGGTCTTGCCAACACCTACACCGTGATACAGTAGCATCCCCATGTAAGGCGTCGCGGGATGCATGAAACGACTCACGATGCGCTGAACAGGTGTCAGCTCAAAGACGCGCTGGGCATCAGTGGATGTACAGGGATCCATGCCTTCGGCTAAACTGGCGGCAACGGCACGAGCTTCATAGAATTCACGCTTAGCGTAGAGTCTGGCGGCAAAGTCTGGATCAGCGGAGTCCGGGTATAGCCCAGCCATCATTTCACGCTCCGCCATAGCGGAAGATGGATAGTCATCAGTGGCAGGAGCTGTTACAGCAGTTCTAGTAGTCACAGGAGCAGCAGTAGCAGCAGTCACAGGAGCAGCAGTAGCAGTCATAGGAACAGCAGTCACAGGAGCAGCAGTCACAGGAGCAGCAGTAGCAGTCATAGGAACAGCAGTAGCAGTAGCAGCAGTAGCAGCAGTAGCAGCAGTCACAGGAGCAGCAGTAGCAGTAGCAGCAGCAGTAGCAGCAGTAGCAGCAGTCACAGGAGCAGCAGTAGCAGTAGCAGCAGCCACAGGCGCAGCCCCAGCCGTAACCGGAAACGTCAAAAAGGCATCCATTAGTTCCGAGTTCATTCCTCTGAAGTGGATAATTAATATCATTCTGTGGGGCAACCTAAAAGTGTCGCTGCGCGACGCAGCACTGCCATCTTCTCCACATTATATGGCCGAATTAACGACATCGCCTCCGCCACTGAACACCACCGTACAGCACTTACCTCGCGCACCTGGTCCATATTCTTTGGGTCAAGGCCCACGGTCAACGACGCCGGCGCCTCTGCTAGCCAATAGCGATGCCTGTAACATATTCCATTGCTACCAATATACTCCTCAATCAGAGGACTGCCCTCAACCCTCAATATCTTGGGATTTACACCAGTCTCCTCCTCGGTTTCCCGAAGCGCGCATGCCAATTCTGACTCTGTCGACGACCGCCGTCCTTTAGGAAACCCCCACTCAGGCTCTGTCCATGCCGTTGCCGATGCCTTGCATGTGGCCTCCAGTGTTCCGCGCTCCTTCAGCAACTCAAACTTAGCACACGATTGGTCATACTCTGTCTGATAGCGCCGACTAGCCGGACCATTCCACAGCTCTCGCCACAGCTCAGGAAAACTCTTGGTCAGCAACGCCGCTCGCTCGTGCAGCGTTGTCTGATCCACAAGCCCCTGGACACACGCCGTGTCCCGAACCTCGTATTTGCCGCGAAGGATTTCAATGAAACCGATGCTTACACGACGGCGGATGAGCAGCCACGTTACTTCGGGGCTACGGCGATATGCTAGTATGCCGAGGGAAGTAATGGGTTCCTTACACTCACGAAAAAAATGCCCACGGTTTCCACAGTTACTGCACGTAGTCATGGGTCCCTTACAGGGGTTTCATGACGATGTGTTTAGACTGAGCAGCGGTAACCGCTACCCCATATAGAGGCATGCATATACCGCCCGAAGTATGGGGGCCGATTTTTTGGAGTACTATGCATATTACCAGCCTGGCCTACTCAGACACACCCAGCTATTCAGAAAAGCGTGCAGCAAAAGAGTTTTTCAATGCCATGGTGTATCTACTGCCCTGCCCCGTATGTCGCGAGCATTTCCGAGTAGTCATCCAGGATAAGCCCATTGAGAACTGGCTCGATGATCGCCGCTCTCTGATTGAGTGGGTCTGGCTCGCCCACAATCACGTGAATCGCCAGCTGGGCAAGGCCGAGATCACGAAGAACGATTTTATGGCGGCGTATTCTAAGATGGCAGCACGGGGCCTGCCGATCCCACCGGCTGCACCGACGGCGGAGCTGTCCGAGGCAGAGCGCGCAGAGGCATGGGCACAGGGGGTCGGTCATACCGTTGCCGCGGCGGCGATCGTCGCGGCCGTAGGCGGACTTCTATGGGTGTCTTATAATGGAAAGCTATAGTAGGGGGCTATGCCAAAAGAAATAGAAATTCATGCTCTGGAATCCGATGCCGACTTTGCCAAGAATGAGGGTAAGTTCTTCACGGTGGACAAGGATATTACTGTATACAACAGTGACGTAGATATCTATGGTTTAGACGGTGGCAAGCGCCGACTCCTCGCCAAGTTCCGCAAGGGCGTCTTTTCCGCTGATCAGGTCCAGGTGGGCTGGGACGCGTTCCGTCTGCTCGCCATTCCTAGTCGCAATCGCGGTGCCGCCGCAGGCCCCATAGATCTCAAGGGTGTCTACTGGTCACGGCGCAAGCCCGTGGAGACTACTGGCTGGAGCACCCGTTACATGCAGAACGGCAAGCCGTCCAAGATGCGCGTAAATAACGTGGTGGCGAGCGGTGTGATCGGCAACTATGAGCGCACACCCTTTCTGGGTCAGCCCTGCCGTATGACGGGCTACACGCGCACCGGTCTCCGCAACTATCTCCACGGCATTCCATATATCCAGGCCATTGACCGCCAATTCAAGAAGCTCGTACCTGCCTCGCATGCCAAACAGCTCGCTGTCGCGAAGAAGAAACCCATGTATCGCATCGCCGATACCGCATTCAGCACACTCACCGTGAACATGAATTTCCGCACAGCCCTTCACAAGGATGCCGGCGACTACGAGGGCGGCTTCGGCAATCTGTCCGTGATTGAATGGGGGCGTTACCACGGTGGCGAGACGCTTCTGCCCCGATTCGGTATCGGCTTCAATGTCCGCACGGGCGACTTCCTCGCACTCGACGTGCACGAATGGCACTGTAATGCGCCGATCACGGAGACCAAAGAGGACGCGGCCTACAATCGGACTCTGCCCGACATTCGCACCCGTGACGCAAAGACGGGCGTCATCGGCAGCCAGGAGCTCTACCAGCGCATCAGTTTCGTCTGCTATTTCCGCGAAAAGATTCAGGAATGTATTGAAAAAGACACGCGCGACTATTATCAGAAAATAGACTTTGACCTGGGTGCTGAGATTGCGAAGGCTAAGAGAGAGGCGCCCAAGATTCTGCCGATTCCTGATGTGACCGGCACATTGGAGGACGCGCAGGAAGCGGTTCATTCCAAGGCTAAAACGATCCGAAAGGCCCGAAAGGCCAGAGGCACGCGAAAGCACAAAAAGTAGCACCTAAATAGATGAGCAATCCAGAAGCTGTTATTGAAATTGGTGATATTCCTTTGGAATATTCTCACCCATTCCCACCTGCCAATATCTGCTATATTGTACTCACCTGCGAAAAGTACATTCCTACACGCGTTGCATGGCAGAAGGCCACCTGCTTTCGGAATACGAATCTCGCAGACTGCTATTTCTTATCCTGTAAACCCTCTGCCGGCAGCGTGTATGGTTGGAATACCGCCGATGATTATCCCAGTTGTATTGCAAAATATATCAAATTCTTTCAAAATATGAATCTGGACTATGACTGGTATATGTTTATTGACGACGATACATTCGTATTTCCTGAACGCGCAGAACAGTACGTCAACAAACTAGACCATACAATTCCATCCTACGTGGGCTCTATGTGGTCACATATTCCTAATCTTCGGTTTGCATCAGGGGGTGCCGGCTTTTTCTTATCCAGGCCAGCCTACAAGATGTTGCGCACATTTCTCATGAACGATACCAACGCTGCTATGCGGACAAGGGAGGCGCCCGATAACGGCGATGCCACGTTGGGGGTATGGATCCGTGAAATCAATCGCCGTAAAGGTCATCCGATTCAACTCTTTAATGATTGGATACACATACAGGCGTGGCCTACCACCAATTTTACAAAAATTCTGTCATGTGTGACGTTCCATTACGTGGGAAAAAAAGACCAGTTTGACTTGTATAATAAATACCTACAAATAACAGATATGTCGTTAGCCACACCAACGAAATGTGTGGGGCTACCGACAGAGGGGTCTATTATTACGATTGCACATGCGGATCACCACAATTATGCACTTCGGCATAGCTATTATAAACTATACATTCACCAGAGAGAGAATAATAACGATGATTTCACGTTTATTGTAAGAACGACACCAATGGGTGTCGCATTTGAAAGTACCAACCAACCTGAGCATTATCTGACGCCGACCGAAGGGGGCGTATTTATACAAAAAGGTGAAGTGCCGCCCTGGAGTATTATCTCTGATGCCTCAGGTAATGTGGCGATACTCTCACTTTCTCCTAATTGGCATGGCAAGTGTATGTCCATCAGCCCCTTCAGTGACAATGTACGAATGTCCGATGGTTTATGTCAATCCTTTGCACTATTAGTGTGGCCTGCGGCATAAATATGAATGTCTGTGCCATCTTGAATTATTCTGTAAGTTTTTTGCAATAATAAATATTGTTCTCAGTTATAATGTTGAGTATCATTCAGAACATTCCGAATGTGAACCAGTATCCGCTGGAATACGTGTTTGAGACCCTTAAACTACAGCGCAAGCCCGATACACTCTGGTTAGAATTCGGTGTCGCTAGTGGCCGTACGATCAATTATATCTCCAACTTTACAACGGAAACTGTGTACGGATTTGACAGCTTTGAGGGTCTTCCCGAAACATGGCGCCCCGGATTTGAAAAGGGAGCATTTGATCGCAATGGCGAGTTTCCGACCGTCAATCCTAATGTCACCCTGATCAAGGGCTGGTTTAATGAGACTCTGCCAGGTTTTATTCAGGCCCAGAACAAAAAGGTCTCCTTTATTCACATGGATGCCGACCTCTATAGTTCTACCAAGTGCATTTTTGACACGCTGAAAGACTATATTGACACCGATTGTGTGATCGTATTTGATGAACTGGTGAACTATCCTGGGTTTGAGGTGACACCGGCGAGCTGAAGGCGTTTTATGAATTCATCACCGAAAATGACGTGGACTATGAGTGGCTAGGAATGAATGGTACGCCCACCGATATGCTGGGTTACTATCATGAGAATGTCGCGCTAGTAATTCATTCTATAAAATCTAGAGCATAATTAGCATGAGTAAGATTCTCATCGTCGGTGCGGGCCTCTCTGGTTGTACTCTGGCCGAACAGCTGGCGGCCCGCGGCCACACAATTACTATCATTGAGAAACGGGATCATATCGGCGGAAACTGTTATGATTACCGCAATGAACACGGCATTCTCATGAACAAGTACGGTGCGCATCTCTTCCATACCAATTCGGCGCGCGTGCGCGCCTATGTGGAGCGCTTTGCCGAGTGGGTGCCCTGGAAGCATACAGTCATCGGTCGCATTGGTGACACTCATTTTCCCATTCCCGTGAATATTGATACCGTGAACACGCTGTGTGGCACGACTATCCGCACGGAGGACGAGATGAAGACCTGGCTAGCGGCTAACACGACTGCCGCGGCTCACTCCAATTCTGAGGAGGTGGCACTGAGTCGTGTAGGCCCCGAGCTCTACCAGAAGATCTTCAAGGACTACACGTACAAACAGTGGGCCAAGTATCCGGCGGAACTAGATGCCAGCGTGCTTGCACGGATTCCGGTGCGTACCACCCATGACCCCTATTACTTTTCCGATGAGTTCCAGGCACTGCCCAAAGACGGATACACGGCCTTCATTGCGAACATGATCAGGGATCCACATATCACGGTGCAACTCAATACGGAGTATACCCACGCAATGCGCGCGGACTATGACTATGTCTTTTTCTCCGGACCCATCGACCAGTTTTACGCGGCGGCCGGTTATCCGCGTCTAGAATATCGCTCTATCCGATTTGAGATAGAACATCTGGATACCGACCAGTTTCAGCCCAATTCCGTTGTGAATTATCCGTCGGCCACCGAGCCCTTTACCCGCATTGTGGAGTACAAACATTTCTTGAATCAGGTGGTGCCTGGCAAGACGACCATCGTCCGTGAATATACGACGGCGGATGGAGACCCCTATTATCCGGTGCCGACCGCGGCAAATCAAGAGACATTCGCCCTCTATCGGAATCTGGCGGCAGCGGAAAAGAAGATATTCTTCGTGGGGCGCCTGGCAAACTACAAATACTATAACATGGATGCAGCCATCCTTGCTGCTCTTGAGATGGCGGATTCATTTACACACTAAATTCTTAGAAATATGGTTTTGCCTCAAAAAAGTAGCTATAGAATAGTACATGATCATTATAAGTATAAATGTTTTCCAGAACCCACCATTTTTACGGTATCAGCTAGAGACTATCCGTGAACATATCCAAATACCATACACAATCATTTTGAATTGTAATGATACGATGTTTAATGAACTACAGAATCTTCCAGAAAACGTAGTTAAAAATCCAGAAATAATCAATAAACAACGCTTCCACGGATCATTACTTCATGGTATCTACTCAAATATGATCTACGCACTAGACCATTACACATTTGATTATTTTCTTATCTTATCATCCAGGACAATATTGTATCGCAATGTAAACGAGCCTGATCTGATAAAGGATGAACTCCACTCAACTGAATTTAATATATGCCAAACTGATGTCAATACATGGTGGTGGCCACATTTTCTAGATACGTTATTGGCAAAAAGGTTCCTTACTACGGGGGCACTATACAGATCTCCACACGAGGGGCTATGTTTTCGTCATGATGTTATACTCAAGATACATCAGTTCTTATCCGATAATCCAGAGATTACACAGGATCTAATTGTATATCCCGGCGCAGTTGAAGAATTTGCAATCCAAACCATAGCAGAGGGGGACTTTCTTTATTTGGGCAATGGCGTGTATAACGATGTTGATCTCTCAGATCCTAATAAGTATACATGTAAGATAAATATGTTTGACGTACCGACGTAGTAAGTATAAATGTTTTCCAGACCCCCGTTTTAACTGTATCCGCTAGAGAATAGCCGTCAAATCAGGGTTAAAAATCTCTAGCGAATATTTTGATGTTATTTTCCCTCGCTATGGATCCATCCTGGATATGTCATTGTCTTACACGCGACCTGGCAAGAAAGAAAAAGACGAGCGAGAATAAGGATGGATTGGTCGGCCGCGGGTAACTACTTGAATCAGCTACAGCCACAAAGCGATACTGTAAAGTACGTGATGTATGTACTCATCATCGGTATCACCGTCGCCACACTGCTAGTCATTGTAGACGCCTTTTATCCCTTCTTACCGATCAATCCTATCGGCGGCCCCAGTGCCGAAGCCCGTGCGGGGCGCTCTTTCTGGACAAATGTGACTACCGAAATGGACGGCCTTGTTGTGGCCAAGGCCGATTCGCCCATAGTTTCACCCGGTGCATACTCTATGTCGGTCCAAGTCGTCATCGCCGATTCTCGCTCCATGGACCAGACCAAGTTTCGCCATATTCTTAGTGCGGGAACATCCGATATATCGGCCGACGGTCTGCCCAGTATTATGAACCCGGGTATCTTCCTAGATAAGCGCACTAATGACGTCCATGTCTTTATCAACACCATCCTCACAACGGGAACTACGATTACCCCCCTGCAAGAGGGCATGACCATCAAAGACCTGCCCCTCGGAAACCCAATCACCCTCGGCGTCGTCAATAACGGACGCACGGTAGAGGTCTATGTCAACTGCCGACTCTATAGCACGCTGCTGCTAAAGGGCACGCCGGTCGCAGCGCCTCCTGACCAAACCATACAATGGTTTGGCCGTTTACCACCCGCGCCCTTCACCGGCATTATCAAGAATCTCCAGCTGTGGGGCACGGCACTGAACTCCACTGACTTTATCCAAATGTGTCGCGTGGGAACAGTGGCGCTGTCTGACTTGCCTAATGCCGTATGTTCAAAATCTTCCTGAGATGATAGAGGATGAACTTTTTTTCGCCAACAGGTGATTTGTATTCGTATGTGCCCAAGACCCCATCTGACCTCAGTTGGGCCGCCCCAGTGGTCATCGGTATTGTTCTCATCGCCATCATCATCTATGTTATTTATGTCTATCTCCAGCCCCGCCCTGCCTCCTCGCTGGTCGGCCCTGTAGATCTCTATAGTCCAGGCAATGCCGTCATAGTGGACCGTCCCACGACCTCCTCCCTGCTACGCGGTTCGTATACGCTGGCCTTCTACGTCTTCATTAACGCAGTCCCAGACAGCGGTATCACGTCAACGCCGATGCTGACCTGTCCCGGTGTATGGGACCTCGGCTATAATGCGCCCCAGGAGCAGCTCATTTGGCGGATAGGCGGTACCGTGGCACTTCCGAACGTGCCGGCCCAGCGATGGACCCAGGTTGTTCTCACGGTCGAAGGGCGCACGGTGGACATGCTAGTCAATGGAGCCCTGATTAAGACTCACACGATGAACAATGTGGCCGCAATAGCCGCGTCCTCTATTTCTATTGTTCCTGGCAATATCTACGGGCGGATAGCCATCGTTCAAACATGGCCGCGTCGTCTTCCAATGTGTGAAGTGGCGTCTAACTATGCCTCCACATCGGACTCGCAGGGTCGCCCCTATTTCGGCCCGGACTTTATCAATGTGTTCAACGGAATGTCCGCACCCAATACCTTCTGCCCCACTGGAAACTGCGGCACTGCACCAGTTGCGCCTCCCACGATGGTCTGGGAATTCCCTTACGCATAATCGCCGCCATTCGTAGAATGGAGTCCGTTACACAGTTCGTATCCAGCAATGCTAGTCTGCTGAATACCCTCTTTTTCTTATTGGTAGCGGTGCTAGTCTTATACGTGGCCGTCACCTATCTCTACCCCGGAACAAGTCCCACGTATACGCGGTTTCTGGGGGCAGATGTGGATGCACGCAGACTCGTCAAATTAGATGAGCGCTACACACCTGCCATCTACACGGGCGGCGACTTCACGCTGAGCTTCTGGATGTACGTGGACGACTGGAACTACCGCGCGGGCAAGTACAAGTACGTCTTTTCTCTCAAGCCGGCACAGCTCTATGGCAGAGCACATAGTTCCCTAGTCGGCGTCCTGATGCCTCAGACGAATGCGATGAAAATTCGCGCCCATACGGTGAAAGGCGATGAAGAGGGGCCCGACATTACGGACGAGGAGACGCTGAAGACTCTCATGAACGGCGGTGGGTCCTTTGGTGTGAGTGAGTCCTATAATGCGCCCTGCGACATTAATGAAGTGCCCCTCCAGCGGTGGGTCTGTGTGACCATCGTCAGTAGCGGACGCGTCCTGGATGTCTACATGAACGGCAAACTCAGTCGCAGCTGCGTGCTTAAGAATGTGCTAGAGGTGCCCCGTGGACAGATGACGCTCAGTCTGGGCGAGCACGGCGGCTTCGGCGGTCGCTATTCCTCTGTCCAGATGTGGAATCAGCAGCTCACGCCTGACGTAATCTACGGCATTTATCAGATGGGCCCGACCCAGGTCACCAGCAATATCTTCACCGACCTTGCCAAGTTTCTGGGTATCAATGTCCGCTTCACGGGACCCGACCCCCCGAATATGGAGGCAAATCGTGAAAGCTGTGCCGCCCAGGATATGATAGAAAAACCAGATTGGATGAATAACATACAACAGCTTAAATCGGACTTTATCGGACTACGGTTTTAAACACATAGAGTAGAATGGCAGATGCCTTGACGTTGTTAGCTACCTTTGTTAAACCCTCTGAACTTATGTTCGGTACATCGGCACTAGCACAACTGGTCCAAGTCTTTCTGCTCGCTGTCATTGTCTATTCTCTTATGATTGTGTGTAAGGGTGTCATAGACACAGTGCGCACCTATTCGCAGGCCACGACAATGCTGCTACCGGACTTGTATGATGGTCCCCAGGTGCTCTTTCAGGATCCCACACAGGCGGGCTCTAAGACCATCTATCCCTCGGTAAATGCGCCCACGGGCCTTGAGTTTTCCTACAGCTGTTTTCTCCTGATTAATAAGTCGTCATTCCAGGGCGGCAGCGACGGGCTGCGCCACATCTTTCATAAGGGCTCGCCGTCCTACAAGCCCCTGATGTGCCCTGGTGTCTTTGTGCGTAACAATACGAATACGCTCGTTGTCTTCATGAATGAGACTGGGGCATGGAATTCCCGATGCGAGGTACCCAATATTCCGGTGGGCAAGTTCTTTCATCTGGCCATCGTGGTCCGTAACATGGCGGTAGACGTCTATATCAATGGTAATATCGCGATTCGCAAGTCTCTAAGTTCCGTACCGAAACAGAATTTTGGCGATCTTTACGTATTTAAGTCGGAGACGTTCAGTGACGCAAATCCGGATCATCCCTTTACTGTTGTGGGCCCCGCCACGGGCCTCATCAGCACTCTGGCGTACAGCGGCTACGCCCTCAATTATGAGCAGATTGATCGCCAGATGCGCAATGGACCCTCCACCAAGCTCGTGTCCGCAACCCAGAATCTGCCTCCCTATCTGGCCGACAACTGGTGGGTGACCTATCACCAGGATTAACTACATAAAGTAGAACATGCACCCAATTGAAGCTGCGCTCAAGAAGGCACGAAACACGGGGATGCCCTTTTCCTTTCCAGTCGATAAGCAGCTTGAAGAGCAGCTTAAGAATATGACCCTCGCGACTCCTGAAGAGTTAGCCGCAATGAAACGGGCAGCGCATACTAATTCGCATTCTACACCGAAGAAAGGCGGCAGCCGCCGCAAGGGTCGTAAGGGCCGTAAGACCCGTAGCAACCGAGGTTAAAGTGAAAGACGCAAGAGTCCATAGTAGAGGGATGCCAGGCGGAGGACAGATAGGAATCGTCGCCTTCGGCAATCAAAATCTCCTTTTCAATGGAAATCCGGAATTCACCTATTATTACAAGGTCTATCGCCGCTATACCCACTTCAGTCAGGAGAGCATAAACATCACCCTGGATGGTCCCGACCAGCTCCTCATGGACTCGCCGATTCTCGTTCGCGCCAAGATTCCGCGCTATGCAGACATGCTCACCGACCTTATGCTAGTCCTCCAGTTGCCCGATATGTACAGTAAGATTGGCTATGATGATCAGGTGCCCTCCTTTCGCTGGATTCATATGCTGGGTGCATTTATGATCCAGAACCTGTCAATCTACGTGGGCGGATCTCAGGTCCAGTCATTTCCGGGTGAGTGGATCGCGGCCCGTGCGACGGCGGATATGAAGACTGACCAATATCTCAAGTGGCGGTCCCTCGTGGGCGATGCCTCGGAGCTAAATGAGCCCGAATGGGGCGTGCGTGGCAAGTCACCGAATTATCCGTACACCAAGGGAGAATATCCACATAACTTGCCAAAACCTGCCGCAAATACACCGACCGCGCCGTCTGTTTACGGTCGCACGCTCAGAGTGCCGCTGCCGTTCTGGTTTAGTGAGACGTGGGGCGCCGCGTTACCACTGGTCGCGCTCCAGATGCATGAAGTGGAGGTACAGATTCAACTGCGGCCGCTGCGCGAGATTTATCGGTTGCTGGACCCTATCTTCAATACGGAGCCCGTGCGCACGAATCGCAGGCTGCTCAACAATCCTGCGTATCCCACTACCAATGATGAAAGTCTTCCCGGTCCGCCCTATGATAATCTGACGCTCCAGGCGAATTACCAGTCATGGAATGATGTATCTGGGTCACCGCGATGGTTTTATACACAGGCGGGAGATCCTGTGCCGCGGCAGGACGGATTTATCATGAATGCGCACTTGGAGGGAAACTATGTGTATCTGACGGAAAAGGAGCAGGTGGCATTTGTGGGACGAGAACTTACGTATCTGGTTCACCAAGTTCAGACATTTACTTTTCCGAGCATTACGGGACTAACACGACTGGACCTGGATGTCCATGGACTCATTTCTCGGTTGGTATTTTTTGGGCGAAGGACAGATGCAATTGAGAGCCGAAACGACTATATTAATCTGAGTAATTGGAAGTATCTGAACCAGGCGCCATATTGGCCGATGCCGGCGGGTTCGCCGATACCAAATTCGGGCCTGCTGGTGTCGTATGCGCAGCGGGATATCTTGAGGGCGGCGCGTCTGTTGCTGGCGGGCAATGAGCTGCAGGAGCTACGCGATGCTACCTATTTTGAGGTCCAGACGGCATTCAAGAATACGGAGGGTCTGGGCGCAGCGGGGCTCCATACGGGATCGCTGCGACCGAATGACGTCATGGGGCCGATGTATCAGATGACATTTGGCCTGAACGCGTCGGATCACGGCCAGCCGAGCGGGACGCTGAATACTAGCAGGATTCGCGAGGTGCAGTTGGAGATACAACCGTGGGACCTGGACCCGTATTCGCCGTTCGCGTATGACTTTACGGTGTACTGCGAGACATTGAACACTCTGAAGCTGATGAACGGTATGGCTGGATTAGGCTTCGCCATATGATAAGCAAGTGTAACGAAGTGAAACGCAGCTTATCAATGAGCGACAGCCGCCATTAGGCTTCGCCATATGATAAGCAAGTGTAACGAAGTGAAACGCAGCTTATCAATGAGCGACAGCCGCCATTAGGCTTCGCCATATGATAAGCAAGTGTAACGAAGTGAAACGCAGCTTATCAATGAGCGACAGCCGCCATTAGGCTTCGCCATATGATAAGCAAGTGTAACGAAGTGAAACGCAGCTTATC